GGCTGACCGTGGATATAGCAAGGTTGGGTGAAGGAAAAACATGGTTATTCCTGAAAGCATTATTCCGTGTGGCATAAAACTCATCTTCTTTGATTTTGAGGACACGCTTTTTGTTCATTACGCAGCTCATCGCTTTGGAGACGACGATGAAGTTATGAGGGCAATTCTGAGCGAGGAAGCTATTCTTCCCGGTAGCGGATACCGCGTGTACGAGAACTTGGGAGTCGCAAATCTGTTGTTGAAGCGATTTGTCGAGGAAGATGCGAAAAGCATCGACAAGATGTGCATTACTTGGGTGGCAGACAGTATTATGCTGCCAGCCAAAAAGCAATGGCTCGACAAGTATTATCCGGGTCTGATTTCAGATGTTGTTGGGACGAGCTCACCGGGACGCAAAACGCAAACGATGAGGCTCATTGCAGAGAGTCGCAAGTTGCGTCCCAGTGAGTGTCTCATCATCGATGACAAATATGACACCGTAGCACAAGCAATCGAGGCTGGATACAGGGGCATGACGACCGTTGAGGTCATGACGCGCAAGTATTATCAGAATACCATAAATTAGCATTAAAGTCATTCGCGCCGGGTAATTGTTTACGAATAATGCACAAAAACAAAGCAATCAAAAATACACAAAAATTGACGAGGTGAAAATAATGCTCAGTGTGAGCCTGCTTATCGTAGCGGCAGCAGTCGTCTACATGGTCGAAGCGTACATCCACACTTATTATGCCATCGAGTATATGCACGGCACATCGCTGTTCTTTGTGCTATTAGCCAAATATGGTACGCCAGTCTTATTCCTACTGCTTTGCGCCTATGTTGCATATCGCAAAATTGCAAAAAAGAGAGAAACATCGGCATCAGAGCAAGAAAAGCAACCGGCAAACAAGGAAGAACAGTATGCGGACAGAATCAAAGCAATCGTGAAAACAAAAAGTGTATTTTCTGAACAAGCAGACCAGATGCTCTATCAAATCCGACGCTTCGGTTCAAAAATGGCTACCGCATACAGCATGACACAAGACAGTAAGACTTCAGGAGAGCAGGCAAAATGCTTGACGCTGCTGGCATCCGCAGAGCGAATCTTCTATGACCGCTTAGATGATGCTATTCGCTCAGCCTTAATGTTCGACGAAACGGAATATAACGCTTTTTGCCGTGGTTCCATTTCATTTGGAGATAAAGAGGAAGCAAAAAAGAAGAAAGAAATTTATGATGGCATCGTAAGCACAGTCAACAAAGTAGTTCACGATAACGAACGCCTCATTCTGCGTCTCGATTCTCTTGCGTATGCACTGAATCAGCGCTCGGCACAAAATCCGTGGGATACCGATGTTGTTCTTGCTATGACAAAGCTCGATACTGTTATCAGTAAAACGGAGGAAGATATTAAACAAGACGAAGAAATCAGTAAGGAAGCAATGAAACGATATGATACATTAAATGGAGGAAATTGACATGGCGAGAAAAAGTATTTTCCCGGTGGTAGCGACCATCGCAATCGTGGGTGTCGTTCTTGGGGTGTTCTATCAGACGGTGCTGCGTGATTCAAGCGTTAGCACCAACACAATGACAACCGAACAAGCGTATGCTGACCTGAGCAGCAAGATGAAACGAATCGGCGTGCAGGAAGTAACCGTCACACCACAGCAGCTGGATGTCTCCGAGTTCTTGGATGCAAAAGATGAACTGCCAGACATCGAATCTTCCTATCCGTTTGTAGTAGAGGGGACAGGGGAGGTCAATATTGAAATTTTTTCGTCCGGCGAAAAAGCGGCGGAATCTGGCTCTGACTCTTTCCTGACAGAGATGGCGAAGAAATTCAACAGCCAGCATAATAAAACCACTGATGATAAAACCATGAGCGTTTCTTTGCGTTCCATTCCTCCCGGCACAGCGGCTGAGTACATCTCAACGGGCAAGTATCAGCCTGAATGCTATACGCCTTCTAATGAGCTTTTCGGCAAACTTGTCGAGAATGAAGGCGTAGAACTTACCGTGGAAACCGACCGTTTGGTTGGTAATGTGGCAGGCATTCTCGTATCTAAGAAAACAGGGGATATGCTGCGAGCAGATTATGGCGAAGCATCTGTAAACACTGTTCTGAATGCAACCATCGACGGGAAAATGATGATGGGATATTCAAACCCTTATACCAGTGCCACCGGTCTTAATTTCCTGCTTGCAGCTTTGGCAAGCAGCGGCAGCGACAATGTCGTGGATGCAGCAGCAGTCGAAAGCTTCCAGAAATTCCAAGCAAATGTTCCGCTGGTATCCTTTACTACACAGCAGATGGTTCAGTCTGCTGACAAGGGTGTTGTAGATGGACTGGTCATGGAGTATCAATCTTACCAAATCGACCCAACCTTACAAAGAAACTACGAGTTCATTCCATTTGGTGTACGCCACGATAACCCGCTTTATTCGGTTGGCAATATCTCGACCGAAAAGAAAGAGGTCATCGCTGCATTTATCTCTTTTTGCGAGCAAAACAAAGCCGTTGCAACGAAAGACGGCTTTAACGCTATGGACGATTATGCTTACACAGGCAAGGAATATGACGGCAGCATCATTGCGCAGGCTCAGGGCATTTGGAAAGAAGAGAAAGACTCCGGAATTCCCATCGTTGCAGAATTTGTTGTTGATACCTCCGGCTCAATGCGTGGTGAACCAATCAACGTATTAAAAGCCGCGATGATTAACACAATTCAATATATTAACGACGACAACTATATCGGTATCATTGGCTTCGATTCGGACGTCAGAGAATACCTGCCTATTGACCAGTTCTCTCTGACTCAAAAAACTCTGTACAAGGGCGCAGTGAATTCCCTTGATGCGAACGGCAATACCGCTATGTATAACGGTCTTTGCGTTGCAATGGACCGTATCTATAAAAAATCTCAGGAACTCGGCGGAAATTGCACGCCAATCATCTTTGTCTTGACGGATGGTGACAGCAATACAGGCTACAAGTTCTCAGACACTAAAAGCATCATTGCAGGCATGAATATCCCAGTCTACACCATCAGCTATAATTACGCGGCAGATAGTCTGTCTGAACTTGCTTCCATTAACGAAGCAGCATCTATTGTCGGCAGCAGCGAGGATATTACGTACAAGCTGCGCAACCTGTTTAATGCAGAAATGTAACTGAAATGCGCGGGGCTTCCCGCGCAGCCGCTTATCGCAGGAGCCTCCACGGGGCGAGCGGCGGGCAACAGCATTTTGCTGGCAGATACCTGCGGCGAAGGAAAGTGAGACGATGCAGATATCATTTGAAGCGGCACTAGCTGCGGCTGAAAAGCACTACAATAGGTGGGAACAATTTGTCACCCATGCTTGGGACCATCCGGACTATTGGTTGTTTTGTGGCGGAACAAGTGATGGCAAAGCCTGCATCGGAACCCGATTTGTTTCAGTCTCAAAAGAAATCAGAAAGTTAAAATCTCATGCCATATTCTCAACGGAAACAGAGAAACTATTTGCAGACGCTAAAAATATAAACAAGCGTTTGCTGCGAAGGAAAAAGGAGTAATTTAGGTGGAGGTTATCAAACTAGAATCAGGTTCAGGCATTACACTCCGTATCAACGGCAATACGATATTTGCCTCGGATAACACATCATATTGGCTGCAAAACGACAAGCTGATACGTGACGATGGCATATGTCAACGAGGAGTAGATAGCATCAAGGACGCACTTGCTATCGTTCTACTAAAATACGGCGGCATCAAGGGTCAAGAAACCGAAACGACCAAAGCCATCGAACACATGTTTGCAACAAACGGCATATTTTCCAGAACATAAGCGTTGCTAAAACTTGCGAATTGTATACAATGAAAAACAAATAGCAGAGGAGGTATCCCCTATGAAAAACGTGATGACCAAAAGCGGCGTAGAGCTTCGTGTAGAGGACAGCATCATCTACACGACTGACTCCAAGGCTTACTGGCGCAGCGGCAACATGTTGATTGGCAGCGGTAAAGCCATGAGCTACACCTGCCGCTCAATGGATGAAGCGGTCGATATTGTAGCGGCACTGTACGGAGGTAAAGCGTGAACGGGTATCGAAGAATTTTAGTGGAATAACCCTATTCCACTAAGTTCCTTCAATATCACAGGCGGATGTGCATGCACATCAAGATAGCAGATGTACTTGCAGGTTTTCCCAGCTTGCTAACCCTACTAAGCTGCTATCTAGCCAAGGGAAACACAACCCCCTGCTTCGGCAGGGGAGACTTATCGTAAAGAAGGTGGCTACATGTCCACTATTTATGTGCTCAACAAAGACGGTAAACCTTTGATGCCTACGACTCGCGGTGGACATGTGCGTCATCTGCTTAAAGAGCAAAAGGCGCGAGTCGTGATGACAAAACCGTTTACCATTCAACTGTTGTATGAAACCGACGATGTAGTGCAACCGCTTTACTTAGGCATCGACCCCGGCAGAACCAACATCGGCGTGGCTGTTGTAAAAGCAGACGGCACGGCAGTCTTTACCGCGCATCTTGAGACCCGCAATAAAGAAATCCCAAAACTGATGAAAAAGCGTAAGGATTCACGTCGCGCAAGACGTACCAACGGCAGACGCTGCCGCCGTCAGCGGAGAGCTAAGGCGAATGATACTCTTTCTACAAAGCGCGTAAAGCAAACTACTGCTCAAAATGGCAGTGCCAGCAAGCGTGCAAAAGAAATTGGTGTCATCAGACGTCGCCTTCCGGGTTGCGAGAAAGATGTACTTTGTATCGGCATCAAAAACAAAGAAGCAAAGTTCAACAATCGCACAAGACCGGAAGGTTGGCTTACGCCTACCGCAAATCAGTTGCTGCAGACTCACATCAATTTGGTGAAGAAAATTCAAAAGTTTCTTCCCATCAGTGATGTTGTGTTAGAGACTAACAAATTTGCATTCATGCAGCTTGATAACCCTAATATTCAGAAGTGGCAGTATCAGCAAGGTCCTCTCTACAAAAAAGAAAGCCTTGAAAGTGCCGTATCTGAAATGCAGGAACATCACTGTCTGTTTTGCAAAAAGCAGATTGACCATTTCCACCATGTAGTACCGCAACATAAAAACGGCAGCAACACCATTGGCAATATTGTAGGGTTGTGCGCAAAACATCATGACCTTGTACATAAAGAAACAGCATGGCAAGAGAAGCTCGCCAAAAAGAAAACAGGACTCAATAAAAAGTACGGTGCATTGGGTGTATTAAATCAAATCATTCCTGCACTGACAAAAGAGTTGGGTGTACTTTTTCCAAAGCACTTTTTCGTTACGACAGGGAAGAGTACCTACGACTATCGTGCAGCACACGGTGTGTGTAAAGACCACTGGCTCGATGCCTGTTGTATTGCCTGCTCGGTTTTGCCTAACGATGTTTGTGATAGTAGCATCAACAACCGTGTGCCATATGAGCTTAAACAGTTCCGTCGCCACGATAGAAGAGTGCTACACAAAGAAAACATGAACCGTGTGTACACACTCAATAGTAAAAAAGCTGCCACAAACAGGCATAAAGCAACGGAACAAGAATCTGCCAGCCTAGAAGAATTCCGCAAAGAACATCCGGATGATGTTTGTAAGCTCAAAGTGAAGGAACATCATCCAACATACAGAAACATGAACCGTAACTATCCGGGAAGTGTGTTCTTTGTTGACAAGCAAGTTCATGTAATGCAAGGAATAGCACGTTCCAAAGATGGGAAAGCAACAACATACAAAGACACTAACGCAAACTTAATAACAGCGGAAGGATGCAAATTTGTTGCAAAAAATTCTGGCATATTGTTTGTGTAATGCAAATTTAGAAAGGCATTTAGTGATGGAACCACGAAAAAACTTCAATAGCCGCGTGAACAAACTTACAAAAGGCGTTCTTAAAGAATTTATCGCCAACTCAGAGCAAAGCTATATCGCCGGTGTTTTCCCTGTGAAATTCGGCAAATATACGGCATATGCTGAGTTCTTACGCAAACCGATGCTGCATAAAAAGCACAAGGTCGAACTTCTCTACAATATGATGATAAAGGTAGAACCGGGGCAAAGCGAAGCAGACTTGAGTCACTACCACGAAGAGCTGTCCATCACCGGTTTTATCGTGGATAACCAGTACGTTTATCCACATAGCGGAGATACAGTGGAGACAGCATTCCTAAAATTCTGTGGGCTCCCGGCAAAAGACTTCCCAAGGATTTTGCCAAGAATATCAGAGAGAGTCTGAATAAGTACATCCGAGAAAAATACCATGTTACAGAAATTGAGACCTTGAGGTTCTTGGCAAGTCATTCGGAAAAAGAGAAGAAAGAACTGACTCTTCTTGCTGCGAACTATTATACAAACGGTTTTCGCATGGATTTGATTGACTCCTACATTGCCTGTTCTGGTCTTAACAATGACGAAACCTCCGGCTATTGGCTCGCCGACCCCGACAACTGGATTGAACCAGTCCTGCAGATGCGCCGATACTCAAACGTTCACGACAACACCAAAGTAGCCAAAGACCCTCGTGAAGCAGTTTTGGAAAACGAGGCGGTAAAGCGTCTTTGCCGCGATAAAATCGAAAAAATTCCGAAATATGTACGGCTCAAAAAGTTAATTGAGTTGGCATCAAATACTGCCGGGACCAAACTTGTTGTCAAATACAAAACTGCAGAAGGGAAAGCAACAACCATTGCTTCCTATAGATTCAGGGACCTACAAGATTATCAGTTAATTCAACAAGACGGTTTCTACCTTCGCGATGATTATTTGTGCTTAGACCCGTCCAGCGGCATGTTCATTACAATAGATGATGCTTTGGCATTCATCCCATTGGACAACATCATTGGTATAAAGCTGCCGAGCGGAATTGTGTACCCCTAACAAAAAAGTGCTTGCATAGTTGTGCGAGTTGCATATACTTAAACTTCGGACCGGTACAAGGCCGCAGTACCTGCCCGCTGGCGGGCTGCCTGATTCGTCGGGCGGCTCGCCTTTTTCTTTGCGGCAAATGCCATGAGGGTTGCACTGAAACCCAAACACAAAGGAGAACACAAAATGAAAAACAAGAAAATGCTGATGGCGGTGGCAGTTGCAGCCGCCGCAATGGTGATGCTTGCCGGTTGCGGCAAGAAGGATGAGACTCCTTCTTCCACGGCAACCTCAACCGTCGCGTCCGAGAGCACTGAAATCGAAGAGGCTACGTCGGAGGATGCAACAGTCGAAACTGCTGAGGCAGCTTCCGTCACCGAGTAAACGCCTGAGCTGTACATCTAATGGATTGTTGCTCAAACTTCACTCGACAAAGGTAAATATTTGCTGAAAATACCGCTCCTTCGCGTATTCGTGATTGACTAATTGCAAATTGTGTGGTATAATAGGGGTATCCTAAAAAAGGATATCATCAACACCGCAAGGAAACCCATCTGCGCGGTACAACCATTATCACATCATGGAGTGAGAGAAAAATGAGTAACTCTAACAAAAAGGCTTTTTCGAAAGCACCCACTGCCCTGACTGCGCTCAGTCTTATCGTTTCGCTCGGCATGCTGGCTGTGCTGCTTCTGTTCCAGAACGGCATCCTGTTCAGTCTCGGCTTTACGGATGTCACTTCTGACATCATCGTCATGGCAATCACGGTTGCACTCGCGGTATGTGCAGTTCTGTCTTTGATTGCGATGGTCAAGTGCGCAACTGCCAACAGCCACAACAAAGAGCTGGTCGGAAGCGTAGCTGCCAAGACGGTATATCGCAAGGACGACAGTGAGCAGCATAACCGCCACGGCGATGAAAAAGCAAGCGTAGCTGAAAAGGCACAGGATGAAGAAGTTCACGAACCTGCCGAAAAGCCGAAGGCTGCAGAGGAAATGCCTGCACCGCAGGAAGTAAAAGAGCCTGCCATGGACGACACCACAGGGCATGAGCCCATCAGTCCGATTGTTACCGCCATGGTCAATGACAGTGTTTCCAATGAAACGCTCGATGACATTGCCAACGTGATGAACGGCGTTGTCAAAGAACCGGAAGCCGAGCAGGACGAAGAGCCTGAGCAGGAAAGTATTTCTGAGCAGTGCGACCAGCCTGTTGAGGAAGAGCAGCAGCCCGAAGCAGCTCCCGCAGAAGAAGTGCAGGAAGAGCCTGCCGCGTCCGAAGAGAGCAATGACCCTGTTAGTGAGGAGCTTCCTGCTGCAGAGCCCAAATCCGAGGAAGAGCAGACCGAGGCTGTTGTGGACGAAGAACCCGTAGAACTGACGAAGTTCGAGCAGGCAATGATTTCTCTGATGAAGCGCGGCAACATTCCGGAAAATGTGTACGCCATCGAAGAGTACAAGGAAGGCGCTGTTTGCCTTATCCGTGACGACGCACACTACTTTGTGTATGATTGCAAGGACAATCAGGCACAGGATGTTGAGATGTTCGAAGCCGACAAGGAAAAGGAAATCGCAACGACTTTCGCGACTCGTATCCACGAGAAACTGAGCAAGGGGGCATAAGGAATTATGCAGCGTAAGGCATTGGCGGCGAGTCTCGCTGCCGTAATGCTTTGCGGCATACTCGCAGGTTGTGCGGGTAAAGCCGACAAAGACAACAAAACCAACAGCACGGCAAACTCCGCAGTTTCTGCGGAGGCTTCTACCGGGGAGACGGCACAGGAAGGCGATGCGGCTTCCGCATCATCTGACAACACGGCGCAGAACGACGGAAAGCAGGGAACTGCTTCCGCAACAGCAACGCCCGTACCTACTGCCACGCCGGAGCCCGACATCTTCAGTGAGCTTTGTGAAAAGCACGACATCGATATTGAAGAGGGCAAGGAGACAACCGAGTTGACCCATGAGCTGACATCAAGCGGCGTTACATGGGACGAGGTTCTTGATGTTGGCAACATTCCTGTCACCGATGAGATGAAACAGGAATACGAGGAAATTCAGAACCCCGTATTGCAGATAGAGAAAGCCATCGTGACCGTCTACAATTACCGGAGCCAGAAAGAAGAACTGTCGCAGGTGATTGAAACACTGGATTCGTTGCTCTATGTGATGAACAACAATCCGATGATTAGCATGAACGACAGCTATTCGCCTCAGGTCTCTGAATTCCGTAGCAAATACACTCAATACAGCGGGATGCTGCAGGAAGAAAATCCTCTGATTACTGCCGACGATGTAAACACTTTGAAGCAGATTGTCGTTGATGCCTACGACTTCCTCAATGGTAACGGCTTCGATGTTTCCACCGTGGATGCAAATGCCGCCCAACTGTACAGAACAGAACTCGCCGGTGAGACGACCGTGGACAATTCCACAAACGCAGCACCAGCACCTACCGAATAATCAGCAAAAGCGAAGAGCTTCCTCAATTTGAGGAGGCTCTTTTCTTTTAACAAGACTACCAACAGAGAAGCAGTAAGAACCGTTCTGAACGCAAGGTATGTAACTAGCGCACAAGGCTCACAGGAACGGCTGTGGCAAGGTTCCTATCGTTCTGAAAGAACAGCCAAAGTGACCGTGGATTTGTCTGTCTGAAAAAGGTCTATTTGTAACATCTTGCGAACCGAATACAATGAAAGTATCAGCATTTTGCATCGTCTGTGCGGCTTTTGGGTGATGTACAAATTGAGGAGGGTAATTTCATGCAAATCAGAACAAAGAACATTCTTACCATACAGTTCAGCGCAGACGCAGAAGTAAACAGTTTCTTGAATACGATACGGGATGGAGAGAATCCATTCTCATTCAAGAAAATTCTGCAGTTATCCGACGACCCAAAGGTCAACGAATCGAGGTCGGACCTTCTGGCTTACGCGACCATCAAGCGCTTCGGTACAGACCCGCACAACTACAAGCAGGATGGACTTGCGGAGATGATGAAGAACTACTTCCACCCGTATTGGTTCGCCAACGGACACCTCAAGCAAGAGGAGGTAGAACAGGGGTTCCAAGCCCTTTCAAACCGAAAAGAAATGTTATCGGTAGCAGAGCCAAACAAAAACGAAATGGTCGATGCCGGATTCCGCAATGGAAACGGTAAAATCATTTGCAGCCAACAAAAACTGGATGAGGAAGCAGAGAAAGAGCTGAACATTTACCTCGAATATCTCGGAAGGTACAAGCGTGAATATTTTTTAGACGACTTCCACTTCTACGGATGGCAAGTCATGGCGGATAGCGTTGAAGAGCCGGAAGCGGTAAAGGTCGATGTAGATGGCGAACATTATGTACATATCGAGTTCAATACGAAGGACCATACACCGTCTCCTATCATGGCGGCTCTGAGTTTTCTGTTCTCAAAAGAGATGCTGTATGTAAAATATGCGAGCAACGACATTGCGGCGTACGAAGACCCCTTGATGCTCCGCAAATGCGGCTTCTACCGCTGCAAGGCAGGGCATTTCACGGAAGGCTTCGGCTTGCGGGGCTACGAAGCGGCAGAGGAGGCTTGCAGGATGTGGGGATATACTTTGTCAGACTATGTGTCGGAAGGCGTGGTGAACGGGAAATACCGGGTTTTCTGGCACAAACATAAGGCATAACGCAAAATCAAGAGAAATAACAGATACAAAGGAGAAATAACAATGTTTGTTGCACGAGACACCGAAGGAACGCTCATTTGGGCAGACGAAGCAAATAAGCAGACAGATTATTTCTGTCCGGTATGCAGCGGGAAGCTGATTCTGCGGGCAGGGGAAGTCAACGCACACCATTTCGCACATGAAGCAGGCGCTTGCCCAGACCACTGGCATTACGATATGAGCGACTGGCACAAGACTATGCAGGAACAATTCCCCATTGAGTGCCGAGAAGTCGTGATGAAGCACAATGGTGAAATACATCGTGCAGATATCTTTAAGGACGGCGTCGTAGTGGAATTTCAGCACAGTCCTATTACGCCGCAAGAATTCAGAGAGCGGAATACATTCTATAACACCCTCGGCTACAAAGTGGCGTGGGTGTTCGATGTCTCAGACAAAGGCATTGTACCTACTATTGGCAAAGACGGATTGCCGGACTACTTCCATCTCTATTGGGAGCGCCCGCTGTCAGTCCTGCGCTTCGGACCGGTGCCGCAGCAGGACAGTGTCAATGCTTGGGTCAGTATCTGCTTTTATTTCGGCACAATTGAAACTGGTGAAGACAAGCCTGAATACGCGATTCGCCGCGTCAACTGGTCACATGTTGACCGCATGAGTTGGAAACCGACATACAAATACTTTGATGTAGATGATGACCACGAGATTCATATGGGCGGCAACATGGATATGCTTGATTTTTTCCGTACCACTATCGAAATGATGCGGAAACGGCTCGCAAAGGAGCCGCAACAGCAGTTCCTGCGCGTAGTGGATAGGCATAGAGGATTCCTTGCACCTTGCCCAAAGGGAAAAGTAAACGGAGGGATGAGGACCTACGGCTGCAGAGACTGCGAAAGCTTCATCTGCAGTATGACATGCGTTTCCGGCGGGTCGAGCGGTGTATACTGTGCCTATCCGGCGCAGGCAAATACATATGGTGACTGGGATACAGACTATAGGGTGTGATGTATATGAAACAAAAACTGCGTTTCGAGAATTTCTTGAAAGACTATGTGCGGGACCTTTCATTTGGAACGACGAGCATCAAGAAACTTGTTGCGGAATGCGAAGATTTCCCGAAGTTGCGTGAGCCGCTATTCCTGTATGCGAAGTTCAATGGAAAACTGAAGCTACTGTATTCCGTTCTGGAGAAAACGCCCAATGGGGAGCTTCAGCACCTGTGTGACACTTATGGCAGCACGCTGACCATCGAGCAGTTGGAGCAACAGGATGAGAACCTTCCGGAGCGGCTGCGGCGCGTCTGGACCAGTTATGTAGCTGTACGGGATAGTGCGGAAGCAGATAACTATATGAAGGGACTGATGCGCAAGAAAGTTCTCTCCCTTTTAGCGGAGAAGCACGTCACCGTATACCGCGTATGCAAAGATAGCGGCATCAATCGTGGCAGGGTGTACCGTTGGCTCAACAAAGGGGACATGAGCGCCATCAGTTGCCGGAGTGTTGCTAAGATTCTTCGGTATTTGGATGAGCTACCGGAAAAAGCTTGAATCGCCACATAGCAAAAGCGCTCTATTCGTTTACAAACAACTAAATATATGGCATAATGTAAACAAAAGAAGACACAGCTATGAGTATTGGGAAAAGTATTAGATATTATAGAGAACAGAAAGATGTATCGCAGCAGTGGTTGGCAGATGCCATTGGCGTGAGTAAAATGACGGTCTCAAACTTCGAAAGTGACAAAAGATACCCAAATGTCGAGATGGTCAAGAAAATCTGCAAGGCGCTGGGCATTACCATTGGCAAGCTGATGTCGTACAAAGAGGACATCGAGATTGCCGAAGCTGTGTTTCATAACAGCAACAAGCTGACCAAGGCCGAGAAAAGTACGATTCTAGCGCAGGTGCGACTGAATGTGCAGATGTATCACGATGCTTGCATGTGTGCCAATGCGGAAGTGGATGAAAACAGGCTGCCGAAGGAAAAAATTCCGATGGGAACTGACCTCGAAATAATCGCAGCATATATGCGAGAGATGCTGCATTTATCTGCGAGCGGACCTGTTGGAAATCTTGTTCAGACTCTGGAAAATAACGGCGTGTTTATCACCATCATCAAACGAAGTGAAATCGCGAAGAGCTTTTCAAGCCTCGCCGCGATGACGACCAATGGGGTCCCGATTGTTGCAATCAGTAGCGGCTTGGACCGTTATGGTCAGCGTGAAGAGCTGACACATGTTCTTATGTATCTGCTGTTCTCGGACATAAATGAGCGAATTCTCAACAATGCTGTGGAGTATTTCTTACTGCCAAGCGAAGACATTATTCGGGAGCTGGGACGGAAGCGCAAGAGTCTGTGTGCCAAGGAAATCCGAATAATTGCTGAGAAATACGGGGTATTCGAGAAGTGTGTGGTTCGCCGCGCGAAGGAAGAAGGCATCATCAACCGCAAGTGGCAGAATAATATCCAAAACATCATAGTGGACGAACGAAAAGCAGAATTGCCGACTCGCTTGCTGCAGATAGTGTTGAGAGCTTATACAGAAGGTGAAACCAGTATCTCAAGAGCAGCAGAACTGCTGCAGACGGACAGCAGTACGGCAGCTACAACACTCAAGGAATAAAAAGAAGGGGGGTGCGTAATAGCATCTCCCTTTCACTTTGCGTCTCCACCATTACACCTTATAAAATTACTTGATTTTCTCCACGGTATCTGATATAATCATATAAGGTGGTGAGAATATGATAAAAACAACCGCAATTATGCTCCAAGAGCTAAATAATTACAAGAACCCGCGAGACAAGTTGGCTCATATGGTCAAGAAGAAGGAGTGCATCCCTGTTATACAGGGATTATACGAAACGAATCCTACGACTCCCGGATACCGGTTGGCAAACACTATTTGCTCTCCATCGTATTTGTCTTTTGAATTTGCGTTGTCATATCATGGATTGATTCCGGAAGCAGTATATAACTTCACGTCAGCCACTTTTGAAAAGAAAAAGAAGAAGGAATTCAAGACACCTTTTGGAACATTCACATATCGTGATGTCCCTTCTGCTGCGTATCCGTATGGAATCGAATGTGTAAGTGAGAACGGATATACTTTCCAGATAGCAAGCCCGGAAAAAGCATTGTGTGACGAACTCTATATTCAATCCCCTGTAACAAGCCAAAGAGAACTAAAAGAACTCCTTTTCGATGGTTTGCGAATCGACTGGGATTTGTTCTGCAAGTTGAACATGGATGATATTCTATTCCTTAATAGCAAGTATCATTGCACGAATATCCAAAAGCTGACTAAAACGATGGAGAAAATTGCATGACAACGGTAATCGAACAGATGCTGAAAAAGTACGACAGCAAAAATATGTATGACCAAAAGAATGCGATGAAGGAAGTTATGCAGGAAATTGTTCTGTATGGGCTGTCCCGCGCCGGTTTCTTTAAGGAAGCTGCATTCTATGGTGGGACTGCTCTACGTATTTTCTATGGTCTGGACAGGTTTTCGGAAGATTTGGATTTCTCCTTGATGACGAAAAATCCAGATTTTGATTTGAAAGCGTTCTTTCCAGAACTGGAAAAGACAGTTCGCTCTTTTGGTCTGAACGTTGATATCACCGAGAAGGAAAAGACAAAAGAATCTGCTATTCGCTCTGCGTTTCTGAAGGGAAATACCAAAGAGCATTATCTGCTGTTTTACTCTGATGAGGCAGCAGCAAACAGCATCACAAAAAACGAGACTATCAAAATCAAGTTTGAAATCGACACAATGCCGCCGGATTACGCAACATTTGAGCGTGAATTCCCTCTAACGCCATTTCCCTATGAAGTCAACCTGTATGATATGCCGTCTCTTTTTGCCGGAAAGATTCATGCGGTTTTATGTCGTGCGTGGCATAATCGCGTAAAAGGGCGCGATTTGTATGATTATGTGTTCTATCTCTCAAAAGGGGCGAGCGTAAATCTGAAGCATCTGCAATGGCGACTGATTCAAAGTGAAGTATTAACGGAGACGGATGCTTTTGACATTAAAATTCTTCGTTCGATGCTATGCGACAAATTCGATACTATTGATTATGAGCAGGCGAAACAAGATGTTAAGCCGTTTATAAGAGACACGTCCCAATTGGACATCTGGAGCGCTGAGTTCTTCAAGGGAATAACAAATCAACTTCATTAAGCAAATAAAAGAGAAAAGACCGCTTCCACTTATTGTGGCGGAGACAGTCTTTCTTAATTCCTTGTTACAAAGGAGAGAAGTAAAAATGGCATATTTTCACCGCTGTATCTGATTTAATCATATATGCTGGAGAAAATCAAGCAAATAAGTGCTGCAAAATGGCTTACACAAGCTCCAATGTGAGCTGTGGCATTGACAACTATTTGCAATGTGGCTACAACAAGACAAGAGAGCTGATGCTGAAAGGCGATGATACACCATTGTGTTCCGGCACGCACCGTGGTGAAGAGCCTCTGGAGGAGTTGTGCGTGTGAACCTCAAACCGGATAGGTGCTAAGCGAGCACCGAACGAAAACATGCTTTGGGTCCTGCTATCGAGGCGGGACCTCTTCTTTTTCGTCGGGGGAGTAGGTCTCAACAAAGCCCACAACCAAAAGAGGGAATCCTCCAGAACGACAGTACAACCTTCCGGTAGTGTCCAATGGCGTCTTGTAGTACAAGAGAAGACTCCCACAGAATGTATCAAATTAGCAGAATAATCATATTGACATTTGGAACTATATCATATACAATGTAAGTATGTTAAGGGTACACTCTTAACATATCATAGTTCCCATAATAGTTCTTGGTATGGTATAAAGACGAAAAAGGGAAACTATGACCTAAAAGTCGCTTCATTTCAGTGAGGCGATTTTTGTTTTTATAGCCAAATTCATGCTGCTCGGTGGTCAATTTGACCACTGGGCTTTTATTTTTGTGCAAGAAGGGGAGTGGCAAAAGAAGAAGTGGAAACCGTCCCTATATAGGCCTATATAGCCCATCCTCCTAGCTCAAAAATCCTCATCCCCGCAACCATTTTGTTGCTTGACGGGCAACCATATTCTGCATACAATAGGAGGTGCAACAAATACAGCGAAAGGAGTTAAGGCAAGATAATCTGTTCATCTTGTTATATGACTAAACTGTTAACTTTTACGAACCTTGGTTGTAGAAATTACAAATTTATGGTATAATGCAGATGTACAGAAGGATAGGCGACCAATGGCTCACAGCCTCGTCGATGACGAAATCCAAAGCTGCATAGAGTCGGCTGAACCTATCACAATTATGTTGCCTTGGCACCAGACGCCGGGAAGGAGAAAATTGAATATGAAGAAGAAAATCATGTCGATGGTCATTGCCGCCGCAGCAATGGCACTGTCGCTGGTTGGATGCGGTGTTGACATCAACTCCATCGGATTGCCTCCGAATGTAGTGATGGAAAAGGGTGAGACGCAGCAGCTGGAAATCGAGTACGGCACGGACGATAAAGTCGAGCAGGAAAAGATTGCCGAGGCTGCCTCGAAGCTCACCATCGAGTGGACCTCCTCCGATGAAGAGGTCGTCACGGTCAATGCCACCGGTCTCATCACCGCAGTCGGTGCAGGTGAGGCTGATGTCACGGCTTCCGCAAAGGATGTGAACATTTCCTCCACTACTCATGTGAAGGTCGTCATCACACCCACCGGTGTAGAAGCACCCGAAGCCTTGGAGCTTGTCACGAATGGCGAGAATTCCAAGAATCTGGATGCCAAAATTGTGCCGGAAGACGCGACTGAGGTAAAGCTGGCATATACCTCCAGCGATGAAAGCGTAGCTACCGTAGATGAAAATGGTCTTGTAACGGCAGTCGCTGACGGCGAATGCACCATTACGACCTATGTTGTTGCAGATGCTCCTGCAACAGCCGAGACAGCTACACAGGAAGCTGCTGCAGTTGTAACGGATGAGGAAACGCCCACGGAAGGCGAAAATTCCGAAGCTGTCGCGACGCCGGACAATCTCGACGCTGCATTTGGCGTTGTGCCCGAGGGACTCAGCGCCACCACCAAGGTAACTGTTACCACCAAGGTGGAGAGTATTACCCTCGACAAGACAGAAGGCATCCTCAATGTCGGCAACACGGTGACCATCACGGCTACCGTAGCGCCGGAAGTGGCTACCAACCCCGCAGTCACTTGGTCCTCCAGTGACGAAAGCGTAGCTACGGTTGATGAGACCGGGAAGATTACTGCAGTAGCCACTGGGAATGCTACCATCACCGCTACCAGCGAGGATGACAGCAGCGTGAGCGCAAACTATGAGCTCACGGTCCAGCAGAAGAAGGCTGCCGCCACCACGAAGAACAACTACTCCGGCAGCACCTCTGCTGGCACATCGACGGCTCCGAGCTACACGGCACCCGCACAGCCGGTAACGCCCAGTGCTCCTGCACCGGCACCGGCACCGGCACCTGCACCGGCACCGGCACCGGCTCCCGACCCCGCACCTGCTCCTGCTGAGCCTTCTCAGCCGAGCGGCGGGAACTCCGGTGAATGGAACTTCGATGATGGGTCAAAGCCGGAAGATAGTTTTGGTCCGTCCTCCGGCATTGACTGGACGCAAGGTGCGACTCGTTCGTAATTGAAAAGATTACGCACTGTAGTAATAAACTGCAGGAGAACTGATAACCCGATGGATGGAAACATCCACCATAAACTCCGACGTGCGGTAGAAAGCGAAAGCTTAACCGTACGAAGCTCGGTAAAGTCGGCAGAAGGTTGACTCAAGCAGCCAACTGATATGCCGGTGGTCCATAAAACACCCACGGTGAGTATGACCGCTTCGGTCTGACGAACCTGCGAAGTAAAGGGATACAGTCCATGCAGTGATGCATGTCGATGACACAGCTAAGTAAGGACTTGCGTACGAAAGGCTGTCAAAGAAGTCATCGGTCCCATAGCAGGCACCTAAAGGTGTATGGTAACGGATAGGGTTATCGGAACGAGGAAAGGTATCGGACATCTTCAACAAAGATGTAGGCTGACGAAGAACAATAAGCAGCCAAACCGGTGCTGAAAAGCAGAGGTCGCAGCGATGATGGTACTTGTAATGAGTACCGGAGTGATGGCCTCAAGTCGGCGAGAATTCGTCGATGGAACGCCGTGTGCGGTGAAAATCGCACGCACGGTGTGAAGCAGGGGAAAATGCGGAAATAAAAAACATGCCCTCGTGGTGATGACACAAGGACATGCAAGGCTGATACGAATAAGCACTCATGCTTATCGCCACTACTCATTATAAATCATTGACTTCTTGAATGCAAGATACAATTACACTTTTATAAAGGCATTATTGCATCAGGTGTTCTCAAATCAGTTTCCAACAATAGGAAGCGCAGTTTTGCAGAAGCATCAGCATACAAGACGCGAGATGAATTATATTGGTCAATGTTAAACAATACATTCTTTTTAATCTTTAAAAAGATAAGAAGAACGAAGTAGTGGCGTAAATAAAGCAGGCAATGCTGATGAAGTTCTTATTTATATTTTTGGTAAATATGTAAGTTCTCGAACTCTTTAATTAGAATTTGAATAATAAACAGGCATATCTGCTAAAAATATAAATAAGAACGGAAACAGCAGAATCTGCAAGTATAGTATCAATCAATTTATTAAAGCATTACCTATTGCTATATATTTCTAACGGAAGTCATGATGGTGGTTGCGATTTTAACTGCGATTAAAGCCATTACACCAGACAGTGAAGACTAAGTATTACCTTTAATGGGGTCGATACGAAACTTTCCACCAAACAATAAAAGGAGACTCCACACGGAGCCTCCTTTTTCTTTTGCCAAAATGTGCGAACCGAATACAATGAGGAGTAGGGAAGGGGAGTGACCATTCATGATACTGCACAACGATATTTGGGGTGACACCAGCGTCACCCTCATTGAAGAGATAGACAATCAGTTCCTCATTGTCAGAGAGCTCAACATGCTTGCACTGTACAGTCGGTTGAACAAGGAACAAAGCCATGCGCTGCAGCAAGCATTAGCAACATTTTACGAGATTCTTTTCAGCAGTAAAGACAAAGATAAAATCGATGATACCGTCCCATTTACACCGGATATCTCATTTGATGACGACGGCAATAGATACCTTTGTTTGGTTAAGCCAACACAAGAAAACAGTATTACGGACCTCAAGGCTATTGCACAAAAGATATCGGAAGTAGAAACAACGATTGCAACTCTACCCGCCAGCCGGAAAGCTGTTGTTAGCTATGAGCTGGTACAAACTGTCACGCATGGAGGAAAATAAAAATCATGAAGCCAATAAAGCTCAAAGACCTTTTAGAGCAAGCAAAAGACCCAGAAACACAATGCATTGAAATTATGGAAGACTACACACTCTCAGCAAAAACAGTATTTGAGGGAATTGTAAAAGACGTACCGGAGAATATGTTGGGCAAATACTACATTAGCGACTGGTATGTCAGAGACAAAACGGCTGTTCTTGTTGTTCTGGTCTGGGTCAATCAGCCTGAGCGACTAATCAAGTATGTGGAAAACTCAAATAGAGATTGCTATAGGGTTACAATACATGATTTGATGGGAAATGGTTGCTGCACAAACCCCTATACTGATTTTGCCATTGTAAATATCAAAACAGGGGAAGTGCTTGTAGACCGTGTTCACGACAAAACCTACACGGTTGATGACAACAAGGACTATGACCAATTTCTTGCATATGAATGGAAAACTGTGAGAGCGTGGGAAGCAAAAGATGGTAAGATGATATTTTACATTTTGCCGCCAAGAGGAAAGAAGGCAAAACAATGAAACCAACCGTAAAACCATTCCTTGCATTGGCAGGAGACAAAGAACTAACCGTTCACATCGCCCGTTATAAATCGGATTCTGCTGATGGTTACAGCGATGAAGAAGTCTTTTGTGGTAAACCGGAAGATATCCCAGAATACTATGCAAGTGAAGAAGTGACAGAGTGGACAATATCAGATACTGATGAAATCGTACTCTATGTGAAATAAGGAGGTAGTTAAATTGAAGCTGGAGACTATTGTAAGCTGCAGAACAGACATCTACTTTGACTACCAACTCATTGATGCCATGACGGGAAAAATTCTGGTAGACAGAGTGTACGACAAAACATATAAGAAAAGTAATAAAAAAGAATGGGAAGAATACTACCGATTCGAGCCATACAAGCACTGGACAGTCAAGGAATGGCTTATAGCTGAAGGGAAAATGATGTTTTATATTTCACCAGTAAAACAAAAAAGCAGACCCACCTTTTCAGATGAACCTGCTCGTAAGTTGTCAACGGAGGAAACACAATGATTTTACATCACTACATTTGGGGCACGGACGATGTCCAGATAGTTGAAGAACTGCCTCCACACTTTTTAATCGTGAAAAGCACTATAGGGAACGGTAATCTGGCTCTGTTCAGCAAACTGTCAGAGCAACAAGGCCGGTACTTTAGAAATGCAAATAAACGCTTCTATGACGCTGGTTTCAACGAAAATGGCGAGAGTATGGACCCTTCGGACGAATACATCCCGTTTGTACCGGATATTATGTTCGACGATGATGGCAAAGGGTATTTGCTGTTGATACAGCCGTCAGCACTCAATACGCTTGAAGGGGTTAAGCGTAAAGTAGAATCTATAAATGCCATTGACAAAGAAGTACGCGAGCATGATGAATTCTATGCTGGTTCTTTACGGAATATCCTCATCAGCTACGAGCTGGTTGAGCGCAATTAACACTTCATCGTCTGGATTTGCACTCCAACAAGAACTCATATTTAATTTTTTACGCATTTCGACTTCTTTAGCAGGAAAGTACAACAAACTTTTGTTGCGGTTCTTCTCTCGAACAGATTTTCCGGCAGGGTTCCGATGCCAACCACAAAAATAACGTTTATCAATGTCATCGTATTTTTCAGGGCTGGCAGCCATTGCCAATGCAGCGACATCGTGCCGCGCGGGGCAATTTCCGTTGTACTTGGTAGGCGTTACAGAATCAAGCTTTTGAATAAAGCTGATTGGACGGAAAGGGGCTCCCCGCCCTTTCTTGATTCCAAGATAATGCGCGAGCTTTTCGTAAAGGTCGTTTGGCAAATACAACCCATTTGCAACATTGAAGTTGCTATCTACCTGAATGTCAATGGTAAAAGGGTCCTCTCCCAAGGTCGTTACGAACAAATGAAATTCGCCAGTTACTGTGGCAAATGCACATGAAAACGGGTGGCCTTCAACCTGTGCAGCAAAAACTACCGAATCGGCACCATTTTTCTGCATATCAATGTACAAAGCATTAAGATTTTTTAGATACATATTACTAACTCCTTTTTGTAATTTTGGATACCTATTTATACTATACCATAAATTTGTGAAATTGATACTAGCTTTGCTTTACACAGAATGAATTTCTGTTTTACACAAAACAGCGATAGATTTTTCATCGATTGCCACAAAATTACAACAGGCGTACAATGGTGGCAAAGGAGATGACAACCATGACAACAATCGCGCAAAACATCAGCAGCTACCGCACACGAACCAATATGACACAGCAGCAGGTGGCAGATAAGCTCAACGTATCCAATCATACGATTTCCAAATGGGAACTCGGCATCAACACACCGTCGGTCGAAGACATGCAAAAGCTCGCGCAAGTGTTCGGCGTGACGATTACCGAATTGGTAGTGGACAAGCCAGTCATTAAAGATTTCTTGGAGCTCTTGTCGCTCGGCGAAAATATGCCGGAGAATGAGCTTCCGAAATTGGTAGAGGAAGCCTATGAGCAGGTTCTAAGAGCACGGCATCTGAAGCCAAGCTCGGAAGGAAAGCAGGCATACCTTCTGGCAATGCTGGCGTATCACCTTTACTGCTTTCGCTCTGCTTCGGAAAGCATCAGAGAGCGTATGAGCCAAAATGGTTGGACGAAAGAAAAAGTCCAAGCAGAGATTGAAAAGCAAAAGCAATTCACAGCAGAAAGCATCGAAAGGAACCTGCTGTCATATGAACCATCATGGTTGGAAGAATGCTATAAGGCAGTAGACATCAAAAGCTTTGCTGCGCAGTTTTTGGGTAGATACAACTTCGCAAGAGAAAACACTGCGATGCGCAACGAGTATGACTTCAGTAGTGCAAAAAGGAACCCGTACACAACATAAAAATAGAGGAGGCTACCCACACTTGGGCGACCTCCTCTTCTTTGCGCATACCTCAACACCGCACCGCCACCTCCAGAACAACTTCCAGAGTAGTTAGATGGAGCGCATAGCGTCTTTCTTGCTATTCGTGTCATTTGGTGTGGGTTTCAGCTATTTATTCGAGTAATTTTACACGAACATATAGTAAAAAGGGAGTCGCATTACGCGACTCCCTTTAATCATTGCAATATCTTGTTCAGTTGCATGCTCACGATTCGATTCAAAGCCTCCAACCTATCCATCGGAACATTGATGCCCACCGGCGGTTGGAACCGGAAGCCAGACATGCTTTTTAGCTCTGCTCTCAACTCATCTGTAAGGACCGCCTGCGCAGTTTTGATGAAATCTCCACTGATTCTTGGCTCACACTTCGATATACACCACTCCGGACGCTTTTCAAGAGCTTCCGTATCGAATTGGAACAGCAGACTGCGGTTGTTATCGTATATGGGAGCCATGCCGGTAATACGCATCGTGTCATTATCGAAAAGAAACCCGACATTGCCTAAGTGACGGTCAATGTTGAGGATAAGCGCATCCAAGACAAACATCCTGCGCATAAGGTCTTCGTTGCCGTATTGCGCGGCAAAGCGCAAAAGTGCCGCAGGATTTCTGCGGCTGGAAACCGGCAATGCCGACATTTTCACCAAACCATATTTTTCGCTGGTAAACAGCTTGCATTTTGACGCCAGCCGCTCGTGATAGAAGGCAAGGTCGTACTCGACATGGTTGCGGCAAAGAATATCGGCTACCTGTGACGCGAGAAATTCAGATAGAGGCTCAATTTCATAGGTGTCGCTGCCGCTTTTGTACAGATAAACCGTATCATTTTCCCGCTGCCAGCACTTTGCATAAGCGCCATCTGTTCCAAATTCGGGGGATGTTGAAGAAAGCGTGGTGGAGGAAATAACACCATCGAAGGCTGCGTTGGAAACCAGTTCATCAAACTCGTTGCGGTATAAGGAAACTTCATCCCACGACAAAAGGCTTTCCGGCTCTTTTACCCAAAAGGTATCATTGAGAGAAAGTGCATGTGTTACTCGCAAGAAATTCTCGGTGGATTCACAGCCATACTTTTTCAGAAGCTCTGCTATGTGTTTTCTGTGCTTAGGTGCTTTGCGTGCATCAAGAAAATCACCGATGTTATTATAGCCAATGGGTCTGAGCGGAGTGTACCATTCGATTTCTTTGCCAGCCGTAAAGCCGAACTCGTCCTCATAACAGTCGAATAGGAGCCACGGGGTATCTTTGTTCATCAGTTGGAATAGCACGCGGGAGAACACCTCACTTTATAGGAGAGTTTGTTTTGATAAAAGTATACCGCAATTTTGTATAGTTGTCCATAAAAAGAGGGACAGCGTTTTGCCATCCCTCCTTAATAATCTAATAAAACCTTAACTTTGCAAGCCTTCAAGAAAAACAATTGCCTCTTGCACAGTAGAAAATGTCTTGCATTTCGTACACAACCAGCGATTTCGCTCGTCCGTGTCCTCTAAACCGGGCATGCCTTCTTGCAAAAGGTTCTGCAGCACAATTGTAGCATTCTTCACCGCTGTTGGATAGTTCTGGGCAATACGCGCGGTAGCATCGTAGTTTCCCTTCCTGTAGGTCGGCTCCATGTTAACGACCTGAGCCAACATCCTCTCTTTATCCGGGACCGTCAGCAAAGAAGGCGCGAGATGTCTGTAGTGTAGCATCAACCAATACTCGATGCAGCCTGTTGTCATTAGCAAACGGACTCGAATCTTCGGGTCTTTCCTCAACTTCCGCAGACGCTTGATGATTTCCAAGCGGTTAGTCCAATTGCCGATATCCTTTTCTTCGACATCAAAGAAGAACCAAATTTCATCGATGGCATCAACGTAATTACGGTATCCGGGGTCTTTTTTGAAACGATTGTCCGCATCATCAAACAAACCGGGGGAAGATGGCCGTTTGAACACGGCAACATCATGAAACTCGCTTTTGAGAAAGTCTGTATACGCCTGCTCGCTTTCTCCTTCACAAAATACACAAATGCTGACCTTCGACTTTTTGAATTTGCGAGCCATTATTCTACCTCCTCAATTTCTACATTGGGAGTTGCTCCATATTTGCCGAGAAGGTATCCTTTGCGAATGTTCTCTGTCGTTCGTGTTGAGAAGTCACTGATGCTGTACAATTCCGAAGCCCCATCATATTTGTCCTTATCAACAAAGTAGAGTTGGTCTTTACGAAGCAGTTCCATGCTCAACAATTCAGTGCTGTGCGTCGTAAATATAATCTGCGCACCATTGGGGTTTGTTCTTTTGCTCTGGAATTTGGAAACAATGAAATCAACAAGGGCAGGGTGAAGCTCTTTTTCGATTTCATCGACCAATAGCAGTCCGCCCTTGGACAAAACAGATTCAATTGCAGGAGCAAGTGCCATCAGCTTTCTGGTGCCGTCGGATTCATCGGAGAGTTCCATCGAATAAATGCAAGGTCTTCCGCCGCGTTCCTCACCTTGGTGCATAGAAGTAGCCGTAACCTGTCCCATCTTCAAGTGAGTTTCTGAGTTGTTAGAAGTCTCAGAAAGCAAGTGCATAAACTGCACGAGTGCTGCTTTGACTTCATCCGGGATATTCTCCGGCAAATCCGCCTCCTCGTTGATTTCCTTACTGTTGATTTCGAATTTCATATCTTCGATACCAACGTCAGCAGCCTTTGCGTAATCGGAAATTGCTTTCAGCATATTGGAGTCATTGGAGTATTCGAGTAACTGACGGGGAATATCCGAATAGTCTCTTGAAAAATAGACCATTTGACGGAACCAGAACATAGCCATGGCACAAACATCATCGTTCATAGTGCAGGCGACAGAAAAGAACAACTGATTGTCTGCTACAACCTTACTAATCAGATTTCTGCGTGATTTATCAGCTGTGAAAGTAAAAGTCTGCCCCTCTCTGGCAAAGACCAGAGCTTTTTGCTTTTTAGGCGCATAATACAAGGACTCAGAATATACCTTTTCTTTCGTGGCGGCAAAGCTATACCAATATTTGATGTCGTCTAAGGTGTATACGAAAGAAAACTCAGTCGGTTCCGATACGGAATAATCATTCAAAGCAAATGGAACAACGGGAATCGCAGCATTCTCGTGTTGGGTCTTTTGTGCGTTTTTAATGAACTGAACGGCAAGCCAAAAAGCACGAATTACATTGCTCTTGCCGCCGCCATTCTTTCCGTAAATGGCAACGCCTGGTAAAATTTGAATCCCACCAAAGGGAATAAGCACACTTTTCAGTGTACCGGAGCCGTTTGCCTCCATAGAAAGGACTGCTTCATCACGGAAGGAGCGGTAGTTCTTCACACTAAATTCAATCAGCATATTCTCACCTCTTCTATTTAGTAGTATACACTTAAAATTTCAGAAATACAACGGATTTTATCAAAAATTTTGCTTTTTTTGCTCCAATTTCATTTTACGAAACCAAAATGCAGAAAATGCCTATAAGCAGAGAAAACAACTATTGGTTTTCGTTGCAAACCGAAAATTCGTGATTGACTAAGTGTGCGAATCGTGGTATAACAATACCATAGCCAAGCGTGCTAACTGTATAGCTCCGCCATTATATGTGCAGATATAGGAACGAGGTTGTATAGTGAGTATGACTTGGCATAATTTAAGAAAGGAGAAAGCTATGTCTAAAGGCAAAACTTGGCAGCGTGTCGCTTCGGCTTTTCTCGCAGCGGTAATGACTTTTTCTACATTTAGCACGACGATTGCTTATGCAGCAGAAGCCACTACTGACAGCAGCATTACTACGGATGCAGTATCCGATACTGATGCTGCAGAGGAAGTCGACGCGACTGATTCTGCCGCCTCTTCTTCTACGACGGAAGGGGAGGTAACCAAACCCGAAGCAACGGAGGCTCCCGCTGCTACGGAAACGCCTGACGAAACGGATGCTACCGAGCCGGAGGAAACTCCCGCACCTACGGAAGCACCCACCCCTACTCCTGAACCCACCGAGTCTCCTGAGGCAACGGCTGAGCCGGAACCGACGGAAGAGCCGGAGGAAACGGAAACTCCCGATGTCAGCGAAAGTGATTTTGTTGCCGTTGGTTTGGCAGATGATGCGACTGAGGGTCAAATCGATGCTGAAATCGGCGACGAAGTGACTTTCAACGCACATGTCAATCGTGACGACGTCAACCTTCAGTATCAGTGGTACAAGAGATTCATCGAGCCTCAGACTACTGAGTACGACGAAGATTTGATGGAGTATGATTACGGTGGCGACGAGCCGACGGCTTATGGCTTCCTTGTTGAGGGCAAGACCCCCGCTGAGGTGCTTGCGGAAAATCCCGATGCCGGTTGGTCTGGTATCGAGCTGTACCGTGCGGTTGTCTCCGCGATGGAAGCTATCGGCGCTGACACAAGCAATGTAAACTGCGAATTCGGAACGCGCAACTACGCGCTGGAAGGATTCACCATCACAGCAACAATGGTCGATGGCAATGTGGTTATTTCCGCAGACAAGGACAATGAGCATGCCACTGGCACACTGAACGAAAACAACGAATTTGCTTTCGCAGAGAGCACCAACAACGACATTGCTGTGCAGCCTGCTGAAGTTCAGACAGAGGAAGAGGTTGACCCCGATTCTCTCGAAGCCAATGGCTGGGAAGCAATCGAAGGCGCAACCTCTGACACCTACACGCATACCGTTGACGAGTATGATGCTTACACCACATACCGCTGTGTAATCACGATTGCTGACGACGACTACATTGCCGCCGCTAAGCAGGCACTGGTTGCGCTGGGCGCTGATGAGAGCAAGCTGACAGATGACGCTCTGGACAATACATTCATGAGCGAAATCACCATTCATATTCCGTCGATGGATGCGTCTGAGGACGACATCTACAACGACCTGTCCGTTGAGGACAAGCTGAAACAGCGCCTCGCACTGTCCGGCATTGACACCTACGCCGCAGGCGTCCAGCTCGACAGCCAGAGCAATCCTCAGTGGGTCACTGGTCTGTCTGCCGGTATGGAGTACCTGACCGCTGACATGTATGCTAAGATTTATGGTCAAGACGGTAAGGGTGGTTGGCTTGCTGAAGGTAAAATTACACCGAAACAAGCTGACCGCTACTGGTCAGCCATTGCATCCAACGGATTTAGTAGCCGTGCCGTTGCTAATGTGTTGGATAGTGATGGATTCCCGACTGGTGCAACACGGCAATATCGGTTTTTTACACTTACTGATGGCAAGCTGGAAATCAACTCTGAGTGGTACGGCAAGACAGTTTACTTCCGCTATCACAACAACAACATTGTAGGTAACACTGCAACAGGCACAGCGGTTTCCGTCCCTGCTGCCGGACGTGGCACTTCCTACAAAGATGCTGTACAGGTACTGTTCTGCTATGTTATTGAGGAAAGTGGCATCACACTGCCCCTTACGATTAAGGAGTATGTGACGCAAGCTACTCATAACGGCTACAGCGCCAACGACATGGCACATATCACTCTGAACACGGTTTCCGCCAATGATTTTAACATTGACCCAGACCAGTATCTGAAGGATGCTGAAGGCAACTACCGTAACGACAGCGTATATTGGGGCACCTGCTACTACAGTGAGCCCGACCTTTCCGGCAAAGCCTACTATGCCTTGAAGAATTTCATTGGCAATGGCTATGGTTTTGGAATTGGTCACGACACCATGTACGCGTATGCGGGTGCTTACTTCGACGCTTACGGCGGCGGTTCCGGCTATCCGAACGTTAAATACACCGAGAAGAACATTGACCCGAATGATACGGCTACTCGTTATTATTCGGTCAACAGCTACAAGGTCAACACCGGTCACTGGAACATGAACGCCTTAATGGGCGAGAACAACTCCAATACCCTCGTTGGCTCCGGATACTACTCCGCCAGCGATGAAGAGTATTTTGGCTGGATTGTAGACCCGTTGACGGTTCCTTCCGCTATCATGTCTTCCGGCGGCTCTCATGGTCCGTTCGCAAAATCCACCATTTATGGTAGTCGTAGTTTGTATATCCGCACGAATGGCGGTTATACCTATGAGCAGGCTATGGCAAACCCTGACATCAAACACCGTACGCCTACCAACTGGCCTTACAAGTTCAATCAGGGAGATACGATTCCCGCTGCATTGACGCATAGTAACGGTCAGGTTGCATTCGATGATATTTGGGTACAGTATAGCGGTTGTGCATCTGATTTCACCGATGCAGGCTTGGGCAAATTGTACGAACCCACCGTTGACGGTCGCCAAGGTACGAACAACTTCTACCTTGCAGGTTCCGGCAACTTTGTCATGAACCAAATTGGTCACCTTCCCATTAAAGGCGCTGGTGGCGAGAATAAAGCATCTCCGCAGGAAATGCAGTTGTGCGTCAATACCCTGATGTGGATTTCTCAGCGTAAACAGTGCGAAGTCTGTGCCGCTGACCAAGGCGACCAACAGATGACGCACTTCGTCCACCGCGTCAACACGGCAAACGCAAAGAAGATTCTGACGGCTCTCGCCAATGGCGGCAGCTACTGGTATTCTTTGAACGATTGCTATGAGTTGATGGAGGACTTGAACCTCCAGAAGTTGGGCTTCAACTCCGCTAACTGGAAACCCATCAAGAACTTCACCGGTCACTGGAACTCGAAGTATTTCGACGTGAAAGTGCCTCGTGATGCAGCTCTGTTCGACAACACGACCGGCACTCTCGGTGCTTATCGTACCGGTGACGGCAACGACTGGAACCTTGGCACAAACAAGAAAAACGGTTGGGACACGGTCTTCAAAGACAGCGGCAGCAGCGCTCCTTCTGTTCGCACCACCGGTATTGCCCGTATCTACGGTAAGCTGGGCGACGCCAAGCTGTTCAATGATGGACAGATTCACGAAGGCTACACCGTCCATATCCGCTACGAGGACAACCTTGAACTGCTGCAGGAAGGCGATGACTTTAGCTGCGTAGTCAACAATGTTGACCAGTATTGCATCTCCAACTTGCCCTGTATTTATCAAGGCGGCTCCACGATTATGCGTGCCCGCGTCTATGATAAGAACGGCAATGAGGTAACAAAGTACGGTCCTATCGTTGCAAAGGTTCCTCCGCATTTCTGGAACGACTGCGAGACGGTTCCTCTGGAACTGCTGAAGGTTGAAGCAACGCCTATCGAAAACTACCAATACTGGGAAGGTGAGACCTCCAAAGTCCTGAAGGGCTCCGGTATCATCTACAACCAGCCTATCAGCGACAGCGCTGTGACTTGGTACTATCGTATCGTCGACCTGCGCAATACAAGTGATGTTGTTGCAGACTGGACGAAGATTACCAATAAGACCTTTACCACCTCTGACGGTTCTGTCAGTGGTGTCATCGGAACACCCATCTTCCATGACGGCAACGATGGCATCAATAACTACCCGCACAGCTCCGTTGATGTGCAGCTTTCCATGCTGGCTTACACAGGTCATGCGATTCAGTTGCGTACCGACTATCTGATTGAGGGTAAAGTCTACTCTACCATTGACCCCGGTGTCATCACGCCGGAAGCCTCCGGTATCATCCAGATTGAAGAGCGCCCAATGTCCATGACGCAGTCTCCGAACCAGCGTGTTATGACGCAGGACCAGGCAATCTTCACATTTGAATCCGATTACTGGAAGGGTCTTGGCGACAAGGGATACAATGTCAAGGTTCAGTACATTGGACCTTATGACGATGATTGGCAGGATGTCGAAACTTCGACCACATTTGGCGGCACTTATACGCTGAACACGGTTGACGGCAGTCAGCATGCAAAAATCAAAGTTGAATCGAGCACAGTCGATACGCTGAAAGAAGGCGCTAAGACCGAAAGCAAGATTCATGATAATAAGTGGCTGCCCGGCACTTTCTGGCGTCCCGACGGATTCACTGACCAGCAGTGCGCTCAGAAGCACACCACCGTCAAACTGACGCTGTATGCTGCTGATTACAACTGGGCAGGCTACAAGTTCCGTATCGTCGCAAGCTATCGCTTCAACGATAAGCGCACCAAGGTGGAAACCTCTGACAGCGCTAACGGTGATGAAGACAATGCAAAGTATGACCAGAGCCGCTACGGTCTGTTGACCGTCGATGCTCCTTACATCTCTGCTACCACCATGAAGGCTCAGGCTTTGATGATGCAGAAGCACAATGATGAGAATGACGCATCCGGCGATTTTGGTCAGAACTATTGGTCTGAAAAGGATACCCCTGAGAAGGTAGCTGAGTGGAACAGCACTCGCGGCGACAGTAATAACCCGATTATTTCTGACGAAAACATTGCTGTTTACACGACAAATATTACATTCTCTCCCGGTAAACTGACCGAGTCCGGAGACCGTTTGCTGACTCCTATTTTGCAGTGGGGTTTCCAAGATGACTTGACTTCTACGTCCACAGAGTATACGCCGGTCATTAACCCCATCGACATCAACGGCTATGCAAACACATACAGCAACGGTGTAGGTCTGACGACGTCCAACTACAAGGACTTTAAAGCAATCGTTAAGACTCGCTACGACATCAACACGGATACCAATTCCGAGATGAAGAAAGTTGTAGACAAAATCGAAACAGAACACTCTGGAGCTCCGTTTGGAAAGTTTACGGCTTACATCACGATTGATGACATTCATCTGGCTGATGAGAGCGCGAATGTAAATGACCCCTATACCAAGTGGGTCATCACCACGAGCCTGCATATCGAATCTGCTACAAACCCGATGGACTTCGGTACGGAACACTTCTATTTCCAGTGCCAGCCGTATCTGGGATACATCCGTGGCTACAATAGCACGAATTTGAAGAGCCAGACCATTACCTACACGAAGGCTCACAACTATGACTATGTAAACGGTGGCTACGACATGGAGCACACCGACACCGGTGCGGAGCTGTGGCTGGACTACAACATTAGTATCCACGCAAACGAGCGTGAGCAAGTTGGATGTGGTCTTGACCAACACTCCATCTTCATGTACCCGGATTTGACAATCGAAGCTCCAAACGGACTTCGCTATATCATGACCCGGTATCAAATTGTCAAAGAATTCCCGTATGGAATTACAAGAGAAACATCTCGTACAACATACTCATCCAGTGATAAACCGGAGATTGACACATCTGTCCGTTATCAAGGCGCAATGCAAACTGCTACACGTCGCGATATGACGGCAGGCGCACAGCCTGAAACCATCAATGTTCAGGGCAAAACAATGGCAGAGCTGGGCATTGAAGTCGATGGACGTGGTTGGTTGAAAGACACGGATGAAGACTATGCTCCTTACTTGAAAAATGGTTATGCCTTGTATTCCAAATACTCTTACCCGAAAGAAATCTGGCAGTGGTTCTGGCGCAATGCTGTCAAGTATCATTGCTATGATATGGAAGAGTATGACGGAACCAACGAACAAGTATTTTTCTACATCGATGAGAAGAATGTTCGCGCCGCTGACCAGTCTTTCGATGCAAACAGCGGAGCGAAGCCTTTTTCCTCTTGGACCGCACCGTTCGATGCAACTTACCAGATTGACCTGTGGGGCGCTGGCGGCGGCGGAGTGTCGCAGGAATTCCCCAACCATACAGCTGCCCAAGCAGAGAGCGGCGGTCATGTAACCATTACCGCTGACATCAAAGAAGGAACAACGCTTTACTTCGTAGCCGGTGGTGCTGGTAATAGTGGTAGTGGTGTTGCTGTCGATTATAAAGACCCCGGTAACGCATCAGGCGGCATCGGTGGTTACAACGGCGGCGGCTCTGGCGGTTCCAGTGGTCGTATGTACGACTGTGTTGCATACGATAAAGACGATGAAGGTCATGGTACACCTGATACAACCTACCATAGTATGGACCCTGTCGGCTACGGTGGCGGCGGTGGTGCAACAACTGTTGCAACACGTCTTGCCGGTGCAGATGGACAGCTCAAAAACTATGAAGGAGACACTTCAGCCCTTCTTGGTGTTGCAGGCGGTGGCTCTGGTGCATCCGGTGGCGGTCGCGGCGGATATGCAGGTTTTGCAATCGGCGGAAGCGGCAGCAGCCATGACGGCGAAGGATGGACATTCCATTGCTCGCTAACAAAAACAATGACAATCCAGTGTGATTGGGGTCCTGAAACCTACGAGCACGGAGATGTCTGCGCAGCGGATGGAGTTAAAACCGGTAAATTTGCCGGGCATAACGAACTTCGTAATCAGGAAGATTATGACAAAATTGATGCAACCAGAAGCGAAGGCGGTGGCGGTGCGGGTTACCAAGCTGCTGCTGTATCCGGTGCTGCTCGTGGTACATCCTATGTTTCCGGAACGACTACGCTCGAAAGCGGCAACATCATCATTAAATCTTCTTCAACAGACGACAATGGTTCTGCTGCTGGTAATGCAGGTCGCGCAAAAATCAAGGTTGTAAACCTTGACCAACGCCTGTACCGTCGCGTTGGCAAGAACGCTATGGATATTGGTTTCCAAGATTCCAACGAATGCCATCCGACCAATGTCAAAGTCAAGCTGACCGTTGCGAACAAGATGTACGATGGCACTCCCGTTGTCGTTGCAAAGTCTATCGTTTGGGACAAGACTGATGCAGGCATTCCGGAGAGCGTTCTCAATGATATCGACATCGTGTACTCCAACAACGAGTCCGCAAACATTACAAAGCCAACCAATGCTTCTACTGACAGCAAGAAGAAGCCGCTCGTTCGTACCGGCTCCTATACTGCTACAGCAATTTACAGAGGCACAAAGTACAATGTTACATTCTGCTGGGAAAATACACTCCCCGGCAAGACCTATGTGGTACGCGGTGAGAGCACAACTCCTGACCAGTATATGTCCGGCGAAGGCAATGTCGTCTACTTCGACATTTACCCGCGCCCGCTGTATCTGTACAGCTATAATAACGACAAGATTTACGACAATATCAGCACTGCTAAAGTGAAGGATATTAAGATTGAAGGACCGACTCAGAACTCCGGTATCGTCAATGGCGACGCTGTTGACTTGAATACCCGTCTGGCATACGGTTACTACTGCGACGCATACGCTCCCGAAGATTACGCAACAGCGAGCTTCAGAGAGCAGCTCCATACGGGTCTGCACAGCATCAAGACGGTTACGATTCTTGAACTTGTCAACAACCCGTTTGACAACTACTATATTGCAAAAGAAGATTTCACCGGAACCATCAACCCGCGTCCTCTGTATGTTCACAGTCAGTACCATGACACGAACAAATACAAGTGGAGCTATGATGGAAACTCCAATGATATCGGAAACAACAAGTATCTGACTGACACAGTGCCTTACGATGGTCAAAACATGACTGTCGAACAGGCATACGAAGCGATTCTTGCTGGTAAACGTGAAAACATCGATATTACCCGCTATACCAAGACCGAGCAGGATAACTACCAGAATACGGTGGTCAACCCGAACAACATCAAGGTATATGACTCCTACTACAATGCCGCTATCGGTGAAGAGGGGCAGGGGAATATCTACATTGATAACATCACCAACTACGACGCTGTCGCCCTGAACGCTCAGACCTATGTTGGCTCCTATGCTGACAGCAATGCCGGTGAGCAGTTGACTGGGTACGATTCGAACGGAGATAACGGCGTCATCAAAGCAGACCGCTACAATGGTCTGTCCACCAATACGATTCGCCATCTGCCGTACTCTGTGAAGTACAGCTACAGCACGCCCAACCCGCAGGTTGGACAGAAGATGACTGTTACCATTGCAGTCACCAACAAGGACCAGGGCTACGGTCTGGCAGCACAGAACAACTATGTTGCTCCTGTCGCAATCCAGAATCTGCGCTTGAAGAGCCGCTTTGCCGGTAACGGTCCTATTACGCTGAAATCTACGAATGGCATTCGTATGAACCAGAATGGTACTGAGTTCTACATCGACACGATTCCGGTTGGCGGCACGGTCAACATCGTATTCGAGTACACTGTACAGGATATTGATGACTTGAACGCGCTGGTCCGTACCATCGAGCAGAACAACGAGATGTACCTCGTAAACAACAACTACAACGACTACTACATCGCCGACAAGACCTTCAGCGGTGGTATCTACCGCACCACGCTTCGTGCGCAGGTGAAGAGCGAGAGCACCACTTACGGTTTCGGTTTCAAGGGCAAGCTCCCGTATGCAGACGATGTCTACTACTGGAACAAGGGCTCTGATAGCTGGCTGACGATGGAAGGTCTCGTTGAGGACCACAAGACTGCTGCACAGGACGATGAGAAACTCGACCTGAAAGCAAAGAACACGAATCAGTATAAGAGTGAGTTCGTTTATAAACTCGTACCGAGCGAGACGACCGATGCCGGTTCTTATCCCGTCAAGTACATTGGCTTGAACGAGTTCAACTACGATTTGCTGAAGAACTATGTTGTGACGGAAGACCCCGGTTCTATCGAGGTCCGCCCGCGCAAGATTATGGTCTCTGTCGATGAGAGCCAGAAGATTTACGGTACTACGAATCCGTTCTTCAACTCCACATTCAAGGTTCTGGGCACGGATGCACAGGGCAATGAGCTGGATATGACGGACGAGAATAACTGGACCGTACTGGGCGACGACTCCACCGTAGACTACAACAACATGAAGCTGATTGGCGGCGATACCGTCGGCAATGTCGTTGAGGTCATCAATGGTGCGGCACGCTCTCCGCTGGCATTCACGAACGGTGTCTCTAACCTGCCGTATCTGACGACTGCTACTCAGCTCAGTGATGTTATCTATCAGACGGATGTCCCCGCTGAGGATTGCGCTTACTGCCTTGAGAAGTACAATGAGATGCACAAGGGTCACGAGCACTACCATGACGATGACCACCCGCACAGCCATGTTCCCGTCAATGGATACCCCGTATCTGTCAATGAGAACGCAGGCTACGGCAGCACGCTGGGCATTAAGACCGTTACCAACAGCGAAGGACAGACTGTCTCCAACTACGAGCTCGTTTACGAGTCCAATGTGTTGAAGATTCATCCTCGTCTGATTCGCATTGCTGCTCTCGATGCTACGAAGGCATACGGCGGCACAGAACCCGCACTCAAGTGGGTCGTTGATGGCGAAATCATTAAGCCTACCAGCGAAATGCTCGGCATCAAAGCGGTCCGCGATAGCGGCGAAAATGTCCGTGACGCAGGGTATACCATCCGCATTGCCTACGAAAAGAGCACGGCAAACAACTATATCGTCGAGACGAACAACGCTACGATGACCATTACGCCTGTCCCGCTGACAATCGTATTTGGCAATCAGGAGCGTTACTACGGCGAAGAGAACCCGAACGATTATCGTTTGGATGTCATCGGTTTGAAGCACGGTGATACCGTTGATACCGCATTGAAGAACAATGACGGTGCAACGGCGAAGGTGCTGGAGACCGCTAAGAAGACACTGAGCGATTACATCGACCTCACCTACAACAAGTTCACCGATGTCGGCTCCAACTACCTGTATGGTGATAAGAGCTATTGCGAGGAGCATACGATTCTCGTACCTCGCGAGAATGCAGACGGTGGCTATAACTACACTGTGGCAAGCTACACGCCCGGTGTTCTGACCATCAAGCCGCGTCCGATGCTGTTGACCGTCACCGGCTGGCAGAAGGAACTCGGCGACAAGGATAAGGTTCAGGACTTCACCCTGACCGATATGATTACTCACAACTCCATCTCCGGACAGCAGAAGCTCGGCGCAGGCAGCCGTATCACGGATGCAAGCGTTGTTGTGAACCCCGATAAGGTTCCCATCGTCTTCAATCTGGTCCGTACAGAGGGTGAGGAAGTAGGTTCTTATCCCGTCTACTCCACGCCGCAGGACCGTCAAATCGGTAACCTCGCAGCGAACGACCAGAAACAGCTTGAGCTGGATAACCCGAACTACGACTTTGAGTACCGTTACGCAAACGACCTCATCGTCAAGCGTCAGGGTCTGATGATTACCGTGGATGATAAGGTCCGCTACTACGGCGACCGTGTCAATCGCTTCTACGACGGCTCTACCGACTACACCTATCATGTGTTCAAGGTCGAGAACGGAACAGCGGTTGAAATCACGGCAGAGGAAGCCGGTATCAACACCAACTCCTTTACCTTCACCCATCTGGATACACAGACCAGCTCCAGCGGCACTTACAAGGGTTGCATCAGCCTGTCCGGTGTCCACAGCACCATCTATGATGATGACGACATCACGATTACCGCTGGCAACCTGACCATCATTCCTCGTCCTGTCTCCGTTGTCGCCGAGGATAACACCAAGGTTTACGGCGACGCTGACCCCGAACTGAAGTACACGCTTCATGACGGTGTCCGTGGCGATGATGGCAACTACTATATCGAGTACGCAAACGGTCCCGTTCTCACCGAGAAGGAAGGCGCGGATGTGCCTGTCCAGCCCGGCGACCTCGAAGGCACTGGCGTAACTCGTGAACCCGGTGAAGATGTCTGGACCGGTGAGCATTCGTTCGGCAAGGCTTACGCCATCAATGCCAACGATATCAGCCCTGTCAGCAAGGACGGCGTTACCAACTACATCATCACGATGGAGAATGGCAACTTTACGATTACTCCGGCAGAGCTGGTCGTTACCGTGAAGGGTGGTTACTCCAAGACCTACGGCGAAGAGAATCCCGCATTTGATGCCGATATTACCGGCTTCAAGCGCGACGATACGCAGGAGACCGTTCTGAACGGTGAGCTTGGCTTCGCTACTCTGTGCTACGACCTGTCTGACGCTGGCAAGTACATCGTAACTGCTGGCAACAACAATGAGGATACGGTGAACCCGGATTGCGTTGTTCTGGAAGACGGTGAGGAGCATATCGGCTCTACCTTTGAGGTCAAGACGAACACGAACTTCGAGAAGAACTATGTTATCCGCTATGTGAATGGTGATATCACGGTCAACCCGAAGGAACTGATTGTCCGCATCGACCACAAGGTGAAGACCTACGGCACGGCTGACCCGGCATTTACCTATCGTTATGAAGATAACGCAGGGAATGTGATTGGTCTGATTGACCCCGAAAACAGCCCGCTGAGCCTTGAGCTCTATCGTACAAAGGGCGAGAATGTGGTGCGCGGTGATGTCACTGCTGCTGACTCTCTCGATAAGTGGGGCACGACCATCTATGACGGTGACTACCTCATTTCCGCTAAGTACGATGTGAACAACAAGAACTACAATGTGACCGTTATTGACGGCTCGCTGAAAATCGTGCCCGCAACGCTGACTGTCAAGGTCAACGGCGGCTACCGCACAACCTATGGCGATGAGATTCCGAACTTCACTTATTCCATCACCGGATTTGTTGGTCGTGATGTGAAGGACGAGACCGGCACCGGCATCAAGGACGATGAGTCCAAGGTCTCCGGTTCTGCTACGCTCTACTGCAACGACACCGCTGGCAACCCGGTATCCAATAAGACGAAGGTTGGCAACTATCCCATCAACTACGACAAGCAGCAGTTGGTTGCTGACAACAGCAACTACAAGTTCATCTATGTTGGCGGCGACCTGACTATCGGTAAGAAGCCTATCCATGTGAAGGCTGACGACCAGCAGAAGCCGTACGGCGAGAAGGACCCCGACCCGCTGACTTGGACGATTACCGACCCCGAAGAGCTGGTCAATCCCGGTGACGAAGACTTCTTCGATATCACCACGAAGCGTCCCGGCGCGAATACTGATGACGGCGAGCAGGTTGGCAAGTATCCCATCACCATTGATGGTACTGACCCGTCCGGCAACTACGAAATCATCACGACTCCCGGCACGCTGACGATTGTGCCCGCAACTATCGTTATCACGGTTATCGACGACGAGAAGTATTTCGGCGAAGATAACCCGACTCCCAACGTCACTATCACGGGCTTCAAGCGCGGCGATACCATCGATGACATCGGCGGCAAGGACGCATTGAAGACCAAGACTGACGCAGAGAAGTGGAGCCCTGTTGGCGAGTATCCTGTATCCGCTAAGGATTCTACATTCCATAACCCGAACTACGACTTCGTTTACATCGACGGAAAGCTGACCGTCAAGCCCTTGATTATCAATATCAAGGCTGAAGACGACCGCAAGACCTACGGTGACAACGACCCCGATAAGTTCGAAGTTTCTTACACCCTCACGAACGAGAAGGATGAAGAGTACCAGCCGAGCAAGGACCTGCGCGATTACATTGACCGCGCCCTGAACCTCGACGGAACTCGTATCCCCGGTGAGAATGTCCGCACCGAGAACCCCGGCTATCCGATTATTCCTTCCTACACGGAAGTTCCGAACATCGAGATTGGCACCGTTACTCCCGGTCGCTTCTTCATCGACCCGCGTGTGGTCACCATCACCGCCAACTCTGCCGAGAAGGTCTATGACGGAACGCCTCTGACGGAATCCGGCTATACCTATGCTCCGGAGCTGGTCGACAACGAAAAGCTCGGCATCCATGACAAGATGGATTCTGTTACCGTCATCGGTTCTCAGACTGAGGTCGGTTCCAGCCCCAATGTTCCCAGTGATGCAGTCATCGTCAATACGATGGATGGCACGAGCAGCAACACCAACTACACCATCAAGTATGTTGACGGCACGCTGACCGTCCGTGACAAGGAAGGCGTCTCCATCAAGAAGACTGCTGACCGTGAGCGTACAACGGATTACGAAGTGATTCGCTATACCATCACTGTTACGAACGCTACGAGCCATGACCTGCATAATGTGGTCGTGAAGGATACGAACAACTTCGTTGGCACGCCTGTTCTGTCTCAGGCAAACGGCGTTACCTACGATGCCGACAATGGCGAGTTCATCATCGATGAGATTTCTCATCTGCGTGATGCTACTCATACCAATGTCGTGACGTTCAGCTACACCTACACGGTCGACCCGACTGACCACGGCACGGACAACAACGACATCCTTGAAAATAACGCTAAGATTACCGATATGAAGGTAGTCGAGAGCTACACTGAAAACCCCGATGGCACTCAGACCCCGAACTACACCGAGCCTGACAAGGATTGGCTGGTCAAGACTCCCGATGTTGATGTCGAAATCATCCGTCAGGACCTGACCATCGAGAAGAGTGCAGACAAGACCGAAGCTGCTGTGGGCGACATCGTCACTTATCAGTTGAAGGTCACGAATACGGGCAACTCCACTCTGGAGAATGTGGTCGTCAAGGACCAGAACAACTTCATGGGTGCTCCCGTTGAGAACACGCAGGTCCACTTCGGCTATCGTGTCAATGATGACGGTACTTGGACAATTACCAGCCTTGGTGCCGGTAAGACCGTTACCATCACCTACAAGTACACGGTTGTTGCAGAAGACCTCGCAAACGGCAAGCTGGATAATATTGCTACCGCAACGATTCCCGCTCGCGAAGACCCGACTATTCCTGAGAAACCTATCGATTCCAATGAGGTAATCGTACCGCTGTACTACAAGCACCTGACGATTGTCAAGTCTGCAGACCGCGACCACGCTTATCCCGGCGAAGTCGTCAAGTATCAGGTCACTGTTACGAACGACGGCACCGTCGACATGACAAATGTCACCGTCTCCGATAACACCAATGCTCTGGGCATGTTCATCATCGCTTCCGGTGATGGATATAGCTACAACCCCGAAACCAAGCTGTTCACCATCCCTGTTCTGAATGTTGGCGATTCCGTCACGCTGAACTACCTGTACATTGTACAGAATGGTGACCCCGATACCATCATCAATGTTGCTACCGCTCATTCCCCGAAGAATCCCGATACCGAGATTCCGGGCGACAAGGACATCACCGAGCCGTCTGACCCCGTAAAGGTCAATGTGCTGCGCGATGGTCTGAACATCGAGAAGAAAGCGGATAAGAGCTTCGTTGACCTGAATGGCAATGATGCTACCGTCACCTATACACTGACCGTCAAGAACAGCGGCAATACCAAGCTGACGAATGTTATCGTTACCGATACATCCAACGGCAACGGCGCTGTCGAGTACACCGGCGACCTGATGTATGATGGCAATGGCAAGTGGATGATTGCTGAGCTGAACGCTGGCGAGTCCGTTGAAATCACCTATGTCTACACTGCGGTTGCAGAGGACATCGACCTCGAAGGCAGCAACATCGTGAATACGGCTGTTGCAGAGGGCAAGAACCCGGACGGCAAGACCGTTACGAGCGACCCCGACACTGAGACGGTCCATGTTGGTGAGATTCCGGAACGCGGCGAAGTGAAGGTCATCAAGACCTCTCGCGAGTCGAGTGCCATGGTCGGTGATACTATCCACTACACCATCTCTGCCACGAACACCGGTAAGCTGGCTGTTACGAACATTGTAGTCCGCGACTTCAATGATGGCGTTGGCGAAATCAACGCAGTCAGCTCCGATAAGTACACCTACGATGCAGCGGCTCACTCCTTCACCATCGCAGAGATTGCGGCTGGTGAGACCGTTGAGATTCCTGTCACCTACACCGTACAGGAAGGCGACAAGGGCACCGTAAACAATGCTGCTGTCGAGATTCCGGATGTTCCCGAAATCAAGAAGGAAGCAGACAAACAGGTCGTTAAGGTCGGCGAGGTTGTGACCTACACCATTACCGTTACCAATACGACCAACGAGACCAAGACGAATGTTGAGGTCAAGGATACGAACAACTTCACGGGCGTTATCACGCCTGCCGAGAACACCAATGTCGTGAGCTATGTTGGCGACAAGGTTTGGAACATCTCCTCTATCGGCGCTGGTGAGAGCGTAGACATCGTCTACACCTACACAGTAATGAACGAGGATGCCCCGAACGATATGCTCGTCAATACCGCTGAGATGACTTATGTGACCGACTCCGGCAAGGTAACGATTCCCTCCAATGAGGTTGATGTTCCCATCATTCCCGAAGAGCCCACGCCTGAGCGTGTTGGTCCCACCGTTGTAAAACAGGCTGACAAGAGCATTGCAAACATCGGTGATACGGTGCATTATACCGTCGTCATGCACAACAATGATACTGTTGACTATGTGAATGCAGCGCTGCACGACAAGAACAACTTCAACGGCGTTATCACGAATGTCAAGAACGGTACTCTGGAATCTGCATCTGCCGGTTCCGCAGTCATCAAGGTCGGCACTATTCCGGCTGGCAAGACTGTCACGGTAGAATATGATTACATTGTGCTGAACACGGATGCCGGTAAGGGTCAGGATACTTACAACGAACTGAAGAATGTGGCTACGCTGCATTACTGGTTCGCTGATGAGGATAAGACCCCGGAGAACGAGAAGACGAAGCCTTCTAATGAGGTCATCGTCAAGGTTCCCGGCAATGATGTTCCCGTTCCTGTCAACCCGCCTGAGGGCAAGCTGAAGGTCGAGAAGTTTGTTGACAAGAAGAGCGCTTCTGTTGGCGATATGTTGAACTACACCGTTAAGGTGTCTAATGTCGGCGATGGCGAACTGAAGAATGTTCTGATTGAAGACTTCTTCGATGGACACGGCAAGCTCAACTACATCCCGACTGTCGGTGTTGTAGTAAACGGTGATGGCACCTACACCATCAACAAACTGCCTGCCGGTACATTCATGGAGCTCCGCTTCACCTATGTTATCGTGGAAGGCGATGAGCCTGAGGTCCTGAACGCTGCTGTCGTCACGACACCGCCCGTTGACCCGCCGCTCGAACCCACCAAGACGGCTGACAAGAAGTTCGCATTTGTCGATGAAATCGTGACCTACACCATCAGCGTGTATAACCCCGATACCAAGGCAAAGACGAATGTCACTGTCAAGGATACCAATAACTTTGTTGGCAGCATCAATGCCGCCAATACAGACAAGTACACCTATAACGGCGATAATACTTGGACGATTCCGGAAATCGGAGCAGGGGAGACCATCGACATTACCTATACCTACACGGTACAGAGCAATGATGAGAAGCTCCTCGAGAACAAGGCTGATGTGATGTATTCCGAGAACGGCGATACCGTGAAACTTGATACGCCGACTGTTGATGTGGTCGTACCCGATAAGGGCACTGTCTCCATCCACAAGGAAGCTGACAAGAAGATGGCAAAGCCGGGTGAGGTCGTCACCTACAATGTCACCGTTACCAACAACAAGGGCTTCGATGTTCACAATGTTGTAGTAACCGATGCTAATAACTTCGCTGGTGAAATCACTGGCGTTGACGGCGCAGATTACACCTTCGAGAACGGTGAGTTCCATATCGCTGAGATTGCCGCAGGCGCTTCGGTCACTCTGACCTACACCTACACGGTTGAAATTGGTGATGTGCCTACTCAGATTCTGGAAAACATCGCTACGGCTGATGTTCCCGGAACGAACCCCGAAGACCCGAACAACCCCGGTCACGGTAAAGACCCGAATAAGCCTATCGATAACGATGAGAAGATTCCTTCGAATCCTGTCGATGTTGAGGTTCCGGGTTCCGAGACAGAAACCAAGATTCCTGACCTTGTTCTGACGAAGAGCGTAGACAAGAGTGAAGCCGCTGTCGGTGATACCCTGAACTACACGATTACTGTCAAGAACAACGGCAAGGGCGATGCTGAGAATGTCACAGTCAAGGACTTCTTCGACGGCAAGGGCACACTGAACTTCGTGGCTATGGATGGCGTCACCGATAACGGTGATGACACTTACACGATTGCAAGCGTCAAGGCTGGCGAAAGCGTAACGCTCAACTTCACCTATGTGGTAGTTGACGGAGATGCACCTGAGGTTTTGAACGCGGCAGTCATCACAACTCCCAAACCGTCCACGGATATTGTGAAGAGCGCAGACAAGCATATCGCCAAGGTCAATGAGATTGTTACATACACCATCACGGTGAAGAACAATTCCAAGGACACGCTGACGAACCTGCTGGTAAGCGATACGAACAACTTCAAGGGCGAAATCGAAGGCAAGGATGGCAAGGGCTACACCTACAACGGTGATAAGACTTGGACCATCGCAACGCTCGAATCCGGCAAGTCCATCGACATTACCTACACCTATACGATGCAGGCAAACGATGCTTCCGTAATCGAGAATACCGCCGATGTGCGTTATAGCCATAACGGTTCCGACTACGACATTCCGTCCAACCCGGTTGATGTTGAGAAGCCTGACGATGGTGTTGTCACCATCTTCAAGACGGCTGACAAGACCAAGGCTGAGCCGAACGAGGTCGTTACCTATACGGTTACGATTCACAACGGTAAGGATTACGACATCAAGAATGTCCGTCTGACTGACGCGAACAACTTCGCGGGCAAGATTGAGGGCGTTGACGGTGCTGGCTACAAGTTCATCAACGGCGAATTTGTCATTGACAAGATTCCTGCTGGCGGTGACGCAGTGGTCCGTTACACCTACACAGTCCAGATTGCCGATGTTCCGACCAAGATTCTTGAAAACATTGCAACGGCTCATGTCCCCGGCAAGAACCCCGGCGACCCTGATGAGGAGATTCCTTCCAACAAGGTCGATGTTGAGGTTCCCGGTGACGGCACGCATGTTGATGTGCCGGAAGGCAAGCTCGAAATCGTTAAGAGTGTAGATAAAACGGAAGCCAAGGTTGGCGATACGCTGAACTACACGATTACGCTGACGAATGTTGGCGGACAGGCAGTCAAGAACGCTGTCGTCAAGGATTTCTTTGACGGTAACGGTGTCCTGAACTTCGTTCCGATGGACGGTGTGACGGATAACGGTGATTACACCTACACGGTTGCGAATGTGGAGAAGGGTCAGAGCATTACGCTCCGCTTCACTTACACGGTCGTTGCCGGAGATGCGCCGATGGTCCTGAACGCTGCTGTTGTGAAAGACCCGACTCCTCCCGTTGACATCGAGAAGACCGCAGACAAGCATGTAGCGATGGTCGATGAAGTTGTCAACTACACCATCACGGTGAAGAACACGACCGATAAGACCGTTACCGACCTGCTGGTCAGCGATACCAACAACTTTACAGGTGCAATCACTTCTAAAGACAACGCCAAGTACACCTACAATGGCAACCATACTTGGACTATCCCCAGCATCAAGGCTGGTGAGAGCATCGATATTCTCTACACATATACTGTGAAGACTACCGACCCCTCTACGCTGGTCAACGAAGCTGATGTTCGCTACACGACCGATGACGGCGAGTATGTCATCAAGGCAGACCCCGTTGAAGTCGTTGTCCCGAAGGATGGCGAAGTTACGATTGTCAAGAGCGGTGACAAGAAGATTGCAGAGCCCGGTGAGGTCGTGACCTACACGGTTACGATTCACAACGGCAAGGCGCATGACATCACCAATGTTGTCGTAAGCGATTCCAACAACTTTGCTGGAACGATTACCGGCTCGAATGGTGTCGGCTACAAGTTCGTTGACGGACACTTTGTAATCGACAAGATTGCTGCAGATGCAGACGCTGTTCTGACCTACACCTACACGGTGCAGGTGGCTGATGTACCCACTCATATTCTGGAAAATGTTGCCACGGCGCATGTGCCCGGCACGAATCCGGAAGACCCGGAGAATCCGGGTCACGGCAAAGACCCGGATAAACCGATTGACCCCGATACGGATATTCCGTCTAACAAGGTCGATGTGGAAGTCCCCGGCTCCGAAGTCGATACTAAGATTCCCGAACTCTCCGTCACGAAGACCGTCGATAAGGCTCAGGCTAAGGTCGGCGATACTCTGAACTACTCCGTCACCGTTAAGAACAGCGGTGCTGCTGATGCCGAGAATGTGGTCGTCAAGGACTTCTTCAACGGCAATGGCGTACTCAACTTCAAGGCGATGGACGGCGTTACCGATAACGGAGATAACTCCTACACGATTGCTGCTGTCAAGGCAGGCGAGAGCGTAACGCTCAACTTCAGCTATGTTGTTGTTGATGGTGATGCTCCGCAGGTTCTGAACGCTGCTATCATCAAAGACAAGACGCCGCCTATCGACATTGTCAAGGGAGCCGACAAGCACATTGCGATGGTAGACGAGATTGTGACCTACACGATTTCCGTGAAGAACACCACCTCCGAGACTGTTGAGAATGTGAAGGTCGTCGATACCAACAACTTCAAGGGCAGCATTGAAGCCGCAAGCGCCGAAAATTACACTTACAACGGCGATAAGACATGGACTATCCCGACTATCGCTGCTGGCGAGACCATCAATATCACCTACACCTACACGATGCAGGCTGAGGATGCTACCGTCATTGAGAACATTGCAAAGGTGATTTACAGCAAGGACGGCACCGACTACAACATCCCCTCTAACCCCGTTGATGTTGAGAAGCCCGACGATGGTGTTGTCACCATCCGTAAGGCTGCCGATAAGACGAAGGCCGAGCCGGGTGAGGTCGTTACCTACACTGTCACGGTGCATAACGGAAAGAATCACGACATCGAGAACGCTCGTTTGACTGATACCAACAACTTTGCTGGTGAAATCACTGGCGTTGACGGTGCGGATTACACCTTCGAGAATGGCGTATTCACCATCAGCAAGATTGCCGCAGGCGGTGATGTGGTTATCCACTACACCTACACGGTCGAAGTCGCTGACGTGCCCACGCACATCCTTGAAAACATCGCTACCATCTTCGTACCGGGTACGAACCCCGAAGACCCCGACAATCCGGGTCATGGCAAGGACCCCGAAAAGCCTCTTGACCCCGACTCCGAGATTCCGTCGAACAAGGTTGATGTGGAAGTGCCTGACGGCTCGACCGTTGATACCGATATTCCCGAACTGTCCGTAACGAAGTCTGTGGATAAACCCACCGCAAAGGTTGGCGACACCCTGACTTACACGGTCACTGTCCAGAACAGCGGCAAGGCTGATGCACAGAATGTAGTCGTGAAAGACTTCTTCGATGGCAATGGCGTGCTGAACTTCGAGACGATGGCTGGCGTTACCGACAACGGCAACAACACCTACACGATTTCCACTGTTAAGGCAGGGGAGAGCGTAACGCTCCGCTTCACATATGTGGTAGTGGATGGCGATGCTCCTGTTGTTCTGAATGCGGCTATCGTGAAAGACCCGACTCCTCCGATTGATGTGGAGAAGGATGCTGATAAATATATCGCCAAGGTTACGGATGTTGTGACCTACACCATCACGGTGAAGAATACGACTGACGAAGCTGTCAACGATATTACGGTAACTGACCACAACAACTTCGCCGGTGCCATCACTGCTGAGAGCACCGAGCGCTGCACCTACAATGGTGACGGCACTTGGACTATCGGTCATCTGGATGCCGGTGAAACGCTCGACATCGTTTACACCTACACGGTGGAGACGACGGATAAGAGCGTCATGGAGAACACCGCAACCATCAAGTACACACACGACGGCGAACAGTATGAGATTCCCTCCAACCCCGTTGATGTTGAGAAGCCTGATGATGGTGTCGTAACCATCCGTAAGGCGGCTGACAAGACGGAAGTCGAGCCGGGCGAGACTGTCACCTATACCGTGACCGTACACAACGGCAAGAACCACGACATCGAGAATGCTCGTCTGACGGATGCCAACAACTTTGCTGGCGAAATCGTGGGCATTGACGGTGCAGGTTACACCTTCAAGGATGGCGAGTTCATCATCGACAAGATTGCAGCTGGCGCAGATGTGGTTATCCACTACACCTACACCGCACAGATTGCAGATGTTCCCACCGAAATCCTTGAGAATATTGCCACTATCCATGTGCCGGGAACCAACCCCGAAGACCCGGAGAATCCGGGTCACGGCAAAGACCCGAACAAGCCCATTGACCCCGATGAGGATGTCCCCTCTAACAAGGTCGATGTGAAGGTTCCGGGCTCCGAAGTCGAGACAAAGGTTCCTGTCATTGAAATCACCAAGTCCGTTGACAAGGCAGAGGCGAAGGTCGGCGATACGCTGAACTACACTGTTACTGTCTCCAATAAGGGTAAGGCTGACGCGGAGAATGTGGTCATTGAGGACTTCTTCGATGGCACCGGCACGCTGAACTTCATCCCGATGGATGGCGTCAAGGACAACGGCGATAACACCTACACCATCAGCTCCGTCAAGGTCGGTGAGAGCATCGAGCTGCACTTCACCTATGTGGTGACTGTCTCCGACGCTCCGCAGGTCCTGAACGCCGCTGTTGTGAAAGACCCGACTCCGCCGATTGACGTTGAGAAGGACGCAGACAAGTATGTTGCAAAGGTTACGGACGTTGTGACCTACACCATCACGGTGCGGAATACCACGGACGAGACCGTCAACGACATCACCGTCTCCGACCACAACAACTTCTCCGGCAGCATCGATGCTGTTGGTTCTGACCGTTACACCTACAATGGTGACGGCACTTGGACCATCGGTTATCTGGATGCAGACGAGGCTATCGATATTGTCTACACCTATACGGTCGAGACTACCGATAAGAGCGTCATGGAGAACACCGCAACCATCAAGTACACGCACGACGGCGAACAGTACAATATCCCGTCCAACACGGTCGATGTGAAGAAACCCGATGATGGCGTTGTCACCATCTGGAAATCTGCAAACAAGACTGTTGCAAAGCCGGGTGAGACTGTCACCTACACCGTTACGGTACACAATGGCAAGGACCACGATATCCAGAACGCTGTTTTGACTGATGAAAACAACTTCTCCGGAAGCATCTTCGCAGTTGAAGGCGCAGGATATCACTACGAGAACGGCATGTTCACCATCGACACGATTCCTGCTGGCGGCGATGTGGTCGTCCACTACGCTTACACCGTTGGTATCGCTGATGTGCCCACGAACATCCTTGAGAACATTGCGACGATTCATGTTCCCGGTACGAACCCCGAAGACCCGGAGAATCCGGGACATGGTAAGGACCCGACAAAGCCGATTGACCCTGATACGGATATCCCGTCCAACAAGGTCGATGTGGAAGTTCCGGGTTCCGGCACGGAAACTGACATCCCGCTGGAAAAGAGCCTCACGATTGTGAAGAGCGCCGATAAGACCAAGGTCAATGTCGGTGAGACTATCAACTATCGCGTGGTCGTAACCAATACTGGTGAGGTTGACCTCGTCAATGTCTCCGTTAAAGACAACAACAACGGCGCAAGCCATATTGTTGCTACAAACGGCGACGGATACACCTACGATGATGCAACGGCAACGTTCACCATCGACCGTATCCCTGTTGGCGAATCCTTCACGCTGACCTACTCTTATGTCGCAGTTGACGCGGATGCCGGACACGATGTCATCAATGTGGCAGTCGCTAAGGCTCCGGGTCAGAACCCCGAAGACCCTGAGAATCCCGGACATGGCAAAGACCCGTCCAAGCCGATTGACGAGGATGTTGAGAAGCCGTCCAATGAGGTCAAAGTCCCCGTTGTGAAGCCCTCTACGCCCGTCACTCCTGACGAGCCGAAACCCACTCCGACTCCCAGCAACCCGACCAATCCTACTCCGACTCCTGTTCCTTCTGAGAAGCCGACGAACCCGATTCAGGGTATTGTCTCCATCATCACTGGAAACAAGAAGACCGGCATTGGATTTGTGCAAGGTATCGCTGGGCTGGCAGCGGTCGTCGGTGTCGGACTGATTGCTCTGGTGGTTGTAAACCACAAGCGCAAGAAGGACACGGATAACGACGAAGACAAACACAATAACGAATCCGCTGAATAAGCGGTGACAGAAAAGAGCAGTAGCTTGAAAGAGCTGCTGCTCTTTTTTTGTGTCATTAAACAAGGCAGAGAAAACGGAAGCTTTCTTCCGCTGCAACACAACAGAAAACGAATGCAAAATCCAACGCTTATCTGCCAACAACGAACAGATTTTTTATATAGAACGCTGTTGACCGTTTGTGCGAAGTGAGTACCATAAAAGATACGATATTCATGCTCTGTACACATGAATTCAACAACCGCAACACATTTCCAAAACCACGTAAACCGACCACCCTCGATTTTGAATATGTAGACTACATAGAGAAGAACTCGTGGGTGGTGTTTTTATGCGATATAAAACGCATTGACTTTGCTGAAAAGCGTGGTATAAAGCGCTAAAAACAGCGCCCGTAATTTTTTGGTATACTTCTTGCTTTGCAAATGAGGCTGCACACTTACGAGCGGACAAGAGTGTATATAAATCCGTCTGCGGATATCGCAGAAAAACTCGCATAGTATAGGAGGACACTATCATGCAGAAACCCCGTAAGCGGTTTTTGAGTGCGATTGTGGCCGTCGCTATGTGCCTGTCTCAGTTTGCACCCGTAGCAGCATACGCTGCTGAGAGTGCGGGAAGCGGAATCACCCAGAGTGAGGAAGCTCCCAAGGAGACGGCACCCGATGCGGCTTCTACCGTCAACTCTTCCGCTACAACCACTGCGCCCGCAAGCGATTCTGCTGCCAGTTCCAATGCCGCGTCAAGCGACAATAAGGCTCCGGCTGAGAATGCTTCCGAGGCTACAAGCACGGCAAGCGCCGATTCAAACACGGCTGTCGTTGATAAGACGGCAGCTCCCAGTGCAGATGAAAATTCTGACAGCACCGCTGCACCGAGCGGCACTATCAGCGAAGCAGCACAGGCGTTTATTGATGCGGCTAACGCCCTTGTAAGCCGCAAAGATGAAATCCTGACCGCTGCAAACAATTTTGGTCTCGCCAGCAAGGCATGGCAGGCTGACAAGGAGAACGCGGTTCTTGATGCAATGGTTACACGCCGCTCTGAAGAGCTGGACGCTGTATACAACTGGGAACCCGTCGAGGATATGTATTATTCTCTGAGCGAGGATGAGCAGGTTGCTGACCCCGTTATGAGTGCATACCTTGACATGTCTGACCTGTATATGCAGGTTTGTGACCGTCAGGAAAACCCCGTCGACAACAGCGGTGTCAGCGCGTTTGATGGCGGCGGTGCTACTACGGTTGTTGGCAACTTTCAGGCAATCACTGCTGCCGAGACCGGTAAGCAGATTGCTGCAGGCACCAGCATCCAGTACACCAAGATAGGTGGTCAGGACAATGTCATCCGTATCCTGCCCCAGACCGTCACTTACACCTATGGTGACTCTTTCAAGTCCAACGGTCTGACGGTCGAGTACAGCACCTCTGATTCTCGTTCCACTCAGGAAATCGAGAAGGATATTCAGGCTGCTATTGACGGTCTGAGCTTCATCCTGTACGCTCCTGCCGATGGCGACGGCCAGAATCCCACGGATGTCCACTGCAATGCCGGTACTTATCCGACCTATGTGGACACCGGTGCTGTGAGCGTTACGGTGAACGGTCTGAACTACACCATCATCGACGGTTCCAACTTGGATTCTTCCAAGAACATCCGCAACGATGCAGGCGTGACCATCAACAAGCGCCAGATTTACATTGTCCCTCATACCACTTATGTGACGAAGGGCAATACCATCAGCCAGATTAACTACACCGTTATGGATACCAACGGTGGTCTGGTTGACGGCGACCTGCTCCCGGCTGATGTTCTGACCACGGAAAACTTTGATAAGGGCACCACAGGTTCTTACAAAATCATCCTTGGTTCCTCTGCCAAGAGCAATACCAACTACAATGTCGATATTCAGGCGAACACCGGTGATGTTTATGTTGTAGTTTCTGAGCGCACTCTGACGCTGACTCCTGTCTTCGTCTTCAAGGGCAATGACGGTGTTACCACGACTGGCGCAAAGGCCACTCGTCAGTATGGTCAGGTGAACCCCGCAGTTGACTTCGTTATCACCGGCTGGTCCGATGCTGATAAGACCAACTTCGAGTACAAGACCAACAACGAGCACAAGTCTAACGCTGTTGCTCTGAAAGAGATGCTCGGCTTGAGCGGTGAGCCTACCGTGGTTCTGCCCAGCATCACTTCCGCTCCCGGTGGCTACACTGTCACGATTGGCAACATCCAGACGGATGCACCCATCAACGGTTATAACATCCAGCTTGCGACCGCGACATTTGAAATCACCAAGCGTAATGTAACCATCACCAACGACCAGATTGATGCCATCTACGGTGAGTCTGAGAAGAGCAAGTCTTCTACCATCACCTTTGATGCGGTTTCTTACAACGGTGCTGCTCAGGCAGTTTCTTCCGAGAAGCGCATCGTTCCCGGCAACACCATCACCGCTGATGATGGTGTGAACCAGTTGGTTGCGATGGTTCTGACCACCAGCCGTCAGGACCCCGACAACAAGAATGTTGGCGAGTATCCGATGTCTGTTGAGGTCCCGCCCGCATGTACTGCTTACTATGATGTCAAAGTCATCAACAGCAAGTACATTATCCATCCCGCGATGCTGACTGTCACGCTGAGCAACCTGTCTGCTATGTATGGTGCTGCTCGCAACGGCAAGATTGAGTCCATCGACGGTTTCAAGTGGAACGATACTCAGGATAGCATCGGTCTGACTGATGCTAAACTGAACTTCACGATGGTCGATGCTGCCGGTAATAGTGGCACTCCCACTACTGCCGATGTCGGCGAGTACAATGTTACCGCAAGCGTTCAGGGCGCTTCTCAGGAGCGTTGGTCTTCTGACTGGGACCCCAATGCCGATGGCAAGAACTATGACCGTTACGACAACTACCTCGTTCGCTTTGTTGACAGCAAGCTGACCGTCACCAAGCGCCCCATCGCCATCAATGTGATGGGTGGTCAGACGAAGGTCTACGGCGACAGCGATGCCAAGGGCGGCGTTGCTTTCACCCTCGACCCCGTCAACGGCAAGGGCGGTCGCGTTGGCTCCGACTTTGCTGGCTGCGTTGTGACCCGTGAGGTCGGCGAGACTGTCGGCTCTTACGCTTACAGTGATGCACAGTTCCAGAATGCAGAGATTGCTAAGAACTACGACATTACCTTCAACGCTCCCGACAAGTACACCATCACCAAGCGCACTCTGACCATCACCGTTCCGAACCGTGAGCGTCTGTATGGTTCCGAGAATCCCAGCGATGCTGACATCACCGGCGCACTGGAATACAAGAACTTCGCAAGCAACGACGAAATCGGCATCCATGATACCGTTGCTTCTCTGGGCGGCACTGTCACCATCAAGTATGGCGTTGACAATACCGTTGGTAAGCTGACCGGTGTCGGCACCTATCCCATCGTTGTTTCCGGTTACACCAGCCCCAATTACAACATCGTTTATACCGGCACCTACAGCGATGGTACGAGCGGCACGCTGACTATCAACGCACTGCCTGTCACCATCAAGGGTACTACCAACAGCGTCCGTAAGTACGGCGTTGCCGGTAAGAACACCCCCAGCTATGCGCTGTATGACGAGACCGGCTCTCAGGCTATCAATGTGGTTGACCCGCAGGGCAGCCCGCTGAACATCCACATCGACCTGACCAAGTGGGAAGACCCCACCACGGTTGTCGGCAACTATGAGGCTACCATCTCCTATGATGAGAACCCCAACTACATCGTAACGATTGCTCCGCAGGCTACGTTCCAAGTCACCGAGGCTGATGTCTCTGTCACCTTCAACGCCCTGCAGACTACCTACGGTGAGAAGAAGCCCGACACCATCGCCAAGGAAGTTTCCGTCAATGTGAACACCTCCGATGGTACTCAGATTTACCACGATGGCGAAACCGTCAACATCAAGATGGACGGCAAGGATGTTTCTCTGGGCGTTGTTCGTATCGCCGTTGAGGCTACTGCGAACGCTTCCGGTCTGTACGATGCAGGTTCTTACAACCTGACCTTCCGTCTGGATAACCAGCCCACGAACAGCGTTAAGCTGTCTGAGCCCGATGGTAAGAACATGCTGATTGTCCATCAGATGCCTCTGACCATCACTCCCCGCTATGGTCTGTCCAAGACCTACGGTGAGACTGACCCCAGCTTTGCAGTCAATGACACCTATGTTATCTTTGACTACAACACCACCAGCTTCGCAGAGCCCAAAGCTGACTTCGCGCAGGCTCGTCTGAGCCGTGAAGCAGGCGAGAACGCTGGCACTTATCCGATTTACAGCGGTGACATCTTTGAGCAGCCGATGGCGAAGAACTATCGCATCAGCTTCACCAATGACGTCCGCTTCACCATCAATAAGCGCACTGCCGTTATCAACCTGCTTGAGACCGAGAAGACCTACGGTGAGACCATCACTTCTATGAATGTGAAGGATTACATCAAGGGCGGCACCGGTCTGCTGGACGCAACTCCTGAGCAGGAAGCTGAAAAGGCAAAGATTCTGAAGGGCATTACCCTGACCTCCGGAGCAACTTCTGCATCCGCCAGCGTTGGCTCTTATGCTCTGAAAGCCATCTACGCACAGCCCGCTAACTACGACCTGACGGTGATTGATTCTACTATCACCATCACCGCTCGTCCCATCACCCTGACCTTCAAGAACTACGAGAAGGATTACGGTGATGTTGACCCCGCGTTCTCCTACGATGAGGTTTCCGGCAACATCTCCAATGATGGTCTGAAGAAGAACACCTTGGAGCTGACCACCGGCGCTCTGAGTGGCAGCCTGACCCGTAAGGCGGGTGAGGATGTCGGCGAGTATCCCATCAGCTCTACGCTGTACAACAAGTATGGCAACTACGAAATCACCATCGTGACCGGTTCCGGCACATCTGTGAATGTCGGTTCCTCCACCACCGAGCCTGAGGCTCTGGAAGTTGCTACCCTGACCATCAAGCCCGTGCAGGTCACCTTCACGGTTGCCGGTGGTTACAACATGACCTACGGCGGCACTGTCCCGACCTTCGGCTACACTGTCACCGGCCTGAAGAACAACGACACGGTTGCTTCTGCTTTCGCAGGTGCTGCTGTGTACAACATCAAGAATGCGGATGGTTCTCTGTCTGAGATTCCTGCACGCCCCGATGCTGGTGATTACACTATCACCATGAACGGCTTGACCAACAAGGGTGCGAAGAACTACGACCCGATTGTCTTCGTCGATGGTTCTCTGCATGTCGATAAGCGCGATGTTATCGTGGTTGTCGATGCTGGTCAGAAGAAGGTCTACGGCGAGGCTGACCCCGAACTGACTTGGACTGCTACCGGTGACGGCTCCTACTATGTGAGCGAGGATGCTGGTGACCTGTCTGGTCTGAAGGTTGTCCGTCCTGATGCTGGCACGAGCGCAGGTGAGGATGTCGGTATGCACCCGATGATTATCGAGGGCACTGATGACAACTTCAACATTACTCGTGTGAACAATGACTTCGAAATCACTCCTGCCACGCTGCATGTCACTCTGGCTCCCCAGAGCAAGATTTACGGCGATGAGAACCCGGTTCTCTCCGGCGATGACCTGATTATCGACGGCTTTGTCACGAAGCCTGTTAAGGGCAACACGACTCCCGATAACACCGGCGTTCTGAGCAACGCTAACCTGACCTTCAACTTCACTGATGCCGAGGGCGCTCCCGCTACGGTCGCTTCTCATACCGGTGTCGGCAAGGTCGTTCCCGCTGGCGTTGAGAATGTCGCTGCCAACAACTACATCTTCGTTTACTCCGCTGTTGACTTTACTATCAACAAGCGTCCCATCACGGTCACAGCTAAGCCTCAGACCTCTATCTACGGCGATGATGTTGCTGTTGAGGATTGGTCCGATTACGGCACCGTGAACGTTCTGGAATACACTGGTGACACTGCCAAGGCAGCTCTGGTCAATGGTGATATTCTGGAAGGCACGAACCTGTGTCTCGTCACTTCTGCAAGCCATGTCGGAGGCTATGACATCGTTCCTTCCTTCTCCGGTCTGGCTCACCGCGTCGGTCAGGCTTCTTATCAGGATTATCTGGTAACTGCTATGAACGGCACTTACACGGTCACTCAGCGTCCTCTGACTTGGACCATCGGTACTGTCGGTTCCGTCTACGGTAACGATATGGCTGAGCTGAGCAACACTCTGACCTACACTGGCGATGCTGATAAGAAGACCATTGTGAATGGCGACGACCTGAAGGCTGTTATCAGCATCACAAAGAAGGATGTTGAGGATGCAAAGGCTGAAGAGATTTCTATGAAGTCTGCTGATGGCGCTGCATCTCTGGTTGCCGAGAGCGTGCCCGAGTCCGTGAAGGACTACGGCGCTTACGATATGGTCGGTTCTTACGACAACGATGACTACCTGATTACGATTGTCAATGGCGTTTACACCATTGGCGAGCGTCTGGTCGAAGTTACTGTCACCGAGCCGAAGGATATCGTTTACGGCGACACCACCAACCCCGACTTCACCGTCAACGCTGTTGCTACCAACGGCGACGGCACGCACGGTGCTGCTGTTAAGCCCGATTCTCTGGGCCTGAAGATGGCGCTTGTTTATACTCCTTTCGAGAACGACAAGACCACCGACAATGCACAGACTGCTCCCTTGACTGCTGATGCAAAGGCGACTCTGACTCCTGACATCGCAAGCGGCGATGACGGCGTGGAGAGCGACAGCCAGTTCAAGACTGAGAATGTCAAGAACGCTGGTACTTACACCTACACCGTTTCTTCCGACTACGATGCTGCTGTTGAGCAGAACTACGCAGTCACCATCAAGGTTGTCGATGCCGATAAGAACGAGGCTGATGGTCAGTTCGTTATCGCTCGTAAGGACCTGACCGTGACCCTCGACCCGAACCCCTCCACTAAGCTGTATGGCACCAAGACGGTTATTCCCGAAGTCAAGACCAGCGGCTATGCTTTCGACGAGTCTGTCGAGACCGTGAAGCTGCCTGCCTTCGAGCTCATCGTTGCTTCCAGTGTGGATGGCATCTTCGGCAATGTGGGTCTGACGAAGGACGCCTTCAAGTATGTTGGCGGTTCTTACGACAACTACAATTATCTACCTGCTACCGGCGACCTCGAAGTCAAGCGTCTGAAGCTTGATGACGTCAAGGAGCCCATCACTATCACCGGCACTGTGTTCGATGAGAAGACCGGCAAGAATGTTGAGGTCACTAAGAACTTTGGCGATGACCTGTCTAAGCTGTACTTCAACTCTGCGGTTGAGGTTTCTGCTCCCGAAGGCTACGCCATCGGAACCAGTGATTCTCTGACCGATGCTGATTGGGCTAAGAAGATGGTCATTTCTGATAACGGCACGAAGGTTACTTCGGACTTCTATCTGATTGACCTCACTACCGGTGCAATCACCAGCGTTGGCACTGTAACCTCCTCCATCGATACCGTTGTTCCTGTAACCGTTTCCGCTTTCACCGCGAATGCTGTGGATGCTGCTACCAAGACCGACCTGATGAACGAGAAGTTCACCAAGTTTGAGACTGCTATCAACATCTTCATCACCGGCGAAGAAATCGGCAAGGCTCCCGTCAAGGAAGACGACAAGAAGACCGACGATACCGTGAAGAAGGATGACGCTGACAAGAAGGACGAGACCGAGAAGAAGGACGAGACCACTGATGAATCCAAGAAGGATGAGACGGTGGATAAGTCCGAGGCTGAGACTCAGCGTGTTGCTCACGGCAAGCCCACCAAGGACAAGACCGAGAAGCAGTCCGTCGTTGAGGTCAAGGCTTCTGTCCCCGCCATCTCCAAGCTGGACGGCGAGTACAACTCTGGTGTTGCCAAGATTCAGTATTACAAGGTCAATGGCACGAACATTGTCAAGGATACTGAGGGCAACTACACCTTCGATGAGTCCAAGTTTGAGACTGTCGATGTGAAGAACATCAGCAAGGACAACGGTTATGTTTCCTTCAACCTGAGCCCCGACTGGACCGGTTACATCGTGACCCGTACCGTCGATAAGGCTGGCAACTATGGCGATGTCCGCGTTATGTCTGTCAAGCTGGAGAATCCTCCGGCTCCTGAGACTCCTCGCGCTACCGCTACTCCCGCACCTGCTGAGGAGAAGCCCGCTCCGAAACTGATTGTTGCGGCACAGGCTCCCACCGGTGTTGGTCTGAGCGCTAACATCGTTATCCCCGTTATTGTCGTCGTTGCTCTGATTGCCGTTGGCGCTGTCGTCATCGTCAAGAAGAAGGGCGGCAAGAAAGAGGAAGCTGCCGAGAAGACCGAGGATAAGCCTGAGGAGAAATCCGAGGACGAATCCAAGGAAGATAAGCAGTAATTGGTCTGACGCCTACGATAAGTAAGGCTATCACCCAATAAGCTGAGCACCCCGTGGGGCAACCTGCGGGGTGCTTTTTTGTTTGAATTTTCATGAATAATCGTGATTGACTAAGTGGTAATACTGTGGTATAATAGGTGTATGCAAACGAGGGACATCTCTTTGCTATAACGCAAGAAAATGAATGATACAAAGGAGAAAATATCATGAAGAGCAAAATGACCATGAAGAAGGGTGCCGCGCTGTGCGTGGCTGCTGTGATGGCTTGTGCCGCGCTTGCCGGTTGCAGCAAGAAGGATGACTCTGCACAGAGTGGTGCGAGCAGCGCCGCCACAAGTGAGTCCTCTACAGAAATTCTGGACAACAGCAAGCTGACGGAGATGCCGGACGGTGTCACGCTGAGCGAAGACCAGATGAAGACTACGATGAGTGCGTATGCCGCCTACATGTCTGAGGCGCTGGCCGCTGACGGCTACACCGTTACGGTCCGCTACGACGATGACGGTGTCCATTTCGATGGCTCCAAGACTGCCGATGACGGTTCTACCGTTGAGATTCCGGACCTGTCCAAGTTCGACGACCTGAAGTCGGCTTTTGCTTACCTGTACAACTGCGGCCAGGCTGACGCTGATGGCAACCTGCTGGTTTCCACTTCTGTATCTGCTGAGGAAGCTGCTGCACAGGAAGCCGCAAGTGGTGATGCTGACGCGACTGCCGATTCTGAGGATGCCGATTCTGAGAATACCGATGCAGAGAGCACCGAGGCTGCCTCCGAGGAGACGACTGATGAGGCTCCTGCCGAGGATACCGGTGATGCTGCCGCTGACGCTTCTGCTGATGCCGAGGTCCCCGCTGACGAGACTGCCGTTGGCTGATTGACGCAACCTATCTAAAGGTTTCACGACAAGTGTAGGGGACAGAGACATGGGAGACAAGAAGGTAGAAAAACGTTATGTAGCCACGAAACGGATTCCAGAGTATTGTCCGTTCGGCTCTGTCATGACGCTGGAAGTTGACAGCGAAAATGACGCCCCGGCGGTCTACGGTCGTGTCGTTGGCTTCCAGTATGAAGGCTCTGACGAAATCATCTCGACTATCGAAGGCGATGGGCAAAAGTCGAAGGACGAGCGGGTCTTTGACCGTCTGATGTTTGATGGATTCCTCGTCAAGCACAAGACGAAGAAAGACCTTGGCAAATACGGTCCTTGTAATGTGACGGAATATGCAATTATGTATGAGGCGGAAGACTCCACCAAGCATAAGAACACAAGAGTGTATGGCATCCCGTCACCGAAAGCCGGACGCTTCGTATGCTTGTTTGAGCTTTACATGGTCACAGAAATTGGGGGAGAGGTCTTTGAACGGTATCTGACCATCGAGAAATCGACCCCTCCGGTGTTCCGATTCGTGACTACCGATTTTTACAGCAGCGTGAGTACCATCATTACCACGATGCTGTGCCGCAACGAGTGTGGATTCCAGATGCTGGCGGACGACAGTAACATGAACCGATGCATGGCGAAGTTCTATGACTCGTTTGGCGAAAAGAAGAATATCATTTTCAACAACACCAAGGACCTCCTTGATACCATCATCTCTGTGAAACTCGTTGATGTGAAGCCGATGGAGGTTGCCGAAAACGCTATCGCAGGATAACAAGTCAGCATGGTGCAAACACCATGAGCAAGGCTAAATTTCATGTGCTTCGAAAGGATAGAGACGCTCTCCCCAAAGAAGTAAAGGGAATTTATAGCGGAGATGAATTTCCCGAATACAAGAATGCGAACACCTTGACGATTGGCGGAAAGACCTACATTGAAGGGCTGGACTATGAGGTCATTTCGTCAGGCAAACACACAAAAATCGAGGTGTGTCCGGCTTGTAAGAAGTTGTCGATTCTATATGCCAAGGGCATGTGCAAAGCATGTGCGCAAAGGACATTGTATCGGCATACAGAAGCAAAGCCAGAAAAAGCAGTAGAAACGCCCAGCCTGCTACACGAAGCAAATGTCGCGTTCCGACAGAAGTGGCCTGTAAACATCATTTGCGGGTTGGATAGGATTCGATATGACATCGACAACTATCCTTACACGAAGAAGGAAGAAACGAAAATCGTGAACGCCATCATGAAGATTGAGGACAAGACCATCACAGACTATCTCCTCAAACACTACAAGGATGGTGTACGATATTCCGATATGGCGACCGCTAAGAACACCAGCAAACAAAACGAACACGGATTCGGGAAACGCCGCCTTGCTTATGTGCGGAGCATCTTGAATCAACAAGGACTCCTAAAAGGGTCACGAAAATAAAAATCAGCACCCGTGAGCAGCTTAACCGGCTGGCTTGCGGGTGCTTTTTTGTTTGGCAGGGGAGTGCAGAGCTGCGCTTCCAGAACGAAATCAAAACGAAATACTAGCGAAAAGAAAACGAAAAGAATTTGCCAAAATATGTTGCAGATAATTGCGAACTGCAGATAATGAGAGATGGGAAAGGGAAAAGCACCGCGCTCATATAGAAGCAGCGATGCTTTCGTTCTGTTCTGATGTCAGCCTTCTTGTTCCGCATTAAGCTCTTTCAATTGGTCTTTGGCTTTTGGAATGAAAGAGTTGTAGGTGAGCTTGTTGGGAACAGGGTTTTCGTTATTATAAAAGGTGTTTTTGGTTTTAAGGATAAGTCTCGCGGCAGTAGGCTTTACCTTGGAAACAATATGTTTCGAGTTGATAATCGCTTCGGAAATGTCATCCAACGCATCGGGACCTAAAGAGATAAGGAACGCTGCAAATTCCTGCGCATAGAGGTCAGCAACAGTTTGAGGCACAGCGGCTTCCTTTGAAACATCGAGGTCATAGCCAAAAAGGTAGCAAAACTGAGCAAGATAGGAAAAATAATAGGACCCGAATCGCACATTTGGTTGAAGGAATGTTTTTTGATAAGCACTGACAGGCATACCAAGCAAAGGGGCATATTCCTCTACGGAGAGACCTAATTGAAGGCGCTTGTACTCTATTAAAGCGTTCAAATACTTAGCGGTTCTTTCCGTTTCCGGCAGATAGCGACGAGCCTTCTCTTGAAGGGCAGAAAGCATTTCCTGCCGTTCCTTCGGAGATTCGGCATTCATCTTGCTGTGTAAACCTTGAAGGTCAAAGACATCATCAATCTTATCACTTGACAAATTCTGTATGTTGTTATCCATCAAAATTCCTCCTGCATATCGTCGGAAATCGAGATTTCTTTGTTTTTATAATACCATAAAAACACAACAAAATCAATCATAAAACAACAAATAAAGGAGAATGACAATGGCAGCTATCATCTATCTGGATATTGCAAAAATGCCGGGCGAAGACGGGAATGTATGCGTTCACAGCTTTACCGTGAACCCGCTGGCAACGGATAACAAGTGGAAAGACAACTATGAAGTTGCAGGTCCTACCGATACAGCACAACTCAAAGTGGCAGAGTTATGCCGTGTTGCGGAAGAAATTGAACTGCCGAATGGTTCTCAAATCATTGTCTTCACTACGAACGAATCCGTCACGGAAGACGGCAACCGTTTTATCTCACGGCAGGGACAAGAGCCCGCTCAGAACACAGACCTGTGGCAGAAACTCAACGCACTGTGCCAGGAACGAGAATGGCAGGTATCATTCGGCACGGAAGGCATCTTGTCTGAGCATGTACATGAGAATACTTGTGCATACATTTCGCACATGATGAGCAAGCCCGATTCTGTCGACCAGAATTCGGACTAAAACAAGTTGTTTATTCCTCAAATTTGTGGTATAATAGAGCCAAAGAAAGGCAGATATACTACACTAGAGCGAGGAAAATACAATGGCTAAACCGACAAATTCAGAAAGAATATATTCGGATAAGCTCCCGATAGTGCTAAAACCTGTTGGCTGTTCTTATACAGATGCCGAATGGAAGCGATATATACGGCTTTTCCCGGCAAATGGCTGGGGCATAGCGGACGAGAAAGATACAAGAGATAATGGGAAAATCAGTGATGTGGTAAAACAAATCGCTGAAAAACACCAAAAGCAAATCAAAGCAAAAAAGTGCCTTTTGTGTGGCTGCATTGATAATGACACTTATAATGCTGCATGGGGTATGTGCAAAAGCTGCAATCATACCGTGTGGAGAAAAGGCAGAAGCAAAAGAAACGCGAAAGTAATAGACCCTCTTACCGGCAAAGAAACAAAAGAATGGAACCGTGACAAAGAGCAAGCTACTTGTGTTGAATGCGGTGCGAAAGGAATTACGTATGTTTCTTTTTGCATGTGCTTACATTGCGGAAGAAACCAAAGCGCCCGTATACTGAGAATCGGCGGAAGAAAACGCAGACCCGCAACAGTGAGTCAAGTAGAAGTATACGAAAATAAACTGAATATGATATTCCCAAATGGACCGGATGAACTTCGAGGTGTAAAGCTCATTCGCTGCAAAAGACCATAAATTAGTTGAAAAGACATCCATCTGAGACGAAAATTGTATGCCCTGCACAAAAGCAGGGCTTTTTTCGTACCATGAATCGAGATTGACTAAGTGTAAATAGTGTGGTATAATAGGTGTATCCTGAAAACGAGGATAACACTGAAACCCACACCAAAAAACAACACACAAACAACAAAAAGGAGAACCAACAACATGAAAGATGCTGCGAAAAAGTTCCGCAAAACCTGCGAGAAATGCAACAAGCCGTTCAGTGCGGCCTCTGAGGAGGAGACGCTGTGCCGCGAGTGCCGTATGCGCGAGGACTTCGCCAAGCGCCGTGCGGAGGACGAGGCAATGAAGGAAGCCCGCATGAAGGGTGGCGAAGCGTTTGAGACTCGCACCTGCGTCGACTGTGGTACGGAATTCATCATCACGAACCGTGAGCACGACTTCCTTGAGAAGCGCGGCTATTCTATGCCGACCCGCTGCCCCGACTGCCGCCGTCTGCACCGCGACTTTGTGAAGAAGGGTCTGGACAATATCGGCTTGGAGAGCACCTGTGCCGAGTGCGGAAAGCCCCTGCAGTTCACGAACCGTGAGCTGTACTGGTACGCTTCTCACAACTACAAGCTGCCGACTCGCTGCAAGGATTGTCGCGTAAAGCGCAATGAGCATTTTGCGAAGGTCGCTGCTCGCCGGGAGAAGACTACCGCAGAGGAGCAGACGAAGACTGTTGTTCAGGCTTCTGCCGAGACCACTGCTGTTGCTGAGACTACCCCCGTCGCCGAGCCCGCCGCACCTGTCGTTGAGACTCCGGCTGCTCCCGATGTCAATGTTCCTGATGTTCCCGCCGCCAAAGTAAAGGAAGAGCAGGGCGTGCCGATGCTGTCCGGCGATATGAGCGCCGAGCCTGCACCGGTTCCTGCCGAGAAGAGCAAGGACGAGACCGTCTGATAAGGCGGCTCTCAGAACAAAGACATCAAACTGACGGCAGAGCTTCACATTAGATGGGGCTTATGCCGAGAAAGGGAGTAAGTTTTGGATAATACCAAACTCAAGGCTAAAAAGCCTAGAATCAAAAAATCTTACTCGAACAGCAACATCTTCCAGAAACTGATGGTAGATGATGTCCGCAGTAAGATTCTCTTTACCGTTCTGTGTCTGCTGATTTACCGTTTTGGCTGCGGTGTGACGATTCCGTTCGTCAATACGACGGCGCTCACGGCGATGTTTGGCAGCACATCGGTGCTCGACTACTACAACCTCGTTTCGGGCGGAGCGTTGTCCCAGTGCGCAGTATTCGCCATTGGCGTATCGGCATATATCAACGCAAGCATCATCATTCAGCTTCTGACGGTGGCTATCCCCAAATTGGAAGAAATCAGTAAGGATATCGGCGGTCAGAAACAAATCAACAAAATCACCCAATATGTGGGCTGTGGGTTGGCGGCCATTACCGCTGTAGGTTACTTCTTTGTCATGAAGAACTACGGTGCAATGAAGTACACTTCCGGCATCTCACAGGTGGTTGAAGCCATTACGGTTATTGCCCTGCTCACAGCGGGCTCACAAATCGTTATCTGGCTTGGCTGGCTGATTGATGAAAAGGGTGTTGGCAACGGTATTTCCCTTATCATCTTTACTGGCATCATTTCCCGCTGGGATGCTATCATCTCTCTATTCAAGAACTCCATTGCTATGGCACAGGATAAGGGATGGTGGTATTATCTGATGATTCCCGGCGTCATCCTGTTCGTTCTGGCAGCAACCTTCTATGTGGTCTTTGCGAGCGATGCTGAGCGCCGCGTACCGGTCCAGTATGCCGGTAAGACGATTGGCAGTAAGTCTTCTGCGGGTCAGTCAAGCTACATCCCGCTGAAACTTATCATGTCTGGCGTTATGCCTATCATTTTCTCGTCCACCATCTGCAGTCTGCCGTCGCTCATCACGATGTTCATGGACTACAACAAGCATCCGAAGCTGTATCTGGCTTTGGCGAGTTGGAATTCCCGCAACTGGGTCTATGATGTAGTGTATATCGCGTTGATTTTCGCATTCAATCTGTTCTACATCGACATCACCTTTGACCCCATCGAGATGGCAAACAACCTGCGTAAGAACGGTGGCAGCATCCCCGGTATTCGTCCGGGGCGTACTACGAGCGATTACCTGCGCAAAGCCTGTCATTCTCTCGCCGGGTCCGGCGCGTTCGTCCTCTCTGTGATTGCCTGTGTGCCGATTCTGGCAACGGCAGTCACGGGTCTGAATATGCACTTTGGTGGTACGAGCCTGCTGATTGTCACAGGCGTTGCCCTCGAAGTCATTGACTCGCTCAACAGCCAGCTGGTGGTTCGCCATCACAAAGGCTTTTTGTATTAAGGGGAGGGCAACATGGCTATCTATGAAATCATCCTGTGCGTGGTGATTCTGCTGGCTTCTGTTCTGGTCTGCGCCGTGACGCTCTCTATGGACAAGGCTGACAAGAACGCGCTTGGCGTTATCAACGGTCTGAGCGGTTCTATGATGAAGAACTCGAAAGACAGCAACAAGAACTCCGCAAACAAGCTCGTTGCGATTTGCACGGCAGTCCTGCTCGTCATCGCAATCGTGATGTTTGTGGTGAACGGTATCGGAGGGTGAGCACGATGAAAGAGAAACTGAAAAAGGCTAGGGAGGCAATCGTTTCCTTCGTGAAAGCGATTCCCGGCTTCATCAAGAAGACCCCCACGATGCTGCGCAACCTCGTGGTGCCGCGCAATGTGACGTGGCCCACGATGCCGAACACGTTCCGTCGTACCGGCGCGGTGCTGGCTGTCAGTGCCGTGTCTGCCGTCATCATCGGTGTGATGGATGCAGTCTATGGTTTGCTGCTCCACATCCCGTTCATGTTCGGCTAAATGTTAATCGCCCCGGCAGGCTCTCATGTCGCCGGGGCTTTTTGAGTATCTGCAAAGGAGAAACAAATGCGTAAGAAACTTGCAGCAGCACTTGCTGTTATGGTGGTTGCAAGCGCCTGTCTGACGGCTTGCAGCAAAACGGACACGGATGCAGCGACCGCTGAAACCGCAACGGCAGAGACCGCCACGGGGGAGACGGCGGCGATTGAGTATGACTTGGGGCTGGACGATGACGGATACTTCCGCAACGTGACGGCGTCCAAGTACATCAAGATGCCGAAAAACTACGAGAAGTACACGGTCAGCAAGGATGTCTACACCGTGACGGATGACGCTATCCAGAAAGAACTGGACGCGTTCCAGAACAACTACAACCTCACGAAAGAAGTGACGGGTCGTGCCGCGCAGAGCGGCGATGTTGTCAACATTGCCTATGAGGGCACGGTAGACGGTGTAGCCTTTACCGGCGGCACTTCGGAGGACTACAACCTCCAGCTCGGCTCCGGAACCTTCATTGAAGGCTTTGAAGACCAAATCGTGGGTCATAACGCAGGGGATTCCTTTGATGTAACCGTCACGTTCCCCGATGGCTACGGCTCTACCACAGACCGCACCACTGGCGAACAAAAAATCGAGCTCTCTAACAAGGAAGCAGTCTTCCATGTGACACTCAACAAGATTTCTGAATACAGCATGACCGATGCAGATGTTACCAGCATTATGAGCGGTAAGACCCTGCAGGACGGTACAGCCATTACGACTACTGCGCTTCTCCGCGATTACGTGGAAGAGAATCTGCGTCTGAATCAGGTGAGCAGCGACGTACAGCAGTATTTCTTGGACAACATGAAGGTCAAGAAAGACATCACTGACTTGGTCGATATGAACCTTACGACAAATCTGAACTATGTCAAGCAGGAAGCCGCAGCCTACGACATGGACCTTGAGACATTCGTTCAGACCTACAGCAACTATAGCTCCTCTGAGGAATACAGCGAGAGCCTCCGCTCTGATGCGGAAGATGGCATCAAGCTTAGCCTTGCAGCACAGTATCTTGCCGAAGAGCAGGGATACAAGCCTACGGAGGATGATGTGCGAGCTTATATTGGGACAAACTACGACTACGCCGCAGAGACCTACGGCAAAGGACCTCTGGCACAGGAATGTCTCTACAACAAAATCATGGGCAGATATTGCCTTGATGTGTATGAGCGTTCTGTCGCGGAAGCGTCCAAGTAATTGGGGGTGATACCCATGCCCAAGCGCCTTATCCCTTCAATTCCGGAAGAAGAGTCCTTTGAGCAGACGCTCGTACCGGAGCAGCAGCCTACACAGCAAACTGCTTATGAAGAGCCACAAGAGCAGGAGTACGAACCGGAAGTAGACGAAACCGAGCTGGAAGACGATGAAGAAGATGAGCCGGTGTATGTGAAATCGGCAAAGAAGCAACCTAAGAAAGGGAAGGGGAAGCCTTCTATCTGGACGGTGCTGCTGATTCTCATCGCCATCGCTCTGATTGGAATCCTTGGCTATATCGGCTACAAGGCTTACGACTATTATCATGTTCCAGCATACGAGACCGGCGAAATCTCGGACGATGAGGAAGAGCCGGAGGAGACTCCGCCGCCTGCCGTACCGGAAAGTGAGCCGACAACAACGGAAGACGAACCGGAAGCAACCCCTAAGCCTCCGTATTCTCAGAACCTTATTGGGTATCTTACCGTTCCCGGTGTGGACGTCACCGAAGAGCCTGTTCTGCAGCATCCTACCGATGATAACTTCTATCTGACCCATAACGAATGGGACAGAGAAAGCATCTGGGGTGCATATTATGTCCCCTCTGAGTGGGACGTGAGCAGCGTAGATGATTTGTACCGTGTGACTATCATCTTCGGACACAGTAACGGCAACAGCTTGCATATGAAATTCAGCGTTCTGAAACACTTCAGAGATGTAAACTTCGCAAAAGAACACCGCTATGTGTATTTCACTGTCGGCGGGCATCAGACACGCTGGAAAATCTTCGCGGTGGCCGATTACCCCGTTGAGCCGACATATGTCATCGCAAACCCCGACGATGAGTATTTTCTTAATGAAGTCGCCAATATGAAGGCACTGTCCTACAACCAGTATGCTACGGATGTTGGGTTGGACGACAAGGTTCTCATCTTGTCCACCTGTTCCGGCGCAGATACCTATGAGACGCGCTTCATAGTGTGTGCAAAACTCGATGCGACATTTTAACATCTGATAAAAAAGCGGCCCTCTGATTTTTTCGGAGAGTCGCTATTTTTTGACGGAAAAAGAGCCCCTACCGTAGTTGGTAGAGGTTCTTCTCCACGCAGCCGCACGGGCTGCGACATTTTTAATTTTTAGCAGCCACACGGGCTGCTTCTTATTTTTAGGTCGCGGGCTTCGGCGGCCTCTTTGTTTCAATCTTATGCAGTCACGCAGACTGCTTCTTTGCGTCGAGAAAATGTTCGGAAGGGACTTCCTATTTCTTTCAATCTTTCGCAGTCACGCAGACTGCTTCTATGCCATTCGCACGAATGTGCAAGCGCTATATTGCTTTCAATCTTATGCAGCCGTATGGGCTGCGTCTCGCGGAGAAGCAGATACCCCTCGTAGTCATTTCAATCTTATGCAGTCATACAGACTGCTTCGGCAATGACACACAACGACTACATTTTGTGCATGATGTAGCATTGCGTATCTTGCCGTTTTTGTGTGCTGTAATTATAGTGTGTTGCTAATACTCCATTAGTATTTACCTCCTATTTTCTGTACTTTTTGGTGCGAAGCTCGCGGCGATTTTATGGTTGCTTACGGTTCGCACCTGCTTTTTTGCTTGCTTTAATTATCTCACATTTCACATTTACAATCAATCTTGTATAGTATTTATTTACATTTTATACATTATTTTGCAGATTAAGGAAAAAGAGCCCCTACCGCAGTTGGTAGAGGTTCTTTCCCACGCAGCCGCACGGGCTGCGACATTTTTAGTTTTGGCAGCCATGTGGACTGCTTCACAGGCGGTTACGGTTCTTGGTTGTTCCGTCGCCTTATGTGGTTCATACAGACCGCGACTGAGCATTTTCAGTATCAGTCTTAGCGACGCCAAAGTTTCAATCTTATGCAGTCACGCAGACTGTTTCATTCACCGTCAAAAAAGCGGTTGTTAAGTGCGCGGTTTCAATCTTATGCAGTCATACAGACTGCGACGCTTGCACCTGTCCGATAGCTTCCATCTGGGTGCTGTCATTTCAATCTTATACCGTCACTCTAATTGTATGTCTATTTGCTACATTGCTAATATTTCATTGGTATTTACCTCCTGTTTTGTGTTTTTGTTTGTACTAATTATCTCACGTTTCACTGATATAATCAATCTTGCATAGCGTTTATTTACACTTTATACATAGTTCATCACAGCTAATTTTAACAGCATATTGCATTATAGCGTCAAAGTTACAGCATTTTGCTGCTATACGGCAATAGGTTTGTTTGACAAAAAGAGGTATAATATGAGCAACAAAAATCCGAAAATCAAAGGCATTCTCTTCAAGCACAGCGAAGATGACTATTCCATCTGGATGCCGGACCTTGCCAAAAATGAGGAAAAGAAAATCCTGCAAGCGCTGGTAGCCGCCTACGGCAACAATGGAACCTCCGTCCGGGGCACCAAAGAGGAAATCCTACAAGCCATCGCAGAGGACTTGTGACTCTTGCTGATTCGTGCGGATTGCATATCATTGGTCTTAGCGTTACTGCAACACAACAGAAAATAAGGAGAATTACCATGAAAAAATTAGTGGCATTTACGCTCGCTGCGGGAATGGTCTTGACCACGCTCAGCGGCTGTGCAGCCAAAAAGACGCAAGGCACAAGCAGCGGCGAAGCGACCAGCATTGTAGAATCTGAAGCAGAGGAAATTGCCGATACCGAGGATAAGAACGGTGCAAGCTCGGAATCGCAATATGATGAGCCGGACAATGTGGTTATCGAGTACGACGGGAGCAAACTCATCGATTTACCGACAGAAAGCATAAAAGTCACATTGCGTGGCAAGCAAATCCTGCCCGGCAGAGATACGGCGGAGACGCTGCAAGAGTCGTTTGAAAACACATTTGTAGACAACTCGCGATTTACCATCAACCGTTGGAACCCAGAATATGTTGTTGGCACCGATGGAGAATTGACGGTCACCGCTCACTCGGACGATTATAAAACTGAGGACGAGCCGGATATCAAAGATGTCGTCCCTGACATGTACATGTTCAAAAAAATGAGCACGTTAATGCAAGAAGAGGGCACGCAATTTAGTTTCCTCAACTTGACGGAAGACTCATCTTTTGACACTGTCTGGCGCACAATGAGCCAGTACGGTGACCCGTATGAAGGGCATAACTACACCAAAGAAACGGATGAAGAGCGTGGCAGCCGCGCCGGAGTGCTGTGCTATCTCACCAAAGACGGGTATGATATCCAATTCAATTTTGACGCGTTTGGAAAATATCTGAGTTCCGTTTTCATCTCATACACACCGGGCGAGCTGTCCCGCCGAGAAGGGTTAGCGAGCCTGCAAAATAATCAGTAACAGAACAAAGGAGCACAGCATGAGCAATCAGAACGCCCAGAGCGAAAAAGAAACAGAAGCACGTATTCACGAAATCCTCATTGCATTTGCTAAGGATTTTCAAGAGTTCATCAGGAACAAGCCTCGTGCAGGCAAAGATGCTTATAAAATTGTGAACATGCACGACCCAAATGGACTCGATGCTTCCACTGTACGCGTCGTATCTCTAAGCGATGCGAAAGCCGAAGACTTGGCGTTAGATTGTGTGAATATGGCTAACGCTATGCTTTGGCTGTATTATCACCGCAACCAATTCAAGGACATCGAGTTTCATACAAATGAGGAGCTTGGCACGACTGAATACATCATGCGTGTCCAACACGATTTGGACGATGTTGATAGTGCGCTGTTCCTCCCTGTGTGGAATCGTCTCGCTACGCACATTGCCTACGACTGTCAACCGAATGCGTTCGAAGGCAATGTCGAGCAAGAACAGGCGAATTTCGTCAACACATATTTGATGTTGTATGCTTGTTTGCGCAGCTTGAAGGATGGCTCTGCTATCAAACGCATGGTTGATAACACCGATAACGACCTCGAAAAAATCGGAAATCTGGCATACTACCTGTTTAACAGTAGTTTGGAAAACTACTACAGCGGCATCGAAGACTAACAAGCAGCCCCGTACAGACACCACCATCTGTGCGGGGGCACTTTTTTGTTTGCTGCACAGGAAAACTTGCGAAAATATGCGAACTGACTACAATAAACATATACGATTAGATATTAACCGAGGAGGGAACAAATTGAAACGACTTACTGCTTTTCTTCTCGCGGGGATTACTGTATTGTCCCTCACGGGATGTGTACCGAGATACGCAGATACTGCTGCTGTAGAACGGAGAAATACAAGACCGACAACGGTGATAACACAACAGCCAACAGAAGCTATGACTGGAGAGAGCGCGGAGAGTACGCCTGTACCGACGGAAGAACCCATCATCGAAAAGCCGGAGAACGTGATATTTGCTGAGAATAACACAGCGCGGATTCAGATGCCGAGTGATACGCTGACGGTTACATTTGAAGGCAAAGACATCAAGCCTTGCAACGACTCTGTAGGAACGTTGCAGCAGGCTTATGGCGACCTGTTCACCGATAACTCTCACTTGAATTTCAGTCGTTGGGTACTGGAATATGCTATTGGGGAGAACCAAGAGCTCGTGATTCACGGACCCGGTGGCATCTATAAGAGCGATGCTCTGCCGAATGCAAACAATATCATTCCTACCTTCTTCCAGTTTGGCGGACTGCGCAACCTGCAGGCAGAAGGCAGCATCCAGTTTATGTTCCTTGGCATTACCGAAAACGCCACCTTTGATGATGTTCTGAAGACGATGTCTCAGTATGGCGAGCCTGTATCCGGCTGGAACTACGATGAGAAAGCTGCCACCAAGAAGAACGACCTGACGGGTACGCTCAACTACTGGACGGATAGCGGTTACAACATTGAGTTTTACTTCGACAACTACGGCACAACTCTCACGATGGTGTCTATCGCGTATAATCCGGAAGAATTGGCAAATTTGAGCAAGTGAGTGCCGGTCACGAAATAGACCTTGCAGTAATGTGCGAATCGAAGTATAATGCTACTGTAATCAGAAAGAACTATCTTTCGCGAGGACTCCGTTAATGACGGCGTTCTCGTTTTCTTTTTGCACAAAAATCATTGCATAAGTGTGCGAACTTAATATTATAAAAGTAAAGGTAAAAAATGCGGCACTTATGCAATGGAGGACGAACAATGTACCAGAATATTGATAATATGATTTATGATGCGGATAGCTGTGAAGCTGCGATATGTGAATGCAAAAGGATGCGAAAAGCAGATATAACGGCTGCAATTATTTGGGCCGCGGTTGCTGTATCCGCTTTTTTGTTAATTTTGTTAGATGCCATATTGGATATAAATATCGGCGATGTAGTGGCTTATATTCTTCTGTTTATGCTCATTGCTTTTCCGGGTATTTGCAGCACTATATACATGATAAAACATGGAACGTTTGGTATTTTTTTCGCAGTTACAAAAACAATTTTTAGAATTGCATATGACGTAACAATGCTTCCGTATTTCGGGTGGGTAATCTTGATTTTTACAGGCGTATTTGCATGTGCAGCAATAATATTTGGATGGATATTTTTTGCCGTATATCCAATTATTGATATTGTAGGTTTGTCAATTAAAATCCAAACACTTAGGCACACAAAAGAAGCATACGCACAATACATGAAGCAAACACCAGAACAATAAGCACAACAAAAGGCTGCCGCCCATCACGGGTAGCAGCCTTCTTTTTTTGTTTGGTGCCTATACCAGTCAATGCTGAGAAACTACAGCATACGCTAAATCTGTACCGGAAAGAGCATCCTCCAGAACAATGCAGAAATGTTTTATTTAACAATCTCGCCAATGTCATCAGCGAACTTTGAGTCGCACATCATATAGTAGCTGACACTGCCATACTCCAAGCCGAGTTCTTTGGCATACTTTTCGATGGTATCCAAAACAGACTTTTTTTCAAGCCCGTACTCGGAATGCAGGCGGGCGTACTCCTTGTCAGCAATAGACACGCAGGGGCGGTTCCAAGCATCGTCATCCTTGTTGGTAAACATACCATCAAAAATATCATGCCCGGCACAAAGGGTGGTCTCGTTGTTCATCACATGGGCAATGACAACCGCCTTGCAATCGAAATCGGAATCTTCCACAAAAAAATCAGAGGGTTTTCCGTGCCGTACAACGACATTTTCGTAAATGTCACGAAGTTCGGCAGGAGCAGAGGAAGAGGTCAACGTCTTTTCATGGCTCCGCATGAACGCGACAAATTTTTCGTCTGAAAGAGTGTCGGTATAAAAACCCACACCGGTAACACGGACTTTGACCAACTTCTCGAAGTATTCGTTGATAGACTTGACTACCCTCTGGCGGGCTTCCTCATATGCTTCCTTCACGCAAGCGACAGTATAGAAGACAGGGAACGGCATGATGTCGACACCGTTGGCAAGGTTTCTATCCCGAATCGGGTCAATGACCTTATGCAGGCAAGAAACATGGTCGTAGATGTCCTGCACGGAGGTAATGTAGCTGGTGACATACAGCTCATCATTCTTGCTGTAATGTCCAAGAAGCCCAACATACAAAGTCTGAACAATCATCCTCTTGAGGTTGAACCAGCGAAGACGCAGGGGCAGGATGACATTTGCTGCAGAACCATCGCCATGATACTCAAACGGTGTAGAGACCTTCTCCAGTGTAAACTGGTCGTCTTTATCACCGTACTTACTCTCAAAAAGGCTCAGCATAATATCCGTGGAAGTGAAAGGAATCGCCATCGGGATAGTCTCTTTCAAGAAGGAAAGGAACCATTCGATATTGCACCGCTGCCAAGCCGCATCATCCATGTGGGCACGGAACTTAGAGACGACCTTGTTTTTATCCTTGGTCAGCTCATCATACCCACAAGCTACACGGAACTCATCTTCCGTAACCATATCCGTGGCGTTGGCAAGCTTCCGAATCGTGTTCTCCGTCGGCTGAGACTTGGCATTGCCACTGAGCAGAGAAGCAATGTAGGAGCGGGAAAGCCCCGCTTCAAAAGCAAACTTTTCCTGCGACTTCGTACCCATCGCTCTGCGGACGAGCTTTGCCATGTACTGAGCATTGAAGCCGGAGCTGTCAACCTGTTTGTCATCCTTTGCCTTGGCAGCAGAAACATCCCAGCCGGTGATGAGGGAATAGCCGATATCGTTCAGAGAGTACAGGACGTGTCCATCAGCCGCTTTTGCAGGAGAAGAGAAGCTGCGATTGCTTTCGAGAGCCTGTACATACTCCCGCAGCATCCGGCACTCATTGATATAAACGATGTCGGGCGCTTCAAGAGCAATCAGACGTCCAACACGCTTACTGAAGTGCTCGACTTTAGCCGCCAAATGGCTGATGTCATCAAACTGAGCAGGAGTGGCTTTTTCAAAAACATCCGTACCAAGTTCGATGAAAGTCAAGGCGGGAATTTTCACACCCTTGTCTTCTGCCATCTTCAAAGCTGCTTCCGCGCCGTAATACACCTTATCGTAGTTGACGACGATATCGTGAAGCGAAGAAAGTTTGCTCGGCAAAGAAATGACTTTGCGCTCACCGTCTTTCTCGGCGTAAGCATAAGCCAAAAAAGACAAAAGCTTCTGCAGGTGCTCTTTCTTGATGCCGAGAGTTTCGGCAATCTCCGGGATTTGTGCGGTCAAGATAACAGGTGTTGCAAGTTTTACATAAATCATGGCTTTGTCCTCCAAATGTCTAAAGTTGTCTAAAGTTGCTGCACTCTATATACAATTTTAGACAATTCGCAAGTGGATGCAAGCGTCTTTTCAAAAATTTTTCTTTGCTTACAATCTCCCCAATTATTCTTTTTTAAGTGACATAAAATATCAAAGATTCGGTTGCGGAAACGTGCGAATTGCGTAAAATTAAAAACAATCACTTAAAGGGGGATACTATGGGGTATAAAACGGAAAAGAAAATTCCATCTATTATTCTTTCTGTCTTCATCGTACTGCTTATCCTCGTCGGCACAATCGTCCCCGCATACGCTGCACCGACGCAAGATATGATGGTGACAGACAGCGGCGAGATGCTTTCAGACCGAGAGGAACAGGAAGTCTCCGAGATGCTCTACAGCATCAACCGGCAGACTGGCATCGAGTATCTGGTCTACACCATCAAATCTCTGAACGGCGAAGACATTGAGACCTGTGCGAACAGGTTGTTCAGAACAGCAGGATTAGGGGATAAAGAGAAAGATAACGGACTACTCTTACTCATCTCTTACGATGACCGCAAATTTCGCCTTGAGGTTGGCTACGGGTTAGAGGGAGACATTCCCGACACACAAGCTGCCAATATCATCAACACGATGACACCTTACTTCAAAGAAGGCAGGCATCAACACCGAGTATGCCTTTGAGGATATGGAAGGTGACCACATCATTCCTTGGAGCAAGGGCGGGCACACCACGGATGACAACCTGCAGATGCTGTGCAAAAAGTGCAATGCGGCGAAGTCGGATAGATAAAGTCGATAAGGGAAACATGATGGAATATCGTTATTTTATGTACGGTATGTTCGATGGCACAGATGGGAATAGATACGACATTTGTATTCCTTCTCCGTTTGTCCGAAATTCAAAAGTTGAAGCCATGAAGGATGAGAACTTTGCATACCGCTTTTTGGCTATTGATTCGGCTTGGCCTATGCTGATTGCTTTTGCAAATGAGCACTTCGAGTCTATGAACAACGGTAAAATGCAGTTGAAATGCTGGGTAGACAAGAATGTCGTCGGAGCCTATACCTTTGAAGAGTTCAAGAAGAACGGCGGGCATATTCGACAATTGAAACAGAGCAGCAGGGGAAAAAATGTAACAGATGAGTCGGACTTCGTCGATACCGATAAGTCGTTTGCCGATGTGTTCCCGAATATGGAGAAGGGAAAGCTCTATTATGTGGATGGGGAAACATATTACATCGGAGAAGTAGTAACTGGTGCAAACTAAAAAATACGGAAAACTCACAAAAAAAGGTGAATTATGAAAGAAACAAAGTCTGAAATTTATAAAATTTTCAAAAAATCGTTGGATGAACCAATCTTTAGTTGCAATAAGCGTTCATTAAGCGTAAAAATTGATACCGCTGTAAAGAAAAGTGCAGTATATTTACTTCATGCAATAAAAGAAGGAAACATGGCAGAATTGCAAAAAGAATACACTTTATTGAAAGCGAATTTTCGTAATATTAGCACTCTATTTATTATTTTAGATTCTGTTTCTACTATGATTGTATCTGCTACTTCCGCCTGTTTCTCATCTTTTATAAGTGCAATATATATAATTGTGCCTGTACTACTTGACATGATTAAAGATTTTTATGAAAAAGAAATTACAGAACCATATTTAACATTTAATATTGATGGCATATATACAATGATTTACATATTACTTGGAATAAGTGTGCTCTTCACAATAGTAAAAACTGTACTAGAAGTGGCAAATCAAGAGTCGTCAATAGCATTAGAAAACTTCAATAAAAAAACATTTGATACAACATATCGTGATAAGTATATAAAAATATTATCACAAATGATTTCGAACCCAAACAAATTTGAAAAAATGGACTATTTTGAATTTACAAAATGGACCAGATGTTTTATTTTTAATGAACTAGAAAATTGAATTCAACTACGAAAGGACAATCACAATGACAAAAACTATAACAACCGTTCACACCGGCACTGTGACCGCCATCACCCCCAAGACCATCGTGGTCTTCATCCCGGCGCTCGATGTCGAGGTGGATGTCCAGCGTAACCCCGATGCATCCGTCCAGAACGGTTCTGTCCCCGAAGTAGGGGATATCGCAACCGTGCAGATTGTGCTCGAAGACGGCGACTATACCGCCACCGCTGCCACGTTCGTGCCCCTGCAAGACATTCGGGAAGACATTCCCGTCACTGATGACGACTTCTTTGATGACGATTTGGATGATGAAAAAGCAGAGGAGTATGACTGGTACAACGAGCCTCCGGCAGAAGACTTCGGATTCTGGAAATACGATTTTTGATTAAGCTGTCCCATTAAAATGGAGCTTGCGCAATTCGCAAAATGTGCTATAATACAAGCATCACAACAGGGTTTAAGCCTCCTATCGTAATCAGTATCACACTGACTGCGGTGGGAGGCTATTGTTTTGTGGAAAGAGAGTGATAAGTATGATTGAATTAGAAAAGCAACTAATCGACAAATTCAAAATGCATGCTATAAATATAGAGCTGTTATGTAAAACAGAAGGAGAACTCCAATTACTTCAAATAATTAAAAGCACCAACTTTTGGGAAGATTGGGTTGATGCATCTGCACATGACGCACCCCCACCAGATTTTTATTCAGACAAGTATAAAATAATGATGGATGTAATGAAGGTTGAAGACAACACAAGAAAAACAAAAAAAGGCAGTCTCAGAAACCCTAAAGCTGTAAAAGAAAGAGAAATATATAATTTGTTTACCCGATTTGGAAAATTTCCCTTAGAAAAAGCAAATCCAAGCGTATATATAACAATAAATGAACCAACTGGTCTACCTACTAAAGAAGACCACAGATTTGAATGGTATTATAATAATTTTACAAGGGTATTAAACGAACATAATAAAAAAATACCTTTATATAAGAAAAACCACGAAGGTTATGCGACAGTCTTTTTTGTATTTGACGAATCAACAGCATATGCACAATTCCCTACAGAACAAGATTATACAAAGTATATAGATATGCAAATCGGTCAAAAAGTAGAAAATACAATTATACACTTTGCTCATTATGACGAAAAATTTCAAAATGTAATTAAATCTATTGATGCAGATTATATTATTTGGTATGCACCATATAAGATTTTTTGTGGCTATACTGAAAATGGGAAATTAGCGAATCAACCATTACCACAAGCAGTGATTATAGATGTAAAAGCATTAAAACAAGGAAATATTACTTGCGACCATTATGTAGAATCCTTAATGGTTAGTGCTGAAGGATAAGCGGTTTGATATATCTATATAACAAGCATATCAAAAAAACAAAAATATAGATTTGTACAATAAATAAAAGCTATATAGTAAGCAAAATTCAAAAAATCACGAATTAAATTCAAATATCTCGGATTTTATTCAATAAATTTTATATTGCTATAATGTGCGAACTGCGTAAAATTAAGAGTGCAAGAAGAAGTCCCATAACACACAAAGGAGAATAGCAAAATGAACACTTGCACCCTGAAATTCGAAGCTACCGCATTCCGCGAGAATGACGACAACGAGCTCGAAAGCCTCTCTGCATCCATCAGCGTTCCCGTGGAGAACGATGACGAAGTAATTGGAAACACACTGGGCGAGGAGAAACTGATTGTTCATGCTGTCGCAGCACTGTACAACCTTATCAGCGACCTGCGCCCCAATTGGCTGGATAACGAGGATACCAGCCTGACGCTGGATATTTCTATCGATGGCAGGAAAGCTCAGTCGTGCAGCGGCCTCGTCGCCATGAAAGAGGAGGGCTTCACCTTCGGCCTCGAAGATTAAGCTAAAATAATCCGGAGCCTTGCCTGCTAAAAGCGGGTGAAGCTCCTTTTTCATATGAGCGGAGGAATTATGAACATTGCATTTTGTGACGGGATGCTTTTGCAAGTGGTATTGCACGGCGGCAAAGCTACCGCCCTTTCAAAGCGAGAAATCGGAGCAGATACAATAAACTTCTATAATTACTTTGCGAGATATTGCTTGTCTCCAGAAGAACCGCTTCTAAAACTGCTAAATTGCGCGGATGATGAAGCCATCGAAATTATTTCAGGACAGCCCCTCGTAAAGCAATTCTGTTGGGATTCAAGCAGCAGTTGTACCGATGCTTTAACGCAAAGGAACCAAGCTACAGCCAAAGAAGCCTTGACTTATACCCGAAATCTTACCCAGCAAGCTTTCTCGGAGTTAGACGCCGTCTTTTCAGAGTTCCATGATACAAAGGGACCAGACGGCAGCAAAGTCGTATTCATGCCAAAGCAGGTTATAACAACCTTTGCTTTGCTAAACAACAAAATCGTCCAAGTCTACTCGGTGAAAGACTTATATGACTATCTTTCCATCGATTTCTATTACGCCAATTATGCGTCAGAGTCTGCAAAGCGGATTGCTATCTGTCCCTGTTGCAAGAGGGCTTTCCGTTTGAGTCAGCGGAACAAAGTATACTGCAGCAAGGCATGCAAAGACAAAAGCATTCGGGTAAACAACAAGAAGGACCAATACTATTCCAAATACCGCTACTTACAGCAGTACAACAACAGGCAGCTTAACAAGCTGCGTAAACAAATGGCAGATTCACCTCAGCAAACGCAGAAATTACAAGATGCTTATAACACTTGGAATGAATGGGCACGCTCTGAATATGAACGGGTGAGCAACATCACTTACCATGAGCAGCAAGAAAGCATCGAAAAATTTGGCGAATGTCTGAAGGAGAAGTGGAAAGGTCTAATGCGAGAAGCAAAATGAGCTGGAAACACTCTCCCAGCGAAAGGGATGCTGCCAACAGGAGAGACTTTTTGTTGCGTAGCTGCGAAACATAGTTGACGACCCGTGCGACTGGCATACAATAGAACATACTGAACAGCGTTGATAACGTTGCTTCGGTAGAGACGAATAGGGTCCTGAGCCGACCTTAAATGCTCACTGCGAAGAAAGACCTGCCTGCGGCTAACAGGCGGGTCTTTTCTTTTTGCGTAGCTGCTGCCAAGAGCAAAGAAGGAAGCGTAGCTGCAGCAAACCGTTGAAAAAGCATTGACGGAACTTGCGAACGGCATAGAATTGATATTGTACGACAGATATCAAATCACTACAAACCATTCATAATCTGACAAATTCAGACAGGCACCATTCGGGTGACCTGTCTTTTTTGTTGTGAGACCGCGTAATGCGGAGAAAGATGAGGATTACCATGACCACTATTATGAACACCGCCGAATTCATCCGCGTTACCGACCTTCTGAAGAAGGAAAAGATTGCCAAGAGCAGCGGCAACATATTTGCTGCTATGATGGCGATGCACGAAAACCGCCCCGAAGCAGTTTGCGCAGATGGCTTCAAGATGTCCATTCAGGCATCCGATGAGCACTACTGCCAGAAGGCTGATGACGGGAGCTATGCAACCGTAGAAATCGGGTTTCCGTCTTCGTCCGAGTCCTTGCTCGACGATTATGGTGATGACGGAGTGTACGGCTATGTGCCGCTCACTGTTGTCGATGCCATCATCGCCAAGCACGGTGGAATCCTGCTCGATGAGCAGTAAGCCACTCTATCCAATTCCAGCATGACATTCGGCGCACGCCGTTTGTTCATATATGAAGCAGTTATCATCCCTCTTAATGAGAACAAAAATGATAGCTGTTATTTCTATTTTACAAGCCTCGAAAATACGAGGAGAAAGAGAGTTTGCTATGAACACCAACACTATCAATTCCAAGAAAGCTATCCCCGGCATCAATGATGTGGCTACTAAGTGCCCTAAAGTTGCAGCCATGTGGAGCGCTAAGAACGCCTTCACTCCCAGCGAAGTCGCTGCAAGCAGCAACAAAAAGGCATTGTTTGTTTGCCCTGATTGCGGTCAGGAGTTTGAGGCTCCCATTCGTAATGTCGTCCGTTCGGTAATGAACGGTAACACCGGTTGCCCTTCCTGCGCGAGCCGTAAGGTTGTCCCCGGCATCAACGACTTGGCTACCAAGTATCCAAAGGTTACTGCTATGTGGAGCGCCAAGAATGCTTATGCTTCCAGCAAGGTATCAGCAGGCAGTAACAAAAAAATGCTGTTTGTTTGCCCCGACTGCGGACAGGAGTTCAAGGCTCCCGTCTACAGTGTTGTCAAATCTGTAAGCTACGGTAACACTGGTTGTCCTGTTTGTGCAGGTCGCAAAGTTGTCCCCGGCGTCAACGATTTGGCTACCAAGTATCCAAAGGTTACTGCTATGTGGAGCGATAAGAACGATTACGCCCCCAGCGAAATTCCTGCTCGCTCGTCCAGACGCGCCATTTTTGTGTGTCCCGATTGCAAACAAGAGTTTGTGACAAGCATCCACAACATGACGCGGGCTATTGCATCCGGTGTTACTTGCTGCCCCAATTGCAGAATGCGAGGACATACTATCAGTGCGATTTACAAGAATGAGTATGGTTCGCCGAAATCTGTTGGCACTACGATGACAATGAAGGACGGCAGCAAAGCTACCTGCACCGCTTATCATGGTGTCAACAACATCACCGTCGAGTTCGAAGACGGGTTCGTTCTGTACCATGCTCGCTGGAATCAGTTTATCCGTGGTACTCTTCACCACGGTCAGAAAACCACTGAAGGATAACAAAGCCATCTGATACGAAGTTGGCTTATGAATGTAGCAGCTATCATCTTCCTCCAGTAGGGGGATGGTAGCTGCATTTTTATTGCAAGCCTCGAATGTTACGAGGAGAAAAGAGGATATTATGAATACTTTCGTGAATGTCATGCACGCCAACACCTGCAACTGCGCTGCTTGCGCTCCGGTCCCGACTCTTGGCATTAAGATGCCGTATGAAGTGGTTAAGGAAAATTGTCTTGCTGTTGCTTGCCCAGAAGCTGCGGCTATGCTGAGTGATAAAGACAGGCACTTTGCTTTTGAGGTCACTACAGGAAGCAAGAAGAGACTCACTTTTGTGTGCCCAAATTGCGGGCAGGAGTTTGAGACCCGTGCTCGCAATGTTGTCCATTCGGTGATGAACGGTCGCACCGGTTGTCCTGTTTGTGCCGGGAAAAGAATTGTTCCCGGCATCAACGACCTTGCGTCGCAATGCCCAAAAGCAGCCTCTATGTGGAGCAGCAAAAACAAGCTCTCTGCTTCAGAAGTTGCCGTTAAAAGTAACCGAAAAGCCTTCTTCAAATGCCGTGATTGCGGACAGGAATTCGAAACCACAATTGCTCACGTTGCCAATGCTGTAGATAATGGAACCACCGGCTGTCCTGTTTGCGCAGGGCAGAAGGTTGTTCCCAGCATCAACGACCTCGCTTCGAAGTACCCGGAAATTGCGGCCATGTGGAGCAGCAAAAACAAGCTTTCTGCTTCAGAGGTTACTATTGGAACATGTCAAAAGTTCTTTTTCGAATGTCGTAATTGCGGGCAAGAATTCGAAAGCAGAATCCAGGATGTTGTTCGTTCTGTAAGCAGTGACACCACCGGTTGCCCTACTTGTGCTGGGAAAAGGACTGCTTCCGGCATCAATGATTTGGCAAGCCAATGCCCTAAAGCTGCTGCTATGTGGAGCGGCAAGAATGCTTTTACTCCCAGTGAGGTGGCTGCAACCAGTAGCAAGAAGGCAGTGTTCGTCTGCCATGATTGCGGGCAGGAGTTTGAGGTCCGTGTTCGCAATGTTGTCCATTCGGTGATGAACGGTCGCACCGGTTGTCCTGTTTGCGCAGGGCAGAAGGTTGTTCCCGGCATCAACGACCTCGCTTCGAAGTATCCAGAAATTGCGGCCATGTGGAGCAGCAAAAACAAGCTTTCTGCTTCAGAAGTTACCGCTAAAAGCAACCGAAAAGCCTTCTTCAAATGCCGTGATTGCGGACGAGAATTCGAAGCTGTAATCAGAAGTGTTGTTAATTCTGTAAACAATGGCTTCACTGGCTGCTACGAGTGCAAGATGCGAAGAATCAACGCTATTTCCAAGCCAGAGTGTTTTGTAGTGCGTCCTATGCTGGCATTTGCTGGCGAAAACGGAATTGCCAATCCTTTTTTTGATGTACGAAACATCTTGGGGAAAAATAGCCGCTTGGGACTGGATTTTGTGGACCATATTCAGAAGCTCTGTGCCGAATACAATGGCGTTGCTTGGCACGGCGATGAGGAACATGTAGAAAGAGACCGCTTCAAATTCGAGGCCGCCCAAAAAGCCGGATACACGATGATTCGTGTTCAGGAGCCGGGGCTCGAAGTCCTTGACCCTAAATACGACATTGTTATGCCTGAAGGGTTTTACCGTGACGGCAAATATGATGCTGAAATCATGGAAGAAGTTGGTCGTAAAGTCATCCACCTGTTGGAAGAGATTTACGGTCGCAAGGCTTCTCCTGAGATTTGGGCATTGAACAACTTCAAGGAATTTGAGGTTTGGTACGACGCCAACAAAAAGGAACTTGAAGCCAATGCACGGAAGAAAGGACCGAAGGGCAAAACCGCAGCGAAGATGGCTGCCTGATAGATTACAAGACCTCTGACGAACTCAGTCGTCTTTTTACATAGATAGCGTTTCCTGCCGTTCACCCCTGACCGGGTGGGCGGCTTTTTCTTTTGCCAATTCGCATCCAAACTGCGCCATAAGAGCAACTCCAGAACAGAATTTTCTAATTCGTTTCAGTTAAGATACTTACAATGAGGGCACAAGGATTTTTGTGTACAATGTATTAACAGAGAACGAACAAGATTGTAAAAAATGCAATTTTATGGTATAATACAGGTATGGTTAAGCAGAAAATATATCGCCAGTTTGGCGATTCTTAAAGCGTGGTGAGCAATTTGAAGAAATTCTTGAGCTTCGTACGGAAAGCACTATTCATGATTACGGTAGTCGTAATCTCAGTAGCCTTCGAAGGCTGCGGCGAGGTGGCAGATAAGACTATCGACGAAATAAAAGACATTCCGGCGCAGATGTTCACTACAAGGGAAACGGCAGAGACTGCGCAAACGGATGAACGGATAACCTCGCCGGAATCTGCAGTGACAGAGTACAACTACATCTATTACCGCCACAACAACCAATGGGTCACATCACGCCTTGTAAGCTATGAGGTAGTAGACAACGGGCAAAACATAAAGTTTGAGGTTGATTCCACGATGAGCGCTGACCGATACTACTACACCAGTATGGCGAATGTCATGCTGATTCATCGTGATAAGCCAAGCACATAAACAAATCAAGCAATTTATTCGGAAAACAAGGAGTAGCAACAATGGGATACCAATTAACAGGAACATTCACAATAAGCTGCACAGAAGAGGAAGCATTCAACATCATGTATAACATGATGCACGACAAAGCATTGTATATGCCAGAGTTGGCGCTCATAAATGCACGCCCGTCAAAGCTTGACCCAGCGTTTCTGTATCCCCGTGATATGTTCATAAACGGGGACTACTTGTTCTGCTATCCCAAGCAGCAGTTGGCACTACAGATAAAGCAGCTTCTCGCTACGCATCAGATAGCTTTTGCGCAAGTGCTTGCAGCCACTGACAAAGAAGACCAGCACCGTATCCGTGCCGTTTTTCGTCAAGACCTGACGAAGATAGACATAGACCTGCATGGTGTAAAAGAAGCCAATGCGAAGAAGCTCATTTTGAAATACAAGCGCACCCCGGAGGAAAGGTAAACAATGACAACCACAAACATCATCGGATTCATTCTAATTGCAATTTCCATTGTCGTGCAAGTTGGCAGTTTCGTTGTAAGATGGTTCTGTATTCCCAGTGAACCGTACTTCTCTGAGAAAACAAACTGTATGGTAACATACGCTGAAATTAAGGATATGCGCCACAGGTGCAATGTCGTCACGGTTATAGGTGTAGTTCTCATGGCGGTGGGTATCGTTCTGGCAATGCTGCTGTTCACATACTGAGAGGAGAAGGAAAGAGTATGACTGCTATCATCAAAAGATTGCTTGCTCTGGCAACGGCTTTCACGCTTGCATTGAGCCTTGTCGGTTGTGGGGTCAATGTTACAAGCGTTTCGCTGAATTTGCCCGACACCATTGAAAAGGGGACAACCCTTGTCGCTACCCCGGAATACGCCTTTGATGGTGCAACTCCGGAAACGGCAGAACTGGAAAAGAAGCTGGACAAGCTCGAAATGCACTATACATCCAGTGACCCGTCTATTTTGGTTGTAGATGACAACGGTAATCTTGTGGCTGTCAGCGCCGGTACGGCAGAAGTTGCCTTGTCCAGCAAAGATGGTACGGTATCGACCAGTAAAACGCTGGAAGTTGTCGTTTCACCAACCGAAATGAAAACTACCGATGAATTGACTTTGACAGCAGGAGAAGTTGCTACGCTGGAAACGGCTGTTACTCCTGCTGATGCCACCCATGTATCTATCAGCTACACTTCTTCTGATGATTTCATTGCAACGGTAAATGACGGCGGTGAAATAAAAGCTGTGGCAGCAGGCGATGCAACCGTCACGGCGGTAGTGGACGGTACAAGCCTCACATCTTCTTGCAAAGTTACTGTATTGCCGGTTCTCGAAAGCATTGAGTTGAGCAACGCCTCTCTTTCTTTGCAGCCGAACGATACTGCACAGCTTTCTTATACGGCACAGCCGGAAAACGCTCTAATTAAAGAAGCTACATACACAAGCAGTGATGATACCGTTGCAACCGTTGATGCAAATGGCAATGTGACTGCGATTGCCGATGGCAAAGCAACAATTACGGCTTCTGTCGGCGATGTTTCTGCTGAGTGTGTTGTAACTGTTGATTCTACGGTTTCGTCCTCGAAAACCAGCACGAAGGGCAATTCGTCTTCCGGTTCTGCATCTTCTGGAACCAATAGTGGTTCGAATGACACTAGCTCTTCTGCATCTGCTCCCGCCGCATCTTCCAGCTTTGAGTACGGCGCACTGCCAATGGACCCAGCAACTGATGGTGAAACATGGTGGAGTATTGACTCTTCCGATTCCGCATATTGGGCTGTGGCAAATAACATCAATGCAATGCGTGCAGAGGGTGGTCTTCCGGCTCTTACTGTGAGTTCTTCGCTATCAAGCATCGCAGATTCAAGATGCGAATACCTTATTGCAAACGATGTTTTTTCTCATGATGGTGCAACAACTGCGGAAATCTTGTGCTCTGGTGCAACAAGTGCGTCTGCAGCGTGTACGGGTTGGAAAAACAGCCCCAGCCATTATTCAAATATTATGACTCCGGGATATACACAAATGGGAATTGGTTGTATTTTTAACACTGCGTATGGTGTTGAAGTATGGTGTGTTACATTCTCTTAATTGGGGGATTGCAAATACCCACAAAAAGTAAGGAGAACAGAGGATGCTGAGCAATATTGCGGTTCTCAGAACCGTCAAAGAAAACGCAAATAAAGCTGTTCTGGATGCATTGCCCTCGATTTTGTTTGAGGGCTCGCACAACGGCAAGGATGCGCAGAAATACTACCTGCAAGGTCCAGCAGCGGAGTATGTTCCCGTCGATATACCGGATGAAACTGCAAAAAAGCTTTCCAAGTGCGCCACAGCACTGGCTATGCAGCTTATCCTTCTCAGCAATAAGACAAAAGGTTTCTTTGGACCTGAGATAGTGAGCGTGGAAGGCAAGGATATTCCGACTGCGAGGAATATCATGAATCCCATCATGGTTGAGAGAGATGCGAAGTATTATAGCGCGAAGCTAAGTGATGAGGTGTATGACACACAGTACGCAGTCAGTGAACATGTGATTGAATGTTGGGAAGATGGACCTGTTCCGCCGATTGTCATCAATAGTTCCATCTGGGCTATCGTGGAAAGCACTGCGGCAGAGATGCAGAAGGATAACCGTTTCCTGCGCAGAAGAGAAATCCGAGACACAGAATTCTTGGAAGTTTCGGCTCGTATTTATAATGAGTTGCTTGGATTCGCGTCAGAAAAATTCGATATTCTGAACATCAAGGAGTTTGTATGAGCATTAGGCATGTTAAAGGTGATATTCTGACAACGCCGACGCGTAACGAGAATACTATCATCTGCCATCAGGTAAACTGTCGTGCCGCGATGGGTGCTGGTCTTGCCAGACAGATTCGGGATAAGTGGCACGTCGTGTTCGAGGAGTATGTGAAAGTTTGCAATCCTAAGAAGCTCGGGGACTTTCAGGTGGTTCAGGTCGCCCCGCAGCTGTATGTCGCCAACCTGTTCGGACAATCAAGTTTCGGCAGAGATAAGCGTCAGACGAACTACGCGGCGCTGGGGACGGCTCTTTTCAGAGCAATGAAAGAACATCCTAATGCAACTTTCCGCGTTCCTTACGGTCTCGGCTGCGGGCTGGCAGGCGGTAACTGGGTGACGGTGCTGAATCTTATCGAGGAAGCTGCCAATGCTTGGAATGTGAATGTTGAGATTTGGGTGCTGCCCAAAAAGTGAGGGGTCAGTATGTACAATACAAACTATAAGTGTGTCAAGCCGTTCGATGTATGGCTTGATGCCATTGGCCCAGATGGCAAGAAAATTCCATATCGGGTAAAGCGCGGGACCATCTGGCGCCTGGTCTGGTGCGGTGGCGAGCAGAGCTTCAAGGAATTCACCGGACCGGATAAGATGCGCATTACATTGCCAGATGAGTATGTTGAGAAATATTTTAAGAAGGTATAAGTGCAAATGAGCATTTATTGTCCGTATACAAATGGCAATGTCGTCTACTTGAAGTGCCAAGAGTGCGAGGATAAAACCTGCGAAAAGGGTTGGTTTTTCTGCGGAGTAGGTGGAACTCCTTTGTCGATGATGAAATGCCGTAAGCAAATGTCGGAATACCTCGACAAGATGCTGGCAAAACGGGAAAAGGTCGTCATTGCAGCAGAATCCGGTAAGAAGATGGCTGCTTTGGCGGCTATGTATGCCAGTGAACACGGATACCTTTTCGTGCCTGTTGCAAATGATGATTTGCCCACATATCTCGCCAAACAGCAGCAAAAAGGATGTGTAATCTTTGATGGAACCGAAAACGAACGAGAAATCGAAAACACCTGTCGTGAGCTGCGCATACCGCTGCGGCGCTGTAAACTGGAAGGAGCATAAGCCTATGATGTACCAGAAATTAGTTCGGGACAACATCCCGGCAATTATCGAAAAAAACGGCGAAACTTGCGTAACTCGCAAGCTGACAGATAAGGAGTACGAAGACGCTCTGGCTGAAAAGTTGCAAGAAGAGGTTAAGGAGTTGCTGGAAGTCTACACAGCTAAGGAACGGAGCGTTCTGGACTGCGCTGAGGAGACGGCGGATGTGATGGAGGTCCTGCACGCTATGGGCAAGACTTGCGCTGTTTCCAAGCGAGAAATCGAACAGGTCCGAAGCCAGAAGGCGGCTGAGAAGGGGACGTTTAGTAAGAAGGTCTTTCTGGTCTCGACCGAAAAGTGAAAGGAGAGAACCGTGACCCAGCAAGATGAAGTGCAGTTAATCAGAAAGCTGATTTTTGCCAAATACAGTCAAGACACCACGCATTTTTGTCGGTGTGTGGACGAAATTGCACAAACCTTGGAGGAACAAGGCGACAAAGAAGGTGCCCGCGCTATTCGCAACACTTCCCGTGATGGCTATGTAAAATCGTACTACGAGGCAAGTCGGCAAACACAGCCTCCCGGCAGCCCCTTTGTCCGCTATAAACCTGCATTTATCATGGATAACAAAGATATTGTACTTTGGCACGCGAAGCATGATAATCCGCCAATGCGAGTTCGACATATTTTAGAGTACATCGAGAACGGGGAAATGGTTGCCAAAGATGTGCTGGAATACGATGCGAACGCAGACAAGTGGATTCGAGTTGAAGAAGAATGTAAAGCGTTGACATAAAATAGCAAGGAAGTGATATAGTGACCAATGTAGAATTGAAAGCAATTCTCCAGCGCGAAGAATACGATTTTTTATGTACCAACAAACATCTGGGAGATAACATCCTGTTTTTGACCGTCGGCGGCAGTCGCGCCTACGGCACGAATGTCGAGGGCTCGGATGTTGACATCCGTGGTGCGACCGGTTCGCCTGAAATCTTGGGGTTTAACCGTTTTGAGCAAGTCATCAATAATCAGACGGACACCGTCATCTACGCGGTCAATAAATTCGTAAACTTGCTTGTCCAATGCAATCCCAACGTCATCGAACTTCTGGGTAATGCCCCGGAACTGTATGTGAACTTGACGCCGGAAGGTCAAATGCTGCTCGACAACAAGGAGCTTTTTCTGACCCGGCGCGTTGCCTACAGCTATGGCGGCTTTGCGAACGACCAGTTGCGGAGACTGCAAATGGGACTCCTTCGCAACGGGACCTCGCCGGAGCCGCTCAAAAACAAGTTTGAAAAGAGGAGCCTTGACCGCCTAGTTGCAGGGCAGGGGAAAGATGATGTTTTCAAAATCAGCATTAGTGAAGAGGCTGATTCTGAAGGCAAACATCCGCTCCTGATTTCTGGAAGTCTGAATAACTATCCTGTCAACTCTCTCAAATCCCTGCTTCGAGGTCTGACAACGACCATCGACCAATATGAGCAGCCGCAGCATCCGAAAGCGCAAAAGGATGCTGCCCACATCAATAAACACGCAATGCACCTTGTAAGACTGTATTACACGGCATTTGACATTCTGGAACAAGGACGCATCATCACCTGTCGAGACAAGGAACGCGAGGAATTATTAGCCATCCGCAACGGCAAGTACATGTGCGAGGATGGGTCATACGCTTCCGAATTCTTTGAGCTTGTTGACCAACTCGAATCAAAATTTCAGTATGATGTAAAAGAAACTGAGCTCCCGGCAAAGCCCAACTATGGGAAGATTGAGGAACTGTTGGTGGAAATCAACAAATCCTATCTGCAACGTATCATGTAAAATATAGTCTCATAGAGGTGTACAACCATGAAATATTAGCAAAATACCATAATTACAGCATCAAAAATGGCAAAGCGCACAGTGCTATATTATAAGCAAGATGTAGTCGTTGTGTACTATTGCCGAAGCAGTTTGCATGACTGCATAAGATTGAAAGATTTCTTGTTCGTGCTTTTTAAAATCTTCTGTGTCAAGGAGCAGTCCGTGCGACTGCATAAGATTGAAATCGTGGACGCGATGAAAATGGGGAACAGGACATAGCCTACGTGGCTACACAATCAAAAATGTCGCAGCCCGTGCGGCTGCGTGGGAAAGAACCTCTACCAACTGCGGTAGGGGCTCTTTTTCCTTAATCTGCAAAATAATGTATAAAATGTAAATAAATACTATACAAGATTGATTGTAAATGTGAAATGTGAGATAATTAAAGCAAGCAAAAAAGCAGGTGCGAACCGTAAGTAACCATAAAATCGCCGCGAGTTTCGCACTAAAAAGTACAGAAAATAGGAGGTAAATACTAATGGAGTATTAGCAACACACTACCATTACAGCACCAAAAGACAGCAAGATACGCAATGCTACATCATGCACAAAATGTAGGCGTTGTGCGCTATTGCCAACGTAGCCTACGCGGCTACATAAGATTGAAATTGCACTCGTTATTGCAAAATTGAACCCAATGCAACGTAGCCTACACGGCTGCATAAGATTGAAAAAAGCGTTGACGGCGGAACGCCGCAGGAACGCACAACGTAACCTATACGGCTACACAATCAAAAATGTCGCAGCCCGTGCGGCTGCGTGGGAAAGAACCTCTACCAATTGTGGTAGGGGCTCTTTTTCCATCTGACGGAAAAAGCAAGAAATGAATAAAAAGTAAATAAATGCAATACAAGATTGATTACAAATGCAAAAAGTGGGATAATTAAGGCAAGCCAATCAGAAACAAAACAGGAGGTAAAGGTCATGAAGTATTAGCAATAATATAGCTATACAATAAACATAAGATTGAAAAAAGGTCCCAGCGTTGGAAACAATAGTTAGCGTTGTTGTAGCCATTACAACCGCATAGGATTGAAATGGAGCATATAGCATGGTAGAAGCAGTCCGTATGATTGCAAAAGATTAAAATGAGCCGAAGCAGTCTGCGTGACTGCATAAGATTGAAATGCATAGCGACAAGGCAATTCTTGCGGGTAGGTCGCAGTCCGCATAACTGCGTAAGATTGAAACGCAATAGTATAGCTTGGGTCATTGGGACAATCAGAAAGCAGCCTGCATGACTGTATAAGATTGAAAGAAAGCGCGAATCGCGGAACAATCCGCAACCACTTAAACGCAGTCCACGTGACTGCAAAAATTAAAAAATGTCGCAGCCCGTGCGGCTGCGTGGGAAAGAACCTCTACCGATTGCGGTAGGGGCTCTTTTTCCTTTACATCATTCACAAACAACAGAGACCCCTACTCATTATAGTAGGAGCCTTCATTTTTGCCTGTAAACACTATATATTGTGTACGAAAAGTAAATAAATACTATATACAGTTGCTTGCCAATATCGAATGTGAGATAATTAGGGTAGAAAGGAGTGAGACAAAATTGACTCTGATTGCCCACAAAGCAGATGACGGCAGGGAACAGCCACTGGATAAACACCTTCAGAATGTAAGTTACTTGGCGGCAGAATACGCTGCACCCATTGGCGGGCAAGCCATCGCAAAACGTGCAGGACTTGCACATGATACAGGAAAATGCACGGATGGTTTCCAGCGCTATATCCGTGGCCCGGAACATAATATCAAATGTCCACACTCCATTATTGGCACAGTGGCTTGTGCCAAGGCAGGAGACCTCGTATCTGCCCTCGTTACTGAGGGGCATCACACCGGATTACACGATATGTGGGACACGAAGAACAATATCGACGCGGCACTCATAAAGCGCGCAGGCGATGTGAGAAAAGCCGAGTTACTGTATCCCGTACAAAATTGCACCATAGACGATATTCCTCTCCACATGCGGACGCTTAAAAATATGGGACTATACTCTTTTATTCGCGTGGAATACTCATGTTTAGTCGACGCGGATTATATCGACACAGAGACGTTTATGCGCGGCACGGAACAGCGGCTCTATACCTATGACACAATGCAGACCATATATGACAAGCTGTGCCACTATGTAGAACCGTGGATTACAGCAGCAAACGAACTCAGTCGTAAACCGTTCAACAGCCTGTCAAAAGAACAGCAAATCAATCTGATGCGTACCGAAATGCTACAGCAATGCTTCGATGCAGGTGCAAAATCTACAAAAGGGGATATTCGCTTACTTAGTATTCCGACCGGAGGCGCTAAAACTATTTCGTCGTTTGCCTATGCTGCCGCAGCAGCCAAAGCTGATACTGAAGTATCCCGCATTATCGTTGTTACTCCCTATACCTCCATCACTTCACAGACTGCATCGGTGTTAAGAGACATTGCGGGGAAGGGCAATGTATTGGAGCATCACAGCGGCTATGACTTCGACAACAGCAAAGGGGATAACCTTCTGCGACTCGCGTCAGAAAACTATGATGTTCCTATCGTAGTCACCACCGATGTGCAGTTATTTGAGAGCTTCTACGCAAATAAACCATCAAAATCTCGAAAGCTCCACAACCTCGTAAACAGTGTCATTATCTTCGATGAAGTCCAGCAGTTGAAACCGAAGTACCTCAAGCCCTGCATCAAATGTATTGAATCGCTGGCAACCAACTACGGATGCAGAATTGTCCTTTGCACCGCTACGCAGCCAGCCATCGAGCAATTCTTCGACACGGTCAAGCCCAAAGAAATCATCGATGACCCCGCCAAATACATCGCTCCGTTTCAGCGCTGTGGAATTGAAGATGCCGGGCATGTCAGCGTAGAAGACCTTATCACCATGCTCCTCTCCCATGAGCAATGCCTCTGCGTTGTGAATGAAAAGGAAGAAGCCAAGTATCTGTACAAAGAACTAAAAAGTAAGGCACGAAGCAGACTGCTGTACTGCCTTACAACAGACCTAACGCCCTATGATAAAGCAAGATATATTGCAGAAATCAAACAGCATCTCGCCAATGGCGACCCTTGTATCGTTGTCTCTACCTCTTTAATCGAATGTGGCGTAGACCTTGACTTCCCATATGGATACAGAGAACTCGCCGGTCTGGATTCCGTTCTGCAGACAGCAGGACGCATCAACCGTAACGGCAAACGAGACTGTAACACCTGCAAGCTCATGGTGTTTGAAGGTCCGCAGGACGAGGTACGCGCTCTGCAGGGCAAAGGTCGTCCCCCGGAAGACTACCTGCACAACGAAAAGAACATCACAAAGCGTCTGTTTGCAACCGAAGATATAACTCTGCCGGAAACCGCAACTAAGTATTTTGAGAGCCTGTATAAGTATTACAAGGGAGCTCTTGATGAAAAGGGTATCCTAAAAATGGCAATGCCGGACGACGGCAAAATCCAATTTCAAAAAATCGCAGAAAACTTCCATCTGATTGAAGAAGACACCGTCACAGTTATCATTCCTCAAACACCGGAAGCTGTACAGCTTATCGCAAAGCTGCGCAATCAGACGGCAACGCGCCGTGATATTCGCAAGGTCGGCAAATACAGCGTCAATGTCCGAAGAAAGCGCTACAACGACCGCTTTGCCGATGTTACAGAGTCTCTCGTCATGAATGCCGGAAAGACTGTAGATATTTGCTGCTTGACCGACATGCATAGTTACACGGAATACGGCTTAGAGATGCTGTAATTTCAACCCATAATCAAAGGCTCTCCACTGATTTTTGCGGGGAGTCTTTTCCATTTTTAAATTGCAAACATACTGTGAACGAACGGCATTGTAAGTTGCAAAAAATACAAATTTGTGGTATAATTGTATTATCGAAATAACAAAAAGAGAGGTGAGCGGCAACGCTGTTGCCATTTACATGGTGGATAAAATCAGACAAAGCAGCGATAAAATTTTGGAGCTTGCGAGTCTTGTGAGCCGCAGCAAAAAGCCGGTCAAGGTCTATCCGGTGCCGATTCTGCTGGAAGTAAACAGCCTGCTTGCTTCCTACACGATTCCCGGTATGCGCGTAGAGGGAACGACCTATGATGTGCCAACTTTCTCGGCGCTCAAAGGGGCATTGGAGTCCATCTACAAGCATCCCGGCGCAGAAATGATACCGACGGCCGTGTTTATTCACAGCCCCATCAAGAAAGAACGTATGCTGTTGAGAAACGAGAAGCATTTCGGCGGTATGCGGTCGAGAGAGTGCCTGACGAATGTGCGGTATACGATAGTCGCTTATCTCGTCGAGACGGACGACATGCGGAATCCGAACGGTCTGACATGGCACTTCAAGGATTTTCTCCAATACGCCAAGAACGGCTGCGGCAGGGAGTTCCCGTATCTGGGTACGATGGAAACACCCATGTACTTCCGCCCGATTACGGAAATGGAAATCAAGCCTACACAACCCATCACAAGAGATTTGGGCTTTATGCCGCTCACGCCGGACTACACAAAAAAATATGACCCCGACTTGGTTTGCAGGCATCTGACAATCGAGAACGGCGTCATCGAATATACGAAAGGAGCATGGTTCCGCTGTTATGAATCTTCTGTTAGCGCTGGTTAAACACTACGGCACCCTTGAAAACCAAGATAAAAGCAAAGTTCCGCCCTTTGGCTGGACGAACGCAAAAGCCCATTTTGCCGTGGAGTTGAACGACGACGGCAGCATTGACGACATCCTTGCCCTCGGCGGACACGACAAGAAGAATCGCGGCGTAGTGTTTGAGGTTCCTGTTCGCCGTGCCCGCACGAGCACGCCGGTCCCGTATCTCTTCTGCGATACGGCTCAGTACATCTTGGGCAACGTGAGCAGCACGAGCAAACCCGGAACATACCTCTCCATGAAGAACGCGGTGCTCGCGTTCCGTGGTGACTTGGGCGAGTCTCCGGCGCTCAATGCCGCTTACAAGTTCTTCGAGACATGGGACCCGGAAAAGGCGCTCCAGAACAAGTTCGTCGCCTCCGCAATGGCATTCAAAGATGCTGAAACTTCCACCTTCATTCTGTTCTATGAAGGAAGCCCAATCTTCGACGATGAGACCTTCAGAGAGGCATATGAAAAAATCGTTGAGAAATACGGCGAGTTCCCGATTCAGGCTGAACGCAACGGAAATGTCTCCATCACCGCCGCGCCTGCACACATGCGAAGCATGATTACCGGGGAAGACGGCTTGAAAGCAAAGCTCTTCCGTCCCATCTCTGTACGAGGGAAAATGACCTACATCCTCTCCAACAACAAGGCAAACACCAACTACTTTGGGAGAACGCAGGGCGACGCCATTCCCGTTACTATGCAGGACGGCCATAAAATCGTGGAAGCTGCAAAAGCTCTTATCGGCTCTAAAAACTGCTACTTCCTTCCGGTAACATCTCAGTCTCTTTACACGAAATGCGTAATCGTCTGGTCTGATGAAGTCACCAAGCCGGAAGAAGATGAGATGCTGCGGATTTGGTTTGGCAATGAATCCGAAGCAGAAAAGACGGACAACATCATGCGTCTTGCGAAAGCCCGCCGTGGGCGTGTTGACATCTTGCAGGAATGCGACAAGAACAAGGTCGTCAATGTCTGGCAGTTGAGCGTTCCGGAAAAAGGCTGTTCTGCATCCAGCTTTACGCAGACTACGGTCGGTGAAGTGCTTGCCAACTGCATCAAGCACTACGAAGACATGGAAATTAACCGCAGCGAGGCGTGCAAGAATGCTGATGGCACGAGAAGAGACTATGCGCGTCCTGACAGTATTATCCTTGCTCTGAGCGCCATGAACAAGGATAACAGCATTGTCCCTATCAACAACCAGATGTGGATGCAGCTCAACAACTGCGTTTACAACGGCGGAAAATACCCGTCGCAGCTTCTGTCGATGATTTATGAGCGTATCTGCAAGGACGCCCTGAAGGCACCGGCAGGAACCATGTATATCATCCCTCCGACTCTCGCCGGAGCCATCAAAGCCATCCTTATCCGAAATTACAAGGAGGATATTACCGTGAGCTTGAATCCGAACAACATGAGTCCCGCCTATGTTACGGGGCGTATCTTCGCTCTGCTGGTGAGTGGACAGCACGCCATCGTGCCGGAAAACCAGTCTCAGTACGATAAGCGCTTCCTTAGCCGCGTGGTAACCAACCCGGTAAAGGTTATGCCTACGATTCAGATGAACTTCATGCAGCTCAAGAACCGTGCGCAGAAGTCGAACCGTATGGGCACCTACAACGCCATCAACAACCAGATTATGGACCTCATCGACATGCTGGACGGGAACTATCCCGGTCGTCTGACGCAGGTGCAGCGCGGTGAGTTCTTTATCGGCTATAACCAGCAGATGCACTACAACCGCGATGCCGCTATCGCTAAGAAGCGTGAGAAGGAAGAAAACACCATTGCGATGAGCGCTGTTAATACCGTTGCTACCGTTGATGAAACTACCGTTGCATAAAAAAGGAGAAAATAACATGTCTGACTCTATTACTATCAAGAATCCCATCACCATCGTTCTGGCGTTCGATGCTAAGAACTGCAACCCCAACGGTGACCCCGACAACGACAATGCACCCCGCCAGTTTGAGGACGGTATCGGCTATCTGTCTACCGAGTGCATCAGTACAAGATTCGCAGCTTCATCCGCGACAAGGTGTTCTTCGGCGAACTGGACGAAGCCACCCATCACCTGTACTGCAGCCCCGACACATTCTCCATCGAGTCCAGCGTCCGAGATTGCCTGAAAGATGTCATCAAAGAGGGCAGCAAGGGTTCCAAGAAGGCTATGGACCGCGAGACGGAGCTCAAGGCATACAACGCGCTGTGCAAATACTTCTTCGATGCCCGCACCTTTGGCATGGTAAACACTTCGTTCTCCGGCTCCAGCGTCATCGGCAAAATCAAAGGCGCTTTCCAGTTGTCTATGCCCGTTTCTTTCGACCCCATCAACATCATCCCGATGACCATTACCCGCTGCTGCGTTTCTTCCGACGCTGAGCGCATTGGCGCGGAGAAGGACAGCAAAAAGAAGAATGTCAATACCGATGAGGACGGCGAGAACCGGAAGAACCCGAAAGACCGTATGATGGGGCGTCGGAGCTTCGTCGAGTATGGTTTGTACCATATGAGCATTCAAATCAACAGCATGATGGCACAGCGCAACGGCATCACGATGGACGATGTCAACCTGCTCATCGACGCATTGCAGCATATGTTCGAGAACGACATGAGCAGTGGTCGCGCACTGACGCTGCGCAAACTGATTGTCGTCGAGCATACCAAGCCGATGGGCAATGTTCCCCGTGACACGATTGAGAACGCACTGACCGCCACGCTGAAAATCCCCGATGACTGCCCGACATCCTATAATGACTACATTGTGACCTTCCACCGTAACCTGTTGCCCAAAGAGGTCAAAGTGACGGAGTACGGTATCGACGGCTCCAGCAAGGTAATGCTGTAAACCGGAAAATCTAAAAATGTGAGCCTACCCACTTGCACATCCGTGCGAATTGACTACAATTTTAGACGTAAACTACAAAATTGTACCCTGATGGCAAAGTGGGCTGTCAGGGTACTTTTTGTTAATCTGTTTTAGGAGGAATTTCATGACTCGTAACGACCTGTCAACGGAACAGCAGGACCTTGTCCGGCTTGCTCTTGAAGGGAAGAATGTCTTGTGTGATGCCTGTATCGGCAGTGGCAAGACCTCTACCATCAATGTACTGTGCAACGAGTTTGATTCCTCTAAGCAAATTCTGTACCTTACCTATAACCGCCTTCTAAAGCTCGATGCACAGCAGAAAATCCTCAACGACAATGTAACCGTCCAAAACTATCACGGCTTCGCATCAAAGATGCTCTATCGCTACGGCATTAAGGATGTCGGTCAGGGCGAACAGATTTCGCGGCTCCTCGAAGGACATATTCCGGTCGGGCATTATGATGTACTTATCATTGACGAGTATCAGGACATCAACGAGGAAATCTCGAAGATGCTCGAATATGTCAAGGATTCAAACCCCTGTATGCAAATTATTGCAGTAGGGGACATGAAGCAAAAAATTTACGACCACACCTCTCTCGACATCTGGGACTTCATCAACAAATTCCTCGGCAAACATACGCAGGTCAACTTTACCCAGTGTTTCCGCCTGTCACATGACCTTGCCGGACGGCTTGGCATGATTTGGGACAAGAACATCAACGGCGTAAACGCTCACTGTGATGTCAAGACGATGACGAAAGAGGAAGTTATCGACTACCTCGATTCCGTCAACCCGAAAGATGTTCTCTGTCTTGGCGCTCGTACTGGTCCGATGGTCACGGTCCTGAACGCCTTGGAAGAACGTCCCGGAAACCTGTACGATAAGAACCATGTTTACGCCAGCATCAAGGACAACGACGGAGACAAGTGTGTTGCGCCGGGTCCCGATGTCGGTATTTTTACGACCTACGACGGCAGCAAAGGCATGGAGCGTCCTATCTGCGTGGTCTTTGACTTTACGGAATTTTACTGGGGCACGAGAATGCACATGCCGATGGTTCGGTATGAGATTTTGCGTAACCTTTTCTGCGTGGCGGCAAGTCGCGGCAAGGAAGAGGTCATCTTTGTCGAGCCGGAGAAAGATAAAGATTTCTTGCTCAGCGACAAGACATTGATGACTCCTGTAAAGACGCACATTGAAGCAAACCCAAAATTCGACATCTCTGAAATGTTCGATTTCAAGTTCGATGAAGATGTTAATGCCTGCTATGACCTTATCAAAATCTCTCCTGTTTTCCGAAAGGATGTGCATCCAATTAAGGTCAAGCATTCCGACGCTATGATTGACCTTGCTCCCTGTATCGGCATCTACCAACAGGCAAACTTCTTTGACTACTACGACATCGACAGTGCTATTGCGTACTATATGTACATGCACAAAGACAAGAAGATGGCAATGCCGCAGTCTTGGAAATCTGTAGAGCAGAAAGTCCTGTTCCTCACAATGCTGATGACAAGCCAAGACCGCTATGTGAAACAGGTAGAACTGCCGATTATCACGAAAGAGCAAGAGAGCCAAATCAACAAGCGCCTGTCTGTTCTGTTCTCACCGGACGAAAATGTACAGGAACGCTGCGAATTAAACGCTTTCGTGGATGAAAAGGGTATTTCAAAAGTAGTTCTCAGCGGCATGGCGGATGTCGTAAAAGACAAAACCGTCTATCTGCTGAAGTTCGTCTCTGCTCTGTCTCACCGTCATTTCCTGCAGTGTGCGAGTTATATGCTCGCCACCGGTCTGCAGAAAGGCGTTATCTGGAACATCTACGATAACAAGCTGTACAATGTAGAAATTCCCGACCGAGATGCTTTCTTGAACGCTGTTGTTAAGTGCGTTACGAAGGGCGTATACGATAAGGTTTACAAATTCGTTCTGGAAAAGGATTACACGCAAAACCTTGATACGATTCTCGACCAAATCATGACCGACAACTCATTGCCGGAATTTGATACGGGCGGAAATGTGAAGGAAGAGAAATCGCAGGACGAAGGCATTTCCATCATCAAGCAGGGCGAGCAATATGTGATTCTCGATGCGGCGAACCGTGAAAGTGTGGACGGCTGCGCGGCGAATGGGTACGATTCGATTCTGGCTGCCTGTGAAGCCTATGTTCGCATGAACAAGAAAAAGGCGGAGGAAACGACCAGCAAGAAAGAACTGCTCTCGAACATCGAAGATTGGCTCGACAATCACGCGGAGTTTGAGCGCCAGATGGCGCGTATCTCTATCGAAATCAATCGCGGTATCGGTCCGTATGCAAGCTACTCTACTTTCTCCACCTATGTCGTCCGTAAGATGCTCAAGGATTGGGGCTTAGTTATCAATTTCAGTGAACGTCAGCTTTTGAAGGTTTGGAAAGAGCGCGAGAAAAAGCGTCCAAAACCGGAACCCACACGAAGTGTCGAAGATGTATTGCAGGAAATGGGCTTTGCTGAAAGCAGCACCCCTCCTGCAGAAGTACATACACCCGCGCCTGCTGCACCGGCTTACCGTGTAATTCGCTCTTCCCGGCTGTCTAAGCCCGGTGATGTGCGGTATATCGTGGTAGAGGAAGAATCCAGCAATGTTCTGGACGACGCCAACGGCTACGGCTACAAGTCGATGCAGGCGGCTCATAAGGGCTACGCCTATAAGCGTCGCAACGGCGGAAACTTCTCCGCACAGCCGAAGAAAGAGAAAGCGCCGAACCTCACCTTGCAGGGCGAACAGCTCACATTCGGAGGTGTATGAGGCACAAATCCAGAAGGAGGTGAACACGGTTGGATAAAAGAGTAGAATTTGCGAAAGCTGTGACGATTTCGAACAAGAACCATCACGAAAAAAGCATGGATACTGCTGCAATCCAAGAGACCAATCGGCAGATTGAGCACATCATGCAGAAACGCAGCTATGCGCGGCGGACACGGCAGACCACGATGCAGCAGGCTTTGAGTGAGGAACATGATGTTCTTATGCAGGCTGCGCTGCGCAATGCAAAACAATACGCCGATGCCGAAGCTGCAACGAAAGATTTTGTTCTTGGATAAATGTTACAGCTTTCAGATGTAACCACGAGATATTGGATATATAACATAGATTTTTGTTGCAGAAAGGCAAAAGGACATGGATGAGTTCGAAGCCAAGAATGTGCTTGGCAGCATTGTGATTCCGGCGCTTGATGAGGTGGCGGAAAGCGTCGAGTGGCTACGCCGAGACAACTACACCATCGAGGAACTGGAATGCATGCACTTCGTGGGGGAAGAAAAGCCTGTCATTAAAAAAGACGGCGTAAAAATCATCCGCGATGGCACGATTATCCGAAAACATAACACAAAGACAGGCGAATACGAATTCCTGTTTGTGCCGCGCTATGCAAAGAACGAGGAAAGGAAGTAGGGAAAATGGTCAAAATCTACGGTTCCAGCGATGACCTCGTCTGTTTGGACAATTCCAACTATGCAGAAGACGAAATCTGCTGCTATGATGTTGCCGGTGTCTGGTTGTTCTTGGACGACGATACCGTGCTTTTCGTTGCCTACTCCCATGGCATCTGGCGCATCAGCATCGAACAGGAAGGTACAATGCCGTATCAGCATATCGTTTGTCCCGGAATAGACGAAAATGACTATAGCGACATATTCTTGACAGAGGCAGATGTGGTTCATCACGAGATTGCTGCCGCGAGAAACTGAAAAAGGAGCATTACTATGAACTTTTCTAAAATCAAAATGATGTTTTTCGACTTCGATGACACCCTGCTTATTCACTATCGTGAACAGCGCCTCGATTCTACAGGTGAAGCGCATCGGGAACGGCTGCTGCGCCGTCAGGTAGAGACGAAGGACGGCTACAGGGTCTTCGACGAAATCGGTGAGCCGAACGAGCTCATCAAGCAGTTTCTTGCGGAGCATCCCGATGTCCCGAAATACTGCATCTCTTTCGTGCAGGACAGCATCACTCTGCCGTTCAAAAAACATTGGTTGGAGATGCACTTCCCAAACCAGTTCTACGATATGATTGGCACTTCCAGTCCTGAACGCAAAGTGACCGTCATGCAGATGTACGCCAAAGTCTGCAATATTCCTCCGTATCAAATTCTCTTTGTGGACGACTACTACAAGGCGGTAGACGCAGCCGCCGATGCAGGCTTCTGTGCCATGTCCACTACGGAACTCATGCAACGCCAGCTCGATAAAAGTAAGTAAATCCCCAACTCGAAAAATTTTTCTTAAAAATGCAAAGCTTTTTCCGAAGCAAAATATATCTCAAACACATGCCCACGCGGGTAGAAAAGTAATCACAAATGGGACGCTATAACTTCAACCAGAAAACGCAGGACGGCTACGAAATCTCGCCCGAACAGGCTAAAAAGTGGCTCGAAAAAAACGACAATAACCGGAACATCAACTACGCCAAAGTCAAGAAGATGGCGAAAGACATGAAGGAAGGACACTGGGATACAACACATCAAGGTATTGCCATTGCCTCCGATGGCACACTGGTCGATGGTCAGCATAGATTGCTCGCTATCGTGGAGTCCGGCGTGACTGTGCGCATGAATGTAACCTTCAATGCCTCCAAATCTCAGCACATCGACTCCGGCAACAGCCGCTCAATGGCAAACCGTGTACAGATGTCGGACTACGATATGAGTTGGACGAACAAGACGATTCTCTCCGCAGCAAACCTCATCGGTCGCCTGTTCGCAGGCTCAAATCTCAGCCACGAAGAAGCTCTGAGCGAGTGGCTGATGAGGTATCGCACGCAAATCGAATCTACATCCAAGTGCATCAAAAAGGCTACACTGCCGGGACTCAACTCCGCCGGTACGACAGCGGCTATCATTGTAGCCGCCATGAACGATGTCCCCGCTATCTACATTGAGAAATTCATGGATGTGTTCTATTCTGGATTCACCAACAACGAAGCCGAGCATTATGCTATCACGCTGCGGGACGAACTGCTGCGTGAAAATCGTGTCAAACGCGGCACACAGTATGCAAAGTTTGCCTTCTACCGTACAGCTAACCGGCTGAACCAGTATTACAAGACGGCCACCGGGCAGCGCGTTGCCAAGCGCGTCAACGACGGCGATTTCCCGTATAATGTTTATGATGCCAGCGGCGGTATCGTAAAGCCCGAAACCAAGAAAGCCAAAAAAGTTGTTTGAAAGGGGGTGATTCTTGTGAAGAAAATCTTGAAATGCCTGCTCATGGCAGCGGTTGCTGTCATCGTCTATCGTTTGCTTCTGCTGCACAGCAAACGTCAGAAAATGGTCAAAATCGGTCAGACTATCTTGAGGTAGTGCTTAATGGCTAAGACTCAACTGACCCGTGACATTGAAAAAGCCCTCCACTACTGGAATCCAACCAGCTATGGAGGCTATCGTGTAGATTCATTTCGCCAAGGCTTCGACGCTCTGGAAGTACCTGTTGAGTGCGGCACTGTTAAATCTGGACTGGTTGACTTTGTCCGTGTGCAGGAATGCTTCACAAGTGAAACAAAAAGCGGCTCCTGCAAGCTGGCTTCTCTTACAGCGGGAAACACCTCTGTGCAGCAGATGGCAAAAGAAGCCGGATGCCACAAGGATACTTCTGACTTTGAATTCTGCAAGGAACCTTGCTCAGAACGATGGTGTCATTTCCATAAAACGAATCACACCTACACGATTGACACCATCATCACCTGCGTGGAAATCAAGATTTCCGTAAGCGATTTTCACTCCGACCACGGTCACAACTTCGTGGGGCATTGCAACTACTACGCGATGCCAACAGAGTTATACAAAAAAGTCAAAGACGAGATTCCGGACGGCGTTGGTGTTTTGCTATATTATGATGGCGAAAGCACCTGCGGCATCCGCAAGAAAGTAGAATGTAAGCCTCGCCAACTCTCAGAAGAAACTCAAAAATGGCTCATCATGTCAGTCGCTAAAAAGCTGCCCCGGCTCTAAAAGCTGAGGCAGCTTTTTCATATACACGAAAGAAAGGGCGCAACTATGCGAAGAACGCGAGCAGTAATGGTGGCTGTAACGATAGGAATGCTGACCTGCGTTACAGCCTGTGCAAGAGCCGACAATATATCAGCACCTCAGAGCGGAGCTATCAGCGCCGCAAGCTCTGTGGCAACGCCTATCCCTACCACAGCGCCAACGGTATCACCGAAGCCCACAACGGCTCCTACGGCAACGCCGGAACCGACTCCGGAGCCGACAGAAACACCGACACCTGCAATCACTTCCGTATGGGGTGATGTGACTCCAGCAACCTATGGGTTGGCGTATGGCACAATCACTTGTGACGATATTGGATTGGACGCTCCTTTGGTTTGGGGCGATGACCAAATTATCTTGAATCAGCGTGGCGGCGTATATCAGTATCCAAGCTCCGCACAAATCGGATACAGTGGATGCCATCTTTTATGTTCTCACAACGACAGTACACTCTCTTCGCTTGAATATGTAAGCATAGGAGATGAATTCGTTGTGACCACAGATTACGGAAAATATGTCTATGTTGTAGATTCCGCACAAGCAGGAACCGTAACAGATGACGCAAGCACCGTAATAGGGGAGGATGGGTCTGTTCTTGTTGACTTATCCGATGAAAATGACCGCTTGTACATGTACACATGCTATCCATTTGGATATTACGAAGCAACCAGCCAGCGCTATGTGGTAAGAGCCACACTAAAAAATTGAGGAGATGCTTTTGGACACCATGTCAAAAGAAAAAATCATCAAAGCATTGAAAATCACAACCACTGTGATTCTGCCGCTCACCATTACCTTGGCGAGCATTCTTTTTTGGGCAAAGGTGGTTTATGACCCCGAATGGCTCATTCTATACCCGAAGCACGCTATCACAGCATGTTTCGAAGGCGCAGGGTTTAGTGGAAGCCTCATTTACTACGACATCCGAGCCGACAAGCACACAGGACACTAATATCCTTGCACATGCTTGCGACTTCCATATAATAGATACTGTAACATAGATACCATACGAATCGCGGCAGATTTTTACCTTTTCACGATTCATAATCTGTTCTTTGAGCGGACTTATCCCATACCGGGGTAGGTCCGCTCTTTTTTATTTGAAAGGAGAAAAAACCCATGCAAAACAAAAACTTATTCTTACGGAGAGCAGCAGCGGCAATTGCAGCGCTCTTCACCCTCAGCTTCACAGGCTGCGGTCAGGTCCCGATTGATTCGGGTAGTCTTCCTGTATCCGGGGTCGTCTCAGAAAACCCTGTCTCTGACAGCGAGCAGACGGCTGGCGTAATGGAAGACGGCAGCTTCACCATTCACTTCATCGATGTGGGACAGGCCGATTCTGCTCTTGTCACCTGCGATGGGCACTATATGCTCATTGACGGTGGCAATGTAGATGACTCTGACCTCGTATACTCCGTTCTGGAACGCGAAACAAACGGGCATTTGGATTATGTTGTCGGCACGCACGCTCACGAAGACCATATCGGTGGTCTTTCCGGTGTTTTTGAAACGGTTACCGCAGATGCGACATTCTGTCCTGTAACAGATTACAACAGCAAGGCATTTCGGAATTTTAAGCAGTATGCGGAAGAAAAAGGAAACGGTCTGACGATTCCATCTGTGGGAGATACCTTCTCATTGGGCAATGCAGAAGTTACCGTTATCGCTGTGAATTCCGTTCCGGACGACACAAACAACACCTCAATCGTACTGCGCATCGTGTACGGGGATACCTCATTCCTGTTTACGGGAGACGCCGAAGAAGAAGCAGAAGAAGTTATCCTTCAGTCGGGTCAGGACATCCAATCCACCGTTCTGAAAGTAGGGCATCATGGCTCACGAACATCTACTTCTGAAACATTCCTCGACACTGTGAACCCCGCCTATGCTGTCATTTCTTGTGGTAAGGATAACAGCTACGGACACCCACATGACATCACATTGGCAAAGCTCCAGAGCAAGGATATTGAGATTTTCCGTACAGATGAGCTCGGAGACATCTACTGCACCTCTGATGGTAAGGATGTCACATTCACCTATGGCGAGTATCATCAGCCGACAGAAGGTCCCGCTGCATCTGAGGTGGAAGTCGAAGAGCCGCAACAGGAAGACGAGGTCATCAACACCTACATTCTAAACACCGGCTCCATGAAGTTCCACGCACCGGACTGCTCCGCCGTTTCTCAGATGAGCGAATCAAACCGCAAGGAATATACCGGCTCTCGTGAGAAGCTCATCGAGCAGGGATATACGCCGTGCGGATATTGCAAGCCGTAAAGATAAGCTTCGTGCCTACCCGCAGCAGTGGTCGCCGGAAGCAACAACAGGAAACGAATAATACCACCGTGAAAATATATCTCGTAAACGCTAAAATGTGAATATCAATAAGGAGGATTGCTATGAAAGCAGTCACTTACATTACCGAAAATACCATCATGAAATTTTTGTATAACCCAAAAAAGACCTTTCTTGAAGGCTTCGTTAAGGAATGGCTACGCTTTGATTCTGGTACATATCAGGATTATGGCAAGTATGTCAGATTCCTAAAGGTTGCTATCAGAGATAATGTCTCTGAATTGTATATGCAAGGTTATCCGTGGGGAACTCAGAAAGGATGCAAAGACCGTCCGATTGGGTATATCGATAGCGCAGCAAAATTCGATAGGGTCGCCGTCATTATCGATTCGTCTAAAATCTGGCCTTTGGTAGGTTCTTCCTCGATAGAGGCTTTTCTGGCAATTTGCCCGGAGCTCCAAAACATTCTTTGGAGCAATAACTTCTTGTGTGGCTTTTGGCGGGAATTTCCGCAAAGGGTCTTTGAGAAATTCAATGTCGATGAGTCCACCGAAAACAACGAGGGCGTAAAAAGCCTTGCTATGCAGTATGTCATTTTCGATGCGCTGACCAATTCGGATAGTCCTGTATCTTTCGAATGTATGTTGAACGCATTGAAAGGCACCTGTACATACGAGCGCATGAACGACTATGAGTGCGCCATTAACTATGGCTGCGACCCGGAAGGCTGTATCACCTCGATGGTGCAATGGCTGAATGATAAGCATCTCAGAATCGTCAACAAAGAGACGGAAAAGGGGTCTTATCTTCCAAAGAAGATTGCAGCAGCAAGGATTGCCAAAAGCATCCGTTCTTCGTTTGTCCCGGATGACAATGAGTCCCAGCGCATTGCACGGAGCATGCTGGCTTATTGCAAGGAGTATATTCCAAAAAGAAATGTCATCGACATTGCGATTGGCAATGGAACTTCGGATGTAATCCGTGTGAAGGTTCCGGTCAGCAGCTTTTTCCACTATGACCCTGAAACCAAAGAACTGTTCATCAATGCCAGCAAGGTTCCCGAAACCAAGAGAGCAGACATCAACCGCCTTCTGAAAGGCAGCGGTTCTTTCGTTGGTGATGACCTCGTCCCGATGACATTTTTGCAGGAAGTCTTTTTCGGAACGCTTTCTTTGTGGAACATGGACAGATATTCGTACAGTGCAAATATCATGAAAATGTCGCTGGCCGATATCTTCGAATGAAAGTCCGAGCCTGTAAATGATAAGTCAGTCGTAACCAATCTTATAAAAACAAGCCGGGAAAACCCACGACTTTAGTCGTGGGATGAAAGGCATTAAGAACGAATCAATTCACGCTGCCTATCCGCAAGATAGGCAGCGTTTTTTTGTTGTAAAAGCGTGCGAATTGCGTACCATAGATAGTAGATTCTAAAGAAAAGGAGACTACTGCTCATGCGTCTTGTAATGAAAACCTACAAGTACAAACTGTACAACAACAAGAAGAACAAGTATCTTGTTCAGCAGATAGAAATTGCCTCCGAGATTTGGAATTTTTGCATTGCTATGCGGCGTATGTACTATTTGGTCTATGGTAAAACGCTCAAAGCCAATGATTTGAAAAAGTACATTACTAAAATCTGCAAGCGCCGCAAGTGGGGTCACTGGCATAATCTTGGAAGCCAAGCTATTCAGGATGTGGTGGAGCGCGTTGACCGCGCCTATAAAGCCTATTTTGATAATAAGAAAAAGGCACATCCTACCAAGAAGTCTCTGCCAAAATTTAAGAAGCGCGAAATGTATAAAAGTTTCACGCTCAAACAGGCAGGCTATAAGTTTGACGGCAAAGGCGGCGTCATCATCAATGGTAAGAAGTATCGCTATTTTGATTCTCGTCCTTTGAAGGGTAAAGTGAAAACCTTAACCGTCAAGCGCGATAATTTAGGTGATATCTACCTCTTTGTCGTTACCCAAGAGGGATGTAATGAAATTCTTCCACGAGCAGGTAAAGCTGTCGGGATGGATTTTGGCTTGAAGCACTTCCTCAACTTGGATGACGGCAGCGTAATAGATTCCCCTGAATGGTATAAAGCCTCTCTGAAAGAGCTGCAACGAATACAAAGACATATTTCACGCTGTAAGCCGGGAAGCAATAACCGTAAGAAAGCAATCAAAGAGTTGGACCGTATCTATCGAAAAATATGTAACCAACGCACTGATTGGTTCTTTAAGGTTGCTTACCAACTGATAGCGGATTACGCTATCATCTGCATTGAAAACTTAAATCTTGCAGGGATGCAAAAACTCTGGGGACGCAAAATCAATGATATAGCGTTTGGTGAGTTTGTCAAAATCCTTGAGTGGACAGCATCCAACTGTGGCACGGAGGTCGTGAAAATTGACCGTTTCGCTCCATCCAGCAAGTGCTGCAGTCGCTGCGGGTACATCTACCCGAAGCTCACACTCAAGCAGCGGCAGTGGGATTGCCCATCTTGCGGCACGCACCACGAAAGAAACGTCAATGCAGCTATCAATATATGCCGTATGGGATTAGCTCAAATGGGCTACCCTGCGTAAAAATGCTCTCACGGATGGGGCACCATGCCGTTACCGAGAGGCGTAAGACTGGGTCAGCCAGCGGCCTCGTTGAAGTAGAATCCCACGATTTTAATCGTGGGAGTGTGTCAACCAATAATTAGCCAATCCAATTGCTGCCTGCTTTCGAGCAAGCGGCAATTTTTCTTGCGTTTTATCAGCGAAAATGGTAAAATTTAAACAAAAAGGAGAATTGCATATAATGAGAAGCAAAAAGGGAAAGGTTCAGCCTGTCGTATCCATTGAGGACCGTATCAAAGCCGCAGCAATGCTCCTGAAAATCGGACAAGATGCAGAAGCGACAACAAAAATGCTAATGGAAACATATTCTGTGTCTGAAGATGAAGCTGATTCGTATGTAACGGAAGCGCTAAAAATCTGAGGAACACTTGAGTCACTACCTATACTGGGGGGTAGCGGCTCTTTTTTGTTGCAGAAAATTGCGAATGGCATACCATGGATAGTAGATTCTCAAATAAAAGGTGGCTGCTATTTGTAAGATTGGGCCAGCCAGTAACTTCATTGAGCACATCATATAAGGAGAACGATTTTATGGTCACTGTTTTTGTTGTATTAGTAATCGCTCTATGGAAATTTTTAACATACCCATTTGAGCCTCTTGCTCGTTTTGTCTGCAGGAAAGAAAAAGACGAAGAGAAGCGAGACAAAAAGGAATTCGTGTGTTTGTTAATTTGTTTGATTGTCGGATACGCCATCTTGAAGTCTCCTGATATGGTATATACATATGTAATGAAACATCATGAGTCATCTGAATTCTGGTTTGGTTTCTATAAGAACTATAATCTTGTTGTTCATCTTTTGATGTTGGCTTACGGATTCAGATGGGTTTGGGGTGCAATTCGTGTTTTAAAGGGCAATCCGGATGCTCTCACAGATGAAGAGTCTCAACGGTTGTATAAAGCAAGTAGAATAAACGCTGAAAAAGACGAAGCCTATTGGAATGGCTATTGGGATGGTTTCATAGGCTGATGCCATAAAAGAAGCGGGAAGCCAGCCATTTTGGACATGAAAGGATTTACGCTGCGATTAGCATCAAACCATTTGAGCCACTACCCATGTTGGGGGTAGTGGCTCTTTTTTGTTGCTCAAAAACCAGTTGCCAATGTGTGCGAACTGACTAAAATTGTAGATGTACGATAGATAACATCTACTATGGCACTACCTGTGCTCGTACATTTTTCATAATTTCGCTTAAAAGGCGGACTTCCTGTTTTTAGGGAGCCTGCCTTTTTTGTATGAACCAAAAGGAGCGTAATGTAATGTTCAAAATTCACGATGACAAAGTCTACTTCGTTGCCGAAACCCCTGACATCAACAAAGTTATCGAAATCTTCCTACCTAAGGATGACCGTGGCACCATTATGGATTCACACGAAATCCGTGTGGACCTGTGCCGTGCCGTCATTCACATGGAGAAGAAGGGGGTCCGTGTCTTGAAGGTCCGCAACATTGAGGATACCAACAAGGCAAGCATCGACATCTGGCACATGCCGGAGTATCAGGAGGCTGCAGAGTCTCCCGTAAGCGATGTGGTCAATGCCTGCATCGAGTCCTGCTTTGATTCCGGTGCAATGTTCAATCTGCCATGCAAAGTCAACCGCAAAACCCATGAAGTTTTTGCTGTCGAATGCTGCGCAAGCCCCGATGATGATGACTCGTTCAGCCATGCAGATGTTGAAATTGACGGGCAGTCTTACCCGCTCAATTTTGTCTCTGACATCATGGACGAAAACGATGTCGACGACGCATTGGATGAGTTCTACCGAATCCAGCAGACCGGCGAATATTGGGAAGCGCACGACGGCAAATCGCTCACGGACGCTATCCATGAATGCCGCTGGGCTATCCTGAAGGATGCCATCCAGAAGCGCGGACATGAGGCCGTTGCTGATTTTGTCGGGACCGACATTTCCAGCGATACTTACGACCGCGTGATGGATGAAACCGAAGCCCAGATGCCGGACGAAGAGTTCGAGCGCTTCTGGGAAAAGTACATCTGACAAAAACATCTCATACAACAGAAAGGAAGTATACCGCTATGGCTATCAACAATGTTAACGAATTTCTCCGCAAGACCTTTTCCGAAACCATCTTTGGCACCCCTGCGCTCCGGCCGATTGCAGTCTGTGCAGACGGCTTCAGCCTGTCGATTCAGGCAAGCAGTATGCACTACTGCAGACCGAGTAAGGACCTGCAGGACGGCGATTACTCCAAGGTCGAACTCGGCAATCTGTCTGAGACGGTCGAGGAGTTTCTGCCGTATGCCGAGAATGAAGCCCGTCCGCTGCTTACCGTCTATGGGTATGTCCCCGTTGAGACTGTGAATGCAGTGCTTGCCAAGCACGGCGGTATCGTCAACGCGTGAGGGGAGGAAACTTACGATGGAAGTATTCACTATCGTCGCCAATGAGGTCATTGGCTTATCCGCAACGGAATGCACACTGATTCAGTTTAGCTACAATCCGGAGCAAATCCGTGACCCGGAAAGCGTCCTGCGCAGTGCTGTCAAGGACTATCTCAAGACGGATGAAGGCAAACGACAGCTGGAAATCAACTGTGGTTGCTGGAACTGGGGCGATGTCGATGACATTCCCGGCTCGTTCTTCTTGAACTATGGTCTGGCTAAAATCGCTCCGCCGGATGTGAATGCTGTCGTTGACCGCAACGAGAGTTTTACGGATGACTACGACGATTGCGAGGAAGAATAACAGAAAGGGCATGAAAAAATGCGTATTTATGCCGCAAACAGCGTATTCATAGAAGTTACGCGCCGGTGCAATATGTGCTGTGCGCACTGCCTGCGCGGAGATGCTGAAAGCATCGATATTCAGGAGAAGTACATCGATGCTTTTCTCGACAGCTTTGAGAAGGGAGCTTATATCAGCTCTCTTACCTTTACCGGTGGGGAAATCTCTCTGAATATACCGGCAATTCGATACACCTTGAAAGCTGTCAAAGAGCGTGGTATCGCCGTTGGAAGTTTTTACATGGTCACTAACGGAAAAGCCGTCGATAAGATGGCTGACCTTGCTATGGCGAGTCTGGAGTGGTGGACCTACTGCGATGAAAAAGATGACGATATGTGCAGTCTTTGCATCAGCAGTGATAACTTCCACGAAGCAATCCCATATGAAAGTAAAAGTATCCTTAGTGGCTTGAAATATAACCGTGACGATAAGGTAACGGACTTTCATCGGGCTTATTTACTGAACGAAGGACGTGCTAAGAATCTCGATTCGAATGTCTATAAGAAACGTGAACCTTATGTAGACAAGCTCGAATACGAATTCAACAAAACCGGCGATATCGACTTTTACAGCGGTGAGCTGTACTTGAACGCCATCGGTGATATCGTTTCCGGCTGCGATTGGTCCTACAAGTCGCAGAAGAAATATCGTTTTGGCAATGTAATGAACAAAAACTGGCTGGAGAACATTACCAACAGTGAGTTGTGCATTGCAAGCTAAACTATATCACTTATACATTGCCACCGTTTTCCTACAGAAACGGTGGCTTTTTTAAAAAAGGAGGCCGCAAATGGCTGAAACAAAAGACATGTTTGAACAAATCAGCGCCATCTTAACCGATAAGAAAGATAAGCCGCTTTCCTATGAGGAACTTGCAGCAATGCTCAAAACTGACCCTGATGCCCTCAAAACCTTTGATGAGGTCTATAAGACACAGGTTCTTGAAAGTGGAGAGCTGCATGAAAATATGCTCCAGTGGGATACAGCTACAGTCAAAGCAATTCTCGACAAGAAGGTCTACTTTCCACCGGAACTTAATTCGCTCATTGACCGCATCGTCACAGAACTGGTGCTTGAAACGCGTCTGTACATCTACAACGCGGAACGCGGCGGCTATTATGTGACATACTCTGCCAACCGTGACTTTATGACGGAAGTCACAAACGAGGAGCTGAAACACTACCCCGAAGAACTCCGTCCGCAGCTCACCGGAAAGTTGATGAAGATTGACATTTCTGAGCCGTCGTACAAGGAACTGCTTCAAAACTACGCAGGCTACAAGAATGCGAAAAACGACAGCACAAAAATGTTCTGCTACAACATGTTCCGTCAAGGTCTTGACATCCTCGACCTTGATGACTTCACTTATCAGATGCTTGAGATGAACCCCAACTCTATGGGCTTCTGGTTTCCTCCTCTGGTAGAAGGATTGTACGGCAGCGCATTTTTCAAGGTTCCGGACACAAAAATTCTTCGCGTACCTATCACCATGCTGCAGCTTACCCGCCTTGGTTTCGAGACGTTGAATCCTGTTACAAAGGAAATCGTGAACCGTTATTGCCAGAAAGTCTTCCATCTTGATGAATACGAAGACTATTTTATCAAAACGGGCACGTATTCTTCCAAATACGAATTCCGCAACGCTCATATCCATAACCCGAAGGAAATCAATGAGATGGGCGAGTATTTCTTGTTCTTGAATCATCTGACATGCTTGATGGCAGGCTCCCTAAACAGTCGTTGCTGCTATGGCGCTAATACTACAAATGAGTGGGTCGTCAGAGAGTATATCAAGGATAAAGAGAACAATCCTACCATTTACAACGGTTTGCCGCTGCACACTGAATATCGCGTGTTTGTGGATTTTGATACAAAGGAAATCCTTGGCGCAAGTCCTTATTGGCGCAGCGATGTTATGAAGAACGAATTCAAAAAAGTCAGCAGCCCACAGGAACGCCATGATTATGTTGTCTACAAGATGCATGAAGACATTCTGAACCAGCGTTACCACGAAAGCATTCAAACTATTCTGGCTGAGCTGAAGAAGGTTATTCCTCGCATTGAGTTGACAGGGCAGTGGAGCGTCGATGTAATGCGCAACGGCAATGATTACTACATCATTGATATGGCGCTTGCTGAGAACTCTGCTCTGAATGACTGCGTGCCGAGTAACCGTCTTCGTGCTTATCCGCAGCAGTGGCTGCCTGTGGCTCCGAATACCGAAACCTAAAAAGGGATAACCATCATGAATACCATTTCACCCGTCTTCATCCATCAGCCGGATAGCTGTCACGGATGGGGCATTGAGTTCAATAAAGAGCGACCGTTTTGGGAGGCAGATGCCACCGCATTTGTCCGTGCCATGTACGATGAGATGCAGAGCCATGACAAGAGCTTTAGCTGGTTTCATCAGTGTGGCAGCGGGCAAGAACAGAATGGAAACTACTACGGTTACCAATTTTTCGAGGTTTGTTCTAAGACTGAGGAAAGCGATGCGAAGCGCATGGCTGAAATCATTGCCGAAAAGATTGGCACGAATGTTGTTTAATAAAGGAGCGTTAATTCATCATGGATACGCTTTCACCTAAAATCACATTGTTTGGCAAAACGATGAACATCAAGGAGTTTCTTACTCTCCTGTACACAGAAGCCAAAACTTCGGGATACGACTCAAATACCGGAAATGTTTGGTGCCTTGCTTATCAACGCAATGTGTCCGCGCCGGGAATCCCGATGGACCAGTTGACAGAAGAACAGCGGCTGTATGTGTATGCCACAACGTTCTTGTCTTTTCTTTCTATTGGGAATAAAAAGAACACTCCTAGAGATTTCATCGTTAAAACGCAGGAATATGAGCGTGAATTTTGGCTGAGCGACAACATCAACAGCCAAAAAGCCATTCTTCCGGACAAGAATATGTGGCGTGATTTCAAGGATATTTACTTTTACATTTCGACCGACTATGACACAGGCAACGATGGCGTTCCGTTTGCAGACCTTCTGCCGGAAGAACGCATCAATGCCGCCGCCTATTATGTGGAGGAACACCTCGAAGACTGGACGACCTTGCTTAGCTTCACTGTTCCTTACGCCCGGTACACGGATGTCCCCAACGCAAAATAAATCTCATCTTACTGGAGCCGCCTTCGGGTGGCTCCTTTTTCTTTTGCCAAAAATTGCGACCGGATGTATAATTGGAAAAAGGCGGAGGTGCAGTATGAGCATATACGGATAGCGGGGCAGAAATGCCAGAACCAAAACATCAAGAAGATACCAACCACATCTGAGGTGCCAGTTCAGGCACTTGTTGTCGAGTATACGATGCAACAGATTACGACATGCAGCAATAATTGCATTTTGTTGCGAATTGCGTAAAATATAGGATGCAAATAAAAAGTGAGGTGAAGGAAAGGTTGTCGCAAATCAGAATTATCGCTCCCTATGGGGACAATTTCAGTGTCAGAGAATTTGTGGAATGGGAGTATAACGGCGGAAAAGAAGATTTTGAGCCCGATATGCACTGTAAATCATGGAATACATTGCCCATCGACGGAAAGCTTGGTCACATCGCCTGCAGCCTTTTTGGAGACCTCGCTAGTTTTGGCAGTTATAGCTGCCGTATTGGTGTCTCAGATGGGCATTCAACCTACTACTTCTTCTTTACTCAAGAAGGAAAGGACGAGGAGATTCTCCTCAGCCTTGCCGCTTTTGTAAATGTAATCTACACAAGTGCCGAAGAAACATGCAAACAGGGAACAGGGCTTACTTTTGCAGACTTACCTCTTGCGCAGAGACTTGATGTAATTGCAAAATATATCGAAAACAACTTTGAAGCATGTGTCGCAATGCTCGCCAATGTTCCTTATATGCAATGGACTTAATATTTTTTGCCATTTAGTGTTGCACATTTGTGCGAATTGAATAGAATTAAGAATGTAAACCAAAAAGTGCATCGGAGCGGTCAAGCGCCGCTTTGTGCTATAAATTCCTCCCCCAAAAGGAGCAGGTTCGTAAGGAGCCTGCTCCTTTCTTTTTGGCAAAAAAGGAGAACCCATGAATCGAGAAGATGTTGCAAAACGTAATGCCAGTATCGTGCGGGATATGCGCAATGGCATGCGGATTCGTGATGTAATGAAAAAGTATGATGTATCTCGCTACACATGCTACCGCACCATGCAAAGCGTAAATCGAAAAGAGAGACAAGCAAATTACAGTGACTGGAAAGCCAAGCGTGATGAAGAAATCGTCAATCGTTATGCCGATGGCGTCCCAGCAGAACAACTTGCTAAAGAGTATAGCGTTCACCGAGCCACAATATACCATATTCTTTCTGAGCACAACAAAGACTATCTGCGACAACGTGATGCCAAAAGACCGAACGCCACTCAATTGGCTCGTGAAGCACGGCAGCAAACATTTATCGAAGCTGTAAAAGCTGACCCGAATCGCTCAGTTATGAGCATTTGTGAAGAGTTTGGCTACTGTTCTTCTCACGGCTTTGCTCTTATCCACAAAGCCGGAATCTACCGTGGCCGAGGACGCAAAAAAGGAGCGAGCAACCATGACGAGGCTTGAGAAAATCCAGCGCCTGAACGCAATTGCAGCAGATTATGAGAAAGGCATATCTCTGCCTGCCCTGGCAGAGAAGTACGGTGTCTGCGTACGGACCTGCTACCGTGCCATTGACAAAGATGCCGTAAAAGAACGTACTGTCGCTCTGAACGAAGCGACAAAGCTGGATACCGAAATCTTGAATGATTATATCGCCAATATGTCAGTAACAAACATTGCAGCGAAGAACAAAACCTCCACAACTCACTGCTACCGTGTTGCAAAAGAAGCGGGACTGTGCAGCTTGGAGCAGGGTCGGAACCGACGGTCATCCCGCCTTACGGAACGCAACAAGGAAATCTATGCCAAGCGGAAAGCCGGTGCCTCAGTCAAAGAATTGGCAAAAGAATATCAGTTAAAGGTCCCGACTGTCTATTGCATTCTTGAACATATAGAATGGGGTCGAAAACCATGAAAATCCGGTTAATTTTGTGCGCCGCGCTGGCTTTTGCACTCACCGCTTGCTATCCCGTTAGCACGCTTCCTGCAGATGTTCCTGTCGGCTCAGCAAAAAGTATCGTAGAGAAGGAATTGGAAAAATTCCCGGAAGAAGAATTCACAAACTGGCTAGAAGCAGAGCATATCACGCCGTATGCTTTTGGAGACTGGGGAGAGGCTTCAAACGGTTCCTTCACAGACGGCAAGTGGCACGACGTCAAGCTGCGCATCACAAAAGTCACAACGGAAAGCGAAAACGAGGACTACATCGAAAATGTCATCGCTTACAACAACACCTACGCTACTGTGAAATTTGGTGAAGATGAAACTACCAAGCTGGAAGACGGCATTGATGATGCCGAGCTTATAGTAGTGGATTACGAAGTAGAGCTTCCCGAAGATTATCCTTGTGACGGAAACGCAGATGTGAACCTGTCTGTTCGTGACCAAAACGGACAGTCACAAATGATTAAGCTCGTGACAAGTGAAGAGCTTGATATGGCTCCCGGCACAATATACGCCAAGCGCGGTATCTTTGCACGCAAGCTGGGCGACACAAACTATGTGTTCGAATCCCTCCGCTATCAAAACAACGCCGCTATTGAAGGACTAGATGAAGGGGCGTCTGCCAGAGCATTGGAAGGCAGCTTTTTCTCCAACAAATAGTACCCATACAAATTCGAATAACAACATAGGACCTGCTGCGAATATTGCGGCAGGTCTTTTATTTTTGAGGTAATAGTATGAACGATAAAGACCGTACACTTCTTCGCTATGTAGTAGAAGGAGATATTCGTAAAGCCCAGCAGCAGGCAAAAATCATCCTTGAGGGTATCACGACGGCAAAAGACGAGCAATTCAAGACCCGCTGTCTTTCTCAGCTCTCGGCAAAAGCGCCGGAGCTTATCGAACTTCCTTATAACATGCAAGGGTTACTTGTGGCAGAAGATGTCACTAATTTCCCGGAAAATCGGTATTTGCTCCGTGATTCCGAAAAAGCTGTAATAGAACGCCTACTGAAGACGAGAAAAGCCTCTCTCCGACTTAAAGAGCTTGGCATTCACTACACTTGTTCCTTGCTTTTGCAGGGCGAACCGGGAACCGGAAAGACCGAACTGGCACGATATATTGCATACAAAGCAGACTTGCCTTTCGTATATCTTAAATTCTCCGGGCTTATTAGTTCTGCTCTGGGGAAAACGCAGCAAAACATCGGGCATGTATTTGACTATGCTCGGCGTTCTCCTTGTGTGCTCTGCCTTGACGAGATTGATGCTATCGGCATGAGCCGTGGCGGAAAAGATGATGTTGCAGAGATGAGCCGCGTAACCATTGCTCTGATGCAGGAGCTTGACCGTCTCCCGAACGATGTCATTCTCATTGGCACGACCAACCGTTCTGACCAGTTGGATGCAGCATTGTTCCGTCGATTCAGTTTTCTTCATCGTGTGCGGAGCCTTGACAAGAACGATGCCGCCACTTTAGCAAAGATGTTTCTTGCATCGACGGGATACCCCACCACCGAGCACACCGTATGCGATGTACTCGAAACCATCGAGAGCTTCTATACAGCGAGTAATGTGACGAAGGCTTGCACGGACTATCTCGTCAATCAAATTGTCAATGAAGAGCAGGAGGAGAGCCATGCGTGATTTTGAGCCCCGTATCCGCATGAAACGCGGAACTGTAGCAGAGGAGTTTCCGGAAGTTGCAGCTATGTGGCACCCTACTGCGAACAGCTTTACCCCTTCAAGTATTACCGCCGGAAGCAATCAGCGTGCAGCACTTATCTGCCCCGTGTGCGGTTATGGCAGCGATGGAGAATGGCGACCAACTGTCGCTTCGGCTTGTCGTACCAAGGGTGGCTGCCCGGTCTGCTCCGGCAAAATCGTAGTTAAGGGTAAGAATGATGTTGCCACCGTACATCCAGAAATTGCGGAGCAGTGGCATCCGACGCTCAATAAAATCAGCCCGGATGAAGTTTCTTCCGGCAGCGGGAAGCATGTCTTTCTCGTATGCAAAAACTGTGGATACGGCAAAAAAGGGGAGTGGTGTCCCGTTATTGCGTTTGCCTGCGGCAGCGGTGACAATCATACCGGCTGCCCGGCATGTGCTGCCAAGGCGCAAAGTAAACGTCTCAAAGCCTATCACGAACGGCGCAGAAAGGGACGGTGATGTTATGCGAAGTCATTTGAGAGCTGAACCTATCATAAACGCTAAAAGAGATACTCCCTATAACATGAAAACGCAAAAAGAAATTGGATTATTGGGAGAAAAGGTTTGTAGGAACTTCCTCATAGATTGCTGCGCTAAGCACCGTTTTGGCTTCGTACGATTTGAAGATGTTCGAGATGTCAAAATGTATCAAGAAAGAGACATTGACTTTATTGTTTACACTTCAAGCGGGAAAACAATAACACTTGATGCCAAAGCGGATACATATACAACAGGAAATATTTTTCTCGAAATTTATGTTCCGGGTTTTAAGCTTGGGAAAAACGGCGTTCCTATCGCAAAGTATACAGAAAATGGAGAACGAGCCGGACAAAAACCCGGTTGGCTGTTTCGAGGAGCAGACTTTATTTTCTATTGTTTTTTAAACACAAAAGAAATCTTTGTTTTTGACAGGGAATGTGCGGCGTATTATGCTTGCGAATGTGCAATATCGGGAATGCCGCTGATTCCCATATATAGAACAGCAAAAAACGATGAAAACCGTGGAGATAACCGCAATTACTATGGCATGGGAATTTGTCCAAACGCCTTGCGAATGATGAACAGCAATATTATGAGAAATCATATGTGGCTGTGCCATTTCCAAAAAGGGCCTTATTATAATCCTTACACGAAAACTTATGACCATCCGAAAAAATCCGCCTGAGAATGTGAATTTTTCGCAAACAATTGCCTCATAAGCTACAAAAAAGTGTTATAGATTTGGTATAATATAGATAGGAAATGGAGGGAATTATTGTGAATCAAATCAACGCTGTAACGCTTGGAAAGCTCATTGCTGCACACCGTGAAGGCGACGAGCAGAAGTTCAAAACCTATGTTGATTTTATCGCCAAAGCCTATGAAGAACAGGGAAACGACCGTGCCGCTAACATCATCCGCAGCAACTATACGGGTGATTATGGCGAGCAGGGGAAGGTCGTTCTGGATGAAACAACCGAACAGACTACATACTACGAGACAGGCTGGTATGAGCCTGATGTTTTGGGGTCCGGTGGCTCCTTTCGCGGAGTTACAAAAGCAACTTCCGAGGAAGAAGCATTGCAACGGCTGCTGAAACACTCTGCCGACTATGCACATCGTATCACCGTATATAAGAAAGACGGCAAAACCATAAAGCGGGAAATTTCCGAGTATGACCAATGGGAAAAGAAGTGGAGGACATAATGAAGTGGAATGTATTTTCTCTCGAAGCCGTTAAAGAGGCATTAAAACCCAAGTTTGTGTTGGAGAAAGTCCGCTATGTGACGGACGACGAAGAGTACGGCGAGGGCGAGTCTACGCGCCTTGTTTTTCGCAATGTAGAAGAGATGCCGGAAATCGACTATATTAAGCGAACCGTCTGCACATTCATTCAGGACACCTATGTTCATTTTAAGGACAAAAGCCTCAAGCCGATGTGTATTTGGCAGGATAACCTCAATGAAAGCAAGGACCATATCCGTTATTCCACAAACAACCTTGTGTCGCCACCGCTGGGACTCATTGGCGAAACATACATTTCTGACGAAAGCCACACACACAAGTGGCTGGTAGCCCAAGGAGGAACTGAACTTCTTGAGAAAGCGTCCGTCAGCATTGATGTTGATGTGATTTACGCCTATGACAATGTCGATAAGGTTGAGAAAAGTTCCGAAAACGGCGAGGTACATGGCGTTCTCATCAACAGTACAATGTATCTGCGCGAATCGGAAATCAAACAGGTTGCTCAGCTTATTAAAGATGAAAAGCTCCGTAACCGCGTATTGACGCTGATGCGCTCTCATCGCCGTATTGTATCGGCTCCTGAAAAGGAAAATCGCAGCATTCGAGAAATCGCATCCGCGCAGATGCTGGGTCAGGGGTGAAATTGTGAAACACAAAATCTCAGAAATCGGCGCTCAGATGCTCGAGTACCAAGAACAGCTTGCCCGTGAATACAAATACAAACCCATCCCGCATACCTTCTTCTGCGATGTGAGAGCCAAGTTTCAAAAGGCATTGCCGGAATGGTGCAATGTGTCCGGTGACACGATTTCGCTCGAAACCACCAACGGTACGGTCATTACCAACGGGTACAACCGTATCGTGATTGGCGACTACGGCGCATTTGTTGAGTTTTCACGCGTACAAGCCTATATGCGGCGTCTGAAAATCAAAGAAGGGCAGGCTTATCGCGTAGAAGACCCGCGCTATGCCGAGCACGTCAAATATCTCTGGCTCACGGCAGATGATGGTTCGGATGTGAAGGTATACGACCAGAAGCGTCCGGTAGAATATGCGGATTATAAGCCGGGGATGCTGTATGTCAGTGTATATGAGGTGTTCCCACACATCTAAGAAAATCAAAATAAGAAGTTCTACCCAGTTCAGGGTGGGCTTTTTATCGAGAGCGCCGCAAAGACTACTGACTCACGGAGGTAACCGACAATGGTAACGTTTATTGATGATGATGATATCGAACTAAAGCCTTGCCCGTTCTGTGGTTCTACAGCCGGGTTATATGCAAGCTATGAAGGCATGTATGCAGTGCGGTGCAACTACTGCCGCATCGGAACTGTCCTCATAAAAAACGAACAGGACGCGATTGAGTTGTGGAATCACAGAACGGAGGTAACGAACGATAACTAACGCAGACAAAGCAATTGCATTGCGCCCATCATACTGGGCAAGCGTATCTGGCGGAAAAGATAGCCTGTATATGCTCAATTATATACTGCACAATCTGGACAGATACCCGCTTGACGGCGTGGTTCACTTTGAACTCGAAATTGACTACCCGTTTATACATAACGTTATCGACTATATGGAAACGGAGTGCAAGCAAGCTGGCATCCAATTTGTGCGAATCAAGCCGAGGAAAGCGTGGGAAGAATTGTATGATAAATGCGGTTTCCCAACAAGAAAAGTAAGATGGTGTAACGGTCACTATAAACTTGATGCAAAGCGGCAACTATCCGAATGGCTGAACGAAGTCGGTTTTTATGTAGTAAATTACATAGGCTATTGTGCCGACGAAGAGCGCCGTTTCAACAAGCGGTTGAGTGCCAAAAAGTTAGAGATATACCCTCTCGCAGAAAACGGCATTAACGAAGATGTGATTTTGGAATGGGCAAAGACACAGCCTATTTTCAACAACTACTACAAAACCAACAAGCGCTGCGGTTGTATGTATTGCCCGATGTCCTCGTTTCTTAACTTTGCCTATCTCTATAAATACTACCCCGAAAATTTCCGATATATGCTTGAAAAAATGCGGGAAACGGAAGAATTGAGAGAGAAAGAGCTTGGTAGACCGTTCTCTGTGATTTCATCGAATCCCAAATATAATGCGGATTACTTGGAACACATCGTCAAAACGAAATGGCTCAAAAAGCTCAACGAAATGGAGATGACCAACAATGACTATGTCGATGCGTATTGCGTCGGTGTGGATGTGGATGGTCACACCACTGTCCACTAGGTTGCATTAAAGAGTATTGGCAAAAAGGTGTTTTATCGAGTTTAGCTGTGGGGAGAATGTCAATTGGGTGAAAGCATGAGCAGTGAACCAAAAGTAATCACTTCCTTTGAGGAAGCACCGCAATCGTTGCGCGATAAATGCGATAAAGAAGTTTTGCGAGCTTTTTTTAATGCACATTTCTCAATTACAGAAAAAAGTGTGAATGACGATAAAAGATTCTATCTCGATGATGGACGCAGAATTAAGGACGATGATATTCTTGTAGCCTACATGAAAGATAGGAAAGTCTGGACAGAACCCGGCGTTGAAATTCGTACTATAACAGGCGAACTCACAAACAAGTTTGGAGAAAAAAAGCTCAAAGATTTCTTTGCAGCAGGATTTTTCTTAACGAAAAAACGCATTAAAAAGGACAAATGGAGATATTATTTGCCGGACGGCAGATGCTTGGATAGTGAAAAGAAACTCGATGACTTTTTACTCGAAAAGCTGCGTCCAGCTTTTAACAAAGAATTGTGCGACCATGTGATTGACATGGCAGCCACGGCAATTCCCGGCGTCGACAAAAGCGAGCTGTTCATTTCCGACACAGAAAACGAAAAGGCTGCGTGCCTTAATGTAAAACTTGACGGCAAAGTCTATAAAGAAGCAATTTTACCGTATGTTTCCTATGAAGGCATCATTAGCTCATCACTTTATAATAACCTTTATTCACGCTGCACGGTACTTCATAAGCGCAACATTGAGCGCTTTGAGAAATCCCACGATTTGAAGGCGCTCAAACAAATTGCAGAGTCTATTCTTCTGTCTTTACAGGTAGATGAAAAACATATCCTGCTCGGAGATTTCTGCATCACCTCCAACAAAATTACTGATATCAATGTAGGGCTGCAGCAGGAAAGCGCATTGAAGAAGGCAGTCGTCACCACAACAGTAAAATTTGATAACGGTAGGAAAGCTGTTTTCAGCATCCAAGTAGCTTTTGGCATCAATGATGCTCTTCTGCAAGAACTCTATAGAAATGATGTTCTGACGCAAGGGGCAAAGGTTGTCTCAGAACAGAGAGACTATTCCGTTACCCCGAACTCTATCTTGCATGACTTTGTCTGTACTTGCTGCAACAATGCTCATACGGTCAGTAAAACATACAGAAAAGGCAACATCGTTCTGGACGGCGTACTCAGACAGGTATATAACAGCGTTGACGCCGCTTCCGCATTGCCTGTAAGCAACCTTTTCGTGGTTGGGAATGACTCTGCGAAGGATGTTTCCTATTGCGACATTGCAGACCAAATCACCGTAAAAATCACACCGGATAAAGGCACAGCAGAACAATGCGTTTCACTAACCTATTCTACTGCTGAAGAATTTCTTGACAAAGCGGCGACCGTTCTCCTTGAAGATTTCTACGCCGCAAGCAGCGATGCAAAATGCCATGTCAGATATGACTTAACATTGGATATTTCTAAAAAGGAAAAAGAAAGTCTTCGGTGTGAAGCAAAGCTATTCGACACGCAAACGGGTCTTATTATTGCCCAGACCACAAGGTGTCTTGTCAAAAAGTTGAAAGCGGACATTGAACAAAGCAAAGACCAGATTCCGACCAGCTTCAGCAATGTTTTTTGGATAAGCAATGCAGAAGACATTTTGATGTATGCAGCTTCCTGTGACCCAGAATGGATTGCAAGTGCTTACAAGCAAATACGTGAACGATTAGGGTTGCTTGGATATTATTTCTGCAAATTCTTCGCGTCGCAAGACAACCACAGCTATTGTAAGACAGACTTGCTGACAGATTTTTTGCGGGAAGCGAGTATAGACTTCAAAAAGGCTGCCATCGCGGATAAAATGGAACAATTCCTGCGTACTTATATTCTCTTACCGGAGAGCAAAACTCTTTATCTGTTTTCCGTCGACTCTGTGCGCAATTATTATGGCAGCTTTGAGACTTACAAACCTGTCAGCAAATACCTCCTATCAGCAGTTGCTGCACAATATGAGGCAGAATCTGTAGAGCCAACCTTTGAGGATATGGATTATCTACTGAAGGACGCACAGTACGCATTATTTACAGACAGGTGCCAAAATGCCAAGACGGAAGAAGACGCCTTCACCATTATTTCTCATCTTGAAAAACAGCCACAGACTTTCAAAAAATTGCTCTTTGCAAAAGAGTATTTCAAGAATGTATACGCGCTGCTGAATGATACAGACAAAATGTTCGCCGATATTGTTATCAGCGACTGTCCCGGCTGTACCAAGCTACTGAAATCTCTCCAGAATTTTGCCGAGGAGCAATCAAAGAATGTATAACTACACCCCCGATAAAATCATCGCATCCCTTGCCGAAAACAACTATTTTGCTAACCGCAGGATTGCATATGCCGTTCTGAATGTGCTACGCGACGATGCGTCACCTCTACTCATAGAGGGTGACCCCGGCGTAGGAAAGACGAGCCTTGCCAAAGCGGTGGCTTCTATGCTGCAGATTCCTCTGATTCGTGTTTCATGCCACGAGGGAATTACAGCGGATAAAATTCTTTACGACTATGACTACCAGCGGCAATTGCTGGTGGTGTCTGCCATTCGGGACAAGCTCTACGAAAACCTCCGGGATTTAAGCGTGAACGAAAGCATCAAAGCTGTTGCACAAAACACAGAGTTTTATGGTCCGGATTTCTTGTTGAAACGCCCTGTTATCGAAGCTCTCACGATGAAGGGCCACAAAGTCCTTCTCATTGACGAAATCGACAAGACTGAGCCGGAAATCGAGCACGCTCTACTCGAAATGCTCTCTGATTTTGCTATTACCATTCCGGAATATGGCACGATTCAGTGTGCGCCAGAGGATAGACCTATCGTTTTTCTGACCTCCAACAACTATCGCGAACTTTCTCAGCCTATGTTGCGGCGCTGCTCTTACCTTTACATCGAGCACAAGCCACTTGCAGAAATCAAGCAAATCATCTGCGCGAATGTCTCTGCCTCTGAGGTGTTTGTGGATAGCGTTGCACAGGTCATTGACCGGCTTCAGAGCCTCGACCTGCGTCACGCCATCTCCATCAGTGAAGGCATCGAATGGGCAAAGTGCTTGATTGAGACGTTCCATTGTAAAACGGCTATGGATGTGAAGAACGCAATGCCATATTCTATCGGTTCCCTCGTCAAAGACCACGCAGATGAGAAAACGGTAGCAAAAGCCTTCAACCTGTCCAACGGGAATGAGAAATGAGTGAAGCAACAAATCAAACCATCGAATCTTATGTGAACCTGTACACTAAATTCTTCCAAGAGCTTACACAGGAATACGGCTTCTCATTCTCAATATCAGAAGCGCTCAACGGCATCCAACATATTTCTGACCCGTTAGATGTAGAGGATGTGCTGTACACCATGCAGGGTGCTCTATGCCATACAAAAGAGGAATGCGACACATTTGAGGCAGTTTTCTGCAGGCGATTCTTGCAGTATTCCTACGCGCCAAAGCCAAAGGAATCTTCAATTCCTAAGAAAAGAGCAACGAATAGTGTTGCCACTTTTGTAGATATGTCCGATGATGCTCTGGAAGAGTGCCGTAAAAAGACACAAGCGAACAGAGACCAAGCACAAGCGGACATAGAGAACTACCGCCGGTCTAACAGAGGAAAAGAATCGGTCAGTAACCAGCAAAAGGCAGTAGACGCTTTGCGCGAAGAAGCCGAACAAAAACGCCAAGCTGTTTTGCAAGCATATGATGACTGCCAGAAAGCGGTAGCATCTGTTACGCTTGCCGGAAACCGGCAGCTTGTAGACCAAATAGAACAGCTATTGCAGAAGGTAAACGCCGAGACGAACGGGGAGCTTGCTGCATACAGAATCACGGAACGGCAACTGCGGAATTCACTCGCTTCCGGCACTTCGCAGGAACTGGCTGTCTCTCAGAAGCTCTTGTTATCTGCTGCAGTTCTTGCTCGTTCCGCAAAAGAAGCATCCCTGTATATGAATTTCATCTCTCTTGCCAAGGCATTCCAAAACATGGCAAAGAGCGTGAAAACAAGTCAGCCTAAAGTATCAGAAGATGATACCGTAAAGGCGGCGGTCAAAAAGCACGGAGAAGCAGCGGAAGAGTGGGAAAACGCAAAAGAAGCCCTTCACAAAGCCGAAGCTGAGCTTGAAAAGCAGGAAATGCAAAAGGCACTGTATGAGAGCAATCTTCGTACTCGTGAAAAGAGAGTAACTTCTTACGATGCAATTCTTTCCAATATCCAGAAAGCTCAGCAAGAAAAACGGATGCAAAGTATTGAGAAAGAGCGGTCTTCCCAGCATCGAGAAGTGTTCATTGGCGGGCACAACGCTGTCAGAAGTAAGAAACAAACGGATACACTTCTCAATGAAGATGTCTCGAAGCTCTCTAATGCTGACATTGAGAAAGTCCTTTCCTATATCCGCACCAACGCCAAGACATTCCGCCAAAAGCTGCGTAAGCTGTACATGACGCAGCAGAAACGGCAAATCGACGTGAAAGCAACAATAGAGAAATCCACACAATGCGACGGTGAGATTGCAAAGCTGTACTATAAGAAACCCGTAAAATCAAAAGCAAACATCGTAATGCTGGCGGATATTTCCGGGTCTTGCCGTACTATGACTTCTCTCGCTCTGACATATATGGGGTTAATGAGGGAAGTCTTTCCCGGCAGCTGCCACCTGTTCGTTTTTGTGAACCACTTGGTTCCTGTAGACCGCTATTTCTCAAACGAGAATGTCACAGCGGCAGTAGAGAGCATCAACAAGAATGTTCCCAGCCGGGGCATCTACTCAAACTACGGCGTTCCTCTAAAGGAACTGCGCTACGACAATACCGGCATCATCAACAAGGATACTACTATCGTCATGTTGGGAGACTGCCGAAATAACAAGAACTATTCTGGCGTGGAAGAGGTCGAATGGCTCTCTAAGCGGGCATCCAACTTCTTCGTTCTGAATCCCGACCCGCTGAACAAATGGGGACAAGGGGACTCAATCGCCGACCTGTACGCCAAGAGTGGGGCGACGGTCTGCCGGGTAAGTTCAACGCAGGATTTGCTGACTTTCTTGGAGTCTGCGAGTCTCAGAAAGCACGCCTAATGTACAACCACAATATATGGTGTATGTCGCAATTTGTTTACATTCCAAACACTATATATTGTGATTTTCGTATTGACTATCCGCACATATTGTGGTATAATGCTAATGTACTCAGGAGAGGCGCTACAAGCAAATCTCCTGAACATGCTCCTGTAGCTCAACTGGCAGAGCAACTGTCTTGTAATCAGTAGGTTGCAAGTTCGATTCTTGTCGGGAGCTTTTGGCAAGCCAGCCTGCATCTGGTTTGCACGGGCACTTCGGCAACATCTGAAGTGCCTTGCCACTCGTTAAGACGACCTCCACGCGGTGAGTGGTGGGCAGCGGGGTTAAATCCGTTGGCTGACGTCTTATAAGATTGAAAGAAAGTAATCGGCGGGTCGCAGGTTTAAGCCCTGTCGAGAGACCCCGCGCTACCAAGAAATTGGTGGCGCATCATGACACGGGGTGTAGCAATGGTAGCTTGCCAGTCCCATACGCTGGCGGTTGTGGGTTCAAGTCCCATCCCCGTACCCACGTCCTGACCGAGACGTAAAGCCGGTCAAATACCAACCCATGCAGCCACCTGTCTTGCGTCATGGGTTGGTCATATGGCTCGATAGTTCAACAGGTTAGAGCACCAGCCTGTCACGCTGGAAGTTGTCGGTTCAAGTCCGATTCGAGTCGCCATTGGGTGTAGTACAAGGGAATGCGTCAATCGCGCGATAAGGCGTAATAGTGGAGTACAGGTGCGACGCGTAAGCACGAACTACGGTGGTGAGACACCACCCACCCAAAACACATCCATCGGTCAGATGTAAAATGACCGAAATATTCTGGTGTCGAATACGAAGGTTGTAATATACCGCCGGTTAATTCGCTCGTTGCGCACGAGAAAAGATGGTTCGACCCCATCCACCAGAGCCGCGACCCGCTGAGGTAGCCCTAACGGGTCGAAATCTAACAAGGAGGACAGTCCGATGCAGTAATTACCGCGTCCGAATGTCGGCATCAAAGAAAGGGACACGCCAATGCACTAAGTAACGTCCGCATAGACGCAACAGTGAAAGGGTCACTCCGATGATGTAAACCACCTTGTGGCGGGTAGCTACCGCCAACGCAAGCTAGTCCACATCTGGCTTGCATGGGTACGCCGGTTATTATCAACGTACCTTGCCGCTCATGAAGACAGCCTCCACGTGGCGAGCGGTGGGCAGTGGGTCCGGAACCACTGGCTAATTGTCCGATAAGATTGAAATCTAGACAAAGCCCACAGCAAGAGCCGCCCATGTACTTGGGCGGACAAATAGGGCTGCAAGAATCGAAGTTGACCAACGCTCAAGTGCTTTCCCGGATTCCCTTGCCCAGTCAGCATTGTGGATTCGCGGGATTGCTAGAGGGTGTAAAGATGATGTTCGGGGTTGACCACCTCCAAAACGGGCATCATGGCGGGGCTAAGTGAGGGTTCACCCGCAATTCTATGCAGGTATCGTATAACGGCTAATACTTCGCCCCTCCAAGGCGAAAATGCGGGTTCGATTCCCGCTACCTGCTCCATCGTCGCCGTCACCGTACGCCACGACATTAAATTTGGCGAGCATGGTCCACATGTGGTCCGCTGTCGAATGCCAATGGACAGCTTATAAAAGAATCGGCAAACAGGTGCTGTGCCTGAGAGTATCCGAGAGTCCCGGTGTCAGTCGCGAATGAGACCGGAAAACAGCGGAGAGGGTACAATGCAGAATCCGTCGGCGTGGCTGCCGAATGGTACTGGAAGAAAAGGGTTGGCTACCCTGATTGCGGGATGATAACCAGTATAAAACATCCTACCGTGCTTGGTTAGCTCAGCAGGTAGAGCGGCGCATTCGTAATGCGCAGGTCGGCAGTTCGAATCTGCCACTAAGCTCCACGGTCCGATTGGGTGACGCGCTCTTTGAGAATCCGCCCAAGAAGCTGTCAGCGGGGGCATGCACTTGCTGACGGTTGGCTAAGTCCTTACGGAAGTCGTCGTAGCCGGAACCGAACACGAATAGGCGACGTAAAGCCCCGCATGGCAAAGCGTTATCTGCTATAGCGCATGACAACTCTAACATAGAAGGGAGGTTGACTCCAATGGAGCAGGCAATTATCAATGTCGAAGGAACTTCAACTATCGAGACTGCAGCAGCAGCCAAAAAGCTGATTGAGACATTCGGGAGCCAGAACATCCGCGCCATCTCGGTTAAACGCGTGAACGAGAATAGCAACGAGGTCGTTGTTGAACTCGATTTTGTTCCGGGTCTTGCACAGCATCTGCACGGTTTCACTATGCAGGTCAACGGCTTGACCGCAGGCTACGACGGCACCGGTCCCTCAAGCCTGTACGAAGTCCTGCAGGCGGCTGGCGTAAGCGAAACGCTGGTAACGCGTGAAGACATTACGCAGAAGGATGCCAAGACCATCCCGCTGCATCTGGAGCGCGAGGTGAAGCAGTACGGCGAACTCCAGTACGCCTAAAGAAAGCATTCCCTATGTCGACAGCCTCTTTGGAGGTAGGGATGAACAATAGACAGCACGAGCGTCTAACAAAATGTCGAATTAAGATTGAAAATGGACTTGATTGCGTGTACTGTATCACGGTACACGAGTCATTTTCGTGTGGAGCCCTTTGGCGGGTGCATCCCGCCATCATGGGGATATAGCTCAGTTGGGAGAGCACCTGCTTTGCAAGCAGGGGGTCGAGGGTTCGAATCCCTTTATCTCCACCAACAGGGTCGCTTCGTTTTCTGCGATGGCCTACCCTGGGCTTGATTGTGTACTGTTTCGTACAGTACGAGTCATTATCGCGCGGAACTCCTATAACTATGACCACGAAGACGAATGTCTCGTCCGCGCCGCTTGGACAAGCGATTTACACGGGGCGTCGTCAAGCCGAAAAAATGCAGTGTCGAGTGGCGAAATCGGCTGCGACATTGACGAGGAGCACCACCCTCGTCAGTCTCCCTTGCTAACAACCTCCACGGGGTGGGAGATGGGCAACAGATGCCAATAACATCTGGCTAATAGTAAGCAATCAAAGCGCGGACCTCCTTTAAAACCATTCCACGTGCATTGCACATCTTGCCGCGCTCCGGTCGCTACGTCCCGGTAAAACAAGATATGCAACAAGCCGTAACAATCATACCGTGTGGCGAAACCGGCTGCGGTATGGGCGGGATAAGTTCCCGCCAGTTACTCAATCAAGACAACCTCTGCGCGGTGAGTGACAGGCAACGGATACGATGTTTCCGGCAAATCGTCTTATAAACAAAATACATGGTTGGGTGTCCGAGTGGTCTATGGAACCGGTCTTGAAAACCGGCGACACCGCAAGTGTCCGTGGGTTCAAATCCCACCCCTACCGCCATATCTGCCGGGCATTGTCCCGGCTTTCTTTGTTTGTTGGAGTCATAAAATGAGCACTACTATCACTTGCCTTGAGAAAATTGATATTCGCCGTGGAGACAAGGACGCAGATAATGCAAGGCTCTATCTCGTAAAATACCTGCATCAGTTCATTGACATGGTCGGTATCTTGTCGTTGGAAGTCTATGACTTTGCCATCGAAATCGAAGGCGACTTAATTTCGTGGTGCGAAGGCAAAATCGGTGGTTCAAAGTCTCAGCCGAAAAAATTCGAGTGGGAAGAAGAAATCGTAAAACATCGTGCCGTTGATGCCATTGACTGCATCTTGAATGATGTCGATGCAACTGTTATACTTTCCTATAAGGTTACATATAACTCCTACAAAGTTAAATTCGGGAAAGAATACTGGAACTACATCTTGCAAGGGCTTTTCAGCAAAGAAATGGTCTTCCACGGGCTGCAGTACGATGATACTGCGAATGTTTCAATGCTGCACCTTGAGCACGGGGAATTCGCAGACGAACCCGCTCCTGTACCCAAAGAAAAGGTAGACGATATCCCTATCTGGCATTGCTGCCAGCTTGAGATAAGCTGGGATACAGAAGATGTATTCACAGCAGGGCAATTCACCCGATTGGAGAAAGCAATCGCCTCCGTTCGTGATTTATTCGTTGATAAAAATAACGATATAGCTGTCATCGAGGGCGACTCGCTCTTCATTTGCTCTCAAGTTATCATCCCAAAAGAAAGCGTTCCCAGATTTTGCAGCTTCTTGACCGTGCTATACAAAATTGCAAGAGAACACGGCAAAACGATATATGACAGCATGCAATTTGTCCCTTGGTATTTTCAAGAATTCGCCGTAATGTCTATTGATTTTGACAAGGGTATTGCGTTACCAACCTATTATAGATACTAAGACGGAGAAAATACTATGACCAAACAAGAACTCACCGAGATGGTCACAAAAGCCAAATTGTGGGCAATCGAAGCTCACGCCGGGCAGAAAGATAAAGCAGGGAAGGACTACTTTGAGGCACATGTCTCTGTGGTCGCCAAGGGCGTTAAAGGAGACCCGGTAGCTGAAGCAGCCGCTTTCCTGCATGACACAGTGGAAGATACCACGCTTACGATGGAGGACATCCGAACAGCCTTCCCGAAAGAGGTTGCTGATGCAGTAGAAGCCTTGACACGCAAGAAAGGGATGTCTTACGCCGAATACCTTTGGCACATTCAGCAGAACCATACTGCTATCAAAGTAAAACTCTCTGACCTGCGCAACAACATGGATTTGAGCAGGTTACCGCACGAACCGACTAAGAAAGACCTCGCGCGAACGACGAAGTATAGCCGAGCCTATGCAATGCTCAGTGGCATCCACGATACCCCTTATAGCATCTCTGAGGTAAACCCTTACGCACTTTACGACTACCTTCTCTCTACCGGCTGGGAGAAAGCAGAAAAGCAAAAGAAAAGCAGTGAAGTAGTCGTTCTGAAAGCGCCTGCTGATAGCCTTACTATTTCGGTTCCTATCGACATGACGCTTCCGGACTATGAGACGATGATGGGTGAAGCCGTGACCAGACTGTGCGTACACGAGGGCGCTCCGCACCCCGATGTTCTGGATACAATCATCCATTGGAAGCCGTTGCCGAAAGAACAGTAAGCAACCTCATAGACTTGCGTTTCTGTTGCTGCTCTTGTGGCTAAACTGTTAATTTCGCGGCTCAAACCACTATATATTGTGTTTTCGTATTGACTATTTCCACATGATGTGGTATAATGATGATACTGAAACAACGAAAGGAAATCAGCCGATGTTCGCCACTATGTTGAACCAACAGAATAACTCACAAGGGCTGTGGAGCATAAATCTCCTCGGTCAAGTTGTGCTGGCTGTTCAGGGTCATCATAGCGCGGTAGTTGCGGGTTAAATAAAGCCTGCACCCCATCGGAAGTTCCGTTTCATCACGCTATGACAGCACCCTCAGGCATAAAATGTCTGCCGGGTGCTTTTTACATGTTGGGTTGTCGCCAAGCGGTAAGGCACGGGACTTTGACTCCCGCATTTCGCGAGTTCGAATCTCGCCAATCCAATTTGACGATATGTCGTTATTATTCAAGCGATGTAAAGTCATCCATGCCATACAACATCCGAAAAAGGAGGTGATTCTAATGGCTACCGCACGCAAAACTGCTGTTATCTATGTCGAGGTCGGCGCAGACAAGAAGCAGGTCAAACTGGAGGACATCCAGAAGGCGGTCAAGACTGTCGAAGGCACCAAGAATGCCTACGTCAACGCTGCCGACGCCGCAGTGTATTGTGTCGATGCTGACGGCAAGACCACGAAGGTCGAGCTGTAAAGCGTCTTTTCCCGTCGCCCGTTAAGCGGACGACTTCGTGGGAGTTTAGCTCAGCTGGGAGAGCATCTGCCTTACAAGCAGAGGGTCGGCGATTCAAGTTCGTCAATTCCCACCACACGGTTTCCGACTTCCGTCAGCAAAAAGCCGGTGGTGGAGCTGATGGGTTAATACCATCACAAAACAGTGCATGTGCTGCCAATCACATGCCTTTCATGGGCCCGTAATGGTTTTCGACAGGGTATGGAAGATTTCATGTCGCGGGTATGGTTCCGCCTCAAGGACCACCTTAAAAAGTAACTGACAACAATCGTTACGCTTCTCCTATCGCTGCTTAATTAAGCAGACGGAGACCAAAACAACGCACCATCTCGCGGGTAAGCGTGTGAGGTTCAAAGGTACGCAAGATATGTACGGCGCAGAATAAAACCGGAACCGTCTGAAGTCCAAGTACACCAAGACGTAAATCATGGTGAGCGTGGTCATCTGTCCACTGCAAAAGGTTCGTCGCACGACCAGACAAACAGTTCAAAGTTGTCAATCATGTGGCTATCGCGTAAGTAATCATGGAATTGGATATATTTTGGACACGAGTTCGAATCTCGTCGGGTCCACCAGAATATAACGCATCTGCGTTATATACAGGCGGTGCAAAATCCGCCATCATGCTCCCGTAGCTCAGTTGGTTAGAGCATCTGACTGTTAATCAGAGGGTCGTCCGTTCAAGCCGGACCGGAAGCGCCATAAGGGCTGTTTGTTCAACGGTTAGAACTCTTGGCTCATAACCGAGGTACGCGGGTTCGACCCCTGCACAGCCCACCAAAATAGCGTTGCTACGCTATATTTTACGCAACAACCGTCCGGCAGTACGTCAACTGCCATCATATGCTCCCGTGGTGGAATTGGCAGACACGGTGCGCTCAAACCGCACTTTATTGAGGGTTCAAATCCCTCTGGGAGTACCATGTCCAGCAGTGCGATAACTGCTAATCTGTGGGTTGTTAGCTCAGTCGGTAGAGCAGCGGACTGTTAATCCGCGTGTCGCAGGTTCAAGCCCTGTACAACCCGCCATATGTCCAAGTGGCGGAATGATATACGCGCTGGTCTAAGGAGCCGGTTTTTGTGAACTCAGCTTCCACTTCGGACAGTCGCTCATGATTGCAGCCTCCACGTGGCGAGCGATGGGCAACAATCAGTGTAAAGCTGGTTGGCTAATGCTAAAGATTGAAACAGCAAGCGCCACAGTAAAGCCTGTACTTCATAAGGTACAGGCTTACATTTTGTTATATAGAGGAAGAAAAACAATGAGTAAGCATCTACTGGGTCCAGACCGCGTCCTGCACGAAGGTGCTGGCTATCGCAGCAAGTACACGGCTAGAATCCAAAAGCCTCCGGTCGGTAGCAGAGAGAATCCGTCCAATCCGAAACAAGAGGGTGTAGATGCTGTGTACATCCCAGATACCGCCAAATGGTGTAGCAAAAAGTAAACCACAAGTTGATTGACCAACGCTATAAAAGTGGTATAATGTAATCAGAACGAAACGAAAGGAGACAACCAAAGATGCTGTGCAAGACTGTTAATGCTGTGTCGTTTGCTGAGTATAGTTATGAATCTGAATTCGAGTCCTACGAATCCAGCTTTATTTCCCATACTCCTCGACAGGCAAAAACAGACAATGTACAGATGCGGTGCGTCTCTAAACGATAACTGCATTTTCACACGCTGCTTGTCGAGTCATTTCGGCAGGCAGCGCTTTTTTGTTGCCTGCAATATAGAAAGGCAGCAAGAAAATGAACGTTCCAACAATCGATATCCAGCAGACAGGTGCCAATATCAAGGCACTGCGAAAAGCAGCAGGCATCAAGGTCAAGGATGTGGCAGACACGCTCGGTGTATCCACACAGGCGGTAGCCAAATGGCAGGCAGGCACTGCACTTCCTACCATCGACAACCTTGTGATTCTCGCCGCGATGCTCGATACGAAAATTGATGACATCCTTGTCATCGCATAAACCCTCGCCGCAGGATTGCGGCTATATGGCCGAATAGACGAATTGGTTAAGTCGCAAGCCTTTCACGCTTGAGAGTATGGGTTCAAGCCCCATTTCGGTCACCATCTGCTTCTGTAGCTCAGTTGGTAGAGCAGTAGGTTGAAGCCCTATGTGTCGCTGGTTCGATTCCAGCCGGGAGCACCACGAGGCTTAATGCCTCCTTATATGTGCCGGTATGCAAGTGGTTAAAGTACGCGGTCTGTAAAACCGTTCCGTTACGGTTCGCTGGTTCGAATCCAGCCCGGCACACCATAAGGCCCCTTCGACAAGTTGGTCTAAGTCACCACACTCTCAATGTGGAGTCAGCAGTTCGAGTCTGCTAGGGGTCACCATCGCACCTGTGTTAAAAGGTGCATCATGCAGAGGTCGCCTAACGGTAGGGCAACGGACCGCTAATCCGTCGCGAGGCAAAACGGAACTCACTACGAAGTGCCAATCAATCCCTCGCCTGCGAGTTCGAATCTCGCTCTCTGCGCCATATGCATGTGTGTCCGAGTGGCTGATGGAACTGGTCCAGAAAACCAGCGGTCAGAAATGGCCCGTAGGTTCGAATCCTACCACATGCGCCATGAAAAGTCTCCATAGTCTGCGATTATTCGTGGATTTTGGAGACTTTTTCTTGTTTGATGCCACGATTCGTGGTATAATGGCAACAGAAAACAGCAAATAATGGAGTGTCAGAAAATGCAAAAATACGATTTCATTACGAAGCAATATACCCCGTACACACCGCCTCAGAACGGACGCTATGACATCATGGCTCGTCCTAATGAAGGGCTCAATTGTGCTGCGTGCGGGCACATCATCAACGAATGCAACGCGTACACATCAGCAGCCATCCAGAACGATATTGGTTTAGGCTATCTAATTTGCAAGAACTGCTACGACTACGAACTCGAAGTCAGAAAAACAGTAAAGTGATGGCTCAGCCGCTTTCCATTAGGAGGCGGCTTTTTCTTTGCAAAAATATATGTACAATCTGTTACTATCTGCTTATCTATGTTGTAAAAATCGCAATTTTATGGTATAATAAGAATTAGCAAAAAGAAAGGATTTTGCCGTATGTACATTGATTTCACAAACAAGCAGTATTGTTTGATTCTCCACATCTTGGCAATTATGAAGCCGTTCTACAACAACGACTTTCACCCTATCTGCAAAGAAGTAGGGGAAGCATATGGCGTGGATGAAGATTCCATTATGAAGGCTTGTGCCACATTGACTGCTGTTAATGTGACAGCACCCGTCAAGAAGGCATATGACACCATTAGCTATGTTCTTGCTGCCATCGCAAATGGCGCAAAAGAATTGAACGGTGACGACACTTACAAGTACAGAGTCGATTTGGATGCTCCTTGCTGGAATGCTGTAGCCGATGCTCTTGATGCTTACTCCCGTATTCTGATGGGTCAATTTGGCATTATCTATGAGACACTTGATATTTCCGGCGATGATAAGCATCACTTGCAGGCATATCACGATGCCCGCTGGAGTGGGGTAGGTGTCATTGAAGCCCGTGACCTTCTGATTCCTCAGCTAAAAAAGATGAGGGTGGGCTGGAATGGGAACTTCGGCATTTCCAATTCCGAGCTTGCCTATAACAGCAAACTGTCTTATGAAGTCCTTAAAGCAATTCGTTTTGCCACTGAAAAGAGAGACGGCTCTGTTCTGAAAGTTACAAACGAGCCGTTGCCAAGAGTCGAAGGTGAGTGGCAAATCACGATGCTCTAAAAAATAATTGGAGGTGCTTTTCCGAAATGGGTGAACATATCATTTCGTTTCTTGACATCTGCGCTATGCAGGGTCAACTCGTTCTGGCAGAAGCACCGTCCATCCCGGCTATCAACGATAAGATGGTGTACTGTACTGGCGCTCGCAAGCACGGCGATGACCGCTATATCATCCTCGACGGGGAAGAGTACAGCCAAATTTACTTTGTTGACGGAACCATCAAGCTATATTGGCATTGAGAAGTAGCACCATCGAAGTCTGGAAGCCTGCAGAATAAAGGAGAACCACATGAAGGCGAACTACAAAGTCATCAACAACAAGCAGGTACAACTGCGCAAGGTCATCGAGGGATTCAAACCCGATGATGTAGCGTCAGTCATTCTCTTCCGCTACAATGTCATGCAGGCATTAACCAGCCTCAATGATGACTGTACCGATTTTGAAGAAGCGGATATGAAAGAAACTGCGGCTGACCTCACGGAGTTCTTTGAGGATGCTGTAAACGAAGCTATCGATTCTTTTATCGACGAGGATAAAAGACCGAATATCAATTTTAATGGCACGGCAGACGAATTTCGCGAAGAACTCAACAACCTCGTTGTTGTCCTCCTCAGTAAGAACTTTGAGCATGAGTTCATTGAGTTCTCTGAGGCTACCGGCATTAGCCGTGTACAATATGAGGCATTCGCCGCGAAATTCATGGCAGAAGCAAACACAGATAAACACTAACATGAGGGGGGTACTTTCATTGACCACGCTGGAAAACGCACTCAAAATCAACAATGGAAAAGCAGTTCTTTTGAGCATCAAGAAAGAATGGCTCAGTAAAATCATGGCGGGCGAAAAGGTCATGGAAGTCCGCAAATCTATGCCGTGGGAAATCAGCCACCCGTTTGTTGTCTTTTGCTATGAGACGAAAAGCAATGGCGGAGCAGGAAAAGTCGCAGCAGCATTTATCTGCGACGATATCGACAGTCTTAACTGCCTGCAGAGCCTTGCGGTGTTTGACGACACGGAGCTGCCAAAAGAAACAGAAAAATTCGTAAACGAAAGCTGTCTGACGTTCAAGGAGTTGTTCGATTACGGAAAAAATGTCGGCGCTCTTTACGGCTGGCATGTGGCAAGCACGCAGCCTCTCGATAAGAAGCTCTCTGATTTTGGGTTGAAGCGTCCACCGCAGTCTTGGCAATATGTTCGTATCAGCATATAAAGCATCTCATGGGCAGGAAACTGCCCATATTTTTTTGAGATATTGCCATAAATTACAATGTAAAGTATAATAGCATTGTGAGGTGTACTATGACTGTTAATGACATCATTCGTGAATCAAATACTATAAAACTATCCGACTTTGTTTGCCTTACAAGCATACAGACGCAAGAAGACGTCAAAAAACTGACCAAGCAAGGATACGATGTAGGATATACCCAATCCGAATGGGAAAAAGAGTATTCTCTTCCCGCAAACAAAATCTTTTATGCCAAGTCTATGTATTCTTCTGTTTACTATGTAGACTATAATAATACGTCTTACCCTCTTATTTTCCCTCTGCAAATTTTTGGTAAGCAGCGCCTATCTCCCATTTCGAACGAAACAAACGAAGAATTCTGTGAATCCATTCGAAAACGCGTTGTAACATTCTCCAATTTGCACGATAGTGCTCTTGCTACATACTTCCACAATCTCGGTGGCTATCTTGCCATTGATGCACTACAAGAATATGTTCGTCGGAACGAACCATCCGCTGAAATGTTCAATGTTTTCTTCTCAGTCTATGAGGTGACTGACTTTGGCTGTGGTCGTTTTACCAACGAAGAGATGAAAAAGGTTATCTCCGGTATGGATGATACTGCTAAGACGAAACGCAGTAAAATTCTCCGAAAGCTGCCTGACGAAGTGACAATTTACCGTGGAGAAGCAGAAGCCAGCACTCCCTATACGACATCCTTCTCTTGGACAACCAACCCACGCATTGCCTATTTCTTTGCTTGCCGGTATTCTAACGGCTTCGCCAGAGTGATTACCGGAAAAGTAAAGAAAGATGACATCTTATACACTCCAAACCGCTCCAATGAAAAAGAGGTTCTCGTGTTTCCAGAGAAAGTATATGACATTTCTATTGAAGAGCAGTTTTCTCCTCAAGATGTCGTACCATCTATTACAGAGGAAGACCTTGACCTGTATTATCAGTGGCGAAGTAAGGTAAACGCGCTCTACTGCTTACCTACATCCAGTGAGCACGATGCTCTTCACACGATTCGTGTCCTCCTATTGGCAATCTTCATTGTTCAAGAAGAATGTATTGAACTGGACGATGACGCAATGCATCAGTTATTGGAAGCTATCACCTATCACGACATTGGCAGAAAAAATGACAGTGAAGACCCAAAGCATGGCGAAGATAGCGTAAAAATCTACAAGCTGAATCACACAGACCCTACCGTGGAGTTTCTCATTCAATATCATTGCATCGATGATAAGAAGGCATTAAAAAATCTTGAGAGCAATATAACAATTGAAAACAAGGAAAACGCATTGACGCTCTACAAAATCATGAAAGATGCCGATGCACTTGACCGCGTTCGTTTTGGGCTCATGGACTTGGACGAAAGGTACTTGCGCTTTAACGCAAGCAAACAGCTTGTCCTTACCGCAAAGGTTTGCTTGGAATCTATCACCGATGGCAAATGAAGCGTAGCTGCTTCCTGTGGCAGGGAAGCGTAGCTAAATGAGGCTCATTGCCGCGTAGCCAGCAACAAATTATGAACATTTCTTGTCTTTTTGCGTTTCATCCTTTCTTTTTGTTGAAATTTGTGGTATAATGACAATGAAAAATAAAAATACAATTTCTTCAAGAAGGAAGTGATTTTATGAATTCTACCGAACAAGAAGTAGTACATAAACGGAAACTGAAAACCAAGATTATTTTAATTGTTCTCGCAATTCTTGCTGTATTAGCAATTGCTTTTTACATCTTTGTTTGGCCTCTTGTAGCTGCTAAAGTAATGGCATGGATTGACAATCTTATTTTGCAAATCGGCACCTATGCTCTTATCGGCGCGTGTCTTGCTGTAATTCTGTTTATAGGTTATTTTGCCACATGCCATAATTAAGTAATTCAATATTTCTATAAAAACATCTGCAAAACATCAACCAATTTTACTTGCATCTCCGTGCGAACTGGGTAAACTAAATAATGTATAATAGATAACATATCGTTACCCCCCCTACAGACGATTTACAATCTGTTATACAACTGTGAGCAGACTCTCATTTCGAGGGTCTGCTCTTTTTTGTTTTATTCCAGATTTCAAGGAGATGAAAAAATTGACTACTACATTCACAAAGTACGCCAAGGCGGCAGAAGATTGCCGGTACAAAAACGACTTTCAGTACGACCTTCGTCAATGCGATAAAGCCCTGCACATGGACGGTCCAATGCGAATCGAAGCACAGTGCTGGATGAATCTGTTCGACCAACTCGAAGAAGGGGACATCAAAGCATATGTTCAGAGCAACTACCGTCCCGGAGCCCTCGACCCCTTTCGCAAAAAGTAAGGTGACTTTATGAGCCTTTACCATTTGATGGCGGATATCGGGGCTGTTCCTTCCAAAGTGATACCAAAAATTCCGGCAAATGCAATGAAAGAAGAGGACCAAAGCATCCCGCGCATCTGCGTTAGCCGGTCTCTTGATGAATGCTTAACCGGCATCACCGTAACCGGCATCACTTTCCCATTTTTGCTCGAAGAATTGAGAACTTCTCATACAAAGCAAATCTGGGACAAACAATATCAATTTCCTTTCATCGTGAGAACCTATTGTGCCGAGAATAACAACTCGGCATTTTTTGATGAAAAGAAAGTTTCCAAATATGTTTGGGATGCAAATTTTACGGGTGAATGCTGGCTGACAGAATACAGGGAGCCAATCTCAACGAAAAAACGCTGGTTGGTCAACGCTGACATTGAAAATCGACACATTATCCGCAATAATGAAAGCTGGCGATACCCGATTATCCATAATTCTGTCTGGTCAAATGTACCTACTTACCTCAATCCCGAATTTCAAGATAAACTTCTGCAGATGACCAAGATTTGGTTGGAGCAGAATTAGCACACATTTTTTGGAGGTGTGTCATGAATAACAACACTACTGTATCACCGGCAGAATATTTTGCCGAGGTCAAAAGCCGTAAACAGGTCATGACGGAAGCAGGACTGTCTAAGCTCTATGAGAACTGCTTGACCCTGCTGGACGAATACCAGCGGTCCGGACAGATAGCAGCTCAGAAAAAGCTCCTGTTCCATATTGATAACATTACCCGCGAGAAAAAGCTTCTCGATGTCGGTATCGATACATTCGTTTACAAAAGCGATATCGATGACTTCATTCACATGGTCGATAATAAGGTCGTCAAAATTGTGGAGCTCGAAAACTACCAGCGTCGTATTCCGCCGGAAATCATTGCCCGCATTGAAAAATGCAAAGGCATCTTCGACAAGATGTATGTTGTCTTTACAGACTACACGCACAGGGAAGAACGCCGCGTAGAAGCTGTCAAGCGCGAGAAAGACCCGATTCTCTTTGGCACATTTCAGGATGCTGCGACCCGCACGATTGTGGAGCGCTTCTACTTTATCGGCGATTGGGTTGATGAATATTGTGACCTGACGCTCGATAAGATGGTCGCAACAGTGCAGGAAAAAGCCAACCGGGATATTATCAAGAAGTTCTCCACGCCGGAAAGTCTGCAGGAACTGAGCGACCAGCTCAGCAATCTTGACGACTCCATGAACGGGCTTTATCGTCAACGCGAGAAAAAACCTGCTCCGAAGAAGGGTTTCTTTGCACGCGTCCGCACAGCATTCAAGGCGTTGAAAGGGGACATCTAACCGATGGCTGAAGTAGACTTGACGGAGAACAAAAGCTATTCTAACCTCATGTCCTTGCCTCACAGCAAGAATACACTTTTCAGAGCGTTCTATAAAACAGATATTCCTTGGAACTTCAACACCCCCTATATACTGCCACGAATTGCTCACTCGGATAAGGATTTGGAAACTCCTCCTCTGATTTTTACGGGTGATGCTGAGACTGTAAACTTTATGCGAGAAGTCGTAGAAGTGGAAGAAGGAGTACGTTGTGATTGTTGTGGAAAGCTCATCACAACTCCTTTATGGGATATGCCGATAGGTGGTCTTTGTTCTGAATGTGAACAGCGACTGGACGAGACAGTCTATGGCAAATTTAACGCTCCGTGGCAAAAGGTCGAGCAACAGAAAGCAGAGCGCCCCGTTCCGTGGTGGTACGATATCTGAGAATTTAATATTGCACTTTCTTGCGAGTTGCGTAGAATGGGAGTTGTACGATAGATAACATTCTACTTTTCCGAAGCATTTCGGACGTACAGCTTTTCACAATTCTGCATTTATTAAAGGCAGACTCACCGTTATGGTGGGCCTGCCTTTTTTGTTTGCAGAAATCCGCCATCCACCCATTTCAACAGCGACTGATAAGGAGGTCTGCTATGTCTATTTCCAAGCTTTTTGCTCCGAAAAACACTCGTTTTGCGATTTATGCCGGTAACCCAGGTTTTTCCGGCATGACCATTTGCTCCGATTTCATCGGGTATGTGGATGCCCCGACGCTCGGCGACGCCTATGAGGCGGCGCATCGGTATCTTGCCAACAGTGGCTATACCGGCATCGTGGTACGCGAAGCGTAAAGCCTTTTCGAACAAAATCAGCCGTCACAACCCGTCCGGCATTGTCGGACGGGAATTTTTGTCAAGACAGGAGTATCACACCAATGGAAAACAAGAAGAAGATTTTCATCGCCTACACCGCGTTTGTCCTCAGTGTTCTCACCATCATAGGCTGTATCGTCTGGTTTTTCTCGGTTCCTACTTACGCAGCACCGATTGAGTCGACCGAGTCTGTGGAAGAAATCGAGTACATCACGCCTTTGGAAACCGAGCTCCGTGAGCCGAGCGCTCCGTCTCACAATGCACCGTTTCTTCCTGCTGCCGAAGCAGAAGAGCCTGATGTACAAGTTGAGACAGCGGAAACGGCTGTTGAGAACGAATCGGTTGTCACAGAAGAATCAGAAGATGCCGTACCGCAGAATCTCTCCGAAAATGAGCTTTCCATCTATACCGCATTACGCAATGCAGGTCTCTCTAAAGCCGGTACTGCTGCGGTAATGGGTTGCATGTCAATGGAGAGCGGTCTTCGCACTACGGCAGAAAATCCAAATGACGGCGGATATGGGCTCCTGCAGTGGACCTACAGCCGCAAATCAGACCTCTTCAACTGGTGCTATACAGCAGGGCTTGATGCCACTTCTGCAGAAGGACAAGTTGCGTTTCTGGTGTATGAGCTTCAGAGCACATACAGCATGAATGCCAGATATTCGTATCCGGTATATGAAACGCTTGTTTGCAGCAGCAGTGTAGAAGATAGTTTGACAATGTTCTTTTCCCACATGGAAGCAGGAGTCAATGTACCGATTTCTGCTTCTAAAGTGTACTGCGCCAACCTGACGACACTCGACCTCTATCGAGAGCGACTGAACGCAGCGTACAAATACTTCTAACAAAGAAAGGATGTATCACACAATGGCAAAGAGTGCCTATTTGTCCCGCAAACTGCTCAATCAGCTCGCCGCTATTGAAGCAGACAGTGATGACATGATGCTGACTCACGACCTTCACAACATTGCCATCAATGGCAAGAAAGTGGGGTGTTCTGGTCATATTGCAAACCTCTTGAATGGAAAGTGCGTCTATGTCGATACCGAAAAAGCCATTTATCAGCCTCTGTCCGACAAGAACTTGGTTCGCTATGCTGCCGACATGAAGGATTGCTCCTCCATTGGTCTTGGCGTCATGGGACGCAACCAGTTTGTAACGGACGATGCTCTCGTACAAAAAATCATTGATATGCTCCACTAAGGAGCAGAAGGGAAAATACCATGAATAAGATAATCAATACCATTGTTAAGCTCCTCACCACATTTTTCGTTCTGACTATCCTTATGAGCATCAGTGCTTTGGCGCAGGATTTCAATGTCACCAATGTTGTGACGCTCTTCCTGAGTATTTATGCGCTGAACAAATGCTGTGGCATTCTGCTCAAGATGGTCAAGCCTTCTAAGCACAAGGAGGTCAAGCGTCGTGTATAAGAACTTCAAAGACATGGACGCGGAAATGCTCCACAAGATGTCTTGGGAGGTCGTTGAGGTCTTTGACAGCTACCTCTCTGGTCTTGGCGTTATGATTCCGTGTGATGATTTCAGTGAACAGAAGGAACGTGAAGAGGAAAACAGCGATGCTGCTCTTTACGGAACGGAATACTGGAATCTCGTCGACGGAATCGAGATGTGGTTCACATTATATCCGCTTCTGACGCAGGTTTATCCGAAACGCTTTATGGCTGCCTTCGATACCCTTTTGGACTCAAAAGGAATGAGCCGCTATAAGCCGCAAGGCAAGCAGCGCAAAACCATGAAAAGCAAAATCGATAAACTTTTGAAAGAAGAGGAGGATGCCGCATGAAAGGCTGGAACAGTTCTAAGCACCCCATTTTCACCGCAAACCAGATGCCTGCACCTGTCAAATGGAATCCCATGAGCGAAGACTGGAAGGCTTGGCTCGGCGAGAATCAAGTCTATCACGGCACATCTGGCTTCTCCAAAGAAGTCTTAGAGACAATGAAGAAACTGCATGACCATATTCTTACCTTCGGAGGAGACGAAGTCTGCATGACCACTTATGACGAGGACGCGCAGAAAATTCTCGACCGTGGTCAGTTCTTCTATGGCAGCAGCTACATGCGAAAAGGAGAACCGTGTCAGTGTCATTGCAATTCTGCTAATCTTTGGGATGCCAACAGAGGTCGCTGCTTCATTGCAACGGGCTATGCTCTTTCCGAAGATGGGCTTTGGCGCTCTCATTCGTGGGTCGTTCAGCCTATGCCACGCACCCTACGCGTGTGGGAAACCACCGTCAAGCGCGTCGCATATTTTGGCGTAGTTCTGACTGAGGAAGAGTGTGACCGATTCTATCGAGACAACGGCTAAAAATCAAAAAAGCGAGGTAACCATAATGAAAGATATCAGTATTTCTGCTATTGCAGATACATTGGACCGCTTTCGTCTGATGGACGACCCCTATGAGTGGCACGATAACGAAGGCGTGGAAAGCACGAAGGATATTGCCGAACATCTGTTCGATAGCGAATATCGCAGCGCCGTCGTTCGTGAGCTGGAAGAAAGGCTAATGTTCTACTCCTCGAATCCTGACCTGAATGGCACAGACGAAACCGGCAAAACCATGACAGAACAGTGCAGATTCATTTTGGACGGTCTTTCTACCGTTTTTGGTGAAAAAGCATAAACAAGGAGAAATCTAAATGAGTGAACGGCTTAATTTTTCCATTGACGGTGAGTTTCTCACCAATGTTGCCCGCGACTGGTTCTGGAACATGAACAAGCCGTATAAAAAGTGTGAAGAATTGTTATTCTCCTGCATGGAAGGCGGCGACAAAGAAGAAAAGCGCCGTGTCTGTCAAGACATCATTGAAGGGCGTAAGAAGCTCGTTGGTATCAATGAGTTCGAGCTTGTCGATGACAACACAAAGGTGCGCCCTTTGGGTCAAAAGGTCGAAGAACTTCAGCGCAAGATGCTGGTCAGTCAGATTCGTGAGGATATGATTGTGCATCCACTCAAGTACATCGACCGTTTCGCTATGTCATTCGATTATGATACGCTTTGTAAGGATGTAGAGCGTCATTATATCGATTATAGCTATGACAGCATCAAGGACTATGTTATTGGCGATGCTGGTTACACCGATGCCTTTAACAATGGTGCGTGGCTGCTCAACCGTCCTGACCTTGTGGCAGAATTCAACGGCGAACCGCTATCCGAACAAGAGTCTGCTCCTGATTTCTATAAGACCGGTTTTTGGGCAAAACTCTCGAACTGGATTGATGAGAATATGAAGGGGTCTTCTGTTGAGCGCCGTCAGCATCTTTACAGCCGTTATATCAATGATATGCCCATCAAGCATAGCCTGACCGAATACGGGCTAATTGCTCCTGATGGCACTTGGTATGCTTGTGAGTTTGGTGAGCACGCAGCTCTTGCCGGTCGTATCATTATGCGCAATCGTGAAGCGTTCGGTCTTTCTGACCATGAAGTTCTCGATATGGCGTATGACTGGAGCGGTAAGGGCCTCGACTACCTATACAAGCGCGGCTGGATTGCGATTCGGAATCCTTCGATGGGCAATACATTCCTCGATATGGATGAGACTCGCACCGCAACCAAAGCGCAGGTCAACACCATTTTCGATTACATCAACAAATACCACCGCTATGACATGAATGTTTCTAAGGTCATGGCGGACTAATAGGGAGGAGTCCCCATGAAAAACGAAAATAACAATGTCGCGATTTGCGATTGTCTCAAGGCAGTCGTAAAGGATACCGTCAAGCACTACGCACGAGATTACAAAATCGATGAAGCGCGTATCAAACAGGCAGCAAAGGAAGTTGCAAAGACCGGCAAGCCTCAGACATTTCTCTGGTTTGCCCGCGAATGCGGCACCTACATGGGTCGTGAATCCGAGGTAATCAAGAGAAACACCCCGGCGTACATGGCTTACAAATACTACAACGAGCAGGAGACTTCCGAGTCAAAAACCATCAAGGCATACCTCGTGACTGTCACGGGTATTGATGGCAAAACCCCCATCGGAACTGCCTGCCCGCTGAATTATGCAAAGGAATGCGACCGCATCCGCCGTCTGGCTGTCCCTGCCAACAATATGGCTATCGACTATGCCAAGGGTACGGTGACGCAGCCTGTCGGCACCTATGTCCTGTCGGAATACCCGAAGCTCGGTTCTATCCAGCAGGTCCGCTATCTGGCTGACGACGATGCCTCTCTGGAGCGTGCCATTGACATGCTCCATACCGCACGGGAAAAGAGAGGTGCTCGCTGATGGATGTCATGGTCGAAATGACGCACGATGAAGTGCAGAACAATTTGTGCTACGCACTGATTTGTGAGACGATGAAAGGCTCTCGCTGGAATAGTGGTCGCCGTCGCAGACTGTATAGCCAGACGTTTACCCGCAGCGAACAGCAGCGTATCTCTCACATCAAATCTACTGCCCACAAGTGGTATCTGGTATCCGGCGTACCTGACAAGGTTCGCATGAGCTACGACAACTACTTGCTTTGGCAGCGTCTTGCAGCATTCTGCGCCGAAATCTAATCTTATCTGCCGTCATCCTTTTGGGTGGCGGCATTTTTTTGTTGCACGAATGTGCGAATCGCATAAAATGGGAAATGTACGATAGATAACAGTTATCGAAAAGGCATCCTGCCCTTCGCACACTTAACATTACGTTTTAGGCGGACTTCCCAATTTGGGCAGTTCGCCTTTTTGCGTATAAACAGAAAGGAAGTATCCCTTATGAACGAGAACGAAGCAACAATCAAGGTTAACCCCACCGATGACATTCAGTTCGTGCTGGAAGATTCCGGCTGCTACAATGAAGAAATCGAAGCTATGAAAACTGCCGGAACCTACGACGCTTTCATCCACAAAGTCTACAATGCCATCGACTGGTCCAACCTGTTTGAGCGTATGACCCAGATGGAAAACGAAACAATTGCCAGCGCCATCGATGAGGTTCGCAGTGCGCTTGCCGAGAGGAAGGATGTCGAGTGATGTTCAAAGAGTATGTTCGTCAAGACGAGTACATCATCACTGCCATTATCTTTGTCCGCAAGCTGCTGGATACTAAAGTCATCACTTTCAAACTCTCTGATTCTCTTATTGTGGGGCTTGAAGGACTTGATGAAGATGGTGGGCGCATCGTCTGTATTATGGTCAACGGCAAAGTCAATTACGCCTTGTCGGAGGCGTTCAGCATGAAACGAGCCACAGACCTCAACCATTTGAAAGACTATAACCTGAAGCGGGAAGCTCCGCCGCATGTCTATGTAGCTGGCTACTGTGACACAGATACTTTCGAGTGGAAGATAGTCAAAGACCATTATACGGGTCTTCCCGGCGTTTCTCTCATTGAGACCGCTCTGGATGCGTCTCTCAAGAACGCATTTCTCTATAGGCTCAACGAACTCGGCTATGCTTGCATCGTAACGGATTCCGACTATCTCGGCAATGACTGCACACCTATCGGGAATGTGAAGCTGAGCACAGAAGAAATCCGCGACATCCAAAAATCGCTGCAAAACGGCGATTACATCTACTAACGAAAATGAGAGACAACCTATTTTCGTTAAGAATCCCACCAAAAATAATAAATACCCACCAAAAAGAAGGAGATGTAAACCATGAACCTTTTTATCAAAGATGAATATGGTCACATTATGACTATCTCGCCCGAAGAGCTGAAAGAGAAGCTCGGTATCACATTTGACATCGTTGCACTTGGTATCGAAGTGAACAACGGGGGAACTACCATCAAAGCTCAGTCTTACCCCAAGTGGAATTACAGCAATGGAAACCCGCCTATTGACATCTGCGTAGCTGCCAAAAGCGATGAGATGCAGGTTGCTTCGCTGACGCTCCCGACTCCCGATGTTCCCGCTCCTTTCATCTGTCTCTATGATGAGCAGGGTGAGGACGAAACGGAATGGTATGCCGGTGCCAGCCTTGCGCCTCGCAAAGAAAACGATACGACTCCTCATGTGGTGTTCGTTGACAGGCACTATGGCAAAATGGTTCCCGAAACGGATATCTTCGAAAACCGCTCGGAAATCAGCACACTTTCCTGCGCTACCAACAAGCAGCTCTTTGACTTCAAAGTTGCCGCAGCTCAAGAATAACACTTGACTATGCGGTCACCCTTTCGAGGGTGACCGCTTTTTTTTTTGCACATTTGTGCGAGTTGCGTATACTTTTAGATAGGGGAGGTGTACCCATTTGAAAATTCTTCGTACACAACAAGCCGCTTCGGAACCGTCTTTGAAAGATGCTTTGCCGCTTGGTACTGTTCTTTCTGTTCGGGAACAGCCGGAGCAGAAATATATGATTATCGGATATGCAACTAACAACAGCCCGTTTGCGTACTATGCCGTTCCTTGGCCGCAGGGATTCATTGGCGAGGAGAGCTTGTTCCTTGTCGAACGCTATGAAATCACTGCAATCAATGGACGCGGTATCTACAATACGGAATCAGCATTGTTTTTGCAAGCGCTGGATACTGTTTTGAAGGGAGGAGCCACTAATGACAGTCAAAGAACTGAAACGAATGCTTGAGGATATAGATGACGACGCTATCCTGCTCACACGCAGCGCCTTAGAGCCGTCCGAATTCGAACAGCCTTCCGCAAGGGAACTTACTGTTGTAACCGTGCGTGGTCGTGTTATGCTGCCGCGCTGGGCGTATGCCTGTAACTTGGTTCCGGACGGTGCTCCGAAAAAAGCGGTTCTTATCGATTGAGGAGGCAGACATGAAACCTATCAATGAAACGCCTATCAGCTCTGATGCGGCATATGAGCGCGAGACGGTCATCAATTTTTGTGATGCCGAGAAAAAAGCATCCTACTATACTCGTAATCGGTCGCGCATGCAGGAATTGCGCAACTTGGCAGCCGAATATCCCGATGATGTTAAGCTGACCGTCGACATGGATGATTGCGTAGAAGCAGAATTGCCCAAGAAGTGGGTAAAGCTCCGTGCTCCCGTCAAAATGTCGGAAGAGCGCCGCGCTATTATGGTTGAGAGCGGCAAACGCCTGGCAGCCATTGCAAAGGCAAAATTGGAAGAACGCAAAGCTGCTGCCACTCAAGAGGACTAAAGCCGACTGGCTTTAGATATATTTTCCCATAGACATGCAAAGGAGGAATTCACATGTCGTATTCAGAAACTGCGGCTCTGAATGCCATTTTCGGCATTCTCGGCACCTTTTGGCTGCTGGTTGTGGCGTATTTCGTCATCTCCATCATCGCCAATTGGAAAATCTTCACAAAAGCCGGACAACCCGGCTGGGCGGCCATCGTACCGTTCTACAAACAGTACATCGAGTTTAAGATTTACTGGGGTAATGGCTGGCTGTTCCTTGTCCCAATTGTGTTGGCAGCACTGGCGTTTGTACCGCTTCTCGGTCAACTACTCATCCTCGCCAACCTTGTCATCACAATTGTCACGCAGTACAAGAAGGCCGTTTCTTTTGGTCAAGGCGTTGGCTTTACCATCGGTCTTGTACTGGTCAATCCTATCTTCAACATGATTCTGGGCTTTGGTCAGTATCAGTATCTCGGCGTACCGCAAGATGGTTATTCCTATGACCAGTTGAAGAACAAGTACGATGAGCGCAAGGCTACGGCAGCTAACACCCAGACTGTCTACACCCAGCCGCCGCAGGATTATCAGCCGAACCAGAATGTCAGCTACCAAAACCCCAATACGCAGTCTCAGTATCAGCAGCCTCAGCAGCCGGTGTACCCTCAGCAGAGTTACCAGCAAGCTCCGCAACAGCCTACATACCCGCAGCAGGCTCCGGTTCAGCCGCAGGATAGCAACGGCATGAGCCAGCCTAAGCCTCCTGTGCAGAACGGCCAGTAAAGCCATGTTAGTCGTTGTGGTGGTACTGTTTCTGGTGGTCATTGTTGCAATGGCGTTTGCCTATCAGAAAGCGTCAATCTACTATTACGATGACCAACAGAAATTCTTTCGACTTGCATTCACAATAACGGCAGTCGGTGCAGCGGCACTTTTCGTTCTATTTCTCGTTTCCGGAGACATGATTGCGGCGATGATTGCCGTCGGAAAAAGTTGACGAATGTTGCGAACTGAATACCATAGTATGTGAACGATAGATACCATACACCTATGTAGCGCTATCATTCACATTTCTGCTTTGAGGCGGGCTTCCCAACCGGGAAGTTCGCCTTTTTGCATATAAACCAAGAAGGAGTGTAATAAAAAAATGCAAGCAAAAATCGTATTCAGAGGCAATAAGTGTTTTCGCGAATTCGACCTCAAAACAGTCGCGGAAAAACTAGGCTTATCCATCGATGACTTCAACCACTTTGCGCTCGCTGTTGATGAAAAGAACGGAAAAACGGTATACGCATCGGTATACGCACAAGTTCCTTTATTCGAGACTCAATGCTCTGCCATCAATGTTTCCGGCTGGCTCTTTGACCGGGTTTTCAACTTGGTAGATGCCGAGCTCCCCAATAAAGAGCATCCAGACATTACAACGATGGTATATGCCGGTGACACTTGGTCCGAACCCGAAGAATGGATTGCACAAGTAAATACCACCATTCGAGATGAAAACGATGACAGCCGTCATATCATTATCTTGAACGACAGCAATGTAACCCCCATGTGGATGCAAGATGATGCCATCCAAATTCCTACTGCAGCAACCAAAGAGCAGCTCGAAAAGAAGGACAATTATTTCACTTTCAGAAGCCTTTCTATGCAGCTTGCTGATGATGACAACAGCAAATACTTCTCTTTCGACGAAAACAACCAAACCCTATACGCAAATTGCCTTGAAGCAAAAGAATATGCCATGCGTCTTCTCCATACATATTGCAAAGGCGTAAAGGCAGTTACCGGCAAAAAGCAGGATGCCGATGGACACACGGTATATTGCATTCAGGGAATCTACAGCAAGCCTCTCAAAGCATCCTTATGGGATGAGGTCAGAGAGCATATCATCAAAACGAGAGACTATAAAAAGATGAACCGTGTCCTCGGCTATACGCCTGATGCTGTCACTGACCTTGACCTTCTGCGCTATGTACTTGACAAAGCAGCGGCGGTCTTGCCAGATGAACTTATCCGCAAATGGTACGCCGAGATGCAAAACAAAAATACCAACAAAGCCAAAGCTTTGCCAACCGAATTTATAAAGGAATGAAATAAATTTATGGATTTATACGAAGTTGAAAGCAAAATCAAAGAGTTGGAAGCATCCTACAATAAGGAGGCAGACAATCTTATGCAGGAGCTCAATGCCTACAAAAAGAAGAACCCGATTCTTCCTCTGTATGGAGATGACCCGAATGTCGACAAGATGATTGCGAATAAAAATCGAATCATCCGCAGCCAGTACACTCGCCGCGAAAACAAAGTCCACAAACTGTGGGAAAAGTTCTACGATGATGTCACGGACATTGTCACAGCAGAATATAATCTTCCCACAGATGTAGCCAAACTCGTTGTACAACAAGTGCGTGACAGGGATATAGGGCGCAGCGAACTCACTTCTTATCTGGACCATTACGCAATCTTTGCCGAAGCGGTTCTGGACGCTGTGTTGTGAACCTCTTGCGAATCTGTGCGAAGTGACTAAAATTGTAGATGTACGATAGATAACAATAACCTACAAAGGCATTTTGTCTTTCGTACTTTTCATAATTTCGCTTGAAGGCGGACTTCCTGTTTTAGGGAGCCCGCCTTTTTGCGTCCTGAAACCAATTCAGGATATCAAACCTACGGAAGTCATTATTGGGGACGCGAACAACTGAAAAAGAACATCTACTATTCGCCAGTCTATTTTCAGCCGGTGAAGGGAAAGAAGGTTCTTTCTACCGTTATCGCACCCATCGACAATACCGGCTACCGTTGCAGCCCCGGTGTTTCTGTTAATATCTTTGACACTAGGGAAGAATGTGTTAAGTGCTATCGGGAACAGGTTCGACAGGCAGACGAGGTTTATGAGAAAGAGAAAGCTCGCATCATCAAGGAGTTCGACGCTCGCATGCAGATTCTCAATGATTCTCTCACGCCGTTCAATGATGTCTCGCAAAGCGACTACACGGTAACTGTTAAAGCTGATGCCACAAACAATGACCTGCCTTACAGTGCAAAAGACCGTGGCTATCGTTACGAAGTGTCTAAGAGCATGACGCCTGAAAAGTACACTATTGAGAAGTTCAAAAGTTGTGTACTTCGTGGTCTTGCAGACGAACTTCGTGCCAATACCCAGTGGAAGCGTGGCACACCTATCAATCTGACCTTCGTCATGGACGTCTATGTTGATGGTATGCGAGATATCACTCAGACTGAAATGATGCCACTAACACTCACCTTGTAAAAATCGCAAAAACAAGTTAAAATAACATTCAAAGAAAGAAAGGAATTTGCTTTATGAAAACGATGGAACTTGCTGCTTCTATTATCGATGTCTTCGAGGACTACCTCTCCACTATCGACAAGGTCATCCCTTGTGCTGACCCCGATGATGAGGGAGACCGCGCTGAGAACGATAATGCGGCCGCCATCTATGGCACCGAATACTACACTCTGGAGGATACCATCAACGGCTTCTTGCAGAACGACCCGCTCAACCCTAGCGCCTACATTGACAAGTGCCTCAATGCTTTTGATTCTCTGCTCGATGAGAAGGGGATGAACGATGAAAAGCCGCAGGGTGAGAACCGCGACAAGATTCGTGACCGCATCTGCCACTTGGCTGACAGTGAGAAGGCTGCTGATGATGAGAAGACACATTACGCGAGTCTCTGCGCCAAGGCAAAGGCTTGGAGCGCCGCCTACTATGAGCAGGATGCCCCGGCAGTTACGGACGCAGAGTACGATACAGTGATGCACGAAATTCGTGACATTGAAGCCGCGCATCCGGAACTCGTCACCTCCGACAGCCCCACGCAGGTAGTCGGCGGCAAGCGCGTCATCGGCATTCCGGTTGAGCACCGTGTTCCGATGCTTTCTCTTCTGGATGTCTTCTCAAACGATGAAGTGCGCGATTTCACAGCTTCTGTGGAGAAGGAATATCCTGATGCCACCTTCTCTATTGAGCGCAAAATTGACGGCCTGAGCCTGTCTCTGGTGTACGCTAAGCCTGCCGGTTCTGACGGAAAACTGCGGCTCGTACAGGCGTCCACTCGCGGCGACGGTCATGTTGGAGAAGACGTGACAGCGAATGTCGTCGCACTCAGTTGCCTGCCTTACAGCATTGAGCTCCCGGAAGGCATCAACAAGATTGAGCTGCGCGGTGAGTGCTACATGTCCGAAAAGGATTTTGAGACGGTCAATGCAAAACAGGCAGAAGCAGGAAAGAAGCTCTTCGCCAATCCCCGCAACTGCGCTGCCGGTACGCTGCGTCAGTCTGACCCGGCTGTCGCAAAGGAGCGGAACCTGAAAGTGTTCATTTTCAATGTGCAGAGTGTCAATGACGGGGAGGATTCCTCTGAGTTTGCTGACTCTCACTGCGACCAGCTTTGCTATCTGCGCGATGTTTGCGATTTCAAGACCACCTACTACGCGCATTGCAATGACACCAACAGTATCCTCGCCGCTATCCGCGATATCGGGGAGCATCGGTATGATATCGATTATCCAATTGATGGCGCTGTCATCAAGGTAGACGAAATCGACATCCGCAAAAAGATGGGTGAGCGGACCAAAACTCCTAAGTGGGCTATTGCTTTCAAGTATCCCGCCGAAGAAAAGGGGACTATCCTGCGCAGCATTCAGTTGCAGACAGGTCGTACTGGTCGTGTCACTCCTGTCGCGGTCTTTGACCCCGTGCAGCTTGCCGGAACCCGTGTGGAGCGTGCAACGCTCAACAACGCCAACTTCATCAAGGCGCTGGACATCCGCATCGGCGATACTATCGTCCTGCACAAATCCGGCGACATCATCCCGAAAATCACAATGGTGGAGCTGGAAAAGCGTCCTGCAGACGCTGTGCCTTATGACATGGCAAAGCAGGTTTGCCCCGTTTGCGGTGCGCCTATCGCGCCCGTCAACGGTTCTGTGGACCTGTACTGCACGAACGACACCTGCCCTGCAAAGACCGTGAATCGTGTCATTCACTTTGCATCGAAGCCCTGCATGGACATCAAGGGACTTGGTCCTCAGATGATTCAGGACTTGGTTGACAGCCGGTTCATTGAGAACCCCGTTGACCTGTACAGGCTCTATGAGGAGGAAGGTGAACTGACCGACATGTATGGCGCGAAGATTGCCAAGAAGGTTCTTGCTGCCATCGAAAAGTCCAAGGAGCAGAATGCCGACCGCGTCCTCAAGGGTCTTGGCTACCGTCTCATCGGCGGTCATGTTGCTCGTGCGCTGTTTACTCAGTGCAAGGCTACGAACGGCAACCTCCTGACACTGTCTACGCTCAATGTAGATACCATCAAAGAGTACAACATTCCCGGCTTTTCTGACGCTATCTATGCTGCACTCGATGCGATGCTTTCCAACGCGGAGTTTAAGCAGGAAGTCAATACCTTGCATGATGCCGATGTCAATCTTGACTATCATGCTCCGGCAGGTGCCAATGATGAGTCTGCGCCGCTCGCTGGCAAGACATTCGTTATTACCGGTACGTTGCCTTCCATGAGCCGCGATGAAGCTAAGACTTATATCGAAGCGCATGGCGGCAAAGTCTCCGGAAGTGTCTCCAAGAAGACGAGCTATCTCGTTGCAGGTGAAGCTGCCGGTTCCAAGCTCGATAAGGCAAACGCTCTGGGCGTGCCCGTTCTGAGTGAGGATGACCTTAAAGCAATGTGCCTGTGAGGGGAGGTCTCGGTATGTACGACTTTGACCGCATCGTTAAGGCTGCGGAGTCCTGTGAATTTCACAACGCATTTGCCTCTGACATTAAGCTCTGTGAAAATGCACTTGGCATGGGTGGTCTCATGGGAATCAATGCCGAATGCTGGCTTGATATTCTGAACGCCATGCCGGACGCTGAAATTGCAGAGTATGTTCGCACCAAGTATAAGCCCGGCTTCTTGAATCCGTTCAAGGGGACTTCCTTGTATATTAAATCCTGACCTACTTACCGTCCACCCTTCACGGGGTGGGCGGTTTTTTTGTTGATATAATGTGCGAATTGCGTACAATAAATAATAGATTTCAAAAAAGAAGGTGTTTGAAATAATTCATCACGACGTTCCAATCACGGAGAATATGCAAAAGTGCATTGATTACATTAAAAACAACGAACCTGAAATTGCGGAATATGTAAACTCTCTTTTTCTTGCTCGAAAGGATGAAATTCAGAAACAGCTTTTGGAGTATATAGCAGGTCAATTAGACCCAATTCCTCCGCATTTCGAGTGGCGATACGTCGGCTGCCCATATGATTATTCCGGTGCGTTAGTAGAACAAGGGAAAATTTCTTTGAATCAGTCTGTTGAGGATTTTCTTGAAAATGAGTACACAGGTACAAAAAGTGCGACTTTTGAATCTCATTATGGGTTTTCTTTCGACACTTATGGAGACGATTTGTCTTCCGAATCCCTAAGCATCGGATTCGTAATCATGATTGACGGAATTAAAGATTATGTAGAAAGTCACACAAAAATTTCTTTTCAACAATTCTCCCAAGAAGAATTTTTAATCATCCGAACCGAATGCAATAAATTTGACCCAATATACGACAAGTGCCACGCCAGCGATTTCTTCTGGGCTGCTTCTGCCGTAGAATTTGCTGGTATCAGCAGTATGACATTGAAAGAAGTTTTAGATACTCAAAAAATATAATATCAATAACTGTTTTCATCTTATTTGCTGTTCACCCCCCACCCACAGGGTGAGTGGCTTTTTTGCTTTTTATTGCGAAACAAGGATAATTAGAGAAAAATACAGGAGGGTCACCATGACAAAACGATTCTCATTGGACGGCACACAGTTAAAGTTTTTAGCACTGCTGTTCATGCTGATTGACCACATTCATTACTTCTTTGAATTTACCGGAGCTATCCCGGAAGTATTTTTCATAATTGGACGATTATCCGCCTACTTATTTTTGTTCTGTATGATAGAGGGGTTCAGACATACGCGTTCCAGAACGAAATACTTCTTACGCATATATGTCCTTGCTGCGGCAATGGGATTCATATACCACCGGATGTCTTATCACGGTGTCTTCGTACGCAGTGATGGATTCTATCCCATCAACGGCATTCTTCTCAACCTCGTCATTTTGTGTATTGTTTGGCAAGGAATAGACTGGATGAAAGCCGGATATTACATAAAAGGTTTTTTCTTCAGCTTTGCACCGTTTTGCTACGCACTCATTGCAAGAGGATTCACAATGCGTAATTCAACCTCTCACCTGTTTATATTTTTCAACCACACCTTTCTACCAAACATGATTTATCTTGTAGATGGAGGATTACCGTATATCATAACAGGCATTGTCTTATACGCTTTCAAAGAAAACCGAAAAGTACAAGCTGTTGCATTCGTAATTTCCTCTTTTATCATGCAAGTCCTTTTCAGAGGTTGGGTGTCAGCAGTTACTGACCCAACTTTCGCATGGAGCCAAATGCTTACAGACATATCTTACTGGCATTGGTTCAGCATCTTCACGGTATTCATCTTCCTTATGTACAACGAGCAAAAAGGAAAAGGCTGCAAACAGCTTTTCTACTGGTTTTATCCCGCGCACATTTATATTTTATACGAAATATCGTGTATTTTGTGTATCTCAAAATAAACTTGCACGCGTGTAACATTCCGTGCAAGTTGTAGTTGACGGAACTTGCGAACTGCGTATGATAGGTGATGTACCAAAGATACCATTTCACTTTTCATTTTTAACATTCCGTTTTTGCAAGGACAGTCCTCTTTTGAGGCTGTCCTTTTTTATTTTGCAAAAACGGACACACCGCTGTGGAGATAACATCAAGAGCAGCACCCTTAAACTATCATGAATAACACGAACATGAACGAAAAAGTCATCACCATTTGCCCTGATTGCGGTTGCGAATACACAACCACAAAAGCAAACCTCGTTAAATTTGCACAGCGCGGCGAAACGACCTGCCCTGCTTGCAGATTCAAAAAAGTCAAAGCCCATAAGGATGTTGATGCATCCAAACCTGAAACGCATCACCGCAAAAAGCTCGTTCTCGGAGTCAACGATTTGGCTACCAAGTACCCTAAAGTTGCTGCTATGTGGAGTCCCAAAAACACAATTCGCCCCGACGAAGTTCGCTGCGACAGCCCCAAAAAGGTGATTGTTGTGTGCCCTGACTGTCATGCAGAGTACACAACCAGTATCATCTCTTTGGTCAAAAGCGTCAAAAGCGGGACCTTCACTTGCCCTGTATGCCGTGGCATGAAAGTTGTTCCCGGAATCAATGACTTGGCAACCACCTCTCCTGCTGTGGCAAAAATGTGGAGCGACAAAAACGCTTTCTCCCCGCGTGAAGTAAGCGCCAATAGCTGCAAGAAGGTCGTCGTTGTATGCCCCGATTGCGGTGAGGAATACATCACTCATGTGGATTCTCTTGTCCGTTGCATCAACAACGGCATCCACACTTGCCCCTGCTGTGCTCACCACAAATCCATCTCCAACAACCTTGGGTTCGAATATAACGGGCTCATGACGAAAACAATGAATGATGGCTCAAAAGCAACCATCGTTCGTATCATCAGCACAAATGCTGTTGATGTTCGGTTTGAAGACGGATTTGTTCTGAAACATGCCCGCATGACCCAGTTCAACAACGGCACACTGAAAGGTCATCGCGCAAGCACCATCAGCTACTAAGTTCAATCCTTACAAAGAAAAGCTTTGAAGAATCCTTTCCTGCTCTCCGTCATCAACTCTCTGAAGACGATGAATCCCGAAATGTATCCGCGTGTACTCGCTGCAGCCGAGGAAAGCGCCGACATGAAGGAGTTCAACGCTCGTCTGCAGATTCTGCTGACAGAGTAAAGCAATCTCCTTAATAGAGTAGCTCAATCCTATTGAACGCAAAACTCAGTTGTCTTTTTACATAGATAGCATTTCCTGCCGTTCACCCTTATGGTCCAAACTTTGCAAAAGAAATTGCAGAACTTATTATCCATTCTGTTCTAGCATGCTCTGCAAATCCCGTTTCCGCCTAAACACATGAAAAGGAAGTGTCCAGACAAATGAAAATTATCAAATCCACCATCATACTGTTCGTTGCGGTTCCCGCAATGGCTGTTTATGCCTTGTATGAAGCCATCAATGCGCTGGCAATCGAAATCGACTTGGTGCGCATCCGCGCCATGACAAATTGCTGCCGCAAGTTTAAGACTATATGACGATAAGCCGTCTGCCTTCGGGTGGGCGGCTTTTTTTGCGAAAAAGTGTTGACGAGGATTGCGAACGGCATACAATAGAAAGCGAACGATAGATACCACTTTTTACTTTCCTTGGTTTCACATTCCTCTCTTTGATTAGGGCGGACACTCTGTATGAGTGTCTGCCCTTTTTCTTTTTGAGGCTTTTCGCAGATATTTCTGCGTTTATATAAATCCGTTTCAGCATACCTATCACCGAAGGAGGGATAGCTTATTCGTCACACCCTTGCAAGGTTTTGCACGTACGCGCTGCGTTAATGCGTTCCGTAAACAAATCATTAGAATTGCCTTTAAGGAGGGCTGAAGTTATGAATATCATGAATGAAATCCATGAAGGAAATACGGAAGCGATGTGGGAGCTCGAAGAGCTTGAATGGGAATACTATGCGTACCTTCGTAATCTTCTTGATTTGTCTATTTATCCAATCCGTTAAAATATGTTCCGAAAAATACTATAAAGAAACTTTTATATCCAGCGTTGTCGTGTGAACCTCGACGAATTTCACATTGAAGAAGTTCCCACTGACCTTGATGGTGCTCGCAATTTTGGCACGTTAACACCACAATACGGTGTTTTGAATAGATTTTCTGTCTCGGCAGACGTACACGCTGCGTTAATGCGAAACTTAGTACCCACAATAAGGTGCTTATTAAATACATGTCTCAGCCGTGTGTCGCCACGATAGTGCATTAAACATAGATGTTCCCGCCGCGTTCCGCCGCGTAAGAGCAATTCATATAAATACTACTTTAAAAGGGAGGTGCGCTTCGTGCGTATCCATTACATATTTTAGGGCTTGATTGCCCTTTAAGCACCCAAACTCGATGGTCTTATCTAAGGTTGCTTCTAGCTGCAGTATGAAGCAGCTTTGAATAGACTGTTGGGTTTGTTAAGCCGCTCGCCTTTTGGCGGGTGGCTTTCTTTTTTGCAAAAAAGTTGTTGACGACGCTTGCGAACTGCATACAATAGAGAACGAACAATAGATACCAATTATCCTTGTCATTCACATTCCATCCAAAAGGGCGGACACTCTCAGAGTGCCTGTCCTTTTTCTTTTTTGGACAAAGGTAAAATTGCGGCATAAGGTTCGCACGTTGAACACCACGATACGGTGATTTGAATAGATATCAACTGCTGTAATCAGCACGTACACGCTGCGTTAATGCGAAACTTAGTGCCCACAACAAGGTACTTATTAGATACACACCTCAGCCGCGTACCGCCGCGATAGTGCATTAGAATATATCACCAAACAAAAATACAAAAATACGAAGGGGGACTCTCTTATGATTAGAAGATTTTTTGAAGCCATAGTTTAGCGAGTAGACACTTTTATCGGCAACCATGAAGATAAAGCCAAAGCAATTGCAACCGATATCGGTGGAACTATCCGCGATATTCTTTAGGTGTTGCTGAGTAAAGAAAGTGTTCTGCTCGCGTTCTTGACCGAGCAAATCAAACTTAGCAAGTATGCGATATTCACCATATGTGCTGTCACAGCGGTCATGACCGTTGCTTTTCTGCTAAAGCACTTTGCCGGAAGGTATACGCATATCAAATCATTAGCAGAAAGTTTTCTGTCTGCAGTTGACATCAAAGGTGTGCTAAAAGATACAGTCACCGAATATGTTAAAACCAAGTGCAAGACAGAGAAAAAAGAAGAATAACAACATACGCTCCGTTTTATGGGGCACGCTATGGAGATGATTTCAAGAGTAGCGCGTCTGCCCCACGAAGCGGGGCTTTATTATGAAGAAAAATACCACCACAAAAATTCATGTCGGCATTACCGACAACTATTTCAATGCCCTCTCCAAACAGAACCTACCGATGAGCAGTGCTGCCTGTGAGATTGTGGACAACACAATCTCCAACAGCAAAGGTCCCATCAATTCGCTGGTTGCTGTTGAAGAGGGTTCTGTAAAGGGTATGCTTGCCCTGATTTTTGCTGATTGGGGCAAAGGCATGACCATCGAGCGTCTCGAAGAAAGCGTTCAGCTTGGTTCCCGCCACACTGATGAGGGTCCTCTGTGCATCCACGGCGTTGGTTTGAACAACTTCCTGCTGGTCGCCACTCGCAACAAGTACCCGTGGTTTATCGCCACGCGTAAACCGGGCGAGAAGACCTACCATCGCATCGACGGTCCTTTCTCCACCACGATGGAGATTACCGAGCAGAAGGAAATTCCTCTGGAGAACATCGTGATGCGTGATGCCTACAAGAGCCTCGGTGCCCCGTCCACCATCATCTATGTTGAGATGGACAAGAGCACGGCGAGCACTATGCTTACCACTTCCGGCACTTGTGCTCCCAGCTTGGTTCGCAACACCAATATCATTCGTCGCTCTCTTGCAGAGCACTTTGGCGTCAAGTACCGCAATTACTTGGCACCTGATGATTCCGGCGTTGCGCCTGCCCGCATTCTGATTCCCGATTATCAGATGGCGAACGGCAAGGTTTGCGATGTCTTTGTGAAGCCAATCTTCCCGCGTTACAAGACGAAGGAGGATACCCGCTACATCAATGTCGATTACGATGGTCACACTATCCCGTTGACCGTTGATGTCGGTTTGATGGACATCGTTGCCACCCAGAAGGGCGCTGTCACGGGCGGTTACAGCCTGAAGCACTACTATCAGGGCAACATGGCAACGCAGGGCGTTGACATCCAGCTCGGCAACCGCGTCATTGCAACTGCTCAGTTGGATACCATCTGGGACCGTGCCCGTCATCCGTCCTTCAACCATTTTGTTGGCACTGTTGCCATCGATATCTCTGACCTGCCGCGCGGATTCTTGAACACGTTGCCCAACAAGTCCAACATCGACTTGAGCGATAATGGGTGGCGTGCTATCTTCGACGCTATCAAGTCTGAGGTATCTCTGGTTGAAGACTCCTCTTGCCCTCTTGAGGTCTATGCAAAGAAGTTTGCGGAAAACCTTGAGAACAGCACCGGCAACAAGGTTGAGCTGCAGTTCCCCGTGTATGCCAATCGTACGCGTATCGATGTTCTGGAGTATCTGGACAATGACCATTGTGTCATCCACGACTTCATGTCGGCTACCGCAAACCTGAAGGCTGTCGCAGAGCTTCGCACGCACTGGGATGGCATGGTTGCTCAGGGCTGCCAGCCTGTTTCTGCTACCATGTACTGCCCCAAAATCGGTCCGATGCTCAAGCACACCTGCGATGAGCTGAATACCCTTATTCAGTCCATGAACGATAAGGATTTTAAGGATGCCTGGGCTGCCGCGAAGGGAGATGTGGCAAAGATGCCTCATTACAGCTTTGCTGTTGAGGTTGACAAGAATATCCCCGACAAAAAAGCCTAACCAATAAAGTCACTAGCCGCCTGCTTTTCGGAGCAAGCGGCTTTTTGTGTAATTGATTATTTTTACGAAATGTGGTATAATACAAGCGCCGAGAGGAGGGCTTGTGCAATGAAAGAGCAAAGATATTCCGACCACGAAATTATCTATATGCAGGTCCGCCTGTACCACCTCGCCTGTGAAAAGTGGGATGCAACACCAAAAGAAATTCTTGCAATTTTTAAGAAAAACAATTTGTTCTTGAAAATTAAAGAATGCTATGATTCGTTTCATCTCTACGGCGACGAGGGTGTCCTTGAGGACCTCTTCCAAATGATAGAAGGGGAAAAGCCAAAATGGAAAACAAAGTAATTCTCTATCATACGAGTTATTGTGTAGTAAATGAACCGAATCTTGAATTGTGCAGTGACAATCGAGATTTCGGTAAAGGCTTTTACCTCACATCTTCTTACATTCAAGCACGACGATTTGTTAAAACATCTTTAAGAAAAGCAAAGATGGAGAAATTCATTGACGAGAAGAAAACCACCGGATATATCAACAAATTTAAGTTTGATGTCACACTGTTGAAACAGCTAAAAACACATGAATTCGCAGAAGCAAATCGAGAATGGCTACATTGTGTCGTCGCACATAGACGTCGCGATGTATTTCAAGAACTAATTCCCATGTATATGCCATATGATATAATGATTGGCAAAATTGCTGATGACCGTACAGGTCCAACAATTTTCACCTATATCAATGGGCAATATGGCGAAATTGGTTCTGAAGAAGCAGACAGTCTGTGCTTGCACTTTTTAATTCCAAACAAGTTTGAAGACCAGTGGGTATTTCGCAGCGAAAGCGCCATATCTCATCTGAAGTTTTTGGGGAGTGACGAAGTATGTCTACTTTAAAACAATATCAACAGAGCCTTAGCGTAGACAATGTTCTTGCCATGACCATTGAAGACTTGTCTAAAAAGTATAACATCGAATATTCCGATATGTGCGCACAATTTCTTGAAAGTGATGTGGCGCAAAAGCTATCCGAACCAGATGATACTCTTTGGGCATTTGGTCCTGCTTCCATCATCGAATGGTATGAAATCGAACAGCGAAGCAAAAAAGACTCTCCCGACACACCGCAATAAACCCATTCACGCCGTCTGCCATTTGGTAGACGGCTTTTTCTTTTTGTCTCAAAATATTTTGTTGCAGAAACTTGCGAATTGAGTAAAATTAAATTTATCGAAAGGATGTGAGCCACCTTGAAGCGCATCGAAACATTACTCGAAAAAATTTCCAGCACAGGACTTATTCTTTATATGGCCGGTATCATCAGCCTTATTGCTTGCGCTATTGCTACTGTTGTGAAAGCTATGACATGGATAGATATGCTCCATTATGCAGGGTGCATCTTTGGATGTGGCTTCGCATTGATGGCAGTTGGCGCTATTGGGCTTGCTCTTATTGGCAAGGCGGAACGCAAACGCTTAACAAAGAAAAACTGAGAGGAGAGCGCAAAAGTGCAAACACATAGAAAAGCTGTTTCATTTGCAGCTTTATTGATGGCAGCCTCTGTGCTTCTCACGGGCTGTGCATCTCAAGAAATTCAAGCTCGCAAAGCAGCCATTGCCGCAGCATCTGCGACACAGCCGGAAGAAACACCTGCTCCTACGCTGAAACCGACTGCTGCACCTATTGACCGTTGGTCACTGCTTGATAATCTTCCAGATTTTGCTGTTGGAACACTTCCTGCACCTATTATTACATGGGTGGATGGCTTGCCGCTTGGCGAAAACCCGCTGACATATGAGGACGGTCAGCACATTGACGGCTTGTTCTCTAATGCAAGTGGGGGAAGCATCCAGCTTTCCGATGTTTCTGTAGAAGACCTCAAAGACACTCCTGTCAATGTTCGCATGAACATGACACTATCTGTTCTGGACGATACTGCTACTCCTACAAGTAATTCTTCGGATGCTTCTTCTGATACGAGCGTTACAGATTTCTGCCTGCATACAAAAGGCTCAGACGGAGGACAGGCGTTCTACTACCAGATTGGATATAACGGCGACTACCCGATGGATATTCTCAATGGTGCTTTAGCGATTGAAAATAATCTGACATTTGGGGAAGCCTTTGACAATGGTTTGTATTACTCCTCCGCAACACCGGACGAATTTGCGGGATATTCGGAAGAGGGAACACCAAAAGACCAAATCAATTTCCTATACTCTACATTTGGCACACCATCTGGTTTGTACTGGGCCGACAATGTAGATGGAGTACAGTATGGGTCATTTGAAGAATTCCGCGATGCAGAATATGACAAAGACAACGGAGCCAAACACTTCTATCTTATCTGGAATTTCGAAAAATGTACAATTGCTGCTGCCTGCTCTGACGATTTTAGTAATCCGGATGTTCTCGGCACCACCATCAATGAAATCTATGAATTCCCGATTCTTACCGGCACTGACTATGTCAAAGAAAGCACCAATAACTTCTTCTGGGGCTATCTTGGCTATGGCGATGCTCCTATCCGCTTGATTGGTCTATACGCAGAAGTTCCTGCTTCAAAAGTTCCTGTAATTGAAACGGAACCTGCATCAGAATCAGCAGCGAATGCAGAAACACAATCCAATAATGACGATTCGGTAGCTGAAACCACACCTGACAGTGAAAATGCGGATTCCGCAGCTGATTCCTCTTCTGAGGTTACGGAGGGCAATGCGGCTTCTTCCAAATCAGAAACAACATCCAGCACAACCTAAAATAAATCCTTGCGTATCTGTGCGAACTGCATATTATGGTAAGTGTACTACAGATACCAAGCAAAACACTATTTAGTTTTCACAGTTCTGAACTTTTGGCAGACTTCCCTAGTAATAGGCAAGTCTGCTTTTTGTTTGAAATTGAACTCTAAAACGCACTTTGTTGCATCTGAAAAGTACAAATTTTATGTTTTTAGGAGTGTAATAGCATGGACAAAACAACTGACAACGCATACCTCGAAACTCTCGGCGCTGTAGACTGGGATACTTTCTATCAGGAAAAGATGGCACTTCAGAACATCACCGATTACCTGCATCGAAACAAAGAGCAGGAAAACGGCATGTTTGGTCGCGCTGCCAACTGGATGGAAGGTATCCTCACTATGATGGACAATCTCGGCGACGCGGCAGAAGACGAAGGTGATTTCGTGTACCCGGAGCGTGACGAAAATGACCGCTGCCTCGATAATCGCTTCAATGATGTTCTTGACCGCTCACCGGATGCTGCAATGTAAGCCGCGAAAAGGAGTCGCATTATGCGTATCCAAAGAGACTGCACATTAAAAAGTACCAGCAACAACGACAAACGACTTCAGTATGTACTGGGGCACAAAGGAAAGCTTCACATTAACAACGGACAGCCAATGGTGTTTGTTGTTGGTGATGCCGAAGCTCAATGTAAGTTAACAACCGCACCGATTCAGCGTATCGGCATCGTCGGGGGCAACATTCTTGTAAAAACCGTCATCGGTACAGAGTACGTCTTCGATATGCACTGACACGCACATCTATCCACCGCAGTTGTTGTTTCTGTAAAAAGAACTTCAACTGCATTTTTGTTTCATTACCGAAGGAGGGTAAACTCATGAATCTTATTCAGTATGCGTCTAAAAAAGAGCGCGTTCACGTTGAGCAAATTATCCGTGAGCAGCCTGTTCTGAAAGACGCTGACAATGTGGCAATCAAAACAATCTCCGTACGCAAGAGCCTCGGCCTGACGATGGATGTCTTTGCACCTGCCGCAGCTTCTGATGAGCCGCTGCCGGTTCTCGTCGACATTCATGGCGGCGGGCTGATTGCTGGGCGAAAAGAGCAGAACCGCAACTTTTGCATCCGAATGGCGCAGAACGGCTATCTGGTGTTTGCTCCCGACTATCGTCTCGTTCCCGAAACGAACATTTTTGGACAGATTTCGGATGTTCTGGAAGCTCTCACTGTCATCGAAGACCGTGCCTCGGAATTCGGTGGCGATGTGCGGAACCTGTTCATCGTGGCTGACAGTGCCGGTGCTTTCTTGGCATCTATGGCAGTCACTGCGATGCACAATCCTGCAGAGATGCAGCAAGTCATCAGCCGCCTTGACAGACATATTCCTCATAAAGTACAGACGCTCCGCGTGGGTGCTATGGCGTTCCAGAGCGGGATGTTCTATATCTACAAAGGAAAGGTTGGTCTGTTGGCTGACAGCTACATGGAGAAAGACTGGCGCAAAAAAGACTACGCCGCCGTTATCCAGCCGGAATTCTACTCCAAGCTGCTGCCCCAGTGCTTCCTCTGCTCTGGCAAGGATGACTTCTTAAAGAAGCAGACAATGCAGTTTAACGAGCTGCTCGAAAACGACAACCGTACTCACAGGTATGTGTTTAGCAACGACAAGGGAGCCGACCACGCTTATGCTGCACTCCATCCGGAAACGGCATGGGGCGAAATGGCAAACACCGAAATGTTGGTCTTCTTTTACCGCTGCAAACGTTGAGAGGGGGAAACTCTATGACACGCGAAGAGTATATCAAAAATCTGAAGAATCAAGGCAAAGTCACTGTCAAAGACCTTGCTGAGCTTCTTACATTCACGCTCGATAAAGGCAACGAGCTGATGTTTGAGGATGACCATGTTGAAGTTTACATCCCCATCAACTTCGATGTCGACAAGGTTTTTGGCTTTGATGTCTGCAAAACAGACAATGGGGATTGGGTCAACCTGTACCTTTGCTGGTATCCGAACAAGGATGCCTACGATACCAAAGTCAAAATGTACCTATACTACTGTAACAACTCCACCGATGACGATGATTTCGAGCTGGAAGTTGCTTTGACATGGGGTCAGCACAATGCGATTCTGCAGCGACTCACAGAACAGTATGAGAAAGCCTATGGCTCCACCATCGAGAAGGACTGGGAAGAATACCTTGTCGACAGTGAGGTGGACGATTATCCAAACGAAGACGAGGAGGAATAACTCGTGAATATCAACCACTATGCGCTTCGAAAGGAGCGGGAGATACAGAAATTCATCAATAAACTGCCGCCACTCAATGCGGCGGCCGCAGGGGTGGGGAATGATAAGCGAATCACCCACCACATCCTTACGGGCTATCACAACAACCATCTTCCTATCTCAGTTTTTGTGCCAAAGCATAAAGAAGATGGGGAAAAGTTTCCTGTTATCATCGACATTTACGGTGGCGGATTTGTTGCAGGACGAAGCGAGCAAAACAAGTGCTTTGGTGCATGGTGTGCCGAGCACGGGTATCTGACCTTTATTCCGGAATATACTCCCATCCCCGAAACGAACCTTTTTGGGCAAATCGGAGATATTCTCAAGGCATTTGAGGCTATCGACCGTCTCGCCGACAATTATGATGGCGACAAATCCAAGATGTACCTTGTGGGCGATGGTGCAGGTGCGGCACTTGCGTGCTTGACCTACGCTCTCATTTGGCATCCGGTTTCCATGCGTCATTTAGATGACGAATTGCCGTTCAACATTCCTCAAAATGCAAAATTTTCCTTTCGGGCAATGTGCCTGCAAAATGGAATCTTTACGCTCACTGACGGAAAAACAGCAGCTATTACACCGTATCTCATGGAAAAAGATTGGAAAAAAACGAGCTATGCACCTTATGTATCTCCCAAAACATATGCCAAAATGCTCCCGCCGTGCTTCCTTGTGACCGGTATTTCCGATTCGCAAAAGAAAGATACGAAACGGTTCAGCAACTTATTGGCGCACAAACGAATCAAATGTAAGACATATATCACACATACGCCTTTCACCAAAGAGAGCTTCGCTGCCAGATACCCCGGCAAGCCCTATTCTGAGGCTGCCAATCTGGAAATGCTGAAGTTTTTCGAACAAATCTAAGCCAAGAAAGGAGGCATCGTAATGGCTATCTACCAAACCAGAAATTGCATTTGTGCGGTCCAGTGGGACCCCGAAGACAAACAGAGCCTTGAAAACATCAAAGCACTTGTGAAAGATAACCCCCGTCTCGGCTGGAAAGTCAACGATAATATTCTCTCCAATAATGTCATCATCTGTAACTGCTTTGGTCAGCAAGAACTGTGCCTCCATCCCTACCACTATCTCGTTGAAGGTAAAAGAGACAGCCTTTTCAGTGTACCACCTGAGACCTTCGAACTTATCTATGAGCTTGATAGTGGTACTGCCTATCAGCAGCACTAAAGGAGAATGCAATGGCAAAGAAATACCTTGGCATCGTTCTGACAACGCGCCGATACGATATGTACCGCTTCGTGGTGTATCAGTATGAAGATACCGCCATGGTGAACACCTGTCCTCTGTGCCAGTTGCTCCGTGCGATTCACGCATACAGCAAGGAATACATGGAAGAGCAACGCGAGATTCGTGGTTATGTGCCGCGTCGCCGTTGGTTCAACCTTGACAATTCCTTGCCGGGTTACGCTCTGCATGAGTACGGGCTTACCCAGTGTGCAGGAATGTCGTTTGAACCTTGCCGCATTCCGCCGACCGCAGCATTTCGCCTAATGGAAGGTGTGAACGCTGCCAACTGGAAGAAGCATATCTGGTTTATTGACGGCGATGTAACGATGTTAGGCTAAAAGTGGTTGCACATTCGTGCGAAGCGATTACAATTAGAACTGTACGATAGATACCATTCACAACGGTTTCCGTCTTACAATTCACAATTCTGTATCCGACAAGCAGACTTCCTTTCACGGGAGGTCTGCTTTTTTATTGTTAGGGAGGAGGGCATTATGCCTGTAACTTACTTTAAGGTTAAACCGGAATCAGCTATGTACAAGAACTTCTTTATCGAAAACACAGAACGGAAAAAGCTCAAAAAGCACATTTCCGAATTCATGAAAAACCATTTTGGCAATGGCAAGCACGAAGTCTGGACAACGCTTTATCCGTCTCTTGTCATGACACTATCATCCGAAAAAGCAAAAGAACTCAGCCACCAGCTTTGTAAAGGAACGCTTGGCGATAGCCAGTATGTCTTTAAAGGCAACAACGGCGACCGGTTTTACCGTTTCAAGAAAAACTCTAAAACCTACAAGCTCTGGAAGGACGAGGTTATGGCTCATATCAATGAGGACAACCTGCGTGCAAATGCTTTTTGGAGATTCGATTTCCCGAACTCCTTTTATGCGGATGCCAACTTGCAAGTGGCAGCCAGCGGAGACCTTTATGGGACCTATTCCGGTGACGAAGGCGATGAGCTGCATTTCCCGAAAGATGTCACAGTGATTTCCGAAGTAGAATATCAGAAAGCATTTCAGTAAAAACACAAAAATCCAACCCAAGAAGGAGAGAAAACCATGAACGACAATTACACTATCAATATCAATGCCATGTGGAAACTCAACAACACCATCGGCAAAAGGCTCGAATGCGTTGATGCCGAACGCGCAAAAAAGCTGAGGCAGAAGAAGCAGCGCCGTGACAAGCGCAAAAACAGCTTTCGTGCGGCCAAGCACCGTTATGAGCTCTGCAAAGCTACGGGTACATGTGACAAGAAGAATGCCCCGTCTCGGCTGCGTAAAGGCTTCTCCGGTGGTTCTTACCACTACGATGCCCTCAGCCATTACAGCAACTGCAAAAACAAGGCACCCGCTAAGACGTTTTCCATCTCTACTTACCGCCGCGAATGCGAGGCAAAGGACAAGATGGCGGAATACGCCTATTATCCCATTCAGGATGAGTGTTTCTACGGCTACGAATATCCCGACGAAGGGATGACGTTTTACGAAGACCTCAAGGAGTTTCTGCGGGTTCACTGCCTTGCTTCTGAGGAAGAACTTTCCGACTGTGGAATTGTTGAAATGATGACCATTGCCTACGCGCTCGGTGGCGAGAAGCAGCTTGGCATCAATGCGTATGATGTCACCCGAACCGTTTACCACTATGACGATTGGGGTGACCCGCACGCCGTGAGGGAATGCCTCACGCTCTGCCATACCGCACACACGCTGCTCGGTCGCGGCAATTCGCTCATTCCCGACTGGAACGACTGCTGGGACGACATTGGATGCTATTACTGATACCATATTTGCCGCTGCCCTTTTGTGAGTGGCGGCTTTTTCTTTTGTGAAAAGCTGTCCTTGCACGTCTATGCGAATCGGATAAGAACCTGTCGGTTGGCGGACAACGATAAAATCAGTCATTAGGGGTGAGGGACAATGCTGCGGCGTTGTACTTGCCCCTAAAATTTTTATTGCAAATTATTGCGAACTGAATAAAATCATAGTTGTACGATAGATACCATTAAACTCGGAAAGGTTTCTTTCGCACAATTCATAGTTCTGTGAGCAATGTGCAGATTCGTCTTTGGATGAGTCTGCTTTTTGTTTACACCAATTTCTAAAAAGGAGTGTATTAAAATGACTAACGCAAATGAAATGGCACAGAAAGGCTTCGACACAGGCTTCACCGATGCCAATGACAACGAACTTCATGTGGGTGACTATGTCCGTATCTGCGGCCATATTGGAAAAATCGTTTTTTCCTGTGGCGCATTCGGCATCTTCATTGCAGATGAAGTTCCTTGGGATGCCCTTGAAGAACTGGTTCGGAAGGACAGCGGTAACCGCCCCTCTTTCTTGTACAATGACACCTTCATCAGCTTTTGGGAGATTGTCTGGAACTTGAGTGAGGACACGGACGAGCCGTGCTTGCCCTATGTTGAGAGCATCACCGCGACCGGCGGCATTTTCACCGACGAGAACGGCAATAAGGATGTCTTCATGGGCTGCATCAACGGTTGCTCCGCCACATTGACTCAGTGCGAATACACCTGCGGACACTACCACACGTGTGATACCGTAGCAGTGGCAAACGACTTGCTTCGCGACGAAGAGCTTGGGAAGGAGGGAAATGATAAGAAGTATCTTTTCCCTGAAAGCAATGTCATCGACATGTCGAAACTCTACAAAGATGGTGAAGATGTGATGTTCTATTGGTGCAATGCCTGCGGAGAAGTAAATCTCCCCGGTGATATTGGCATTGTGCTACACGAAAAGGATGAACTGCCTCTTCACATCCAAAGCATCTATGCCAATCTGGAGTGCGAATGCAATGAGACAAATGAGTATGCCGCCAGCATCCGTAATAAGAGCGGCATCCTTCTCTTGGCTCTCTATCCGTACCAATTTGTTGCAGATGTGCTAAAAATTGACGAACGAAGCCAGAAGGCACAAGATGCAACCGAGCAGTTTGCCTTGAATCTCAAGGCTTTCTCTAATGACTTGCTTGCGGAGTTCAAGAAGATTGACCCGAATTGCGAGGTCGTTCTGGGAATTCATACCGACCCGGAAGGTCCGGAGCTCGGCGTGTTTATCCCATTCTTTGAAGATGAAAAGCCTGTTGAAAATAACCTTTCTGCAGTCCGCAAGAGATTCAATGAGATTGCGTACTCTGATGCAGTGCGCAACCTTATCCGTAAGGGGGTTAATAACAATGGCTAAAAAGGTTGGACATCTTCCTAACTGTGCTGTCGAAGAAGTAATGGATAAAGTGGCAAACGACTTGCTGTGTGCCGACAAACTTGGGAAGGGAGAATAAACACATGACCATCAAACATCCCATTACCGGTGAACGCACCGGTTACTTTGACGAGAATGCCACCGCTCTGAAGGTTGGCGATATCGTGGAGCTCTTTGGGCAGAACGGAACCGTCACCTTCGACGGTATCATTTTCCAGAACGGCGTGCCTTGGGAAGCTATCAAGGACAAGGTATGGCAGCTTTATAAAAGCAGCCCTTGCCTTGTGAACAAGACGAACTTCTTGAGCTTCATCGAGACTATCATGAATTTCTGTGATGACATTGAGGGAACGAAGCTCCCGTTTGTCAAGAAAATCAATAACAAGGAGGTTACTCACGATGACAAAAAAGCTTGCTGAATCTTACAAGAAAGCCTACGGATTCTGGGAAGTTACTACGGAAGGCGACTGCGAAGGCAAGTCTGTCAGTAGGCTCGGTATCTATGAGGGTTACATTGATGAGATTGCTCTGGCATTGGCAGACCGGTGCTATTATTCCTTGTGTTTTCGTCCCATTGACCCGCGTGCTCTCGATTTGACGCCAAAGCGCAAATCCGTAGAAATTTCTTTCGATATCGGGTCGAACACTTGGGACATGGACAATGAGGGTATCGTTGCAGCTTTCAAAGAGGTGCTTAAAGACCGTCCCGTCTATGTTTGTAAAGGGCGCTTCTTTAGCAGTGTAAACATCTCTACCGAAGAAGAGACCGAAGAGGAAAAACGGCAAAAAATCCTGAAAAAGCTTTCTCCTGAGGAACGTCGAATTTTGGGTATTGAGGAGTAAAAACTATGAAGGAAATTGCATTTACCGTAAACCCCGACTCTGAGCTGTATGCTAACCATTTCATCCAGAAGGCAGAGAAAAAGCGGTTTGCAGAACTCGCTTCCGCTTTCCTTAACGCTCATTTTCCCGGCGAAGGAAACAATAGCATCATGCTTGGCAAGCGTTTGGAAGTCGAACTTTCTCCTGAAACAGAAGAAAAGTTCCGCAGCCAGCTTCTTAAAAACAAGAACAGCAGTGGCTTTTCCATGTTCAAAGCAAAATCCACCGAAAATCAGTGCTGGCACGAGGAGGTTATTTCCAAAGTTGACCTCAAAAAATACGAAGCCTCTCGTTTTTGGTGGATGGATTTTCCGGGCGTTGGGCATCTGCGCACAAGTCTCTGGGATGATGGAAACGGCAATGTCTATGGTTACTATTGTTCCGAATTCTACTCTGACAAGGGCACGATTCCTGACTACGCCACAGAAATCAAGCTGAGCGAGTATTACGCCGCTGTGGAAGCGTACGAGGCCGAGGTGAAGGCAAAGTGAATCTCACCATCTCCCGCTCAGTAATCAGCCTCAGCAAAGGCATTTCTGTCGTCAATCAATATACGGATTTCGTTCCGTTCAGTCTCAACGACCAACTTTCGTTTGAGCTTGCAAATCAGAAATATATCTCTGCTACTGCAGTTTGCCGCAAAAAAGGTGCTATGCTGTTCTGTACGAACCACCCTTTCTGCGACCCTGATGAAGTTCATTTTCCCATGAACCATAAGAAGACAAATGTTGGTGGATACAATGCAAGTGATATGCGGGAGTATCTAAACCGCGTCGTCATCAACCTCTTTCCCGAAGAAATTCGTAAAGAGATGATGCCATTCGACAACAACGACTGGCTGCGTCTTCCTACATACAATGAGCTTTTTGGTCCTGCAAGAGCTGGATTGCCGAGCGAACGTTGGATTTGCTGCGCATCTCCCAACGGCAGAATCATGCGGAGAATAGGCAATACCTTCAATGACATCATGCCTGCGTCCTATTGGTTGGGAACAACTTGTGAGGATTACCCGAACACTTTCTACTATGTCAACGAGAAAGGTGAGGCAGGCCCTTGCCTTGCTAATCTCAATTATTTCTCGATTCGACTTGTGTTTATGCTGAAAAATCGAGACTAATACCATTTTGCCGTCTGCCTTCAGGTGGGCGGCTTTTTCTTTTTTGCTCTTGCAGGAATGTGCGAGACGAATACAATAGATACTGTACGATAGATACCATTCTACTTGCTGTAATTATACAGTCGTACACAATTCATATTTCTGTTCCCAACGGCGGCAGACTCTTTTCGAAGAGTTTGCCGCTTTTTCTGTTGGGACCCAATTTAGGAGGTAAACACCATGTCCAAGAAAAGCAAAATCAATCGCAGCGCCCAGCCTTATAGCGGTATCGATGTCGATATCATTCAGTATCATTCTGATGGCAGCTTTGCTAAGCGCACGCTTCGCAGCATCTTCGGCATGACACCAGTTCAGTACGAGCTTTGGCTTCGCTACGGTAACAGCGTTGACTTCACGAACAATCGATAACAAGAGGAGAAATTTCTATGAAAGTAAGATGCAATAACTGTATGGCCGTTTTTGACGAGCCTGAAATCATTTACAACGAAAAAAGCAACACCGAAGCCTGCCCGCATTGTGGCAAAATCGGCTGCCTCATGGATTTGACCGATGAAGAGGCGCAGTCTGATGAGAACCGACTCAACGAGCTTGCTGCCCACTTTGACAGCATCGAATCTCGCCGCAAACTGATTGAGGAATTTGGCAAGTCCCATACATCCTATATGGGCATCAACAACCACGGCGAACAGGTAACGCTTTCTATTTCCGAAGACGGCATCATCGAGCGTGTCTGGCAGGACGACCATCGTGTCCGGGTAGAGGAATACGATAAGGAAGGCTACCATGTAGGTGAATCCTACGACGGTCGCTGGACGGAAGACCCTATGCCTATTCCGGACGGTTCTCCTCTTGACAAAGAAGTGGAGCTTTCGGACGCACAGCTTCAGCGCAATGATGACATCTATGCTGCTGTAACGAAGATGTGCCGGGTCTTGACCGAGAACAATGAGCAAGAGTTCAACATGAGCATTGTCGGTCCTATTGCCGATTACGCTGCTATGCTCTTGACTCGTGAAGGCAACAAAGTACGATTCCCGTCTGTCGTTCAGGACACCGCCGGTCACATCTACATTGAGAACTATTATGATGACGGGGAGGTGCAGGCAATATGAGCAGCCTTTTCAGTAGCCATATAGCACCTCTGAGTAACCGCAAGCGTCATTGTTGGACCATCTACTTTTGGATGAACGGTATACCCGTATTATACGGGCAACATTTTGCTCTGGAGGAAATGTAATCAATGGCAAAGCAAAAACTCAACGACGATTTGCAGCTTTCTGACGAAGAATGCAGGGAGCTCTATGACAAGTATGTTGACGGCAGGCACTATGAGCCGAAGTCTTTCATTCTGACCGACCTATCTCAAATGCCTGACATTCTTGCTAACACAACGAACAAATCCGAATAACCATATATAGCTGCTTTCCGCAAAAAGAAGGCAGCTATTTTGCTATTTTTTGTTGCAGAAACTTGCGAATTGCAGACAATAGATAATAGATAATAAAAATTTAGGAGTGATTCTATGAACCGCTTAGAAGCCGATGTCTTTCACCGCTTTTTGGCTCAGCCGGAAGTTATAACGGCAGAGGGCATCATCAAAACTACGGATTATAACGGCAACATCATTGATTGCTATTGCCGTCTGTTGAAAGTTCTAATTGCAACAGGCGCACACAGCGTTTATGCCATCTACATGATGCGTTCTCTTGGTGAAGAAACCGATGCGGAGCCAGATTTTGACGCACGGTCCGACTATAAGTTTGTTGCCTACTGCGTTGATGGAGAAAAGCTCTATTCCGATAGCGATAAGCTGAAAGTTGCTTTCGACATGGATGCTGACCCAATTGACAAGGAGCATGTTGCTACCATCTGGGGTAACTATCTGCGCACTATTGTTGAACCGAATCCCGGCAAGGTTCTGAACAGCAAACAAATCGACCTTGCCGCAAATTTTGCAATCCGTGAATTCGTCTTCGATGAACCTATTGACTGCGTTGCACAGGGTATTATGGAGAAATATGACATCACGGATGCAGGATACAAAAACTATCTTGCCAACCCGGAAACATGGGCGGCTACAAATACCCGTTCTTTAGATGAAGCATGGACGAAAGAAAAAGGCTATGCGTTTACCGATTCCTTTGTTAAAATCCTTATTTCTCTCGAATATCTGTACAAAAAACAAGTAGAATTCAGTAGACTCAAGCCCGCTGACAGTTTCTGGCGTTGGTACAAAGAACTTGCTACCGCTGTCAAACCCCATATCATGGAAAGCATCGACATTGAACTGGAAGCTGGCGGGAAGACCTTTATTGTTCCGTACTCGGCTGACAAGCTCTTTTCGGAAGCTAATGTACGAAACAAATCTTTGCCTATCGAATACGCCGATGTCGGCATTGAGAAGGCATTGATGTACTTCCTCATGCAATCCGGGACTTCCGATGGCAGCTTTATTCCTCTTTCGATGCTTACCCGTATCTCTTACGGTGATAGCGTTCTGTGGGAGAACAAGAAGCACCTCAATTGGAAATATGGAGATGGAAAGTGCGGATGAGAGACAGAAACCCGGAAATTTCGTTGATGCCGGAATTCGATAGCGAGGAGGCGTTCAACTCCAATTTTGCAAAGGAAGCAGCAGCAGTAGCACCGTATCGCGACAGCCAAGGGCGGCTCGTTCTGGATGATATCCATGATTTGCCCAAGGTAGTCGAAAAGGTGTTTGCCGGGCATCCCGAATTTACGCATACTTTTTTCTACGACGATTAAGCGAAGGCATTTGCATATCTGTGCGAGTCGTGTACAATAAATACTGTACGATAGATAACATCCACAGTGAAAGCATTGTCTTTCGTACAACCGTTCATATTTTCGCTTTGAGGGCGGACTTCCTTCTTGGGAGCCCGCCCTTTTGCGTAACAAAAAGGAGTGTATTGAAAAATGACTATTGTTGCAAAATCTACAATTGACCCAAAGACAGGCGACCTGCACATGCAGGTTCTTCCACAGGAATTTGATTCCCGTCAAAAGGCCCACGATGCTATGCGCGAGGAATACTTTAAGGAACTGAAAAAGCTCGGCCTGGAAGACAACGACGCGATGGATGAGACCTGCGAGGAATCCTGTGAAGGCGGATACATCGACTTTGATGAAGCCGAAATCTTTGCCTTCACGGATTATGCGCCGGATAAACTGCTCCCCGTCGTCCTGTTTGCCATCTATGACAGAAAGTGAGGTATCACAATGGCTAAAAAGCGCACAAAAGAAATCATTCCGGAGAAAACTCCGCAGAAACGCGGAACGGATAGCTACTCTTACGAGAAAGCCTGCAACGCAGCAAAGAACTCTGGCACACCCACATACCGTTTTGCTGTGGGAGACAGGGTGCAGGTTGGACATCTTCCTAACTGTGTTGTCGAAGAAGTGATGGATGATGGCGCAATGTATCTCATTCGCGTCACCACCAAGGACCATGTCGAATATTCCTGCTGGGCTTGGACGAGTGTTCGACCGCTGGATGACGACAAAGACACGCATTTCGCAAAGCGCAACTCTGCACTATCCCGTCTGCACTACTCAAATCGCAGCATGTACTCTCTACTCAGCTTCCATTACCTGTTCGGCGTTGATTTCAACCCCGATTATCAACGCGGTTCCGTTTGGGATGAGGAGGACAGAGAGAAACTGTTGGACAGCATCTTCGCAGGGCGCGAAATTGGTCGTTTCGTCTTCAAGCAGTTGCCCTTTAATCGCACAAACGACGATGGCAACTACTACGAAATCGTCGATGGCAAGCAGCGTATGTTGACATTGCTTGCCTTCTACGAAAACCGCTTCCCGTATAAGGGCGTATTCTACAATGACCTTTCTCCGCAGGATAAGAACTGGTTCATGGATGCTCCCATTGGTGTTGCTGAACTTGACCAGAATACAACCCATGCGGAAGTTCTGGAAGTCTTCCTCGCTCTGAACGAAGGCGGTAAGCCTGTCGCAAAGGAAGTCCTCGACCATGCACGCGAGCTTCTGAAAGGGGAGACGGACAATGGCAAAATGTAACTGTTGTGGGCGCGAAATGCTGACTGCTAACGGCTGCTTGTATAAGCGCGTGGTCGTTAAGGTTTCCAAAAACAAAGAAATTGTTTTTACGTAAATTAGTAGACCACCAATTTTTGTAAAAAATCCCGCCAAAAATAATAAAATACCCAACACAAAAAAGGAGAATCACAATGGCTAATTATCACAAAAGAAACAGCATCCGTGCAGTCCAGTGGGACCCCGAAAACGCGCAGAGCTTCAAGGACATCAAGAAGCTGGTTGCCGAAAATTCCGGTCTTGGCTGGAAAGTGAGGGATAATATCATCCACAACTGCGTCACCATTTACAGCTTTACCCATGACGTGATGCGTATCATGCCCTACGAATATCTGGTGGAGGGCAAAAAAAACAGCCTTTTCATCGTTCCAGCTGAATCTTTTGAACTCATGTACGAATCGGACGAAAGCAGAAAATGGTGAAATACAATGGCTGAATTTAAGAAACCTTACGACAAAGCTTACGAATTCTGGCATGTCACCACGGAGGGTGACTGCGAGGGTCGTTCCACCACTGACCTTGGTGTCTTTGAGGAAAATATCAAAGGAGCTATCACAATGACTGAATTGTTCTTGAGTTGTGACTGTCTGGAAAGCTTCGATTCTGCTGTGCTGACCATCTAAAGAGGTAATATAAACTATGTTGACTTTTACTGTTGAGGAACTGATTCGTTTTCTCTCAAACTGGACCATGACCTTTTTTGAGGGTGCAAAACGCAGCGATGGCATCGTGTTCTCCCACTATTACTCGTTTTTCAAGCGTCCGGTTTTGGTTAAGGAACATCAAGTTGAATCGCTCTATGTGATGGTTCAGGACCGAGATTCGTCGGACGGGAAAAAGCCATCCTTTTCACGATTCGCAAAATGGGAATTTGGCGGCTTCATTGTAGATAGCAAAACCATCTACTTAGCCTCCAAAACCATAAAAGAGTTGCTTCAAAACAGCGATTTCATCGATGATATGGATGTCTTCGAAAAACTGGACAGTATCCGTATTCCGCTGTTCCGAAAGAACATTCCGGCAGACCCCGCAATGTTTCAGGATAAGGATACAGTGGATAAAGCAGTCCGCAATGCTTGCTCCGCCTTTCTTTTTGGAACTCGATGCAATGAGTTCTCCAACCTGATTCGAACTATGTATCCTCTGAACGATGACGATGTGATTCACTATTTGTCATCTCCATCGGATTGGGCTGAAGAGACAAGTTCTGTCATTACGGCAAGCAACGGAACGGCATCCAGAATTTATTACATGGCACGGTTGATTGCCATTGATAGGATGTCGGAACTATTCCTTACGTTTTATGAGCACGACAGTGCCGACCCTAAGGACATCACCAATGTGTGCAAAAGCATGATGGATGCGGTCGAACCTTATAAAGTCGTCACTCTCGTCATGGACTATATTGACGACAAGAAAATGGGTGAGCATCTCGAAGTGGATTGTCCCAGCCACCTTATTCGCGATGCGGATGTACTGCGCAGGAAAGGAATCTCCGTGACTCGTATCAGCGCCTTCGCAAAGCCGGAAGACACTCAGCGATTTGTTTGCAAGCATCCCAACCTCATCAAACAGGTTGAGAAGGGAACCAACATGTTCGATGTCTTCGTTTTTCCAATCGATTGTATCACGCGTATCCGGGCTGGAGAGAAGGTTCTGTGGACCAACCCGGCTACATAATGCCAGCAGCATCTAAAATGCGCTGACAATCTGAAAAGAGGTATAAAGAATGCTTAAACAATCCATCGGCATGACCGAGAGCGATGCAAGGCAGATTGCCGAGATGTATCTTTCCCGCTACAACCCCACCTATTGGGACGGCAGCGGCGAAGTTCCTTCAGAAGCAAACTTTGACATTTGCCGGGTTGCGGTAGATAGTATGTACGAGGGCTGCACGCTTGAAATCCAGCTTTGCAAACCTGATGCCTGTCCTTGCTACGCCGCCTCCATCCATTTGTTTGAGGGCGGTTTCTGGACGGGTTTTGGAGTTGGCAGCTTCAACAAAACGGCGCTCTGCTACGATATGGGCTCAGCTTCTGCTCTGGCAAGCGCTATCATGCGTATCTGCGCAACCCATGAGAATCTCACCAATTTTCGTAAGGTTTTTGTCGAGCGCCTTGTTATCAGCAAAGAGCGCATGAACGAAATTAAGCAGTACACCGACGAAGGCAAAAAGCAGGATGAGATTGAGTTCGAGTCCGTTACCTTTGCCGATGGTATGTGCATGGATGTGCGCTGCATCCCGCGTAAGAACGGTCCTTCGTGGTGCGAAGCAGCCATTTATGACGCGGACGAAGATGTCGTCACATCCGAGCCGTACAATTCGTTCTACAATCACTGGGTCTGCCAAACGGCAAACGCCACCTACCATCTCTATATGGGCGTTGCCGATACCGAGTGATGGTTGACGTATTATGCGAGTTGCATAAACTTGTAACTGTATGATAGATACCATTTATGACTGATATTTTGGGTCTTGATTACAATTCATATTTCTGCATTAAGGGCAGGCTTCCTATTCTGGGAAGTCTGCCCTTTTTTGTATAACAGCTTTAGATAGGAGTGTTTCCATGTACATCAAAAAAATCACCTTCAAAGCATTCAAAGACTATCTCAAAAATCCAACCGATTTCTTTTTGGAAGGCAACATTTTCATATCTGACGATATTGCAAAATATTGCCGCCTCGTCCGAACCCCTGCAGCAAAAGGAGAACACAATGTTGAGGTTCTTTATGGTAAAGTACAGCTTACATACCACCCGGAACGCAACATAAGTGGCAGATATTTTCACTCCAACGCTTCTTTGGATTTCATGGGTTACATTGTCGACGGTGAAACAATATATTCTGCCAGTGAAGCCCTCCACGAATTGTTCCCAAAATTCAAAACGGATACGACGAACGAACAGATTCTCATTGCCGCTTCAGAAGAATTGGAGGCATATCTCGACACAACTGTATGTATTAAGCCTCGCGAGCTTCTTGACCCTCGTTACCAACGTAGGGCTTACGAACCTGCAGTCAGGAAATATGCCCTAGGCAATTCTGCTTGCGGAACTATCTTTGACAACTTCCCAAACCTCCTTCAACGTTTTGGCGATATTGACAAGGTCGATTTTCTTGCTAATCCCACCGGGTGGGGCGAAAGATATGCGACTATGAAAGAATTTCTCTTGTTCGACAAAGAAACTGTAAAATTCATGCTTTGTGTCCAGCATTGCGTCAAACGGTACATCAAAGAGTTCGAAGAACACACCGATTGCTATGAAAGCCAGTGCGAAACGCTCATGAATGCTCTCGACGACTGCAATATTGTGCGCATTGCTATCAAAGTAAATGGGCAAACATATCGGGTCGACTATCCAGCAGCTTGGATGCAAGATTACGAAACGATTTCCACCAAAGGTCTTCCGATATGGGGTGTTCGCGGGAGCAAAGCCAAAATCGACAGATTCCTTGCCGAGAACTACAAGGACTACGACCACGAGACTATTCCGCTGAAGCTCATCTCCCATATTCGAAACAATAGGGACAGAAAGGGCACTATTTGGACCAACCCGTTCTTCGAAGAGGTCTGAGAAGTAGCTCTTGCCAGAATGTACGAACCGCATATCATAAAAGTGTACGATAGATAACATCTATATTAGGCGCAGCCATTGCGCTCGTACACTTCACAATTTCGCTTAACGGCGGACTTGCTCCTTTCCGGGGGGCAGGTCCGCTTTTTGCGTCCGAAAAAGAAAAATGAAAAGAGTAAAAGGAGATAACCTATGAGTACGCATAGTTATATCGGTGTCATTGAAGAAGATGGTACGCTGAAATATGTCTACTGCCATTCCGATGGCTACCCGTCCTATCTCGGTCGAATGCTGCTTACCTATTACAACACCCCGGAACTTGCCACAGGGCTTGTGAACCTCGGTGATTTGTCAATGGTGCGGTCAATGGTGCGTAAGCGCCTCGTCCCTGACAAGGGAGAATACCACACATTCAAGAAACCTGTCCGCGAAGGTCCGAAGGGTGGTATCACCACCGCTTATCATCGTGACCGGAAAGAACGTTTCCACATCAACAAGACCGTTATTGGCAGGTCGGATATCAGCACGAATGCTAAAAAGGTGTTTTTGGATATCGCCAAGAACGACTATATTCCCTATGCATATCTGTATGATATCGCTGAAAAACAATGGTTTGCCTGTGATACCTGTCAGGATTGCGGATTTGCGTTATTGAACGAGAATTACCTGCAAACCCATGTCTGAACCTTGCGCAGTGCTGCAAAGTAGGTATAATTAGCAAATAAAGCGAAACACCGAGCCGATTCGGTTCATCTTGTTAAAAAAGTAGTCGGTGTTTTATTGACACCACTTGCGAACCGCATATTATAAAAGTGTACGATAGATAACATCTATATTAGGCGCAGCCATTGCGCTCGTACACTTCACAATTTCGCTTGAAGAGCGGACTTCCCACATCGGGAGGTCCGCTCTTTTTGTGTTAAGAATGCAGTCAATATTATCAAAAACCAGCTTACGCTGGAGAAGGAGAGCTAAGCCTTATGTTTTTAGACACAATTTATGAAGAAGATTTCCACAATTTTCTCAAAAACCCCACTGATTTCACACTTTCCGGAGTCGTTATGAACGAAAATGAAAAAGGATATTATTATCGTTTCGTTCGTGTCCCAATGGCCGATGGCGAGCATAGTGTCGAGGCATTATTTGGGCAAATGTGCAGTAACTATCCCACCAGCATGAGCAAAGACCATTTTTCTGAACAGCATAACCTTGAGTTTATGGCTTATGTTGTGGGCCACGAAAAGACCTATGCTGAAAGCTATGAGTTCCTGCGATTGTTTGATGTCACCTCTGCTTACACCGGTCCCCATTCCGCAATGGGTGAGATGACGAAAACACTGTGGGATTATCTGGAGCAGAAAACAATTCTCGACCCTGACTATCTGAACACGCCCGAATTGCAGAACGAGGCTTATGAAAACGCTGTCAAACAGTATGTCCTGCAAAAGAAAGACACCGCATTTGAAGAAAGCCTTCGTGAATTCTTTGAGCACATTGATGACACCGCAACCATCGAGTTTTTCGCTAATCCTACCGGATGGGCGGAAAGGATAGTCAATGTCCTCGATAAGAATCTCACTTCTCGTGATGGCACACCTTTCAGCAAAAGCATCGGGAAAAAATTCGTTGCCGTCCAACATCTCACCCAATTAAAGATGCTGGAGTTCCAGTCTAAGCCACATTGTTGGGAAAGTGAGTGCCGTAGTTTGTTTGTTGCGACTGCAAAAGCAAAAAACATTCGGCTCGTGATTGAAGCCAATGGGAAAGAAATGCAGGTGCAATATCCCGTTTCCAACCTGATTACTTCTGAAACGATTAAGAACAAGGTCATTTCTACATGGGCTATTGCACCGCGTAAGCTCTGCAATGATGTGGAAGAATTTCTTGCGGAGAACTGCGCTGACTACAGTAAATACCGGTCTGATATTCCCATGAAGGCTGTCTCTCGCATTGAAAGTGGACGCAAAGTTCTTTGGAAGAACCCTATTTTTGAGGAAACCAAAAAATAATTCCAATTCCAAAAAGGTCTTGCATTCGTATGCGGATGGGGTATAATGGTATACATACGATAGATACCATATCTACCACCAACCGTTTCTCAACCTGCTTAACTTCAAGCAGGCACGCCTTTTGACGTGTCTGCTTTTTGTTTTGCAGACAACGAAGGAGGTCCCACATGTACATCCGCAACTTGACCCCGCATAGCGTGACCGTGGCCGGCATCACCATCGAGCCCTCCGGCATAGTTGCTCGCGTCTCCGCAGCGACTGCAGATGCTGGCTCGGTGGACTTCAACGGGACCACTATCCCGCTGACGACCACCGTCTACGGCGAGGTGCAGAACCTTCCCGCCCAGCGCGACGACACTCTGCTCATCGTGAGCAGCCTCGTCGCCGCACGGTGCAAGGACCGTACCGACGTCTTCATCCCCAATGAGCCTATCCGTGACGCGGAAGGGCACATCGTGGGGTGCAAGAGCCTCGGTCGCGTCTAACCGCACCACCCCTTAGGCAGCACTTGCCTCCTGAACGATACAGGTACTAAAAAAGGTGTTCCGAGATTGCTTGGGTTAACGGCAACGTAGAGCGTGACTGAATATCCACCATCGGGTCACACCAGCTCTATCAAAACGATGGATTGCAATATGAGGCTATATCTCAAAAGTCAGGACAGTCGGCAATGGGACGTCCTGCACCAGAATTTTCTGGCTGTAGAAAGAAGCTGTACTTATACAGTGAGCACTCATTGCGCCAGTACGAGGGCACCAACAGGGAATACATAACCTAGGTGATATGCCGAGCTCGTATAACGCCATATCGGTGATTCTTGTCTGAGAATCGGCGTTGGACTTCACTCCCGGTGCAGAGGAGTAGTCAATCAGGGTCTTCCTGAAGCGACGGGTAGCAGGTTTTTGACATCCTCCACGAGGATGGCTTGCTATCAGAATGAATTGTGCTGACACACGATTCGTTCCATTTGAGCCTTGCAGAAATGCAGGGCTCTTTTTTTGTTGTCAATTCGTGCGAAATGAGTATATTTGGAAATGTAGAAGCCAAGCACCGAAAGGAGAATCCATATGTGTTGTCTGAAAATTGATACTGAAACGCTGCTGGCGAACTGTCTAAACACTTGCAAGACTTATTCGTTTTCACCGGATGATTTGCAGCAAATTGTAAGACTGATGGCAAACACCACAGACAGGTATATTTTCAGCGACACCGGCGATGATGCGCTACATGAGACTGTAACGAAATTTCCGGACATGTTCGTTTACTCTGATGAAGACAGGATTGCTCTGCGCAGCGAGTGGCAGCACGATGACAAGAAGCTGCCGATGGCGTATTTCGACTTTGGATACTCCGCCGCTGACATCGAGCAATTGTGCGCCGCAGCGAAAAAACACTGCACCACGCAAAATGAACAGTTGCCAAGTTGTGCGAACCGGGTAGAATAGGTATTGTACGATAGATAACATTCTATGCCTATTTCGGCCGTACAATTTACAGTTTTGTTTGTAAGCAAAGCAGACTCGTCATTTGATGAGCCTGCTTTTTTGTTTACAGGAAAGGAAGTGCCTATGAGAAAAATGTTCGAAATCAAATGCAAAATTCCTGTTGCGTTCTATGTCGAGGCAGAAACCGCTGATGAAGCAATCACTACCATTCGTTCTACGCTTTCGGGTAAAAGAATTCCGAACCATGTCAATGTCATCAAAGAAGCTGCAATCCGTAGCCTCGACAATAACATAGCGTGCGAGTTCGATGCCGATAAGAAAGGAAAAAGCAATGAAGCAATTTATTCTTGAAAACATTTACATGAGTGATATGTCTGCCCCGTCCGTTTGTTCTACCGACCGGTTCCCCACATTTGAATCGGCCATGGAAGAAGCCCACAAGCAATTCAAGGAAGAGGCAAAAACTTATCGTAAATCCTACGGAGCTGATAACATCACCACTGAGGAATGCTATCGCGACCTCTACATCAAAGGTCCCGATTTCACGGATTGGTGGACAGTTGTTGAGGTTCCGACTACCGAGGAGAAGAACCACATTAACGCTAACACTTAACCAAATAAGGGAGGTTCATTATGACCGATAACATCATTATGGCTCGGCTGTTCATCGACATGGACGGCACACTCGCTACTTGGAAGCAGGCTGCCTGCTTTGAGGACCTGCTGCAGGAGAACTATTTCCGTGACCTGCCGCCGTATCAGACAGTGGTAGACGCGGTAAGAATCCTTTGCAACACACGTCCCGAACTGGACATCTATGTCCTTTCGGCTTTCATGCCGGAGAACCCCTGCTCGGTAGGCGAAAAAAACGACTGGTTGAATGTGTACCTGCCGGAAGTTGACGCGGCGCACCGCATCTTCGTTCCGTGCGGAGAAAGCAAAGCAGCTACCGCCGCCAGACGCCTGAAACATTCCCACATCGACAAAACATTCTTCCTTCTGGACGACTACTCCGTCAACCTGCACGACTGGAAAGAGAAGAACGGCAGCGGCATCAAGCTACGCAACGGCATCAACGGCAGCACCGGCACTTGGAAAGGTGCATCTGTGAGTCGCTTCAACACGCCGGAAACTCTTGCCAAACTCATTTGGCAGTCTATTTTGGCACACACAAATACTAGAGACTGAAAGCGGAGGTTTCTTTGATGAGCAATAAAGCATATATCGGCTTTGCTTGGGTCAAAGACCGTGGCGAAGCCTTAAAAACTGCGATGGCTTATGTGGAAAGTCGCATGATTCCTGCAAAAGTACAGAAAGATTTGGAAGATTGCTTCTACCAGATTCCTTCTGTACGTGCCCACTATTACTGCGACAAGAAAGTGCCGTACAGCCAGCGCAATATGCAGATGGAGAACCTCGCAGACATGGCAAACCGCTATTGGCTGAGAACCATGTTCACATATTGCTTTCTCTACTGGGAACAGTATCAACTTCTCGGCATCGTCATGATGCCTCAGAATGAAGTCTGTGAGAAGTGGCCGCTTTGCGCATTCTTCCAAGATAACGATGACCACATCTTCAACAAATGGGAATCCGGCAATATTCCATTCTTTATGGATGCTATCGCAAAAGCCAAGACAATCGCACCAGACAACGCAAAGGAAAATATGGACTGCTTCCAGCACAGCAGATGCTATGAGTACATCTACAAAACGCTGGGACTCGATAGCTGGATGCAGGACCACAATGAAAATGTTCCTTACGAGAGCTTCTCACTCTGCGGAGTGAAGGACGAAATGGACCTCTTCCAGTACATTACGCTGCTCAAAGCCCTGATTAACGACCGCCGCGAAGGTATCGTGACGCAGACCGGGAAAAGGAGAAAGAACAATGACATTACCGACTAAAGAAACTGTTGAAATGCTTCGCAGCGGATACCCCAATGGGACGCGTGTTCGCCTTGTAAAAATGAATGACCTGCAGGCTCCACCTGTTGGCACGGAAGGCACGGTTGTTGGCGTCGATGGAATCGGCAGCCTCATCATGCTCTGGGACAACGGCTCTGGCCTGAATGTTTTGTATGGCGTGGATAAAGTTGAGAAAATCTGATTTCCACCTTGCATGAACATGCGAACCAAGTATAATGAACATTGTACGATAGATAACATTCATATCGAAAGAGACTTGTGTTTTTCGTACAATCGTTCATAATTCTGCATTCATCTAAGCAGACTCATCTTCGGGTGGGTCTGCTTTTTTGTTTGCAAAACACAAAGGAGAGAAAATGAAATGATTAAGCTGAATACACCCATCCGTACAGAAGTTGACGAAGATTTCTTTATGGACATATCCGATTTCCGTGGTTACGCCCGTAGCATGATGTATCCGGACCCAACTGGTATCGACATGAGTGATGAACTCAACGACATGGTTACCGAAGCTGTAAACAACGGCAAGACCACTCTGGAGGATGCTTTCAAAAAGCTGGTAAAGCGCGACCGCAAAGGTCGTATCGACTACTCCTACAGTGATGGATTCGACGGTTTCCGGTATGGTCAGGAACTTCTGTGCTTCTGCGATACCGAAACTGCCACTCAGTGCCTTGGTATCTAACCAACAAACAAACGGCAACCACTTTCCTACCGCATGGCAATGGCGCTGTTTCACATGCGCTCTGACAAGCATGTACGCACAATTTACGATATCCCGTTTTTTTGTTACGGAGATGTCGCGTTATGTGTATGAACTTACCAATACAAAAAATATCGAGGAGGACTGACAGATGTATCTGCCGCAATTTCAAGAAATTTGTGAAAAGCAAGGATGGGATTTCAAGTGGAGTGATGACGGCGAAAGCGCATATATCACCTTGATGACCCTTCCAAATAAGCACTTGTTTATCGTAAACAAAAACAACTTTGCCAAAGAAGTGACGGCACTCAGCGAAACATATTTACTCGATGAATATGCAAAAACATCCGGCTCTTGTGCTCCGATTTTCTGCGAGGATTTTGCAGTATCTACAGCGCTCAATGCTCTTGCAGCCGCATTAAATGTTGCAGCAGTAGAAGCTAAAACTTGGATTTGCACCGACCCCGATACCTGTCAGTGGCGTCGTCAGGTTGGTGAAACCAAGTTCGAACTCTACGATATCTTTGAAGCGCCTGACAACTACTTTGCAGTTCACGGCGTAGTCGACCCTGCGGAAGACCTGACGCCAAGCGAACTGCACCAGTTGGAAGATTCCTACGACGGCTTACTGGATAACTCCACATCTGAAAGTGAACGTTGGGCTCTGCTTGCAGAAGCGCAATTCGAGACAGAAGAATTTTCTGCTGAGCGTGAAGTCTTTGATACTTTTGAAGAAGCAGAGGCATCGATTCGTGCAAAAATCGAAGCCGATAACATCAAGCTCCCAAAGTCCGACCCGAACGACGAAAACGATGAGCTCTGGAAGCTCAGCGATGCGCTCTACGCACGAGATGTGGCAAACGGTGTCGTTAAGACTCGTTTGGATGCAATTCGCAGCCTCGACAAACTACGCCTTGCTGTCTTCTTAAATGACATTCACAGCAACGTAAAAGACTTTCCTTCCGACAACCTGAGCTGGTGTGACTGGCTCAATAAGCCTGATGATGGTCATTTGTTGGATGTGAAGACTGCTCGATGAAACAAGTACGCGTTAAAGCTGATGATAGCCAAACCATCACTGCTATATATGAATTTCTGCACGACTTGGATAATGAGTATAGCAATTTTAGTAAATGGTACTATAGTACAGTCGTTCCCGGATTGGCAAGTGAAAATCGGATAATTTATACTGTTCTGGACGATGGAAAAATAGTTGCCGTTCTAATACTAAAAGATGCTGATGAAAAGAAAATTTGTACATTAAGAGTAGCTGAGCATTACCGATGCCAAGGGATTGCTACAAAATTGCTAAAAATCGCACATCAGGCATTACAATGTACAAATCCACTCATTACCGTTTCATCAATTCATATCAACGAATTTGAATTTCTGCTAAAGAAAAACGGCTTTACCCTTTATAAAAAATACGAAAACTACTACAAGCAAGGAATTGTAGAATATGCTTTTAACGGCTTACTACCTGAAAAGCAAAACGATTGCCGCTTGTCGCAAAATGTGGTATAATAGTGAAGAGGTGATACCATGAAAATTTACACTCTGATTGGCGGCGTGAATGGCGCAGGAAAATCCAGCTTAACCGGTTCTTTGCGTTCTGAGCGTAACGATTTCGGCATTGTGGTTGACCCCGACAAACTAACCATTCAGTGTGGCGGTGACGAATACGAAGGCGGCAAACTCGCTGTTGAGCGTATCGAGCGTGCCTTAATGGACGGTGTGAATTTCACACAAGAGACGACGCTTTCCGGTGGATATCCCAAGCGGCTTTGCAAACGTGCAAAAGAAGCTGGATATTATATTCGTCTGTACTATGTCGGTCTTGATACCGCCGAAGAAAGTATTCGACGAATTCGAAACCGTGTAGAGCGTGGGGGGCATGATATTCCCACTAAGGATGTTAACGCCCGCTTTTCTCACCGTTTCGAGGATGTCCTCAAAATTTTGCCGTACTGCGATGAAGCTAAGTTTTTCGATAATGACAATGGATTTGTGCTTGTTGCAGAATATCGCAACGGGCAGCTTCTTCCTATTGGAACATATCGACCAACTTGGCTCAGTCAACTTCTGAATCAAGCCCAATAACATTTTTGCCGTTCATCTTCGGATGAGCGGCATTTTTTGTTTGCTATACTGTGCGAATGGCATAGAATAGTTATTGTACGATAGATACCATCTACTTAGGCGCATCCAGCGTTCGTACAATTCACAATTCTGCTTTAAGGCGGACTTCCCGAATTTGGAAGGTCCGCCTTTTTGTGTCAAAAAAGGAGATTTGTATGTTTATTCTCGCAAAATCTTTCACCAACAAAAAAGGGGAGATGTTTCTCAAAATCTTCCCGAAGCAGTACCCATCCATTGAAACAGCTCATGCCGCTATGCAGTCGGACTATCAGGAGGAGCTCAAAAAGCGTCACCTAGACCGAAGCGACGAGGAAGCGATTCTCAGCTCGTATTATATCGACACCACTGAGGCAGCTATATATGAGTGTCAGGATTATGCGCCGAATTGGCTGACTGTTTCGGTTTTGTACGCCATCAACGAGGTCGTATAATGCCACGCATTATACGACACGCCACTATCATATAACAAAAAGGAGACCACAAAATGTTTATCGTGATTAAGAGCGAACACTATGATTGCACGAACCTCATCTGCAAGAAGGACACGCTGGAAGAGGCGGTCGCCGCAGTAAAAGACAGTATGGCACAGCGCATCAACAAGAACTATCATGCAGGTCTTACCGGAACTGATATCACGCACGAAAACGAAGACCACTACGGCTTTTCTTTCACCTTCGATGAGAACCGCAACGCTGACAGTAGCGAACCCAGAGCGTATAGCACATATGACTACTGGAATGGGGATGACCAAGAGAGTGTCGAGTGGGTCGTTTACGAAGTCACAACCGACAAGCCCTTCTTTCTTCTTTCTTACGAAGAATACGAAAGCATCGAGCTTACGGGCTTCTACGACAGTTTCGATGAGGCGTTTGAGGAAATGAAAGAGTTAATTGCGGAAAGCGTCAATGATGTCTTCGACGAAGATGCCACGGCAGATGATGTTGAGGATATGGAAGACTACAATGTCTTCGTACACTCTAACAAGGACAGCCAAGACAACGGTGCGCCGCTCGCCTTCGCAAGCTTCTGCGACGATTATCCAAACCGCGAGTGGACTGTTTTCCATATCTAAAATATAACTCTTCGCCGCTCATCCAAGGATGGGCGGCATTTTTTATTTGCTATACTGTGCGAATGGCATAGAATAGTAACTGTACGATAGATACCATCTACTTCAGCGCGTCTTGCGTTCGTACAATTCACAATTCTGCTTTAAGGCGGACTTCCCGATTTTTGGGAGGTCCGCCTTTTTGCATTTATCAGAAAGGAAGGTTCCAAATGACCGTTTACGATTACCGAAAAATCACCCTCAAAGACGACCTGTGCCTCGAAATAAGCCGTGACACGGACATCGAAAACCCACGCGAAAATGACTGCAATGCAGCCACTTTTTACTGTCTCAAAAGTCCTCGACGCAAGATAGGCGATATCATCGACAGCGCCTACTACCTGAACGAAACAAAGCGGACGCTTGCGAAAACAGGCGAGTATGCCATTCTGCCCATTTATATCTATGAGCATAGTGGCATTGCACTCTGCACGGTTCCGTTCTCTGACATTTGGGATTCTACCTGCATCGGCTTTGCGGTCGCTAACATCAACGACTTCATGAAGCAGAGAATTTCCGATACTCCCGTATCCCGCTGTGAAGCCATGCACCGCGCCGAGGACTGCATCCGTAACGAACTCGAAGCATACAGTGACTATCTGGCAGGAAATTGCTGGCAATACTGCATCACGGACGAAGACGGCAATGTCGTTGATTCCTGCAGTGGCTTTATCGGCGACGACCTTGAAAAGAACGGTATACTGAACTACATCTGCGACTACATCGAAAAATAACAAGGAGAATGAATTATGGACATCACGTTAAAAGGCAATAATGGCGAAAAGGTTGTCATTCCCATCGAAGACCTGATTCAGAAATACTGGTCTGACGAAAACAGCAAACCCAACCGCATCGAGATGTCTGCTACGGTTAAAGATGAGACCATCCTTGCCGCCATGACGATTTGCGATGAGAAGGAGGAGAACTACCTGAGTGTTGACCTTGAAAGTCGAAACGAAAAGTTTGACACCGAAGCACTCTGGTGTTCTCTTGAAGCTCCGAACACGCTGAATCCATTCGTGACCGGATACCTGTATTCCGGTAACAACGAAACGGAAAGCGATGATTGGCTGCTTCGCATTGTGGACGGCTATCGGGCAGCTGATGACGATTCTCCGCGAATCGTTTTCGCGAACAAAAGAACCGTCAGCGTTCAGGATTTCTGTGAAGAGTCCGAGGGTGAAAACAAGTATAAGCTGTTTGCCGCCACTGAGAAACAGTTTGACCAACCGTTCAGCTACGCCGATTTCGGAACGCGTTTGGAGGAAGCCACGCACGGCTATGTAAAGTATGACAAATCCATGATTGTCTCAAAGGACGAAACTACTGTAAATCGCATTGCGGATATGTTGGATTCAATGGGTTTCGATGCCGTTACCGGATATTTCGACCCTGAGGAAGACAAACGCAGCGGTGAGGTAGATTCTCTGACGGGATACTACTACGTCGATATCTAAAAACAACCAATTATAACAAGGAGTACATTAACATGGAACTGAAACTTTCTTCTAATTTCAGCGGAAAACCCGTATCTGTCGTCGTCCCTATCGAGAAAGTTATCGAGGTGTTCTGGCCGAAAGACGAGAAACCGCCTATTTCTCTTACCGTATCAACAGTTCTTGGCGCAGACAGTGCCAATGCGGAATTTTCTCTTGGTGAAGAAACCAAAGAGTCCTATCCCGGCATTTGGCTTACGACCGATAACGTTAAGAGCCATCGCCACGGTTCTTGGTTCCGCCTCGAGCTGCCGAACGATACCAACGACATCGTAATGGGTCATCTTTACGCCGGTGATGATGATATGGAGACTGACCAGCCTCTTGCCATCATTGCTGACGGTATTCGTGCTGACGGGGATGAATCGAAACGCATCCTTTGGGTCGATGAAGATGTAACATGCGTTAAATCCATGAATGATGATTATCTGAATCGTCAGAAAGCCATCACCGAAAAGCAACTCAGTGACCTTTCTTCCGGGATTTTTCTTCAAAATTTCGATTATATCGTTTACGGCAAGCGCCTTGCATCCAAATCTGAAAACACTGTGGAGTTCGTGGAAAACACTATCGTTTCCCACAACAAACAGGAGCTTGAGGTGGTTGCGAGCGGCATGGAAGCTATGGGGCTTTCAGTCGAGACGGGTTATTACGACCCGGACGACGAGTCCTCCGTTGATGTGCCAAAGCAGCTTATCGGCTTTCATTACGTCGTTCTGAAGAAAAATACCCTCTAAACCATAGGAGGTTTGTATGTACTGCAAAACTATCACAAAGGGAATCTTCGATTCCTATATCGCAAATGACTCGGATACCGTTCTGGAAGGTGTTGTCACCAACACTTTCGGAAACACTACTTTTTGGCGCTTTGTACGCGTTCCTTTGGCTAAGGGAGAACATTATGTCGAAGCCCTCTACGCGCAGAGTTCCTTCTCTTTCCCTCTGGCTATGGGCGTAAACCATTTCAGCATTAAGAATGGTCTCGAGTTCATGGCGTTCATCGTTGACCACAAAGAGACCTACTGCAAGTCTGTTGAGTTTGCTCTGCTCTTTGACGATTATAGGCAGGCTGATTCCAACTGGGTCACGGCTGAAATGAGAGAAAAGTTTCTCGCATACATCGAGAGGACCTACACCCCATCTGCTGAGGTGATGAAGGACAAGAGGTTTCAGTCCATGACATACGACAACGCCATCAAGCAGTATGTTTATGACCGGAACAACGATACCACTTCGCTCGACGTGATGTTGAAACTTCAGGAGAAATTCGACGATTCTGTTATCATTGATTACCTTGCAAACCCCACCGGATGGGAAGAGCGGTTTGCCAAGGTTCTGGAACAGTCTGGAATCTGGGATTCGTTCGCCAAGGAGTTTGCCGAGCCTTTTGTGGCATATCTGGTTCAGGTCCGGCAACATCCGGATGCGTTCAGCGCGGACCCTTCTTGCTGGGAAAGCGTCTGCAAGAATCTGATGGCTGCTGTCTAAGACCGCAAAAATGGAGGAAAACAAGATGAAAGTAAAAGGAATGATTGAGTCTGACGTTGATACTTTTAAGGTCGGAGACGTCATCGAGGTCAAACTTGCAGATGGTGTAAAGGTACAGGCTATGGCAGTGCAGCAAGAAGAGGACGGCATGGTTTTCTGTCTGGTTGATTGCCTGCCTAGCGAGCACCCGATGAACAGCACCAGTACCAATGAAGGAGGTTACGAAGAGAGTGACCTTCGTAAAAAGCTGAATGGTGAGATTCTGAATCTCTTCCCGGCAGAACTCAAGGCTATGATGACTCCGTTTGACAACGGTGACCTGCTCCGTCTGCCGACTGAGAAAGAGATTTTCGGAGAGAACTACTACGGTGAGTATGAAAGCCCATATGTGAAGCAGTGGAAGCCTATGAAGAAACGTAGAAACCGTATGGCGTTCGATTGCAGCAAGGATGAGAACTTACAGTGGTACTGGCTGATGAACAAGGTCAGAGAATCCGCTACTGGCTTCTCCAGTGTCTACGACGACGGTTATGCGTCCGCCAGCTGCGCTTCTTACTCTTTTGGCGTTCGCCCCGCTTTCAAACTCAAGAACCATTAACGCTTTTTGCACAAACTTTTCTTGACCTTTTGTGCGAACGGCATAGAATAGTATTCGTACGATAGATACTATCCACAGGGACGCTATTTGCGTTCGTACAATTCACAATTCTGCTTTAAGGCGGGCTTCCTGATTCTGGGAGGTCCGCCTTTTTGCGTTCAAAAAAAGGAGTGTATTTGAAAATGGCGAACAAAGCAACCAGTACCACTTGTACTTGTCATTCATGCGACAATCCGTACTTTGTACGGGCACAAATCATCGCAAAAAGTGCCGGTAGTCCTGCGTATCGGTTCGGCATCGATGAAAGCGTAAGTCTCCCGGGGAACCAGCATGGCTTTGTCAGAGACATACTTGACGGCGGAAAGATATATGTCGTACAGATGTTTGAATCTACCGAATACCGCCGCTATGCGTGGCTTGATATGAGACCGGAATACGGATACAAAGACATAGGTTCCGTTTACGGAAAGCCGAACCCTTACAAGCCGCTTCCGGTCAGCAACTACAATCACACGGTCCGATTTTTGCTGGGTTTCCTGTACTTCTATGATGTTGACTTGACGCCCGGCTATCAGAGCCGTTACGCCTGGAATGAGGCTCGAAAGGTCGCATATCTAGCCGATATTTTCGCAGGAAAAGATGCCGGAGAAATCGTATTTCAGGAAATTCCGTCGTCTAACCCACAGCCAAAGTATCAACTTATCAAAGGCGAGCAGGAAGCCATCACCCTTCGAGAGTTTTACGAGAATCGGCTTTTGTACAAAAAAGCATGCTACAACGACATTCGTGCAGATGATATTTTCTGGTTCAGACAGACCATGCTGCGAATGATTGTCTACAACGCAAAACACGAACCTTCCACCGAGCACGAAGACATTGCGATTATCGGCAGGATTCTTTTCGGAAGATACTAATACAAAAAAGGAGAATATTATGAAAATCCAAAAAAACAACACAGGCATCATTATCACCAAAACCGCGAAGCAGCCGAGCGCGAAAATCGAGTTTTCTCTGGATGAACTCGATGCGCTTTCGGAGTTCTGCGAGAGGTTGCAGGACGAAAAGGATATCAGAGAATACCTCAACACTGCAGTGACTATTCCGGATTCTGCAGAGGTATCGGCTCCCATTGCCGCCAAGTATCTGCGCGATGCAGCGCTCTTTGAGCAGCTCGTGGACGAAACCAGACGGAATCAGGAAGAAAACCAGAGCGATTTCCTCACTGCCGTCAGCGAAGCAGTTGCTTCTATCGAAAAAAGCCGCGATGTCAAAGAATGGCAAGGTTTGACGAAGGAGACTGCGGAGCGTTTTGCCCGTGAATTCGTGGCAGAACGGAATCCCGGTCGTTGGTCGGGGTTTGGTGAGGTCCCTGAAAGTGTCAGCCTTGACCCCCTCAATTTTCCCATCAATGACATTTATCCCAAAGGTAACAAACCCGCCCTTCGTATGCAGCTTATCAGTGTGACCTATCCCAGCCTTCACAGAGTTTGTGAGTGCAGCATTATCGAGGATGGTGTTGACCTGTGGGCTCGCCGTACGCTGGATTCCATGACAGCCGGAACTGTCGAGGATTTGGTCGAGACTGTTCTGTATGTGGCACGCATGTACGAGAGAAGCAAGTGCTTTGAACGCATCTTTGTAAACCACATTCAGATGGAGAAATCGGAATACGATGTTCTTATCCGCCATCTCAATGACCCTGACAGCATCAACGACGAGTATCAAATCAGTGATGTCGTATTTGCCGCAGACAACACCATTGTTTCCGTCCTTTGGAAAAGAAACAGCAAAGATGGTGTTTCTGGTATGGTAACGCTTGCCATGAACGGCAAGACGGTATACAAGACAAAGAACACCAAGACATTCTGCAACCATTGGATTCTTCCATACAACGGTGCCGAATACCATGTTCTTGTCGATGTACTTCCAAAGAAAACCGTTCTGGAAGAAACTATATATGTCAACAAACCGTATGCTGAGCGCATTAAGAAGTACCTTCGCGGCGCGGAAGTGCAAGGCGATGGTTCTTTGCTGAGCAAGACTGCGAAATTCTCCGACGGGTTTGAAATGGACATCCGCTGCTGCGGCGGCAAGGACGATTCTTGGACTGAGGCTATCCTGTACGATAATACCGGCAAGGAAGTTGTCGCCACTGAACCATGCGATGGTTTTACCGGCTGCTGGGAATTGAAGGATGAAGACACCAACACGGTATATCGCGCCCATGTCATGACAAAATCGAACCTCAACTAACCAATAGCATTCAGCCGTCTGCCTTCGGGTGGGCGGCATTTTTTCTTGCCAAACTATGCGAACGGCATAGAATAGTTATTGTACGATAGATACCATCTACCAAGGCGCAATCCTGCGTTCGTACAATTCATAATCTGCAAACATTCAGGCAGACTCATCTCCGGGTGAGCCTGCTTTTTTGTTTGCGAACGACAAAAAGGAGCTTTGCAATGAAAACATTTATTCTCGAAAACATCTACATGAGCGATATGTCCGCCCCGTCCGTTTGTTCTACCGACCGGTTCCCAACATTTGAATCGGCTATGGAAGAAGCCCACAAGCAATTCAAGGAAGAGGCGAAAACTTATCGTAAATCCTACGGGGCTGATAACATCACCACTGAGGAATGCTATCGCGACCTCTACATCAAAGGTCCCGATTTCACGGATTGGTGGACGGTTGTTGAGGTCACGACTACCGAGGAGGAGGACTAATGAGCACACAAAGCTTTATCGGAGTTCTTTGCAAAGAAGGAATCATCAAGTTCGTCTATTGCCATTCTGATGGCTATCCGTCCTATCTCGGCCGAATGCTGCTTACCCATTACAACACCCCGGAGCTTACAACAGCACTCGTTGACCTTGGAAGCCTTTCGATGGTTCGGGAGCGTCTTGCCCCGGATGAGGGAGAAACGCACACATTTGATACACCTGTTCGTCACGGTCCTAAAGGCGGCGTAACAACTGCCTATCATCGGGACAGAGGCGATGACTTGGAAATCGACAGCGTAGTAGTCGATACTCCTGTTGTTCTGAAAAACGCTGAGACTCTATTCCTGAACATCCTCAAAGAGGAAAACATCACCTATGGTTATCTGTACAATATTGCAGATAAACTCTGGTATGCCGCTGATACAGTTCAAGACAACAGCTTCTTCGTTCTGGACGAGAACTTCATTAACGCTCACACTTAACCAAATGGGAAAGAGTCCGTAAACAACAGCAAAACGGCTCTGGAGGATGCTTTCAAGAAGCTGGTCAAACGCGACAGCAAATGTCGTATCGGCTATTCTTGCAGCGACGGGTTTGACGGTTTTCGGTATGGTCAGGAGCTTCTGTGCTTCTGCGATATCGAGACTGCCGCTCAGCGCCTTAGCATCTGACACCTATACCACAAACCTGAAACCATTCAAATAAAAAGGAGTGCCATACCATGAGTTACGGTTTTGACATGGGCTTTGCGCAGGCGAACAGTTTGCAGGAAGCCATGACGATTGCGCTGGAATACACGCAATCGCAAATGACCGAAAAGAACATCAGAAAAACTATCAGGGATAATCGGTATTATATTCCCTCGGTTCGTACCGGGTACATTGCAGATGAGGAGAACAAAAACCGCAGAGCCGATGTACTTGCGGATACCGCTGACCGGTATTGGCTTGAGGCATTGTTTACCTTCCGTTTTCTCTATTGGGAAGAACACAAGCTGCTCGGTATCATCATGATGCCGCCTGAAAGTGTAAACGAAAAGTGGCCGCTGAGTATGTATTTCCAGAACTCCTGCGACCAGGATTATCCGTTTTTCGAATGGAAGGAAGGCAATATCCCGTTCTTTGCGAACGCCGCCGCAAAAGCCGAAAACTATACGGCGGAAGAAATCCGCGCAAAGTTCGACTACGAAATCGAAGATGAAAACCTCGAATATTATCGGCGCAATACTTGCTACAATGATATTTTTGAGGCACTCGCCCTCGAATCGTGGCTGTACAATCATTGCACGAATGTGCCGTTCGTAACTTTCGCTTTGCAGGGGATTCAGAACGAAGCCGAGCGATACCGGTATCTGCAATGGCTGAAAGCCGAAATCAAGTAGTTGATACTTGCCACAGTGTGCGAACCGCATAAAATGGTAACTGTACGATAGATACTATCTAAAGCACAATTCGTGTTCGTACAATTCACAATCTGCAAATAAGCGGACTTCTCGATTTTTGGGAGGTTCGCTTTTTGTTTTAGGATGAAAGGAGTTTTTATGAGCAACCCGAAAAAAGCGGTTTCTCCGGTCGATGAGTTTATCAAAGTTTTCTATGAGATGAGCGCCCGATACGGTCGCAGCGAACTCTGGTATGACTACATCGACATGCATGCCATTGCACTTGCGAACACCTGTGATTTACGGTGCAGGGATGCAAGAGAGGAACAGTACCATGCCATCGTCCAGAAATACGATGAGAAGACCGTACAGCAGTTTGCGGTGCTTACCGCCATCACAATGACCGCGCTCTTGGAAAACCCTGAGCAGGATTTTCTTGGCACCGTTTACCATAATCTCGGATTAAGCAAAAGCCGAGCCGGGCAGTTTTTCACGCCGTACAATGTCGGACAGATGATGGCACGCATGAACATGCCGGATTCTTTCGTTCTGGACAAGACCCGTATCTGGCGCGTAAACGACCCATGCTGTGGTGCCGGATGTCTGCTTTTGGCGGGGTACAATGCAATGCGCGAGCAGTTGGAATCCACTGACCCGGACTGGGACAAGTATGTTTTGTTTGTAGCGCAAGACATTGACCCTCTGGTCTGCAAGATGTGCTACATCCAGATGTGCTGTATTGGCGTTCCGGGAGTTGTCGTAGCAGGCAACTCTCTGTTCCCGGACGCAGAACGGGAACCGACAGATTTTTGGTTCACGCATAAGTATTTTGCTTTGGACGAGAAAGCCCTTGAAAATACATACCAACAGACAAAGGAGTAATGACAAATGCATATGGTAACCAAAACCTACCAGCTCCGCGATGGCGAGAAGCTGACTGAATTTTATAATCGCATCGACTGGAAGCCGCTGTTTGAGTTCGTCCAACGCTATTACGGTATCGGCGTTGAGCAGCTTCCTGTACCATGCCTCAAACCCAATGGTCGCATCGAGGTGAATTGGCCGGAGAATCTGCGCGATAAGTGTGGTCTTTTCTGCCATACATACCGCGAAGTATATCTGCAGACATTTTCGTCCTGCTGCTTCCACGACATCACCTACGACAAGGACATTGTCGATAAGTACCTCGCTCGTCCGGACTTTTATCGTTTGAATATTTCTTTGGAAAACGACTGCAACGGCACTTCTTCGGATGCTTATTTGCAGCTGACATTTTCGCTGAAATACATCGGATTTTCCGGAGGGTACAACTTCGCAAACCTGTTCAATGCTGAATACCGTAAAGATACAGGCTGGTTCGTTGTATCCGGAGAAGGCGAAGTCCTCATGAGAACGAAGAAATAAAAAGTCGCTCATCTTCGGATGGGCGGCATTTTTTACTTGCTAAAATGTGCGAACCGCCTAGAATGGTATTTGTACGATAGATACCATCTACTCAGGCACTTTTTGTGTTCGTACAAAAATTCATAATTTCGTTGAGGCGGACTTTCCGAAAAATCGGGAGGTCTGCCTTTTTGCGTAGAAGGGAGTATTTTATGGCAACCAGAAAAATCTTATTCCGTGGTCAGACTCGGCGCAAGGGTGAACGGACCTCCATATCCGGTATCCCACTGCCAGGCATCTGGGTCGCGGGCGGCGTCTTTCCTCAGAACAAGGGATATGATTACGCGATAATCTACCAGCAGAACCCGAAGGTTGAGAAGTACGTTGTACATGCGGACACTATTGGCCAGTATACTGGCATCAACGATTCTCTCGGCAATTTCATCTTTGAAGATGACATCATCACTTTCTGGCTGAAGAATGATGCGACCCGAACACGCCGCAAGGGTGTAGTCGAGTATTCTGAATCGTCGGCCCGTTTTATGGTTCGCGTTTGCGAATCTACGGACGTTGTCATGCTCAAGGATTGCTGCTGCATTCACGTGGTTGGGAATGTCTTTGACGGTGAATTCGACAAGAGTGAAAGCAAAATGAAGCAACTTTATACGGAATGCTTGAACCTTGCAAAATCCATTGACACTATCATGCTCTGCTACAACCCGGATATCGACGCTCTCAAGGCTGAAAATCTTTCTGATATGGCTGTGCGCTTGCTCGATGGAGTTTCCCGCCGTGACGTTGTCAAGGATTTAGAGGATTTTCGTGACAAGTGGAGGCATTACAACGAACAGGCAGCAGCAGAATCTCAAGTGATTCTTGACAAAATTTCTGAGCTGCTCGAAAAGGATGGTGATAGCAAATGACGACCGAAACTGAATACCAAAATGCCGTGAACTACCTCACCAAGCTCCTGAATGGCGGCTTGATGGGGGAGCGAGGCAGTAAACCTTTGCGTATAGCCATCGAGGCTTGTGAGCTGCAAATTTCAAAGCAGCCCATCTCGAAAAGCTGGTCTCCGAACCTCTGCCCACATTGCGATGCGGACTTAGGCGGGGACTGCAACGATGGGTACTACCAGAATCCACATTATGAGCGATGCCCTGTTTGCGGACAAAAACTCAAATACATCTAACCGGCAGGGAGCAGTCGTTCCCTGAAAATCATTACCCTGCACAGGCCCCAATGATGCCTGTGCATGATTTTTTACATTTCATAAGACTACCTATATTTTCAAAAGGAGTGTGTAAGCGCATGATTACTTTACCTACTAACCATCCCTATTTCTTCACTTGCCCGTCTTGTGGCTGCAAGCTCATTTCCGTTTCTACCGGCAACAGAGCCAAACCTCATTGCCCAAAGTGCGACTACTCAGCCGATGATGCTTTTGTGGTCAAAGACCGCGTTACAAGTGAGGCTATGAATGTCATCGCTGATAACACGGAACTTGCCGAAAACTTTGCCGAGACCGTGAAGCACGAAATTGAGACCGATGACGATACTTACGCTCATATCGGTTTTCATCTGGCAAACAGCATCCGAAACCAGAGCCCTGCATCCGAAGTCCTTCTGACCCTCTGTGGCTGGACCATCGAGACTCTGCTTGACAAGACGCCGCCCATCGCAATCGATGAAGGCGACAACAACAATGAAAAATAAGAGGTATACAAAAAATGTTTGAATTAAATCTTTCCAACGCTCTGGCGTTGATTGACCAGCCCGTGTGGGTCGTCACTGAAGTACGCAGCCGCAACAAGAATGGTCGCATCTACGCAAAGTCCCGTGCGAAAAGCACGGTTTATCCCGGAAACATTCAGACCGTCAGCGTTTGGCGCGGCTATACTCGCGCCGGAGACAGCGTCGGTGCGCCAAAGTGTACTGTTGAAGTCTGCATCCATACCGGCGATGACCTTGCTGACAATGTCATCCTACCCGCTGAGCTGCTGAATGTTACGGTGTTTGACAAGAAAGAGGATGCCGAAAAAGAGCTGGCGTACCTCAACGCCAACATGAACACTATGACATTCTCTGAACAGCGTCAGCGTGAAAACAAAAAAAACGCAACTGTATTCGGAATCGCTTGAGGCACCCTAGATTTTTCTGCTTGCCACTTTATGCGAGTCGGATATAATTAGAACTGTACGATAGATACCATTCTACAAAAGCACATCTTGTGCTCGTACGGTTCACAATTCTGCTTTAAGGTGGACTTCTCATTACGAGAGGTCCGCCTTTTTGTTTAACTATGAAAAAAGGAGTGTTTTATCATGACCGAAAACGAAAAAGCAAGAGAGCTCATAGCTACCTCTGAAACGACCGTGAAGGTTGACCCCCAGAACGGCTGGTATCTCAAGCGGTTTGCCGCCCTGCAGTTTGAGGGCTCCGTGGACAATTTCAGCACAAATATGCCAATTCATGTCCTTGAACAGCAGCTTCCGAAAGATGATACCATGAAGTTGGATGACGCTGTCGCTGAAGGTCAAGATATCGATTACAGCAAGTTTTATGACGAAGATGGCTGCAGCTATTCGTCGGTCAGCGAGCTTGTAGAAGTACAGCTCGGCCTTGACGATGACGATTCAATTCGGGAATATAACGAGGAAAACCCTGACTTGCCGTACATCCCGTATGAAAAGCTGCAGGAAATGGATACGAAGGATATTCCGGAATTGTTGTTGTCTGTCACTGATGAGGCCGACTATGTGGATGCATACAAGGAAGTAACCGATATCGCATCTTGGAATGTGGAAGTCACTCCCATGAGCAACAACTATGAAGCCATGGGATTCGCGTTCACGCATCAGGGACTCAAAGAGTACGAAAAGTCCATCGATAACCATATTTTCCATTCCTGCCGTACATATGCCTATGCAGGGGAGCAGCACAACCGCCGCGAGGGCGATTTTTATCCCATCATGGAATTCCTGCACAGCGCCGGTGAACAGCTTCTGGTTGACGACCTTAAGCGGTTCGATGTCAAGGTGATGGAACTCGCTACTGCGGAAGAGGTGGAAAATCTTTATCGAACCGTTCCCAATGAGCCGCATCAGGCTGCTTATATCAAGGTCATGGATAGAAAAACGGATACGGTATATAGCCGCATCTATGTTTTCTGTGCAGGCCAAGAAGAGAAGTGCCTCAACGGCGATACTTATCTGAGCAATAAGCAGCATTATGTCTTGGTCAAAAAGGGTGACGATACCTATAAGGTTCCTTATCCGTTTGACTGTGATAAGACAGTTGAAGCCCTGAATAAGAAGTCCGAAAAGGAAGAGACACTGACCGCAGCACAGCGGCTGTTCTTCTGGGCAGAATACAAGAAAACTATCAAGTTGGATTGAGGCAAATAAGCCAAGAAATTGCAACCCATGTGGTTGCGTCAGAGTCCCGCGTCCGAAGTGCTCCTAACCCTCTGCGGCTGGAACATTGACACGCTACTCGACAAAACGCCTCCCATCGCTATCGAGGACTGACGCCATTGGTACTGTCCAGAACGTCAAAACTTTGGCACAAATACGCCTTGCTGATACGTGCGAATCAGAGATAATAATATTTGTACGATAGATATCATTTGTCTTTGACAAGGTCTCTTGTGCATGTACTATTCACAATTTCGTTGAAGAGCGGACTTCTTGTTATTCAGGAAGCCCGCTTTTTATATTAAATTTTAAGGAGTGTATTATCTATGTCTAACAAAACAAACCAATCCGTTCTGGTCAATGACACCAGCAGCTACTACCTCAAGCAGTATGCAGCTCTGCAGTTCCCGGGCTCTGTTGACAATTTCGGGACCAAGACACCCATTCATCTTTTGCAGCAGCAAGAAGAATCTGAGCGCAGCGTATCCTTACGTGAAGCTTGCGATTCGGACTATGACCTCGATGGTGCGCAGTTCTTGTTCGAGGGCGCGACTTATGACTCGGTGACAGATTTGGTCAAGGACAATCTGTGCCTTGACGACGAAGAATCGATTCAGAAATACAATGAGCATCCTCGGTTTGACCCGTTTATTCCGTACGATGAACTGGTTGACAAAAAGAATGCCGACAGGGAAGACATCCGCGATATTCGTGATTCGCACCGCCTCGACACGATGGCCGACTATGTCGATATGTACTCCACGGCAAGCGGGTATGATACAGCAGATGATATCACGGTTCTGCTTCCTTCTTCCTCGTATGAAACTGTGGGTATGGCGTTCACACATCAGGCTCTCAAGCAGTATGAGAAGTCGATTGACAATCATCTGTTCCGTAAGCACCGTTGCTATGCGGCGTGCGGAGAAGGCTATGGCCGTGAAGCTGGCGACTACTATCCCATCATGAATTTTATTCGTGATGCAGGGGAACAGCTGCTGGTTCAGGACCTTGAGAATTTCGATGTCAAGGTCATGGAACTCGCTTCCGACGATGAAGTCGCTGACTTTTATTGCGAACATCCTCACGAGTTGTTTCGAGCTGCTTATATCAAAGTCTCTGAAAAAGACACCATTGGCAAATGCTATTCTCGTCTGTACGTCTTTTGCTCCGGTCACGAGGAAACCTTCTCTGACGGAAGCAGTTTCCCGGTTTGCGACAGCCATTATGTCAAGGCCGTCAAGGAAGGGAAGGAATACAAAGTTCCTTATCCTTTTGACTGCAACCGTTTCGCCGATGAACTGAACAAAAAGTTCAATGAAAAGGAACGCTTGACACCCGCTCAGCGCCTTTTCTTCTGGACTGAGTACAAAAAACCTATCGAATAACAAAGAGGAGAAATTACTATGAAAAGCTTTAATGTTGTTGTGACCGTTTCCACTACCATCTGCGTTGATGCCAACACCCCTGAGGATGCCATCAAGAAAGTACAGAAGGCACTTGACGCCAACGATGCTGGGACTGCCATGCAGCTTGGCGAAAACCTGTCGTGTGCTTTGCGCGATGGCGGCTATCAGGTGACTAATGCCGTTGAAGTGGACGAGTAAGGGGAGATGCGATATGACAATCCCTTTAATCCCTTGTCCTTCCTGCGGCTTTACGCTCAAGCCTGTCTGGTTCTTAGAAAAGGAGCTGGACAATCACTGCCTCCCAACCGGACACACTCACAAGGCTTGCAGTTGTTTGCTCTGTGATTCCTGCGGACATAAAGAAACAGTAGACAGCTCGTTTGACGAGCCGTACAAATAACATGAGGTGGGGTATTGAAGAATTTTAGTGGAATGACCCCATTCCACTAAGTTCCTTCAATATCACAGGCAGATGTACTTTTGTACATCAAGATGACGAGCTGCACTTGTACGGTTTTCCCAGCTTACAACTATGCGAAGACGTCATCTAGCCAAGGGAAACACAACCTCCTGCTTCGGCAGGAGAGACTTATCGTAAAGGAGGTGGCGTATATGTCCACTGTATATGTGCTTAATAAAGATGGTAAACCTTTAATGCCTACAACTCGCTGTGGACATGTACGCCATCTACTTAAAGAACAAAAAGCACGAGTCGTAACATCAAAACCGTTTACCATTCAACTGTTGTACGAAGCCGACGATGTGGTGCAGTCGCTATACTTAGGCATCGACCCCGGCAGAACCAATATCGGTGTTGCTGTTGTTAAAGCAGACGGCACAGCAGTCTTTACTGCGCATCTGGAGACACGCAACAAAGAAATTCCCAAGCTGATGAAAAAGCGTAAGGAATCCCGCCGTGCAAGACGCACCAACGGCAGACGCTGCCGCCGTCAACGGAGAGCAAAAGCTAATGGCACTATTTCCAAGAAATGCGTAAAGCATGATACTGCTCAAAATGGCAGCGTCAGCAAACGTGCAAAAGAAATTGGTGTTATCAAGCGCCATCTTCCGGGTTGTGAGAAAGATGTACTTTGCATCGGCATCAAAAACAAGGAAGCAAAGTTCAGCAATCGCACAAGACCGGAAGGCTGGCTCACACCTACCGCAAATCAGTTGCTGCAAACACACATCAACTTGGTAAAGAAGATTCAGAAGTTTCTTCCTATCAGCGATGTTGTGCTCGAAATCAACAAATTTGCGTTTATGCGGTTGGATAACCCCAATGTTCAGAAATGGCAATATCAGCAAGGTCCGCTCTATCAAAAAGCAAACCTTGAAGAAACCGTCTCTGAAATGCAGGAGCACCATTGCCTGTTTTGCAAAAAGAAGATTGACCATTACCACCATGTAGTGCCGCAACATAAAAACGGCAGCAACACCATTGATAATATTATTGGTTTATGTACACAACATCACGACCTTGTGCATAAGGATGCCACATGGCAAAAGAGGCTTGCCAAAAAGAAAACCGGACTCAACAAAAAATATGGTGCTTTGAGTGTGTTGAATCAAATCATTCCGGCACTGACAAAAGAGTTGAGTTCTCTTTTCCCGAAGCATTTTTTTGTGACTAATGGTAAAAGCACCTACGACTATCGTGCAGCACACGGTGTCAGCAAAGACCATTGGCTCGATGCTTACTGCATTGCTTGTTCTGTCCTGCCTAACGATACTTGCGATAAAACCATCAATAGCCGTGTGCCGTATGAACTCAAACAGTTCCGCCGTCACGACAGACGAGCACTAAATAACGAAAACATGAGCCGTGTGTACACGTTTAATGGCAAGATGGTTGCCACAAATCGACATAAAGCTACTGAGCAGACGACTGACAGCTTGGAAGAGTTTCGCCAACGCCAACCTAATGACGTTTGCAATCTTAAAGTAAAAGAGCACCATCCAACATACAGAAACATGAACCGCAACTATCCGGGCAGCGTATTCCTTGTCGGAAATCAAGTTCATGTGATGCAAGGAATAGCGGGTTCCAAAGATGGGGAAGCAACAACATACAAAGATACTAACGCAAACTCAATAGCCGCCGGAAAATGCAAATTTGTTGCAAAAAATTCTGGCATATTGTTTGTGTAGCGTGAATTAAAAGTAGTAAAACCACGAAAAATCTTCAATAACAATGAGGTGACAAAAATGGTTCGTTTTTATACGCCAAACTTTGATGAGGCATGCGATGCTCTTGACCTTTACGACATCGACTACGATTTGGATGATGGTGACCGCATTATGGTGGACGATTCTCTCTACGATGATGCTCTCGACGCATTCGATGAGTATGACATTGAGTACGAGGAGGTGTAAGCATGCCGCGCCCTAACAAAATCAATCCTAAGAAGCCTTGTCCGTTTTGTGGCGCTTTCCTCGAAAACGAAGCACCCAGCACCATCTGGTGTCATCCGCACAACAGTTGCTTGCTGAGTCTCCGTGGCATTGTCGGAGCCGACCAAATCGCTCAGTGGGATACGCGCTACGATGCAAAGGGAAAGAAGGTGCTTGACGATGCTGAATGAAATTTTTGCTCGCGAAATCCTTGAAACGAGCATTGCGCTCGGTATTCTTCAGGAAATGAATGGCGGCGTCGTCATTTACCATGAAGCAAGCAAAGAAGACCCCGAAAATCTCCCTGCCGGTTGGTATATCGATGACAAGGATTATACCACATTTTCGATTGCTAACGACCCGGAAGCTGTGAAGTGCCTCAAAACGCCTCTCAAAAAAGACGGCTACAACTTTGAGGAACGCAAAGAGTTTTGGGATTCCTTCTTTGACTTCAAAGCACCCAAGCTTCGCCTGCCTGTAGAAATCACAAAACCTTCTGGAAAGGACGGTATTGCTTAATGAAAAAAGAGCTTTATACAGTCACGCGTGTTCGCGGTGACGAAAAGAAAGAACTTGGCAGCTACCTGCTCAAGCCCGGTCCCGAAGCTGCAATGGACTTCTTCCACAATATCCTGAAACGGGATGATAAGTTGGAGGTTTCTATCAAGAGCACGGAAACCGGATTTTCCCTGACGGATAATTCCGAGCCCGATGTCAACTATATCATGACACAGGTCCCGATGGATGATTCGTTCTGGGAAACCTGCACGGCAAGCAAGAACCGCTAAGTCTCTTGTCCCGTCTGCCCTTTGTGGGTAGGCGGGCTTTTTGTTTGTGTGAATAGATTTTGCGGCTTTTTGTTGACGTGCTTTGCGAATCGCGTACAATATAGCTTGTACGATAGATAACATTCTATGTTGCCACTTGGCCGTACACTAAAATTCACAGTCTTGCAACTCAAAGCAGATTCATCTTCGGATGGGTCTGCTTTTTTGTTTGTTAGACAGAAAGGAAAAAAAAATGTTTGGATTTACATGCTTGATTAAGGCGGACACGGACCTAGTGAAGCGCTGCCTGCAGGAGAGTAAAAATGATGTCGAGCTTCTGACCGCCCTTTACGACGAGGTTCTTGACACTGACACCGATGCGGAAGGGATGTGGCCTACGAAAAAACTGGCAACTCCTGTCGAGGAGTATTCTCTTATCTTTGGTTGCCGAGAAGCAAGCGAGCTCATCTACTTTGCCGAGGGTATGCGAAAGCGTGCTCTATACTCTGCTATCGGGGCAGCAAGTCTCGCATTAAAGCGGTGGAATGAGGCTGGTATCAACATCAAGACTTCTCTGGAGGAAGTTTTGAATACCATTCCGATGGGCTCTACGGAAGCATACACGCTGTCGTGCGCCACCGATATTCTCTGCAATACCCCTTGTCCGGAAGCAAACGAACTGTTCTACAACGGCTACCGCTGGTCGTGCTGCCCGAACGATTTCGAGCTGGATGACATCATCAAGTACCCGGAACAGTACATCGTTATCCCGGTGCTCTTTGCGGAACAGTAAATAAGGAGAAATATCATGAACAGAACGTATTACATTAAGACCTCCACCCCCGCCTATCTTGCCGACTGGTTCAAGCTGAAAGATGCACTTGCTGCTTTTATCCGTGCTAACTACACGGATTACAGTTTCGATGATGCCATCAAAAAAGAAGGTGAGTATCTTGCCCTCGAAGAGTACATCTATGGGCGGACTTACCAGATGTGCTCTACCTACGCTTGGTGCAACGACCACCGGATGCTTTTCACCACTAAGGATGAAGCAGCGTTCAAAGCTTCCGCAGACCCGATGGCGTGGATGCAGAATCACATTGAGCGTCTCAGCGAGCGTGACGAGAACCTTGAGCGCGACCTTCAGCGTGAGGCTTCCATCGACAAGTACCGCGCCGAACGCGTTGCTTACTACGAGAAGGCAAAAGAGCCCGAAATCGAGAAGTACAAGTCGTTCATCGAAAGCTTGCCGAAAGGGAAAAACAAGTACGTCAGGCTGACTGTTGAAATTGATGGCAAGCGTTTCACCGGCGGCTACGAAGCGGAGTCTATCCGCTATTGCTGCCCGCATCGTCCCGACGCTTTTATCCACTCTAATGGATTTAGGTATCCAGATGAAAACGACCGTTTCTGTGAGTTTATGAACAAAATTGGTCACATCAACTCTGAGCCGGTTCCGTTTTCTAACGTCACAGAAATCGCGGCGTTCCAAGGCAGCAAAATTTTCTGGAAGAGGGAGGCTTGACCTATGGCTCTCAAAATTGGTCCTTGCCCCAAATGCGGTAACACTACGTTCATCGCAACCGCTCATGTGACACAGACTTGGCTGGTGGACGAAGACGGTGACTTTATCGAAGCTCAATCCGACTGCGATGAAGTAACCCATGCACCTGATGCCGAGGATTTGTTCACATGCTCCAAGTGCGGTGAGGAAGTATCCGCAAAAAGTGTATATAACGATTGATTTTGACAAACTTTTTTGAAAATCGTTTGTTCGTATCATCGTCAATAAACCGAGGTGGCCTAACAAACCGTTACTCGTCTAAAGTTTTATAGGAGTGTATAGTTATGAGTACAAATCGCATTCCCGAAGTCTTTTTGTCCGAAATCTTTGGCGAACTCCGCATCATCATGGAGGACAACAAATTTTATTTCTGTGCTATGGATGTCTGCAAAGCGCTGGGCTATACCAACATAACCCGCGAGCTGAACATCCACTGCCGTCAGGATGGTATCAGAACCGGACGCGTTGAAAGCAATGGCGTACCCCGTATCGTGAAGTTCGTATCGGAAGGTAATGTATATCGGCTTATCTGTCGTTCGACCAAGCCTGAAGCAGAACAGTTCGAGACTTGGGTTTTCGACGAGCTGCTGCCCACGATTCGCCAGACCGGCGGATATGTCAACGACCCCGTTGTTTTCGTCGACCAGTGGCTCCCCAACACGGATGCCAAAACCAAAGCCTTGCTTGTCGCCTCTCTGGAGGCTGTCAAGAATCAGGACAAGGTTATCGGCGTGCAGCAGGAAAGCGTTGACTTCCACCGTGCGGTAAGCGCCTCTGTCAACAGTGTGGATTTCGGCGAGTTTGCCAAGTGCCTTGCCAATGACCACATCGACATCGGTCGCAATCGCCTGATGGCTTGGCTGCGCAAAGAGAAGTACATCGATGCCGCAAACATCGCTTACCAGCGTTATATCCAGCAGGGCATCTTCGATGTCAAAGAAACGGTGTACTACATCGGTCGGACTCCTCGCACCGCACGCAAGACGCTGATTACCCCCAAGGGTCAGGTCTACCTTGCCAAGAAGGTTGCTGAAGGGTACAAGGGCTAAATCCCACTCACTCCGGTTGCTGAAAAGCAACCGGATTTTTTTGTTAGATTATGTTGACAGCTTTTGCGGACCGCATACAATAGAGTCTGTACGATAGATAACATTCTACTCTTCGCTGCATTTTGCAGTCGTACAATTATCAATCTGACGAATCAGCAGACTTGTCTTTTGACTTGTCTGCTTTTTTGTTTACAGAAAGGAAAGATGGAATGAACAACTTTGACAGCATCAATTTGGAAAGCACGAACACTCCTCTGGGTAAGAAGGTTTTTGCTCTCTACAAAGCCATGCACAGCGTTGGCGATGGGAACCTTACCGGTGAGGTTTCCGACGCGCTCAACAGCCTTGCAGGTTACGCAACATTTGTGGCAAAACAGGAAGCGCTGATTCAGCGTGCCCGTTTCGTCATGGATATCACCAGCTATAAGCTTTTCAAGCGCAGCGCCGAGGAAGCTCGCACTTACGCGTTTGAGAGAGCTGTTGACGGTGTATATTCGCTCAACCGCCTCTGTCAGAAATACGGTGTTTCCTCTGCTGCTGAAGATGTCATTTTGGCAGTCAAGAAAGAAGCTGCCGAAGGGAATCCTTCCGCTGCTGCAAATTCTTCTGCTTACGCAGCTTTTGCGAAAGAGGTTTTGGACACCTATTTCACGACCAATTAAAAATTTCATAAACTAAACCCTTTTCGGGGTACAAACCTGCGATGGACGCCATTGAGCTAGAGTCGCACGAGTGCCCCGCGAAAAGGGGAAAGCTATGGCTAATATCAACCTGAATGATGTCCGCACTCCGCTTACCCGCAAGGTCAACGCTCTGTACAATGTTTTCGCATCGTCCAACAATTTGGATGATATCGAAAACATAGCCGACACGTTGAACTGCTGCGCTGATTACGGTGCAACCGTGGCCCGTAAAGAGGCGGAACGGCAGGAGGCTTACTCCTACCTCGAAGGGAAGGACCTTTGCTCTAGGGTAACAGAAATCAACAGCTTCATCGCGTCACTCGGCTTCGGTCTGATGACAAGCGTTGGAATGTTGAACACGCTGTGCCGCATGGCAGGTGTTCCCCTTATCGCCGAAAACGTTGAGGCGGGGAATCTGGAAACTTTCGTTGCTTTTGCGAAGGAAGTCGTAGATTCCTACTTCACGACCGGTCCGGTTGGCTCTGTCAGCGAAAGCTGATGCCATGAAGCCGTCTGCCCTTTTAGGGTGGGCGGCTTTATTTTTTTGTTGACGATTCTTGCGAATTGGATAGAATTGAAGCTGTACGATAGATAACATTCTATAACGCTGTATTTCAGCCGTACAATTTTCAATTCTGTATTCATTAAGGCAGACTCACCGCTATGGTGGGTCTGCCTTTTTGTTTACTAGAATCCGTAAGCACTAGGAGGTGCGCTATGAACAGCAAAGAAACTATTGTCCGCAACTGCATCGAGGCAAAGCGTCGCGAAGCCGACAGCTATCAAAACCCCGGCTGCTATAATGCAGCATTTTGCAGAGGCTATGTCGAAGGCGCAAGCGAAACGCTGTCTACTATGTTGTCTCCTGCAGAGAACTCCACAGAAGCATTCGTTATTCTTTCCCATTATTCTAATGAGAATATCGGAGAGTTTAACGCAGTTGGTCTTCATGGGCTCTATTCTTCTTTCGACTCCGCAAAAAAGGCAGCCGATGCTATGTTGAAGGAAGACGAAGAAAACGGATGCCACGGGGAAGCAATTCCATACACGACTGACGACTGTTGCGACAACGGAATCTTTGACGACTACCCGTTGTATGTTGCCGGTGTGCAGGAAAAAGACAATTTCAATGCATTTCACAACTTCTACGCCATCTTTTCCTGCAATTTGGTCCCGTAAGTGACCTTTGCGCAAAGTTGGTATAGTAAAAACATCACAGCACTTAGGAGGTGCGCTATGGTTAAAAAATTAGGCGGTATGTACCGTAACATCCGCGTTGTCAATGGCAACACCAGTGTCATCGTCAAGGCTATCATTCCGACTCCTCTCGATGCAATGAAGGCAAAAAAGATTTGCGAGCTGAATGGATGGGAGATGACTCCCGATGATTTTGGCAATCTGACTGTTACCACAACGATGACCTTCAACGCAAACCGCATGACTGACAGAACCTTGATGGACTCATACATTGGGTTTGCCGAAAAGGTTGCGTCCGCTCTGGTTGGCTACAAGAACCGTTATCTGATGGCTGGCGTCTTGTCTTACGATGCCGCTGTTTAAGGAGAGGAAAGTCTCTATGGATATCAAATCACCGAATGAACGAGCTCAGCACATCGCAGGGATGGCTTACCGTCACATTTACATACCTTCTGAAGAAGGCAAACGTGTCGAAGTGCTGCTTGACAAAATGTTTCTGCCGCAGAATGCGTATTGCTATGCCATGTTTCCGAAATGGTTCGTGGATTCTAAGGTAAAGACAAATGAAGCAGACCGCGTACGATATATCATGGGTCAGCTTTGCGCGTACCTGCATCATTTTTACGACAAGCCAAGCGTTGAAGATTTTGAGAAAGGCTTTGACTACAGTAATATAGTCAAGTTTCAGCGCCATTGCGAGAACGCACTAAATTCTGTGCTTGACCCCAAAGATGATGGCTCTATTTATCAAGATGGTGTTCACGGCACACACGAAGAGTTCCTGCTCATCTGCGAGTTCTACAGCAAGAACTACATCGACATAGATGTACGCTGCTCCAATGTAACGGCATCTTCTCCAGCTGGAATCATCAAGGATTGTTATATCCATGCCGTCCAGAAGCGCTTTGGTGTGTCTCCGATTGCTGCCAAACGTCTGTGGAGCAATAACCAACGCAATAAGACCTACCTGCTCAACACCATTCACGGTCTTGCTTAATTTATGTTACATAGCACATTCGTGCTTTGTATAATAGTTCGTCCCATTTCACACCTATTTTATCAAGCTCTAAGGAGGAGCTACATTATGCGTAAAGACCATCTTATCACAAACCTCATCGGCATATCCTTCTTCTCTTTCATCGCAGCACTCGTTCTCGCTATCGTGTTTGCTGCGATTCGCGGAATCATCGGCGTGGTCGTTCCTGAAACCGCTACTGTTATGGTGGTTTTCAACGGTCTCATCTCGTTCTGCGGAGGTGCCATGTCGTTCTTCGTCATCGCCATGTTTGCATCCATTCTTTACGGAAAGATTTGCGTGGACAACTCTACAATGGGTGATTTCGTGCGACTGCCGAAGTCGTCAACCGTTTCCTCAACACTAACACGCATTGCGTTGGCAGGAATCATCCTCTGTGCTGCCGGATTTCTTCTCAACATCGTTGGGACGTCTTCTGTGGTCGTGTTCTTGAAACTGACTAACGGTCTGGTTACACACGAGGCGTTTTTGCAGAAGCTCGGCCATTTCACCACGATTTTGTCGCACTTCTGCAAGGTCAGCTTTGCGGTCTCTGTACTGCTTGGTTTTGCTGCACGCAAAATTGAATACTAATTACTTATTGCCGCCGCTCGACTTTACAAGCCGGGCGGCTTTTTCTGTTGACACTACTTGCGAATTGCATAGAATGGGGATTGTACGATAGATAGCATATTCACACATCGTTATGTGTCGTACGAATTAACAATTTTGAACCCCACGGCGAGCCGTTCACTATCACAGTGAGCGGCTTTTTCTGTAAAAATCAAACTTCTATAAAAATGAAAGGAGATACGACATGCGTATCATCAAGCGTTCCGGTGAGGAACAAGAATTCAACCCGCAAAAAATCAGTGTTGCCATTGGAAAAGCCAACGACAGCGTACCTAAAGCAAAACAGTTTCCGAAGAATTACATACCTGCCTATACTGCACAGACTGTGGCTGCATGTGAAAACCTCGGTCACACGCCCACCGTGCAGGAAGTACAGGACATTGTGGAAGATGTCTTGATGGACAGCGGTCACCACGAGGTCGCACGCTCCTACATCAAGTATCGCTACACTCACGATGCAATGCGCCAGCACAATACAACAGATGACAAGATTCTTGCCCTCATCGAATACAGAAACGAAGAGGTCAAGCAGGAAAACTCAAACAAGAATCCACAGGTGGTGTCGGTGCAGCGCGACTACATGGCCGGTGAAGTCAGTAAAGATTTGACCATGCGTATGCTGCTGCCGAAGGACATCGTAGAAGCTCACAACGCGGGCATCATCCATTTCCACGATGCTGATTACTATGCCCAACATATGCACAACTGCGACCTGCTCAACCTCGATGACATGCTGCAGAACGGTACAGTGATTTCCGGCACTCTGATTGAGCGCCCGCATCGGTTCTCTACCGCTTGCAACATCGCCACACAGATTATCGCACAGGTGGCCTCCTGCCAGTACGGTGGTCAGAGCATCAGCTTGACCCATCTTGCCAAATTTGTCGATGTCAGCCGTAAAGCCATCTGCAAAGAGGTCGATAAGGAAAATGAAGAGCTGCATCTGAACCTTACGGAGTATCAGCGCAACCAAATCGTTGACGGTCGTCTTCGCAAAGAAGTTCGCGCCGGTATCCAGACGATTCAGTATCAGGTCATTACTCTGATGACCACCAACGGACAGGCTCCGTTCATCACGGTGTTCATGTACCTGAACGAAGCAGGGAAGGACGAGGTTCTGAAGCACGACCTCGCTTTGTGCATCGAAGAAATGCTTCGTCAGCGCTACGAAGGCGTAAAGAACGAGGTCGGCGTGTATATCACTCCGGCGTTCCCGAAGCTCATCTACGTTCTGGAAGACGATAACATCCAAGAAGGTCAGCCGTTCTTCTACCTCACGAAGATGGCAGCAAAATGTACCGCTCGCCGTATGGTTCCTGACTATATCAGCGAGAAAAAGATGAAAGAGTACAAGCTGTCTAAGGGCGAAGAAAAAGGTGATGGTGACGTGTACACCTGCATGGGATGCCGCAGCTTCCTGACTCCGGACCGTTCCGGCAATGGCTGGGACAATATCGCCAATGCCAAAAACTATGATGGCAAGCCGAAGTATTATGGACGCTTCAATCAAGGTGTTGTTACTATCAACCTCGTTGATGTGGCGTTGTCTGCCAACAAGGATGAAGAAGCATTCTGGCGCATCTTTGATGAGCGCTTGGAGCTTTGCCACCGTGCGCTGCAGTGCCGTCACAAGCGTCTGAAGGGGACTCTCTCCGATGTCGCGCCTATCCTGTGGCAGTATGGTGCTTTGGCTCGTCTGAAGAAAGGCGAGACCATTGACAAGCTGCTCTACAACGGCTATTCTACTATTAGCCTTGGTTACGCAGGTCTGTACGAGTGCTGCATGGCAATGTACGGCAAGAGCCACACTGACCCTGCCGTGAAGCCTTTTGCCTTGAAGGTTATGCAGCATATGAACGACAAGTGCAATGAGTGGAAGGCGGCCGAAAACATCGACTACTCTCTCTATGGCACGCCGCTGGAGTCCACGACCTACAAGTTCGCCAAGTGCTTGCAGAAGCGCTTCGGTATCATCAAGGATGTTACCGACCACGAATACATCACAAACTCCTACCACGTCAATGTGCGGGAGAAGATTGATGCATTCAGCAAGCTGGCGTTCGAGAGCGAATTCCAGAAACTGTCTCCGGGCGGGGCAATCAGCTACATCGAGGTTCCCAATATGCAGGATAACCTCGAAGCTGTTATCGCCGTCATGCAGTTCATTTACGACCACATCATGTACGCAGAGTTGAACACCAAGAGCGACTACTGCCAGGTATGCGGATACGATGGCGAAATTCAGATTGTGAAGGATAACGGCAAGCTCGTTTGGGAATGCCCGCATTGTCACAACCGTGACCAGCACAAAATGAATGTCGCCCGCCGCACCTGCGGCTACATCGGAACGCAATACTGGAATCAGGGTCGTACGCAGGAAATCGCTGAGCGCGTTACGCACCTGTAACAACCAATAGTTGTATTTATACCATCTAAAATCGCCGTTCTCCCATTTGGGAGGGCGGCTTTTTCTTTTTGTTTTATCGGCAAAATAATTGATTATGTACATCTGTATATCTAGTTTTTGCCGATAGCGTGGTACATTTCGTCGCAGAATCGTCATTTACCATTTATAGTCAAGACTCTATCGGCAAATTCCTTATATGTAGCTGCAAGAAAAACAGCGCCGCATCTTTACAACCGTTTTACAACTGCGATTTGCAAAACATGCTTACTTTGTTGCAAAAATGTGCCCTCCACATGGGGGTAATATAGGAGCAACATTTAGACTCTTGCTCCAAATTGCGACTTGCATACAATTTTAGAAAAGGAGGCTTTCCATGAAAGTCAATGTAATGTACCGTGCCCAGTGCCTTGCTGCATATTTAGGGTACGGACCGGATTTTGATGCTGAAAACATCACAGAGCCAACACTCATCATCTCGATTTCCAGCACAGACGACCAGATTCCTCTCATCTTGAAAAGCGGAGAAAATAAGATGGTCGCTCATGTAGAATTTCTCATGTTCGATGATATTGACACCTCCGAATCTGTCGGTGGTTTAAAACCTATGTCAGAGAACGATGCCAGACGTATTGTTGATACTTTCCTGCATTATAGTGATACAGTTTCCCAGATTATCGTTCATTGTAATGCAGGATATTCCAGAAGTCCAGCAGTTGCTGCGGCTTTGACCAAAGCATTAGGGGAGAGTGACGACCAATATTTTGGACATGGCTATTGCCCCAATATGCATGTTTACAACAATGTGCTCAAAGAACTGGCGAGTCGTGGACTACTAAATTAGTTGCTGAAATGTGCGAATTGCGTAAGATGAAAAATATAAGTTGTGTTAGGCAACTGAAAATCAAAAGTCACAAAAAAGGAGTATGCCCTATGAAAATTGTTCGCCGTTTTCTCCCTGTGCTGTTTATTACATCAGCCGCAGCTTTCATGCTGACAGGATGTGCAAAAACAGTCGATTTGCTGCAATACGCAAATGTGTCCATCACCGGCGAAAGCGGAGACGCGGAAGCCGACATTATGATTGACTACAATGGTCTTGGCAGAGAATTGTTTGGTAAAGACAAAAACCAGACAGCTTTTGACGAAGCCACTGTAGAATACAGCCTTGGTAATGACCTTGTCTATACGGTCGACCCGGAAGACGGCATCTTCAATGGCGATACCGTAACATTGACTGTCACAGCAAGTGATTCTTTTTTGAAGAAGCACGACATTAAATTGGCTTCTACCAGCAAAGAAATCAAAGTCTCCGGTTTGGAAGAATCCGGAACGCCCGCGAAAGCAGACGACAACGCTTCCGAATCAAATACTGCAACCCCCGCTGCAAATGCGGAGCCTGTTGACCCGTTCGACGAATCCATTTTCCGTGTTGTGACATCTGACCAAGTTTTTAACGAAAAAGAATACGAAGGCAAAGTTACAGTTGTTATTAGTGGGCAGGCACCTTGCATGTACATCAAAGTGAAAAATCAACTCGATTCAAGCGACCCTCGCGCAAAGCTCGAATACACAGTAACAAATAAAAGTGACTCGGAAAAAGTTCAACAAACTCCACGCTTTTTCAAAAATGACACTGCTACCATTTCTGTTGCACCTCATAGCGGCAGTGATTTCTATGAGCATTATTCTTTGACCAGCGACAGCATGGATGTGGACTTGTCCTCTTATCCTATTATTTCAAAACCGAATACCCCGGAAGATGTTGGTGATGCTGCGTGGAAGTATATTCAGAGCGGCGTAAACGATTCAATCGAAAGCAATTTCGAATTTGGCGGCGACAACTATGCAACGGTTCCTATCTACGATGAAAACACAAATGTTATTGCCACCTACGAATCCAAAAGCAATCCTCGCTTCCTTGGGAAGGGATACATGATTGCATATAAAGACGATGATTATTCAAGCAAATTTACTGATGGTGGTAGTTGCAACGCCATGTATATTCCAATCGAGTTCGATTACGTGGACAAAGAGGGAAATACCGGCACAGCCGTAAGTGCCGTCAATGTAACCGCTGTACCATTCGAAGCAAACGATATGGTATACAAAGACTGGGCTTTCTTCCCGTTCGATTACAAAGAGAACACTTATAACAGTCTTGACTCTTATGTAAGCCAAGTGATTGAAAAAGTGGCTGAGAAAAACAACTTCACCGTTCAAGAATTTGACTTGCCGTGGTAATCGTACCCGCTTTATTCTGAAGTTTCAATCGCATCGGGTAGACCATCCACGGCCTGCCCGATTTTTGTTTTGGAGGTTTTCTTATGCATTACACACAGAAACGATGTAAAGCTCTCTACTTCTTTGCCGCGCTGCTTGCCGCTGCTGTTCTGGTGCTTGAAATCGAATACAGCGGTATTGGGGACAGTGACTTTTACTGGCATATCGTGCTGGGTAAAGAAATCTGTGCCACGCACACAATTCCTGTAAATGACACTTTTTCTTGGCTTTCTCAAGAGCTGGACTTAACAGAAACTGCCCATTCATGGCTCGGCAGCGTTATCGTCTACCTGTTTTCTTGTATCTTCCCAAATCCCATCTACGGCTTGCTTCTGTTTTCTTTTATTTCTGCTTTTGTCTACGCTCTTTTCATGGAACTCGCATGGGGAAAGATTCTGCAAGACCCATTCGAGAACTGTCTGTTTGTCGTTCTCCTTACAGTATTTCTTCCTATCTGCGGAAGACCTATGAATTTCGGTTTAATTCTCTTCGCAGCATCCTTTTTCTTACTCAATGATGTCTACCGAAATCCCGACAACAAACGTTGCTGGCTTTTGCCTGTCATCAGTTTGCTTTGGGCAAACCTTCACGGTGGTTCATTGCCCATCTTGTTTGCTTTCAACGCGCTTTTCGTTCTGATGAGTTATCTACCTAATGTCAACGCTTTGGGTCTCGTTAATGAGCGTGAGCAACAGACGAAGAAAGCTCGCAAGTACATTTCCTTACTGATAGCAAATGTTCTGGCGGGGCTAATCAACCCATACGGTTACAAGCTCTACTACTACTTCTTTGTAACCAACAACGAAGCCACAAAAAAGTATGTTACCGAATGGCAGCCTGCTTATCTCGGCAACCCCGTCGTTTTCTTCTGTATCGCACTCCTGTTTGTTATCGCCGCAGCACATGTCAAGATTCGCGTTGTGGAGTTTTTACCTATCGTGGCGTGTCTGCTTCTGACTTGCCGTTATATACGAATTGCAAGCTATCTGCTTATCGTAATGACCCCACTTATCTTCCGTTTTGTCGGTGTGATGGTGCGAGAACAAGAAAACAAGATGTGGAAGAATGGCGGGCGCTTGACGATGGGATTTACAGGAAGTGCCAAATATTGGACCATTGCAGCGACTGCAGTTTGTGTTGCTGCCGCCTGCATATATGCGCCGTTCTTTGCGAAGAAGCCGGAGAAGACACTTGATAAAATGGATTCGACCTTCGTTGAGGAACTCAAAGCGCTGGACGCAAAGCGCCTCTACACCTCCTACAACGATGGTGGATTCGTCATCTATCACGGTATGCAGTCTTTTGTGGATAGCCGTGCAGACCTTTTCCCGGCAGACGCCATTGATGCCTCCGTACAAATGGGATTAGCGGCCAATACATCAGAGCGGGCTTTGCAAGATAACATTGAAAAATACAACTTTGACGCCATTCTTCTTAATCGCAGCGAAAGCAAAACTTGTATTGAAATGATGGATTTGCTTCCTGATTGGCAGCGAGCCATTGAAAATGATTCCTATATAGTTTATACCCCCGTTTCTAAGTAATTTCTTCAGCCTCCGGCATTTGCCGGGGGCTGTATTTTTTGTTTGGCAATTCGCCGAAAATAAAAAAGCCTCTTTCCGTATTTCGCCATAATTTTCCCTATTTTGTCCACTGTAAAACTGTATTTTTTACAATATGCTCCGATTTCTTCCCATCCTATGTTCTTTTGTCAGATTGCACAAAAGGCACTTTTTTGATTCGTTGCGGGAATGTGCGAACTGCATACCATAAAAAATACCGAAGCGCACAGATTGCACAGAATAGCAATTTTCTCCACAAGATGTAGAGGTTATAACAATGCAGGCTGTCTCTTGCACCACAATTGAACAGGATGATAGTTGGACCACATACCTGACTGATAACGACAGGGTCTTCTTCGACACCATCAAAGATTGCGGTGCAGAGGGAGTTTTTCATTTCTGCACCAAATTTGATGGATTTGATATGCGAACAGTTCGACAGTTCAGCCCTGACAAAATCAATACCGAACTGTTCCGCCTTATGAACATGACAACAGGGTCCGGAAACTATACTTACAGACGCAAAGACACCAACTTGTATATGTCTTGCTCTACTCTATATCCAACCTCAAACTTACGCGGGAAAGACATTCGTTCTCAGAATCGTTGTTCCCAAATCACCGCATTGGTCTTTGACATTGATAATCACGCACCAGATGCCGACCCGGACCTGCCGCAGCGCATCTGTGACAATCTGGAAGAAGCTATGCTCTTTGACTTGCTTCCTCGTGGATTCATTGTCAACACAGGGCGCGGTGCAGCCATCTGGATGTTTCTCAAGCCTTGTAATCCAAACAATACAAGGGTCAAGGATGTTTACGACCGTCTGCACCAGAAGATTCGGGAAATGCTCAAGCTCGAAATCAGCAGCTGGGGCGAAGAATTTGCCGATGTAACCCTTGATGAAAGCGTACAGGGCTCTGTCCATCTGATGCGCGTTCCCTCCACTTATAACAGCAAAGCGGGATGTTGCTGCCATGTAACTTATGTACCAGATACTGACTGGCTTTATAATAATCTCTTTGCGCTGGCAGAAAAACTCTCTGTACCATTGTCAGTACCCAAAAAGCCTGCTTATCGTTGGAATATTACAGAGGCAGAACAACTTGAATGGGCTCGGCAGCGCTATCGTATGCGTCTCGTAGAATGGGCAATCACACGCTCCGAGCAGCGCGGCGGAAGTTCTCGATTCACCAACAAATGTGCATATCGCTTTGATGCGTACTTACGATTCTGCCAAAGAAACATGACTAGAATCGGCAATCGGCATATCGTGATGCTTGCAGTTCTTTCTACTGCTTGCGATAATAATCAAGCTGCGTCTATTGAACAGGCACGGCTTGTTAATGCTACCTTCGAGAAACCTCTTCCAGAAAAAGAGTTAAAGCGTATTTGTCGGTTTCTCATACACCCGTTCAAAGACCCGACGATTGCCAGAGCTTTTGGCATCTCTGTTGAAGAGCTCAAGAAGTCTCGCTATATCAACAAACGTCATCACAAGGGTGAGTATTACGACACTCGTTCTTTTGGTGGTGTATCTTGTCCGCTTGCAAGTGGTAAAGCTGACCGCCTGATGCTGGCGCTTCTCATTAAAGCAGGGGAGATTCCAGATTTCCGTATCAGTGGTCATAAAGCAAAGTATGAGGCACAGCAAAAGAGTCTCGAAAAGAAGAGAAAGTACGACAAAATCATCCCGCTTTTTGAGGAAGGTCTCACCATCAAGCAAATTGCCGACAAGTACGGTGTTACTGTTAACACCATCAAAGCTCAAGCTTCTGCGCGTGGCTTTGATATCGTAAAAGAAGAAGCCAATCGCCACAATCAAAAAGTTCTTGAAATGCAAGAACTGCGCAATCAAGGCTATTCCGTGGCACACATTGCGGAGCTCTTTGGCTGTACCGTGTCGACGGTCTACCGTTGTCTCGCCCAGAAGGTAGAGGCGACCATAGAGCAACTTCAAGAGGTCGGTAAGAAAGTTGAAGAAAAGGTAGAGCAAAAAGTTGAGGAACTTGCTCAAACCGCTGTCAAAACCTATGGAACGGTACGCGAAACCTGCACATCGATTCGTGAACAGGCGGAGAAGAAGATAGATTGCGTAGCTGCCCGCATCAAAGCGCAGAAATGGCTAAACCCGACAAAAGAAGAAAGCGTAGCTGCCCCGGAGAGGGTGTATTATTCGCTGAAAGATTTTCTCTTAGATGACGACCCGCCGGATGGATATAACGACATTTTCGGATGCTACGGAATGACAGCCCGTGAACTTTAAAATGACCGGTTCACGGGGAAAATCGCGTTTCGCATGTTTGTCAATTTTAGCCACAATAAAAACATGGCTATGTGAGCTCCCCTCACCAGCACTAACACTATTTACTTAGAGTAAGCCGTACATACATTAGTATTACTGCAAGCAGGAAAGGCAAAGAAGCACTATCACTTCTAGGCATAGTGAGTGGTAGAGCAAGCCACAAAGCGGATATACTCTTATACCCAAAAGGAGCCACTTTTACCTACATCCCTTGGGCACCCACTAGCACCTCAGAGGCACCTCAGATGGAAAAAAGAGCCACAGCAACGGCACCACTTTAGTTGCAACGCAATGCAACATATAGCAACAATTTAACACATTTCGACTTCATAGTAAAATGTGTACAAACTGTTACCTTTTGCGGAAGTAAGTTGTAAAAAATGCAATTTTATGGTATAATAGACTTGTCAGATGAGGGAAAAGTCAGATGTCAAAATATCAATATATTTGCCTGTGTACGGCAAAAAGTGAAGGCTGTGACCACAAAGTAGTACGCAAAATCAAGCTTCGTGGCATCTTCTTCATCCGGCGCAAAAGAAACTGCTGCTTGCTCCGCTATGGGACTTGCAAATGGCAGAAAGTTTGCCAAATGGAGTTGCACATCAAACATGACTACTGAGACTATTATTGCTTTTTTGCAAAAGTATAACGGTGTGATGCTGCTTGTTACGGCAGTTGCCATCATCGCAATGGAGTGGGCAGGACGCAAGGGAAGCCTGCTGCTCATCTACTATGCATTCGGCAGGAAGGCCGCTATCAATTACGATACACGGTGGACGGCTGTTGGGGTGATTTTTCATGAGCTGTCACATCTTCTGTTTGCATTTCTTACGGGAGCTAAAATCGAAGGTTTCAGGCTCTACCGATTCAAACGGTCAGAGGATGACGACGTTCTCGGCTATGTAAATTACGCGCCACGTGGCTTTTTTCTCATGAGAACCGTCCAAAACACCCTTACAGGTATTGCCCCGGCACTTTTGGGCAGTGCGAATGTCTGTTTGCTTGGCTGGGCTCTTACACGAGAATGGCAGAGCAAAGGTATGATGGCTTTCAACGAGCCGACCATTTATGTGTTGGCATTCTTTATGAGCCAGATAGCATATCACGCCTGTCCGAGCAGCACTGATATCAAGGGGTCTTGGATTTCGATTGTAGTTTTTGCTTTGCTGGTAGCTGGTTCCAGTTTTCGCTATTTTTCATTTGAACTCGGTATGTGGGTCATTAAAACAGTCGGGATGTCCATGTTGGTTGCCGCTGCACCGGCAGCTATCTTGAGCATTGTTGTGATTGCCTTGAAAACTCTGAGAAACCTGCAGCGGTATGCTGCTACACTGGGGAGGTACTAATATTTGAATTCGCAAGACCTTTATCTCCGCGTTGCCACGGTTCGCAACGGTCGTACTATGTGCCATGATTATGTCCTGAATGGCGAAGTAAACAAGACCGATGAAGATGCAGAACGCTCTAAGCAGAAAATCATCAACGACCTCAAACAGTCTTTGCCGCCGAACGAGAAAATCATCGGTGCTGAGTTTGTTCCTCCGCAAACTTTCACCCCGCTGATTCGGGATAACGACAAGGTTATGCCTTGGCGTACTGTGGACCTCATTGCTCTTTCCTTGTCTTACGGCTTTGAAGACGAAACCGGTCAGGTAGCGCATCCTAAGTTCATGCCCACTGCCGTGATTCGCATTTTAGTCGACGAGAATCCCGCAACAATGGGAACCAATAAGCGGGAACTCATCCGCGTCATGGCTGCCAATTATCTCCTTGCTACGACCAAAAAGGTGGTTTATACTCTTAACTTCATCGACCCTGATACCTACTGGTCAATCCTCGGCACTATTGGGCGCACTGCAAAAAGTAGTATGGTTTCCAGCAATATGTCGATTGAAGTCGTTACCTACAACGAACTCAAGCGCGTTTCGGACGAATATCGCAAGCGGGTAGAGGAAGAAGCTAAAAAGCGAGAGGAAGCTGCCAAGGCAGCTTCTCCAGAACAGAATTGCCCGCCTGTCCTGTAATGAATTTTCCATGAACAGTACAAAATCTTCGTTGCAGAAATGTGCGAACTGAGTACACTGAAAGTATACGCTAATCAACCAACACAAAAAGGAGAAACGCTATGTCTATCATGAAGAATATCTTTGCCGCTGCCGGTGCTGCTGTTGTCGGTGCCTTTGTCCTCGGTATGGTCTCTGACCGGATTCTGAGCGAGACTTTGTCTGATGACGATGCCCATGATGAAAATGAGTGCCCTCGCAAGCGTTGCGACCGTTGCTGCGATTGCGACGATGACTACGACGAGGACGATTACGATGAAGAGGATGAGGATGCCGACGAGGAAGACTTCGAGGGTGAAGACGACCTGCCTGAGCCCGACATCATTATCATCTGTCGTGGGTTCGTCCATGATGATGACGAAGACAAGGATGACACCGACGAGAAAGCTGAGGGCTCTGCCAGCGACGCTGAAAAGTCCGCTGCCGAGGACAAGGAGCCTGCGAAAACCGAGGCGACTGAAGATACGCCCACTGACAAAGAAGAAACCAAAGCGCCCTCCGACACCAAGAAGGAGCAAGACGCTGAATAAAGGAGGAAATAGCTGTGAACGTTGACAACAATATCAGCGTTATCGCCGGACGCCCCGGCGCGGGAAAGACGCTCTGGGCGGCACGGGAAGCGGTCGATTGTCTGAGAGACCCGAATAATGTGGTCTTTTACATCGGCTTTGACCAAGAGTTTGACCGTATATGTCGTATGGTCCGCTCCAAGTACGGTGCCAATCCCCACGGACGCCTGCTCTTCGCGTTACAGGACGGAGCAGGCGAAGCGATTGGTAAAGCAATCGACATTGCAAACCTTGGTACGCCTTCTATGATGAAAGAAAACGCCGAGAGCGAAGAGTATCAGAACAATCGCCCAATGGTTTTCCTTTTCTACGACCAGTGCCGTCACGACATCTTCAACGGACGCAGAGAACTGCTGAGAGCGGCTGCTAAAGCCGGTGTTCATGTTTATGTCCTCTGCCAGAAGTTCAGTCAGATAGACCGCAATGATGTGACTTGGCTGAATAACTATTGCAACCCCTATGTTGTCTCTAAGATGCGTGACCCGCGCCCCGCAACCGATGAGGAAATCAGCGAAAAATTCCGATAACATTCTAGCCCGGCATACCCGTGCCGGGCTTCTTTGTACAAGTTTTTACAAAAATCAGACGATATATCGAAATATCTAAAGGAGTGACAACAAATGTGTATGAATCCAGCCGAAGCCAAAAAGCTTCATAAAACGGACGACGATAAAATGTATATTTGTAGTCGTGAAATTGTTTCAAAGGTTGGCTATCTTTTGGGCGTGACCACCTCTGTTTTTGAAGACGATAGGTTGGACAAAACTTATTTCGATGAATTGAATCAGTATAGGGAAGCACGTATCATCCGCAATCTCTGTATCCTGTATACAATGTTGAACCGCCATTTTGCTAAAATTCAAGGAGAACTGAAGAACAATCTCAAAAACCTCGACACGATTGAAAATACTTCTGCTGCCGTCAAGGCACTGCAAGAAGATGAACTCGACATTGTAAACGCAAACTATTCCATCAATAAGTATCGCCCGATGGTTGCCAGAGAAATCCGCAGTCGCATCGGAACATGCTCAAAGTTTTTTCCAGAATGGGTCGTGTGGGAATACATCGAAAAGCTGTTTCAATTTCCTACGGTAGAGCAGGATAAAATGCAACGTAAGCTGTGCAAGCAGTATACGGATAATATGACGCGGTATCCTTATGGCATGTACCTCAAGTGGAATTTCGGCATCTATGACTATAACAACTCTATTCTTTTGGATGATGAAACCTTCCTGAGCCGCTTGTACAAGCAGAATAATTGTCAATTTACGGAATCAGACCAGTCAAAGGTTCGCAAAGAAAATCTGCACACGCAGCAGAACATTGAGCGCTTCCTTGCACAGAGCAATAAAACTGTAGCGCTTGTCGACTGCGAAAACTGCGACCCCATGAAATTTTACGCGCTGCTTGAGAGCCTGTCTTCGGAAGCAAAGACGAAAATTCAGAAAATCATCCTGTTCGATGATGTCAATGCATCTTCTGTCTGGCGGCTCATTGACCGCTATACGAGTGCAGCCATCGACCATTGCATGACGGAACGGCTACTCGGCGGCAAGAGCGTCGTTGACCTGAACCTTGTTGTGAGCTGCTGCCAAGAACATTATGTCAAGAACGCTGACAGTTTTCTTTTGTTTTCAAGTGACTCCGATTACTGGTCTTTGATTAGCAAACTCGATACTGCCCGCTTCTATGTAATGTTTGAACATGAGAAGACGAGCGATACTGTTCTGGAACATCTGACAGAAAACGGTGTTCCATACTGCTTCATTGACCGCTTCTATCATTTTGAATCGAGCCTGCATCTGCGTGAGGATGTTGTCCGCCTTGAATGTGAGGACTATGTCAAGCAGCATTGCGAAGAATTCAAGCTGAACCTCAATGAAATGTTGACGAAAGCACTTAGTGCAACTCGTATCACGATGTCCGACGATGAACGGGAGTCCTTCAAGAAGTACCTGTTCAACAGCTTGTGCTTCGATAAAGATGATAATGACAATGTGACCGTCACGCTGCCCCCCTATACCTGTAAAGCCACAAATAAAACGGAGAACAAGGATGCTCTCGCTGGTTGAACTCCTTCTGAATTACAGTAAGATGACTTATTTTCATCCAGCTATGACCGGCAGCTTGTTCGGTTATATGGTTGGTGGTGCAGCAGGGTTGCCGTTTGACGGCAAGACTCGCGTAGAAATGTGTAAGTCTCCAATGAAAAAAGGTGAGCTTATCGGTTATAAATGCCATAATGCTCCGCCGGGAACATGGTCAGGCACCTCTGGGCTGATGCTGGCTACTATGGAAAGCGTTATGGACCAGCAAAACGGTCTCAACGCTGACGATTTGATGACGAAATATATTGAATGGTACGATGACGACAAGTATACTGCGTTCGGAAAAAAATTCATTTGTGACCCCGCCGTAGAAAACGCGATTCACGCCTACAAAAAGGGAACAGCTGCTCCTCTTTGCGGCATGAACCATGATGCGCCGGATAGCTGCGGTGCGCTGATTCGGACACTGCCGCTTGCATTTTTAAATGGAAGCGAAGACAAAACTTATACACAAATCGTTTCTGTCGCCGGGATTACAAATCCGCCTGATGCAAATGTCCTATGCTGTTGCATCTATGCCGCTATCATTCGCCAAATCTTGATGGGAGAGATGAGCAAGAAGTGGGCAATCGAGGAAGGTATTAAATCTGTAGGCAACAGATATTCGCTGATTTCTCTTGAAAGCGCAATAAACTCTTTGCAAAATCCACCGCACGGCAGTGAAGTAAGGGAAACTGACGGTTCTGTCATCAGCACGCTACAAGCCGCATTATCTTCGTTCCTGTACACCCATAGTTACGAAGAGTGCGTAATCTATGCCGTGAATCTCGGTGGAAACACATCAGAGGTCGCGGCACTCGCCGGAGGATTAGCCGGTGCGCGTTACCGTGTGCAGGAAATCCCTAAGAATTGGCTTAATGTGCTTGCTCGCAAAGATAGGGTCAACAAACTGGTCCTGAAATACACGGATTACTTTTACGACTAAGGCTTTGCCGCTCACCAATTTCGGTGGGCGGCTTTTTGTTGTGAAATCGTGCGAATTGCAGATAATAAAAAACAGGAAAGGATGAGGGTAGCTCGACAATAAGGAGGAAACCTATTTCATGGCAAAAGCACTGGTAATTGCTGAGAAGCCTTCATTGGGAAGAAGTATTGTTTCCGCCATCTCTTGGTGGAAGAATGAAAAATTTACGAGACAGGGGAAAGACCGCAACACATGGTTGGAAAGCGACAATTACATTGTAGCATCCTCTGTCGGACATCTTTATGAACTCATTGACCTTGATGCGTACTTCCCGGATTATGACCCGGAAAAGAGACATCCTTGGACGATGGACCGCCTGCCGTTTTTTCCGGATGACTGGAATTTCCAATTTGAGGGAAAAGATAATGTCAAAGGTCTGATTCGAACGCTTGATTCTCTTATGAACCGGAAAGATGTAGATGTGATTTACAACGCCGGTGACCCTGACCGAGAAGGACAGCGGCTTGTCGATGAAATCATCGAACACGGTCTCAAATTCCAAAAAACCATTTATCGGCTTTGGCTGCCGGACACGACTAATAAAACCATCAAGCAGGCATTTGAAACGGCAAAGCCGAACGAAAACTACACGGCGTTCTCTTCCTCTGCCGAGACCCGCAGCGAGATGGACTGGCTCTTGGGTATTGAACTTACAAGGTATGCTTCTATCAAGGCACAAGGCTTTATTCGTATCGGGCGCTGCGTGTGCCCCATCGTCCAGCATGTCATTGAGCGCGAAAAGGCTATCAAAGAGTTTGTACCGAAGCCGTACTCTGCTGTAACAAGTAAAGAAAAAACGAACGGGGAAGTCATTGAACTTACCAGTAAACGCACTTTCGAAGAAGGGCACGAGGCAGAAGCACAGGCACTGGCAGATGCGTTCAATCAAGCAGGGGCTACGGTCACCAGCATTAAGACAGAACGCAAAACAGTCAATTCCGGCAAGCTCTTTTCCATGAGCGACTTGCAGAGCTTTGCTTGCAAAGCGGATAAGACTCTGTCCCCGGCAGATGTCCTTGCTGCCACGCAGACACTCTACGAGGGCGGCTATGTTACTTACCCCAGAACGAACAGCAGCTACCTTGCCACGAATGAAGTAGTAAAGGTGGATGCCGCCATAAAGGGGCTCTCCCAGAACGGTATTACAGGACTTGTCAATAAGCCCAGCAACAAAAACATTTACGATGACAGCAAAATCGAAGCGCACTCGGCTATCACTCCTACAGGGAAATGGCCGGAAAATTTGAGTGGAGCACAAAAGACAGTTTTTGAGTGTATTCTCAATCGATTCTGTGCTGTATTCTGTGAAGAAGATTGTACGGTGGACCGTACCACTATCGTTATTCATTGTTACGATGAGGACTTTACCCTCAAAGGCGATGTGCAAGTCACTCCCGGCTGGCGTAAATTTGAGAAGCCATCCAGCGGGGACAAAATGCTACCAAAGCTCAACAAAGGGGACATTGTCAATATAAATTTCCAGCTGGTGGGCAAGATGACTACGCCCCCAAAACGATATACGGTTGAAGCCCTCAACAACTGGATGGTTGCACCAATGCGCGGCGCAGAGAAGGAAAACGAAGAGTATTCGGACGAGGAGTGGAAGGAAATCCTTTCTGATGCTACTATCTGTACCGAAGCCACTCGTGCCGACACAGTTGACCGCTGCATCAAGAGCCAGTACATTTCCCTCAAGAAAGGTGTCTACTACGGGGAACCTGCCGGATTTCAATTGGTAGACATCATGGAGAAACTCGGTATCGTTCTGGATGTCCCCGTTACGGTGAATCTTTCTAAGCAGCTCCATTCTATCAAGGATGGGAACCTGACTCGCACGGAAGTCTTGGATTTTACAAAGAAAACGCTCGAAGAAATCATGTCAAAGGATGTACAGATTGCCGCTGTATCTGGTAACGGGCATGGTAAACTTCCTACACTGTGCAAATGCCCGCGCTGCGGCAACGATATTGTAGAAACGCAAAAGACCTATTCCTGCCTTGGAAAAGATGCGGAAGGCAAGCGCTGCCCTGTAACACTTTGGAAAGATAACAAGTTCTTTGCAGCTATCGGCAAAAAGATGACAAAGACGACTGCTCTGGCTTTGCTGACGAAAGGCAAAGCACCGCTTAAAGACTGTGTAAGTCAAAAAACAGGGAAGAAGTATGACTGCATACTGACCTGCGATTTCACCGGTGAGCATCCCGCTTTCCATATGGAATTTGCCAGTGGCAATGGTGGAAGTGGTAAGGTCGTCGGCAAATGCCCATTCTGCGGCAGTGATGTGGCGGAAACCGCAAAAGCCTTTACCTGCACGAACAAGGAGTGCAACGCGGCGCTCTGGAAGGAAGCAAAGCTCTACGGCAATGAAGTAAAAATCAGTGCTGCTGCCGCAAAATCTCTGCTTGCAAATAATGGTGTTAAAGCTACCATCAAAAACAAAGATAAGACGGAAGATGTGCCTGTAAAGGTCTGCATCGAACCGTATGAAGCACCCAATGGGAAAAAATACATTAGTTTGAAAGTCCTCAGCTACGAGAAAAAGTGATTCCTATGCCGTTTGTCATGCCGCAAGCGGCTTTTTTTGTTGTCAAAATGTGCGAGTGGCATAGAATAGAAACTGCTAATGTTGTATTAGCAATAAAAGTAACAAAGCAGAGGACATAAACATTGAAACCTTATTTACTAAAGGCAGGATATTGCTTCCTGCTGGTTTGTAGCATCCTCAGCATATTGGGTGTGCGGCAAACAGAAGCAAAAATTGGACAGTTAGATAATCAAGCACGACTCGTTGTAAGTCATGCCAAAGCGGTAGGAGCAACACAAATGCAGCCAGCATTGAGTGTCGAGGCTCTTTATGCTTTAACGAGAGCGGATGCTCAAATCGCAGCCGCTTCTTTCTCAAATGAGAACTACGCGGTTTTTTCCAAGAAGTTTTCAATGGTATGCGATGCGAAAGTAAAGGCCGAGTCGGCTGAGTCCAGTTTAGAAGTTTCCAATGAAACAGTTTCAGAAGAAACGGCAAATCGACCTGGCATGGTCGGACGGCTTGTAATTCCGTCGGTAGGCGTCAATGTAGCGCTGTTCAGCGGGAGCGACCAAGCCATTGTTGACGCGCAAGACAGTGCTGCGTACTTCTCCGCAGGAAATTCGATGGTGATTGGCGACCACTGGAATCAAGGCTTCACAAAAATCAAAAACTGTGCCGTCGGCACAAAAGCCTATATCTATCGCGGTGATTCCATCGAAACACTGACTTGTACGAATGTTTGCCGGGGCATCAATAATGATTATGATATTCTTTATGAGGACGGCACGAGCGCCACTACGGGTAGCTGGCTTTTGATGTATACCTGCAATGGTGCAAACTATCACGACATAACAATAACAATTTGGAGTTGAAAACATGCAAAATAAAGAAAAGATGGAACGTCTTGCAGCGCTTTCGCTGCTGGTGCTTGGCATAATGCTGGTTTTCGCAGTATTTGATGCCAATCGCGTCAATCAAAGGCTGTCAGAATTACAGCAAACTGTCGACTATGGGCAACAGTTAGAAAAATTATTGTTTCCAAACGGAGGTTATCCGGCAACTGCTGAAACGGCGGAAACTGCAGAATCTGCTGAAAAGGAAATGTCTGAGCCCGTAATAGACTTTACTGTGACTGGGGATGGCATCGTACCGAGTGAAGAATCCTATATACCTGTCACACTGAATGATATCACCGTCAGCGTCCCCATTGCATCCGCCGGACAAGGTGAATGCAATGTGACATATCGGTCTGGAAGTTCTACTGCTGCTATCGGCGATTACCGAATTGCACTTGTAGAAGGAGAAATGGAAAATTCCATTGCGACCTTCAAAAACAGCGACAAAGAAATCCTGTCGGGTGCCAGAACAATAGAGGATGGAATAACGCTTACTGTTGCTGCAGAAGTTACGGAAGGATGCGAGCCGAAACAAAAAGCTGCAATCGAAAAAATGCTTGCCAACGCAACGATTACTGATACTTTTCCTCAGACAACCGTTCTCGGAGAAATTGTCAAAGAAAATGTCGTAATCGAGACAGATGATGGCTACTTACAAATGCAGCAAAACAAAAATATTGTATTGCTGTCTGCATTTTCCCTTAATGTTAATAAAGATGTTTTTGATAAAGAACTGATTCTTCCGAACGGGTTAATGGTCCGATACGGGGACATTAAGGATGAGGAGACTGGATACATCCCATTTGTTTGCACAATAAACGACCATAATGTTAAAATGTTGGCAACGAGCATAGATGTGCTGCAAAATATGTTTGCGGTTTAGAAAAGTCAATAACCCACTTCTAAAGTTGTGGGCTTGCGTAATGTGGCACGGAGGCCGTGAAAATTGACCGTTTCGCTCCATCCAGTAAGCGTTGCAGCCGCTGCATATCCAGATGTGGGCAGCGAATGTAAGAACATCTGGGAAATATTTTAGTAAATGTCACAGAGGCGCACTTGCACGATTGTGCGAACTGAATATACTGAAAGCTGTACGATAGATACCATTACATCAGGGGATTTCTCCTGTTTGCGTGGTTCACAATCTGGCTTGCAATGAGCAGACTCATCTTCAGGTGAGCCTGCTTTTTTGTTTGCCATACAAAAGAAAGGGGTCTACATGACCAGAAAGAAAATGCTTTTGTTCACTCTTGTCATCTCGATGGGCACCGTCTGGCGGCTTCTTGAGCTGTTGGAATACGGAGAGATAGAAGTACGACAGGTTGACACTTACATGTATTTCTACATGCTGGCGACCTGTTTTGTGGCTTTTCTCGTCGGAAAAGAAAGTGCAACTATCAAGGCGGCAAAAGAGCAAAAAATGCTGCAAGGGTCTATGCCTGAACAGCAAAATCAAACCACTAAAAAACAATGAAGGAGTGTATTATGACTACTGTTCACGAGTTTAAAAGAAACAACCTCTATCGCATTGACACAACCGACGGCGAAGCATTTGCTGTGTCAGTTCAAATCGATGATGACGAGCTACTGGAGCTGTGCCGAATTATTGTCGGTATTGAGAGGCAAGGCAAAACCATCCTCTGCGTCAGGGCCATCCACGCCATCAGTCTGGACGAAATCGAGTATCGCAACACGAAAGAGTATGCCCAGGCTCAGCAGGAGCCGACACACACCGTTATTGATGGCAAGTTCAAGGTCTTCTGCTCGTCCGGCGCATTCTTCGTGTCGCCTTGCAAGGTCGATTTGAACTCTTACCGCGTTTACGATGTAGAGGATGGGGGCGAGTGCTCCGGCGATGACGATGTTACGGAATATGGCGTGAGCTATATGAAGAACAACCACGAGGAGTTCTCCCATGTTTACAACCTCAGCGACGAGGAGTCTGATGATTTCTCGCCAGACGGGACTGTACTGAGCACGCTGAAGCACATTCGTGACGGAGGCAAAGTCCTGCACTATGGATTCTGGTGTTGTGATGATGATTCTGTCGTGACATTGGATGATGCGATTCGTTTTGTCGAAAGGCACTTCCTGCTCAACTATCTGCGCTATGCGCCCAGCGATATTCTCTCTGACTTTATGGGTGATGAATTGCCGAACAATATGTTCCAGTTTGAGCTGGAGCAGCATCTTGCCGACAAGATTGACCACATGAAGCCTGATGAGTTCGACGAGAAGTATTCGGAGTGGGAAACTAAAACGGACAACTTCTCCACTTATCATTTCTAATCAAAACCAATAACACACAAAAAAGGAGAGAAAAATCTTATGTTTAATTTCATCGATTTTGCCGCCGTTATCGTCTTCCTCGTCACGATGTTTGATGACAGCACCCAGTTGGTGACCGTACCTCGGTCTTCGTCCGACCCCATTGCAGAGCTCTGCCGCGCACTTGTGGTCCTCAAGCGTGAGCGTTACCACATCCGCGAGGTCTTTAAGCTCAGCAGCGACGGACATGCTGAGAAAGTCTACTGGTATGGTCGCAGTCAGTACATCGAAGCTCTGAATGCCCCTCATCACATCAATGGGAACGTCAGTTGCTATACGGACTACGCGTCCGGCATGCGCCTGAAAACACCCTGTAAGCTTGACTACGACACGCACCGCGTTTTTGACATCGTCGCTCCTTGCAATGATGAAGAAGATGATGTTGTCGTGAAACGTAGTATCCTGCTTCCTTCGGAGAACGATGGCACGGTGCGTGAGGTTCAAATCTTCGACCTTGACGAGCGGAACGAGTGCGGTGAGCTGCCTGACCCCCAGACCATTGAGGGACTGTATCGCGGGTACAAGGACAGGGACATGTACTGGATGTGTGCCGATGAGAAGGTGATTGAGCCCTCTGACGCGGCGCGTTATGTCCGTCAGCGTGCTCTGGCACAGTACCTTACCGATAGCGGTCACGCCGGTCTTCTGATGGAAGACGACTTCGAGCCCTTGGAAGAGCCGCTCAAGCGCACCACGGATTGGCTGGCAGGCAAGGACGAATCTCGCTTTGAGGAGCTGTACGCCGCTTACGCTGATGGGCTTTATACCACACAGACGGAGCAGCTTCAGAACAAGAATAACAACACTCAGGAGATGTGACCTATGGGACATACGATTCAACATTACGATTATCCCGGGAACGCAGATAAGAAAAAAGTGGAGCAGGAGTTAGCGAACTATGTCGCTAAGAGATGCTTCCAAGAGGGAGGCCACCTCAGTAAAATCCGTTGGATTGACTCTGAACCATGTGCCAATGAAGATGAAGCGCACGAGAAAATCGAACGGTTAGACAAGGGCTGGTACGATTGTATCGCGGTGAAATACTACGATACCTGCAATGTTCCCGAAACAGAGAAAATCAAAACCTTGCGAGCCGCCAGCACGCAAGCATACCGCAAATACAATGAACTTTCGGTAGCATTCCATTTTGCAAATGCGAAATCGGAATATATCGGCTGCAAGAACTGCGGTTCCAAGATTGCGCGAAAATATCTGCGGAGAAACTTTTGCCCTGTTTGTGATGCTGACTTGCGTCCTGAAACAACGCTCAATCGCATTACTGCACTCAGAACGAAAGCAGAAAAGAGTTCTGATGCTCTGAAAGCAGAGCTTACAAAGCAGGCATTAAAAGCAAAGAATGTGCGCTGGTTAGTCAAAATCGAATTTCACGAATAAAATTTATGGGGGTATGAGATATGCTTATTAAAAATATCAAGTGGGATACAGACGGAGATATGGAAGCTCTTGCTTCTTTGCCGACTGAGGTTTACACGCCCTCGTTCTTGTGTCAGGAACAGTATGACGATGTCGAAGAATTTCTCGACGATGTCTCTGACTGGCTTTCGGACGAATATGGCTGGTGCCATTTCGGATTTGATGTCGACGAGGAAAAAGATAAATGATTCGCACTCCCAAGTCAAAACTTCTAATATGAGGAGTAAATGATATGTACATTGAAAACATCAAAAGAAATCCCATTACCCGTTGGACCAATTACTTTGGTGATGTTGTGTTGCCGGGAGATACGACGGGTCGAGATGCAAATGCTTTGCCTTCTCATATGACACCCGCTTATACGGCGTTGAACCTTGACAGCGGTGTTGGCGAGCAGGTTGCGACTATCGGTGGTCAGTACGGTATCCTTCTGACGGTTTTGTATGACCGCGATTGGATTCTGGACACGGTTGAGACCTTTCACCCGAATGTGTCGGAAAGCAGTGTCGTTGAACTGTTTGGAGCTGCATTGCCTTGCATTGCAAATGCTATGAGCGATGACCTTCGTGATTCGCTTAAAGACAATGGAGCAGCAAGAATGCGTGATGATATTCACATTCTATATGGGCAGAATACAGATGTGGACGGACACGAAATATTCGTTTTCGTACCGTTCAATCCGGATTCCGACATTTGTGCAAAAGCTGTTCGCATTATTGAAAAATATCTCAATGTCAACGCTTGTGGAAAAAACATGATGCGTTGCATCCGCGCACTTGTCGAAGCGGCTGATATCAACAGTCTCATCAACAACTAACAAATTACAAAAAAGGAAGGATAGATACTATGAAAGCAGAAGTGAAATTCTGTGCTACGAAGAACGGTCCTAAGGCGTTCGTAAACACCTACGACGATAACTGGAAATCATCGAACGAACCATTGCTTGCCTACAGAAAAGATATGCGCAGCATCCGCTCTGCTTCTCCTTACGAGGAGGGCAAAGATTATCGGGTCGTTATGAGCCCTTGGGTGCTTGATGATTTCTTTCAGGCAAACAAGATTGATAGTGTTCAGCTTGTCAGTGGTGCAAACCTTGCGAGTCCGCCTGTCGGCAATGTGCGGTATGCAAATGAAGACCAACTTGTTTGGTATGAGTTTTCTACAGCTACTACCACGCGCCGCTGTTCCGACATCACCCACGCCAAAGCCTTTATTCAGGAATGGGTCAACTATGATTGCCCCGACCTGTATCGTTACACCACGAACCAGAAAGACCTGCTTGTGAGTGTCTGGGGCTTTGCGCTTCCGATTTTCAATTGCGCTCTTATCGAAAACCGCGATTGCGAGCTGTTCGTTGACTCGGATATGACCGTTGAGGAAATCAACGGTATTCTGAAATATGTCAGCCCTGACGGTGCGATTGCCGAGAAGATGCGTTTGGCTCGTGAGGCTCGTGCGCTCGGTGAAGAAGGACTCAAAAATCTGCAGGCAGAAATCAAGAAGGTCTGCGATGATATCAACGCTCTCTTGCAGAAGCCTGAACATCACGAGGCAATTCTCGCAGAACAGAATACGCATGTGAATGAAGCTCAGATGTTCGACTGCGGTTGGCTCAACTGGATTCCGACCCCCGGCACCGAGCTCGCTCGCAAATTCGACCTGCTGCGCAGCAGCGGTAAGGGTACATATCACTTGGAAATTCTGATGCCCATTGCCGAACAGAGCGTTAACGTTCAGAGCTATGGCGCAAACCTTATGCGCAAGCTCGTGAAGGAAAACCTCGGTTACGACATCTCTTATATTCGTCATCTGGATTAAGGTGGTTTAGATGGCGGTAGAATACAAACAACATTTGCGTCCTGCTAGTGTCCCCGGACGTAAAATCATCTGCTGCTTGTGTAGCAATGATGGCGTTTGGGATGGAACATGCCTTGAAAAATTCGCGGCACGATTCCCTGATGCAAAGGAACGCTACTTAGAAAAAGCCAATGAACAGCAGCTACATATCGGACATGTTCTGTATTGCAAAGGAAATGACGAAAACACTTTAGTGGCAGATATGATTTGCCGCACAAAGGAGTTTGATAAGTTCAAGAGCAATGTTCATTATGGCTATCTGTACGGCTGCCTTCTTCAGGTTGTTCTGAAAGCACAACAGGCAAATGCAACCATTATCGTTGCTGAGCTGGGTATTGACCTGCAGGAATGGCAATGGAGAAAGCTCAAGCCGATTCTGGAGCATGCAGTAGATGAAACGGACAAGAATGTTCGGGTTGTTGTAGCAGCTCCGTATGATTTGGTCGAAGTAGAGGATGACAAAGAACACCATGCCTCGAAACGCAAAGCAAAACGCAGCAAAGATGTTCCCGTTGCTGAATCCAAAAAGAACGATAGCAACGAGCAGCTTTCGCTGTTTTAATTAAAATGTGTTGTTCACCTTAACAGCGCTTATCATAAATACAGCGGTCTTGCCTCCAGCAGTGGAGACAGGGCCGCTATTTTGTTGCCTTATTCGTAAGATTCCGAAAGTATAATTGTTCATTGTACACAATTTTTTGTAAAAGACAAATTGATGTATGTATTTTACTTCCTTAAATGTACGAACGGATAATTAACAAAAACGCCACAAATTTTTGTGCTCGCCACCTTGCAAAGCACTATATATTGTGGTATAATACAGTTACCAGCCCAAGATATAGCAAACATCCAATATCTTGAGCCACTGTGTATGGCTATAAAACCACTTCCTTCTTTCTAGCTTGTAAGTAGTGGTTTTGCTCTCCGTCACGGTATTGTAAGCGCATAACAATGCGGCTATATGTTCACTTCCTTCTTTTGAAAAGAAATTATGAAGCCAGCCACCGGCATTGTGACCGGATGGCTGACTTCAAACACTGTAGTGAATATGCTCTCCGCATCCTTAGTGTGTCTTAAACCCGTGTCGAGAATCTTCTCGGCGCGGGATTTTTTTTGTTTTGTCAGGAGGCTTGTATGCTGACTATTAAGGATTTCAACCGCATTACTTTTCTGCATCATCGCGGTATCGTCCCGCCCGCACCCGCAAAAGAAGGGGAAAAGACTGTAGAACCGCGATATGTCTGCTCTGCCAACATGAAGCTGATTGAGTATGGCTATACCATGTCGTACGACCTCTTTATGGCTTTCTGCAATGCGACGCACGCCGCCTTCCTCGAAGCGTGGTCCGCTCTGTACGATTTGGTTATGGAGGACGCCAAGGCTATCTCCAAGACTTCTCCTATCTGGCCGAATTTCCCAGACGATGCGATGGAAGCTGACCTTGTTGACCTGTATGTGGTCAATCTGCTCAACTACCTGACCCTCGGTCAGTGGCAGCCGGACTTCGACCCGTCCAAGTTCTGCAAAGCCCTTGACCGTGAGCATCTACCCGCTGCCAAGCAGATTCCCGCCTGCGATGCGGATGAAATCTACCGCTATGTTACCCAGAGCATCACCGGCAACAGCCCGTTGTCTCCCGATGAGCGGAACACTGTCATCGACCTGTTGACGCACGGCGGGGAAGATTTCCTCAATCATCTTATGGGCATGATGAAGGATAAGCATATCACTTGCAAGGAGAACCTCGCACTGTATGCCTCCTTTATCATCAACCGTCCCGATTGGCGCAGCCAGCAGTGCTTCCTTGACTTCAACAGTTCTACAGATGTACTGCGTCTTGCTGCCGCTATGAGCGGGCAGGATGTGAGCCTTGTAAAGCCTCCGCGTTTCCGCAGCTTCAAGCGCTCTGAGCGTCGTGAACTGCTGTATCTGTTGGAGCATGTTGAGAAGAACGAAGGATTTGCTCTGCGTCCCGAAGAGTTCAAGCGCCTTGGCGAGAAACTGCATCCGGGTGAGTATGCCAAGTATTTCCCTGAGAACAAGGCTATCTTCGATAAAGTTCGCAACGGCGTTCATATCGAAACCTACAACTCCAAGCTGCAGGAACTCCTGAAGAAGCCTGTCAATGTGGATGTGCTGACTGCGCATCTTATGCTGCGTCCCGGTGTGTTTGCCCGCTATCTGGACTTTGCCCTGCGCAACTGCTCTGATGAGCACCAGATGGAAGATGTTCTCTTCCGTTTCATTTCGGTCTGTAAGAACGTTTCACCTCGCGTCCTTGTACAGCTTATCAACCACTTCCGCAACCGCAATAACCCTGTGCAGCTTGCTACCGGCAAAGCGAATGGTGCGGGCAGTGCGGCGCTGGATAGGGAAATTGAGCCTATATCTGATGTTATGTGCAACCGTGTTGCCCGTGACATCTTCAACCAGCTATGGCAGGTCCTGCGGGCGGAAGATACCGAGCCGAAGAGTATCTATATCGACCCCGCATGTCATTGCAACAAGCTGATTTTTCCCGACAACCCGCGTCAGATTTCTTCTGCTATGCGGGCCACGGCTTGTGGCTCTCGCACTCAGTTACCGGATGGTAATGTGCTGCGTGCTTTCCTGTATTGGAAGGGCAATGATGGTGCAGACCTCTGGGATGGCATCGACCTCGACCTCTCTGTTGTGTTCTACGGCGAGAAGGAAGCTAACTTCGTTTTCTACGGAGAGCCGAAGGACGAACGGCTCGGCGCAATTCATTCCGGAGACCGGCGGTGCAGCGGTCCTCATGGCGCGGTCGAATATGTGGATTTCGACATCAAGAAGTGCTTGCAGAACGGCATCCGTTACGCGGCACTGGTCGTTAATTCCTATTCCGGCGAGAAGTTCTCCGAGATGGACGCGGCGTTCTGCGGTGTAATGGTCCGTGATGGCGAGACCGGCGAGCAATTTGAGCCCGCAACGGTGAAAGACCGTTTTGCTCTGACTACTGATGCCGGTCAGATTATCATGGTCGTCATTGACCTGTTGAACCGTGAGGTCGTTACGGTTGACAAATCTATTGCGCAGGTGCGTGTTGCTTGCCGGAATGTAGTGACGGACTACGCTCCTACCGTGGATATCTGCTCCTATGCGATGCAGTTGAAGAGCCTTTCCATCAAGGAAATGCTCGGTATGCGTTACGCGAAGTTCCTCAAGGACAACGAGTGGGAGCAGGCGAGTGTCATTGTCTCGGATGAGCCTGGTAAGTTCCGCCAGACTAAGGAAGGTGTGCCTGCGCCGCGTGTCGTCAGTCCCTACGACATCCCCGGTATCTACGACATCGTCTTCGGTACAGAATCCAAATAAAAAGAAGCTGTTCTCCTTAATTGGAGGGCAGCTTCTTTGTTTTTAGGGCTTGCTATTTAGAACACCGTCTGCAATGCCTTTGTCAATCATGTCAAGTTGGTATACCGCAAACTGTTTGCAGGCTTTAAGCTGAATGTCTAACTCTTTTTTTGTCGCTTTCTGCCTAGTTACCATCAAGAGATAGTCACAAGCAGGAGAATAATCAGGGTTAAAAAGGAAACTGTTCAGCAACACTTGGCATTTAGCGTACAAATCTCGCACTTCGCCGCAGCAAACAATGTGGTCGCGTTTTTTCCTTGCGCTCCAATGCGTTTTGCGAATCATCTTTCTACATTCCTGCAAAGCGCTGAGGCTGTATGTTGCTGTATTGCTCATTCGTTCCTCCTTAAAATTGCACTTTGGATTCTTCATTTTTATATTATACCACAAATTTGTTAATTTTCAGTGACTATTGCACCAAAGTTGTTGCAGATAATTGCGAACTGCGGATAATTAAACGCATAGAACGTGTTAAGCTAATTTTGTATATACATAGAAGGAGACCCCATGCGAAAAAAGTTTGCACTATTGTTTGTGACGGTATGTGCCGTCATGTTGTCCGGCTGTACATTGACGGGTATGACGGATGTGGAAAAGATGTACGATGACACAGAGAGAGTAACAAGCGGCCATACAGCCTATGTTGCTACCGACTGGGCAGAGGATAGTTCTGTGCAGGGCGCATCAATGGCGTTTGTTGCGGGCGGAGAGGGTTTTATTGGCGCTAAGAAGGCTTTCTCATTTACCGTGTCCGATGAAAACTCCGAAATCGAAATTCTGGAGAAGTTTCAGTGTGATGAAGGGGAGTGCAAGCTCCTGTTTGTAAATACAGATACCGAGACTGTTGAAGCTGAATATACAGCAGACGCTTGCGAAAAGTTGAACCTGCCAAAAGGGGAGTATCAAGTATATTTCGTTGGTAAAGACCTTGCGTCTTTTCAGGCAAACATCAACCTGTATTCTCACAGCGGAGACCCAAACTGGCAAGTCGACGAAGGCAAAGAAGGTGCCTTAAATCCTACACGGTAACATCTTTTGTACGTTTCCACTAAAAAATAAATTGTGAATTGGTTGTAAATTCCACAATTTATTGTTGCGTAAATGTGCGAATTGCGTATTATGAAAATAGAGAGTAAAAAGGACGCTGCAAGTACAAGAATTTGCGGCTCCGTTCTTTTTTACCTTAAAACAGCGTTGCAAAAAATACAATTTTACAAAATCACATTCACACAATTCAAAAATCACAAAGGAGGATGTCGTATGAACGACAAGTCTACCAAGAGCGTCAGCTCTGCCGTCAGCCGCTCTATTGCCGGTGAGTGGGAAACTCCCGACGAGTTGTTCAAAGAACTGGACAGTAAATACCATTTTACTCTCGATGCTTGTGCCCGCCCTGAAAACGCCAAATGCAAGAAGTTCTTCACTGTAAAGGAAGATGGTCTTGCACAGGACTGGAAGGGTCACACGGTATTCTGCTGCCCGCCGAGTGGACGCGGGAATCTTCGCCGTTGGGTACAGAAAGCCGCAAAGGAAGCCAAAAAGAAGGGCACGACAGTTGTTATGCTCCTGCCTGTTTCCACGGACTCTAAGTGGTTTCAGGAAAACATCTATCTCCAGCCCGGTGTGAAAATCAAGTTTCTGCCGGAGCGCGTCAAGTTCGTCAACTCTTTGCTGCCGTCCTACGCAAGCTACGGTCAGAGCAGTTCGGCGAAGGTCTGCGGCGGAACCCGTCCGTCAATGGTTGTGACATTCGATGGCTCGAAACACAAGTTCCGCTGCGAGTGATAGGGAAGGAGGAACCACGATGGAAAAGAAGATTACGATTATCGACAAGACTTTTACCCCTATTGTTGTCCGCGCCAGCGTCAACAGTGCTATTTATGAGGACCGTGGGCAGCAGTATGGTAAGCAGCATCTGCTGTCTGATACGGAAATCGTCTGCAAGGCGATGGACGGTCTGAAAGAAGTGGGAACCATGAAGGCGCATATCCTGCAGGTCCCGACTCAGTCTGTTGCTCCTTCTGAACTGATGTGGTCGGAGGATAATCCGCTGCCCGCAAAGCAGCTCGCTATCAACTGGCTCTGCCAGCATAACATGAACGAGAGCCGACTGTGTGATATGCAGTCGCGTGACAATGTGGCGATGGTTCTGCCTATTACCACGCACCTGTACATTGACCGCATGGATGTGGAGCCCGGTCACAGAAACCGGGGTATCGCCACCGGCATGCTGGACTACCTTATCAGCATGTTTGTCCCGGAAACCATCTGTCTCTTCGCACAGAAAGAGGATGCTGAGATGCAGGTGATGCTCAAGAAGATGAAATTCGCCGAGTATAATATTCAGGCGTATGATACGCCGTGGAAAAAGAAAGACCTGTATGCCAAGCGCTTGAAGCGCCGCGCCCGGTAAAAAGGAGGAACCATTATGGATGAAATCCAGTCGTATCGAATGCATCCCAAGATGACGAAGGGGTTGCTTGACCAGATTGACAATCTGCAGAAGACGAATCACACGACCGACGAAATCGCTGCTACGCTCGGCATTACGCCGGAGGCTGTAGAGCGTGGCTTTGAGAAGTTGGCAGACCGCAAAAAGACTTTGGCACATTCGCTGCGCGGCGGTGCATTTGCCGTTGTGATGCGGGCAGACAAGCCTCGGCTTGCTTGCAACGAAAGGAACTGCCCGTGGCGCTGCAATGCGAAAGACTATTGCGTGTGGCCTTCTTGCTTCAAGCAGACAATTACATCGAAGCCTATCTATCCTATCTTGAATGATGACGAACTTGCATTGTCTGCAGACGACGATGCTGTTTCTGCCGCTCCTGTGGCTACGGAGGATGCTATCAATGGCTAAGACTTTGAATGAAATCTTCGCACGGCTGGACGATGACAAAGCCAACCGTGCGCTTGAAACCAATCGCGAACGTCAGAAAAAACAAGAAGAGGCTGAACGGGAACGCCGCGAACGTCAGGCAGCAGAGTCTGCAGTCGAAAAATACCATGTATACGACGAAGAGTACGACATGGACGATGATGAACCTGTTGTTATGATTCCGAATCAGAAACCGGCAAAGCCTACACCTTCTCCTCAGGAGACAACGACAGAAGAGGAAATGGACGAAATTGCAGACAGCAATCCCTTTGTCCAAAACATGTTCAAACGCCCACACAAAAAGGTAAAGCAGGAGAAACAGCCGCAGCAGCAAGCTCCTCGACAGAATGTTTCCAAGACTCAGCAGCAAAGTGCTACGCCAAAGGTCTCGCAGCCTTCCGAACAAAAGCCTGCTCCCAAACCCACTGCCGCTCCCACTCCCGCCGTGCAAGTTCCGGTAGCAAAGCCCGCTGCAAAACCGCAGCCACCTGTTCAGAAATCTGCCGGGCAGTCTGCAAAAGCACCGACTGCACCTGTATCTCAGAATGTCCGTGTCCCTGTAAAGCAAAATCAGCCTACACAGAGACAATCTGCATTTGCTCTCAAACCGCCGGTCGCTGCACATCCTACCGCACAGCCGTCCAAAGCAGAGCAGAAACCTGCTCCTACGCCTGCACCCGCGCAAGCCACGGCAAAGCCTACACCGCCTCCTCAGTCTAAAAAGACCGAGATTTACGACGGCTTTGCAATGGCAATGATGCAGCACAAGACTGCACCGAAACCGAAGCCTAACATCTCAGCGGCACCGGTGCAACCAACTGTACAGCAAAAATCTGAGCAGACTGCTCCGGCGCAGCCCGTTATGCCTTCTATGGAACCTGTGCATCACAAGGCTGCTGCACCTATTATCGAGAAGACCGTACCTGAACAGCCTGTTGAGAATCTTGAGGTTCCTACCCATCAAGAACCGGTAGGTGAGCCTGTCTCCGTATCGGAACAGCAGGAAGCTTCCACCCCCAATGCGCAGTGGCCGGTTGGTATGGGTGGTCCTCAGTTTGCCGGAACCGTTAAGGATGTTGGAGAGACTCCCCGTACAATCGTTGCGGAAGAAGCAAATGTGTTCTTTGCATCTTGCTATGATGCAGCTACGAAAGCCGCTGCTTACGGTCTGTGCATTGATATGGGGAGTGATGCAGTGCTTCTCACTAAGCGCAGCACCGCACCAAACGAAGTGGAGCATGTCCTGAATGGAGCCATTGAGATGTTCAATGCCCTTAAAGAGCATGGCGTTCACGATGTCGTCATCTACACGGATGCACGAGTAGCCCAGTACATGAGCGAAAACGCCAGCCGTCTGCTCAATGGTCGGTCTGAGATATGCCGCCGCTATATTGATATGGCGTGGAATACCATGACTTCTGTGAGCGTTCGTTTCGTCACATCGCCCGTTAAGAGTGAATATGCTCAGTTGACTGCATCCACCGTCAACTGCTTTATCAAACCTCGTGTGTAAAAGGAAAAGAGGAGAATCAAATCATGTCGAATCTTATGGTCGTTGCGGTGGATACCGGCAACAAAAATATCAAGACTCCTCATACGGAGCCTTTCAACTCCGGTCTTGTCTGCCATGGAGCATTCCCTCCGGCAGTCAAGGCTGACACCCTCTATTATGCAGGGAGTTACTACACACTGACTCAGTCGCGTGTGCCGTATATGTACGATAAGACCTCTGACGAATCTTACTACATTCTGACTCTTTTTGCCATCGCAAAGGAATTTCAAGCAATCGGCATGATTCGTCCCGGCCAAAAAGCTATCAAACAGGATATTTGCCTTGCAATGGGTCTACCGCCTACACATATCCATGACCTTGCACCTAAATATCAGACCTACTTTAGTCGAGAGGGTCGTCAGGTGAACTTCACCTACAACGACATCTCTTTCGACATCAAAGTTGAGCGCGTCATGGTGTTCCCGCAGGGTGTTGCAGCTATCGCTCCGTATATGACGAAAATCATGGCGCGTCCCGAAGCCTACACCTACATTATCGACATCGGCGGTTATACGACAGATGTCGTTAAATTTGCTCGCGGTGGACAGGTCGATATGTCCTTCTGTGAAAGCTTCAACAACGGTGTCATCAAGATGTACGATGAAGTCCAGCGTGCGGTCCGTAATCGGTATCAGCTTGACATGGACGACTATAGTATCGACAATATCCTGCGTCGCGGCTATAACCCCGGCAAGGATATCAACGACCTCGTACATGGAACGGCACAGACCTATGCACGGACTCTTATCCGTACGCTGAAAGAGAAAGGTGTGGACCTTGTACTTTCCTATCCTGTCTTCATCGGCGGCGGCTCTGCTCTGATGCGCCCCGTCATTGAGTGCGAGCTGGGTCGTGATGATTACCTGTTCATTGAAGACCCCCGCGCCAATGCAATCGGCTTCCGAATGATGGCGGAGAGTAGGCTGGCTGCGGAAAACCGTTGAATGCGAGGTGAAGTACCTTGCCAAAATTGAATCCCAATCAGATGCGCTTGCCTTTGATGTTCGATGTAACGGACCCTCGGCAGAAAGCGGCGTACGACATCTTGAAGAATGCAGGATATGGCAAGAGAACGCCTATTGTAGTTGATGCACTGCTGGACTCTCTCAAAACAGTTGCCCCTATGCCTGCTGCAATGCCAACGCAGAGCGGTATAAGTGTGGGACTTACCGAAATGGATGTTCGTCGCATCGTACAAGAGACGATGGAATCCGTTCTGGATAGCCATAACCTGACAGTAGCTACTCCTTCACAGCCGATGCAGCCTGTTCAAGCACCATCTACCGTGGAGACGATTCAGTATCCTGCTCCGCCCGCGCAAGGGCAAAACTTCATCGTTCCGCCTCCTCCCGCATATCGACAAGCGCAATCTGCTCCGGCAGCTTCTCACACGGCAGAAGTACCGACAACGCCGGACAACGAACAAATGAACCAGTTGCTTTCGATGGCAGATGCGTTTTTTTAACGGAAAAAGAGCTGCTACACCTTTGGTGCGGCAGCTCTTTTGCTTTTAAAGGGTTTCTTTGATTTTGATTTCGGTAGTGTGGGCTTCTTTTTCCTGTTGCCTTTTTAATTCTTCGATTTGTTGCCGGACGGAGTGATTTATTTCTTCTATAGCTTTATTCTCAGCTAAATAGTCATATTCATTATCTTCGTCTGGCAACGATTGCCCGAATTCGTACAAAATTTTAGACAAACGTTTTCGCTGCTGCAAACCAGCAGACGGACAGGCTTGCGTCATGTTAATAGAGGTTTCGTATATACCTCTTTTTCCAAGAGCTTCAATAGCAGCTCCGATTTGCTGATATTCATCGAACGAATCGTTTGTCTGAATCAGTTTAAAAACTTCCAAAAACTTTTTGATGTCATACCCATAGGTGAAACAAAACGATAAGAGCAGTTCTGAAGAAATGAGACTTTCTTTTTCCAGCATGTTTGTAAGCGTTTTATAGCTCATTTTGCAGCCAAGGAATTCGGTGTAGTAATCCTTAGTGCTAAGCCCCATTAAGACTCTCTGTCGTTCCATAATCGTGACAATAGTATTCGAAATTTCTTTTATCCAGTCACTTCTTGATTCCGAAATCCCGTTGGAGAATTGTTTCCAGTGTTGTGCGTTTAAGCGTAATCTCGGCATCTCTATCACCTCTTACTTAAATTGTACCATAAATTTGTAAAAATAGCAACGTGTAAAGATTGCGAGAAGTGTACAAAAATGAGACCTGCTAATAGTATGCCACAACATTTTGTCAACTACCCCCACATGAGCAAGGGAAAATTCTTGCCATGTTTTCTTAAAATCGTACAGAAGAGTAGAAAACCATATATAGGGGAAAAAATTATTTTAAACACAATATGTTGTGATTAAATCGCCTTTTCATCTTGCAAAACACTATATATTGTGGTATAATAGCAATTAGAAACCAGATACAGAAAAAATACGCCTAGAAAAAGACTTGTGCATTTGTGCGAATCGCGTACCATTGAAAGAAGCGGGATGTGATTCACACAATAGCTTTTTGTACGCGAAAACAGACTTGTAAAAAAGATAATTTTATCCTTCATCCATATCACAACAAAGGAGCTAATCACAATGGCGAAAAGAGCTATCGTAATGTATCTGGAACAAGCACGAATCTATGGGGAAGATTTAAGTGTCACGCGAAGCGAAGTCCTTCTCACAAACCCAGATGGAAAAGCCGTTTTGCCGCACAACCGTATTGTAACGAAGGCGGACAACAAGACGATGGGTGAGAGCTTCTTGAACGAACTTATCTATGTGCTTGGAGCCGGAGCCAATGAGCCTCGGCAGCTTCCTTTCAACCGCGAAGTGCTTGTTTACACCTCAAACGAAAATGACAGTGATAATTACCGCACCTACCTAAACGCGGTCAACACAGGCACTACTTGCCCCGTACATAACTTCAAACTATGCCAACGGCTGCGCAGGCTCTGCGAAGAACGCGGCTACCGGCTGACATTCAGTCAGAACAGTCTCCTTGGCACTTCAGTTCGCAATGATGCAATGACAGAGCTTTATGCTCAAATCAAGGAAAGGGGGAGCAAAGAGGATGCCAGCAGGGAATAACAATTTTGTGGACACCGATGCGAAAATCAAGGACTTCTTGAACGCGGTGTTATCATCGGAGGGAATCGTAGTGGACATCAGACGCACATTCATCAACTATAACGGAGTAAATCGCTCAAGGGTCTTTGCCCGCCGTGCCAATGAAATGGCAAGCAAAGGCGGAAATGAGAAGTTTGTTGTGATTGCATTGATGTGCTATCCTGCACTTCAGTGGATTCTTCAAGCTCAGGACATTGACCGGTTGGTGGAGGAGCTTCGTGAACAGAACCCGGATGAATCTGTTAGCCGAATGTCTAACATCCAGCGCGTTTTGGAAAGTTCCCTCGGCGGCTGCAAACCTCAGCTTCGCCTTGAAATGCGCAAGGTCTTCTTTGCTCGCTGTCAGCAGTTGGTAGATGCGGTGGATGAAGCCATGAATGCAGCAGTGTTCCATAACCCTAAGAGCAAGGCAGGTAAAATCAGCCTTGCTATGGCGTTGCTGCGTGGCTCTATCTTGGAGACTGACCCTGTTACTGCCGTTACTATTCGCACACACTTCGATTCCATTATCGAGGATGTTGCGGCGATGGCAGGGGACACCATCAAGCCTCTAGTCATGCAGCTTGCTCCCAATGAAGGCAATGCAGAAAGTTCCGAAGCAGCTTTTCTTTTCCATAACACAGAAGTGCTACTGAAGGAATACTCCCGTATTGCAAATCCTTCTTCCGTTGACGAGAATCGTTCCTTGCGCATCCTTGCGAACGGCGGGAATACTTTTGAAAGTGATGCTCGCTGTCATCAGGCGCAAGTCCTTGCCCAATACGCACAGCTCATTCGCGGTGCTATCGAGAAGGTCAAAGACTTCCCCGGCGACTCGAAGCTATATGATGTTCTGATGCTCGTCGTAAACGAAAAGTATGGTGCCAACGGAACTGACGAAGCAAAACTCGCCGAGCAGGTTGGCATCAACAGCAGCTATTTCTCCGAAAAAAAGCACAGGGCATTCACTGCCTTGTCTGCACTTCTTTGGGGATGCGATATTGAATCTTTACTGTCTTTGCTGCAGTGAGGGTCTATTTCCTATACCCAAAAACAGCACTGTAAAAATTACACTTTTACAGAAAAAACATCTGCCCGTTAGTTTCTGAATAAGCGCGTCCTTTTTCTTCGCATCTGTCTTGCCTAGATGTGGAGACCAAGAACCGCACCCAAAAACAAGGGTGTAAAAATGCAATTTTAGAAAACAGACGGCACTTTGCCATCTATAACAAGAAGCGCAAAGAACCTTGCCCCCCTATGTTGGCGGTACAGGGGTCTTAGAGCACACCAAAAAACAGCTATGTAAAATATGCCGTTTTAATAAAATTACAGTCTTACGACTGTTTTTAATAGATGTTCGTGAGAACCTTGCGACTTTGGAATGTGGTCATAAGGGTCTCGAAGTACCTCTAATCAAAGTTGCAGTTCATGCAACACAACGCTTCATAGGAGGAGTGAATT